TGTTGTCTGCTGCCCAAACAGCTGTGCCTGATGCTGAGTATTTTAGGAACTGGCCCGCTGCTCCGGCAGTTGGTATGTGTTTATTCCCTGCCGTTGTTGGGTGCGTATATACTGTATTGTTGTATACCCAATCTTCGGTAGCAATCTTCTCGCCTTCGACTTGTACCTCATATCCGGCTTGGTATGCTGATGTAAGGTTGAGGTGCCCGTCTTGCGTTCCTCCTATGGAGGTGGTCTGTATGCCAGCCGGCTTTAATGTGTCACCAGCGTGATTGTGTGATCCTATGCTGGTTAGGTATCCACCCAGAGAGTGGTTTCCCCAGCTGTATGCCTCATTGGCTAAAGCTGAGTTTCCGCCTAACCAGTACGTCTTACCATTACGGTCAATATGAAACTTAATAACATAAGCCCCGGAACCGTCCACAGTCTCAAGCCTAAATAAGTCATTAGTAAGGACACTGTCCGAGAGTATGGAGACTCTCTCGTGGTACGTGCCATTCTCTTGCAGAATGACTGCGTCGTCGCCTGTTCCGAATGTGACAGTAGCGCCGATAGTGGCCAGGTTTACAGAACCTACCCAAGTGTCGTTCATTTCTGTTTCGGTATAATATCTATCATCGTGGTCATGGCTGGATGCGCCTATGGATATAGTTCCCCATTCGGACGCTGTAGCATTCCATGCCAGGGTGTGTCCATCTGCGAGCGTTGATATATTTACATCTGGTATGTCCGATAGGCTATCAGTTGCTAGGCGAAAGTCGCCAACAGAGGCGCTCTTCCAGGTACCTTGGAAATCTCCAGCACTATCAATGATGGCTGCTCCGTTTAGCTGAAGCGCGCCGCTTACTATATTTACGTTAGAGGCTCCATCAAGTATAAGTGAGTACGCTCCGCCAAATAGTCCAAACCCGAGATGTCCGGGGATAGTTGGATGGGTAGCAGCGCCTGTCTCCATGACCCACCACTCGACTGGGCTCTTCATTGCGAAGCCAATGGCTCCAGTAGTGGCGTCTTGTGTTTCTATGTTCACATGAGCAGTACCTGCAGTTTTAATAAGTAGTGGATACGTCTCGGCTACTGCCTCAATGGTTAGTCTACCTGTAAGATCCCCGCCTATGTGGGCCAAGTACGCATGGGTATGGTCATCCAAAATATCCATAGCCAACTGCACAGTATTTTCAGTTCCGGAAAGAATGCCATTAAAGTTAGTGGTTACAAGGGACGCGTCTCCGCCGTGGCTGTGTCCGTATAATGATACTGCAGTACCTGCAACTGTGGGGGTGTTGACAAAATCAGCAATCTGATTACTAGCGATAGTTAAAGCAAGCGCGGATGCGACGTTAACCGTGAGTGCGTCCAGGGCATGGTTATACGCTATGGAGCCCCCGTAGCCAGTGCCTGCGTCTGTGAAGTAAATAGCGCCGGACTCTGCTGGGTCCGAGCGGAGCTTAAATTGCACTTGGCCGGAGGCTTTATATATCTCCACGTTACCGGTAAACTGTCCGCCTGTGTATGGCATCTTCAGGGCAATAGAATCTGTTATCGTTGTAGCGAAGTTGGGATCATCGCCAAGGGCTGCTGCTAATTCATTAAGTGTGTCTAGGGTTGCTGGGGATGAATCGACAAGGGCAGTTATAGCGGTACCAACGTAGGCCTCCGTAGCGTATCCTGTAAAATCAGTAGATACTAGTTGCCAGGAGCCGTCCTGTCTGAGGAACTTGTCAGCATGAGTGGCATTACCTGCCAGTACTAGACCTGTAGCGTAGCTGTTGCCTACCCCCATGGTCGCGTGTATTGGTATTGGTTGCCAGGTATTGTCATAGCGCAGGAATTCACCATCAGGTGTCCCTGGAGCTGCCGGTACGTGTAGTCCGTGAAGGAGTGATGCGTAAAGTGCCGCGTGGGCATGGTCATCTAGGGTATCTAAGGCTTTTTGTACTGTGTCGTCTGTGTCGGAAAGCTTATTATTAAACCCTGTCGTATTAGTAAGGGTACCTATTGCCGTCCCGCCTGATGTGGCCATGTCGTTCAGGGTTTGGAGGGCAGCTTGTACGGTAGCATCGCTTTTCCCGAGGTTTCCAGTAAAGCCTGCCACGTCAACACTAATGGCCATGGCGGGATGTGCGCCAGGCACATCTCTGCCCGTTAAGTTAACGTGTGATGTGGGCGTTACTCCCGGGGATACCTCAGTAACTCTCCAATCTACGTAATCAGCGCCCTCGTCCGTAGCTTGGATGGAAGCCTGCCAGGTATTTGACATTGTATTGCTGGTTTTGTATATCAGCGTTCCCATGAATACGAATTCTTGGAAGGGAATGCCGTCTGTAATTAAACTATTGATTTCTGAGTTAGCACCTGTGCGGGCATCCGCTAACTTAGCATATTCTGCTTGTCCCTGCACAGCCATAACTTTGCACCCAGTACGGACGTCATTAGTCGCAATGATATGCATAAGAACGTAGTCGAGGTTAACTACTTCCGTTTGTTGCCACGTAGTCCCTGTCCACTCATTATACGCTGCGCGCCCTGTTCCTGTATTGAGAATAGGAGCGTTGGTGGTGGTAGATGCTCTCCAATTACCCGAGGCACCCTCTTTGTATATTACCGGTATCTGGGCGGGAGTAACCAAGGCCGGTATTGTATGAGGAATATCTTCATCCCGAATAGCGCCTAAGGCTGTGCCTACACTTGCGTGGGCTTCTACGGAACCGTTGCCGTTTACGGTAATATCCGTGACGCCTAGCCCGCTTACGAATGCTGTACCAAATTGTTCGTGCAAATTTAGGTGAACCTGCCATGGCATTAAGGCGTGCCGTTCGTCTCCGAAGGTTATAGCTTTGCTATTAATAGCGTCCCAATATATGTTTGCTACATAAACCTTTTCACCAATGATAACATGGGGGTCGAAAGTCTGAGTACTGCGGAGTTCCTCGTCAGTGTCAAAGTAAATGTGATGTAATCCCTCTACATCTGGTATTACAATTGACTTTTGTACAGATATCGTATGTGGAATTCCGAATATCCAAAATGTATAATCTGCCCCGGATGGGTCTATAGTAAAGGTGAGTGTACCTTCAGTGAACGCAATGGTGGTGTCTGCGTTGGCAGCCTCAAAGCCTGTAGGCTCTCGTTGCGCAGCTAGCCGCTGCTCTGCTGTAGATATAACGGTAGGCATGCTGGCCAGGTTGTTCCAGTGAACTTGGGCCGTACCGTCTCCTTGTAGCTCAGTCTGGGTATATGCATCAGTAATTCCAAAACCTGCTACGGTTGCAGGCTTGTTTGTAAGACTTGCAAATGTATGTGTGTGCCCTGCCCAATCTCCCCAGCCAAAGGCTGTGTCCCAGTTAGCTATATTAGTGTCAGCAGCGTATCCTGCTATTGAGTGGTCTCCCCAACCATGCGCTGTATCCCAATTTGTGTTATTGTTTACTACCAGCCCGTACTCGCCTACCCCGTCAGTAGTGGCGACGTATGCTAGTGTACTGTCTGCTTCTCTAATTTCTAATCGCCCAGCAGTCCCGTTTATGAGTGACATAGCGAAGCGTGTATCATTAGCGGCTACTGCACGGGTTCTTGCATATTCTACATTAGCAGGCTCCTCCATCCAGGTGATTCCGTCAGTAGATACTACTATAAGTCCAGGGCTGTCTCCCGCAACCAACGACCCTCCGGCCGGTACACTGTCTTCTCCTTTACGTCCAATGGCCGTAAAAGTACTGTTGCTGTATATTACCGATTGTAGAGACCAGCCTGCTGTATGTGTTGATAGTTGCCAGGTTACCCCATCTTCGGAATACATTATCTGGTCAGTGTGATAAGCGTCAGTGGAGGACACAGCAACATACACGCCGTTGCCGTATGCTATGTCTGTCCAAGTACGTGCTACACTGGCAGGGGTTTGTGTAGCCCAAGTAATGCCATCTACTGAGGTCATTACGGATGTAGCTGCCACTGCAACAAACTTAGTATCAGCGTATACTACACTTTGCCAGCCGTCATCGGGGGCAATACGTGCTGTCCAGGTGATTCCGTCAGGCGATGTCATAGCGTTATTAGTGCCTTGTAACGAATGTACAGTTACAAAGACGCTATTACCGTATGTTATTTCTTTTATAACGGCAAGGGGCGCAGTACGTGCCGTCCAAGTGATTCCGTCGGGAGACGTCATTATAGTATTTGCTACCGCCTCATCTGTGGTAGCGACAAATAAACCTGCTGCGTATATAACTCTTTTCCACTGTGCAGTTTGCCCTGATGAAGAGGTTACCCAAGTCTTGCCGTCAACTGAAGTCTGTATACCAGGGGCAGCTGCGTATGTAGTACCCACTCTCACATACACACCATTCCCGTATGCTATATCTGAATAACCTGATGAGGTCTGTGTTTGTGCATTCCAAATCATAAAGTCAGAGTCTTTTACTATCGACGGGTCTCCTGACCCTTCAAGGATTTGCTGCACTGTGTATGGTAAATTTGTTAAGTTATCCCAATGCACAAACGCATCGCTAGCTGTAGCAAGCCTCGTTGCAGTGAAGTAGTCAGTATCGTGATTGTGGATTATAGGAGCATATACCAAGCTATGGTCATGCCCCGCGGGCGCGTACACGCCGACGTGCGTATGTGCTAACAGCGAGTACAAGGCATCATGAGTATGCCCGTCAAACGCTGTCAGTTGGTCTTGTAGGTTAGAGGTTGCCCCGGATAAGTAACTAAGCTCCGTATTAGATACGTCTCCTGCTCCGATCTTAGATGCATCTATCCCAGACGGCATGTACTGGGCTGCAAGTATATTACGTACAGTATTAACCTCTGTACCGATATACATGTGCCCGGCGCCATAGTTGTACGCAAGCTCACCCTTTTGGAGTGAGCTTGGCGCAATGCTATCAGTTGATCTAGTTTTTATCCGAACAATAGACATTCAGACTCTCTTCCCGGGTATACCGGATTGGTGCGACTTACTTCTTATCGTCCGCCTTAGCAGCAGCGTCGTCAGTAGTCTTTGAAGGCTCCTCTACGGGAGCAGGCTGCGCAGCCATAATACGTAGTGTAAAGTCTACACGTGCATCAATGTCTTCAGCGCTTATGCCAAGTGAGATAAGAAAGTTGGTCATCTCCCCAATACGGTTGCTGGACGCAGAAAGGTCTTTCTCTGCTAGGTCGTACTGCTCTTCTACTTCTGCTTTTTGTAACTTAAGTTCATTGAACTTCTGTGAGTACTTCGGGTAAGATACTCCACGTAGTAAAGCTAGTCGCTGGATTGCTGCTGCAATTGGATCTAGCTGTTCTACTTCTTTTGTTTCTTCATTCTTTTCAGGCATTTTTCATATGCTCCTTACGTTATGTATTATGTTATGTCAGTAGGTCCCGCCGTCTATGACGGATCCTGTTGTTAATAATTCTTTAGCGGCTTCTATTCCAGTCTTAGCGTGGAACACTGCCCATCCGGAGTCGGTGTACGTAGTAGGATCAAACACTAACTGAACTGTATTCACTGGGGATGCCCCATTCATGTATTGAAGAGTAAGCCCGGCTCCTGTGATATCCGCTAGGTCACCGCCGTTGTTAAGTATAATCATAGAGTTACCGGCACGCAGTTGGCCGGTCGCTACTAAGCTTCCTGCTATTTGTAATGCTTCAGCTTGCGCTGTTAAGTCATATTGCACTATAGTACTAGGTGCCCAAGCTGCTCCTGTCCACACTAGCGGGCGATTGGCTGTAGCTCCACTTTGTTCTATTTGAGAAAGTGTATGGGTATGTACGCCGGATGTGAATTCGTGTACAGTAGCTCCGGCCCCTTTAAGGAACAGCTTACCGTCAAGTACGTTGGCTGCTATCTGGCCTTCCAGTAACCCGGTAGGTACTGCTGCTGCTACGTCGCTTCGTACGAGACGAATTAGTGTTTCGTGGGAAGATGAATTGACATTGAATGCAAGTTCCCCTGCTTCATCTTTTACTCGCAGAGCTGTGGCCAGTGACAGCTTTACATGTACAGGGACGAATTCATTATTAATACCGTCTCCTATGTCTCGTACAATGGAGTAGTCGCCGCCTACAGGATCATTAAATACAGCTATCTGTACATAGGTATTGGCCGGTGTTTTTCCGTGTAGTTTAGGTGCCATTATAGATTATCCCATGTGTCGTCTGTCCAAGTATCCCATGTGCGTGAGAGTATTGTATTCCATATCCAAACTGTCTTACGTATAAGCGCATTAGCCTGTGCGTCTTTCCACCATATAACTGCCGCTGTTCTGGCTTTGGAAACCAGAATACTCATGAGCCTATGTAGCTCACTAGCTGGCTGTTAGCCGGGCATAGGATCCATACTTTCGATAGATCGTCAATAACTATAGGTATTGATTCACCATTACCTAGCTCGTAACCGTCTGTTGTGTTATCTGTATTCTTTGTAATTACGTATATGTATGCCGCGTTATCATTTGCGGCCTTGACAAATACCTGTTTGATAGGAGTTGACACAGACGTGAGTTGTATAGGAATGTCCTGCACAGGCTCTATTGTGTCTGTATAAAACGCAGATTCAGAGCCCACATTATCGATAATATGGTGAGGAATCCAGACGCCATCTTCCTTGGTCGCCCGCATCTTTGTACCTTTACCTTGTGTGACTTGAATATATCCGACTACAGCTGCCATATGTTACTCGCTTATGAGGATGTAAATGATGTACAGCGCGGGCATCGTATGTTGATTTCTGTGCCTGGTGATGTCTTACCTAGTAATTTATTACAGACAACGTCGTGCCCCGCTTTAGCGCTCTTCTTTGGATCTACGGCCTGGCAGCGGAACTCAATTAGTTCCTCTGGCTGGTGGTTGCCGAAGTTGTTAATCTGCTTGCAATGTCTTTGGTGGCATTTGATCTGGATGAAGAATTCATCAGTCGCATTGTACTTGCCGAGAATGGTGCTACAGTGTCTGCATCTATATTCTTCTTTGTGTTGTATTGGAGCTTTCATACTACTCTCTTAATCAGTCTTTGGCTATCTTCGGTTTCGAAGTACTTTTGCCGTGCTGGTTGCTTGGTTGGGTTTTGTTTTTCGTGGTATTCTCTGCACCGTCTGATGTTTCTTTAGGAAACATAAACGCATACAATTCTTTGTACTCACCTGGATCAAGCTGCTCTTTGCCAATGTCTGTTCGCATCTCTGAGAATGTGATGCCATTGCCTTGGAATAGATTGAGTGCATGAGTGTCCTTGGCGATCTTGTTCTGAAGATCTATTTCCGGAAACTGGAAGAATACCATGTCATCCTCAGACAGGGTATGTTCTGAGAAGCCGCCTTCATACAACAGCTCCTTGATCAACTCTTCCATATGTATCTTAATGATGTTCTGGAATTTAATAGTAGTGTTCTGCATTTCGCTTACAAGGGTCTGAGCGGTAGCGCGGTTAGCTGTGTCCCCTTCCCCCATACCTACGTCCGACATGCCTAGTCCGGAGCGTATACGCTTGGTCCAGTAGCCTAGGTAAGGTGTAAGGTCCATGACCTGGTCGCCGTTGGAAATGTTCTCAATAACTGCGCGACTAGTGGTAATCAAAGCAGTGTCATCTCCTAGGTTTGCCAGATCATTTGCTAGTTGAGCAATTTCTTTGTTCGTACCGGGCCGTTCCTTCTCTCCTACTTTACCGTGGTAACGTGGGATAGCGAACTTCATTGCCTGTACCATAGAGAGCTCTTCCATTTCACGAAGAGCCCGGATATCAGGCATCACAGGTGTGAGCATAGGCATGGGCCAGAAGAACAGAGTAGACGTAGCTGTACGATCTCGCATATGCATTACATCTTTAGGCATCCATTCTTGTTTGCGGTGACGCCATTGCATCATCCACATCTCTTCCTGCTGTTGCTTCCACTTTTTGATGTTGCCGTATTCATCACGGTCAACCCATATCATACTTGGATCTGCTACGAAGAGTCCTGCAATAGGCTGCAGCGTCTTACCGTCAAAGGTAGTGCGTGCATGTCCACCTGACGACAAGTCCTTACGCTTCTTGATCAAAACGGTACTAGCTTTCGAAACGAGCGAATAGCTGACTTCGTGCATTAGCACTTCTGTAGGCTTGTCTGTGACTAGCGCTATCTGTGCGAAACGTTTCTTAATGTATTGTACAGTTGCTTTGTTTTTGCCTACGAAGTCGAAGCTCTGTTTCCAGATCTGTTCTACATACTTCTCGAAAGCTCGGCGAGCCATTGTCTCTGTCTGTGCTGCTTCATTTACTTCTTGGAAATCCCAGTCTGGTGCAGTGAACCCATTGCGGTTATTAACGCCCATGGCTGTTAATAGTCCCTGCTTTAATTTCTTGTACACCTTCTCTACTGAGTTAATTGATTTGCCGGCACCATCCCTCATACTTAGGGGAGTGGTAGCGAAGCGTTTTTCTTCGGCATAGCTTTCAATTACATCCATAACCCTGGCATTGAACTTCTCAGCCTGGGTACGTCGAGTAAAGATTGGTGGTATATATTTAGAGAATCTACTAGCCATTTTATAGTTCCAGACCTACTTGTGCCAATATGGATCCAAGCTGTCCAGCTTCTTGCTGTGTAAGCTTGTCCCGGCATTTACGGGAAGTGTCCTGTTGGCGTATAGTTGTACGGGCCTCAGTGGGTGACATGGAGAAATACTTAACAAAGAAGTTCACCATCTCTACGTCTGTCGGGCCTGCAATACCGAAGCTCTGCTGAGCATCAGTGTTAGTATTTCCCGATATGAGTGATGGGTTTGATCCACCTGCAGCTCCTATTAAATCGGTTGCGCTGACATCATCAGCTGTGGGACTGTTGAAGAGGGACCCAATACCATCATCGTATCCAGAATTATCATCACCGTCTTCATTGCCGGAGCCTTTGTACAGGTCTCCATATTCATTTCTAGAGGAGTTGTCCTGGTATCCCCTATTTCTATTACTTGATATGTCAGTGAAGCCACGGTTGAAACATAATTCTCCTGAAGAGACTGCTATGTTTATCTTCCGTAGCACTGCTAGTAGCCCTCGTAAGTATATCATGTTAGGGTTAGCGATAGGAGCGGTAGATGTAAGCGCATCAAGGGCTATAGAGGAGTTTGAGTATTTGATTCTAGAAGCTATCTCCCCCAATTTACCCTTTCCCCATTCTGAGAACTGTCCAACTAATCCTAAGAACATTTCGTCTAATGCAAAGCAACGAGCCGTGGCCATAAGAGCTCTTGAGCCTGGTCCTTTATCGTTAGCCTCTTTGTACCATCTACGAAGTGTCATTAATATTTCTAATCCAATAGCCTGCCAGAGTGCCATGGTCGCACCACTGACTGCCATTAACATAGCGTCGTGTATAAGCGCGGACAGGTTTAGTATGATCGACCATAGTTGACCAAACCCTACAGTAGGCACTGCGGACATCTGGATAACTGCTTCAATGATCATTGATAAGTCACCGGTTATCTTTTCAATCTTATGTATAACATCAGCTGTCTCAGCAGCGGCGTGGCTTGTGTCTAAGCCTGCCTCTTCATTCTTGGCCCTATCACGCGCTGCGACGAATGCGCTAAGTACTTGTATTAAGCAGCATGCTAATTCTTGAGGACTTCCAGGTGCTATCATATCTACATAAGCTAAAGCTTTAGCGTACCATTTCTCAATAGATTCAATAGAATCTCCAAGTAGACCGGGTGCTGCTTTTAAAACAGTTAAGGCGTCTTCTGGATTAAAGTGTATACGTGCGTCTCCCCCGAGTAGTAGTGCCGCTGCCCCACCTGGTATACCCTGTAGTACCATGTTCTGTACTGCATTAATATCCTGAGGTGCAACCAGTTGCGGAAGCTCAACCTGCATCCACACAATACTAGGCTCTGGTGGAGGAAGTGGCGGAGTGGGCTCAGCTAGCTCTGGTTCAAACCCTGAGTTGTCTACAAATATTCGTACACCATAGGCATATAATTGTCCTACTGTTACAGCCTCCAGTGACGCATCTAAATCTAGGAAGGATAAGTCTGTTATTTCGGGAGGACCTGCTGCTCGAAAGTCTGCTAATAGCGCCGACTCTCCGTCAGTAGGAGGACTGTAGTCTATTGGTATATCATCGAATTCAGCCTCTAGCCCGGGTTCAGGAAAGTAATCTATAGGCCTAGGTGGTGCAGTCTTGGAGAAGCCGTTGATAGGATCGTGAAACCTAGGAAGTATGTTGAGTATACGTAGCATGTAACGAGGAGGCACCTGGTATGTCGGTGCCATGTCATTAGGCACCCCGAGGTTTTGTAGCACTTTATTGTACACTTCAAATGGTTGTCGTAATGAAGAAATACCTAAGTACAGGTCAGTGGTTTTAATTATAGTCTCTAGTTCTGCCATACTACCTAGATCACCTTCACCTACATCAAGTATCTCTTCACCTGCTGCGTCAAAGGTTATAGTCCCTACTTCTCCTGTGTACAAGTTATGGGTTAAACAAACCCACCCTTGTGCTGCCAAAGACTCGTGGTCTGCTTTACTCAGTTGGGTAGAGGCAGGGTAGCCTGGCTCAACAATAAGAGGACGACGTGGATCGAAAAACATGTCTTTGACATCTTTTCCTCCGCTGGGAGATATTACAGATGCCATGGTATCGGCGAAGTCTTTTATGTATGCATCTATCTGCTCAGCTGCAGGTTGCTCTGCAAAAGCTTCTTGACTCATTAAAGGTGCATCCGGTGATGCAAAGCTCACGTTAGGTGGTTGGCCCTCGTAAGGGAATAGTGGTGTTGGATTACTATCTGGCATATTTATCTTCCCATTCTTCGGCCGCCTAAGGAGGCCCGAGGCTTGTGTCCTCTAAATGATGTGTTAGCTGAGCGTGGTATATCCTCTGCGTCTGGCGGTGCTCCACTTCCGAAGTGGTGGCCAAGGTCATTCATATTTACCCCGCCTACCGTACTGGTAGATTTAACTGAGGGCTTGTAGCCGGACTTGGCTTTAGCGGAATGCATAGCCGCTGTCATAGCGGCAGGTGAAATGGTGTTAGGTACTATTTCGGACTTAGTAGCCACTGCCCAGTGCATGAGTAAATCTTTATTTAGTAAATACCCGTGCAGTGCTAGCATGAATGCGTCTAGCCTGTGATCATTACCTTTAGAGTATACTTCACCGCTTTCGCCGATTCTCTCAACGACATAGTCCCGAAGTTGCCCGATCAGTGCTAGCTTATTATTCTCTATGGGCTTCTTGTCCTTATTTACTGCAGGGATAATTATGTTCAGGTTTTCAAACTGCTTAACTGCGTTTCGTACAAGTACATTCTTAGTCTTACTTTTACGAGTCATGGATGTGATTGGATCAATGATCTCGTACGGAGCGGCAAAACTTACAGCTTGCATATTCTCTAGTAGATGCTCTAGGCCTCGTACATTCTTACCTGTGGCTGTTCTGCCCTGTTGGATAGCAATACGAAGTAGTTCGTAGTTAGTGTAACCATGGCCTTGATCGAAGCAAGCATAATCTAGTGGTATCTTTTTGCACCATCCGAGGATATCATCGATGGCTGCTACGTTCGTGTACTCCAGGGAGTCTAGCTTGAAAGCCCTGAACATACGCCACATGTGTTTAACCTTAGTAGGCTCTTTATCGATCTCGTCTTCTGACGGATCATATTTATACATCTCTTCTGTATCCGTGAGCCACTCTAGGATCACGCATTGGATACCAGCCGCGGCTTCGTTCCAATCAACACCTAGTGTATAGAAGTTCTTTGGGTTGTAAGTCAGATTATCGTAGTCATAAGCGTACATGGCTTTGTCTACCAGGTGATGCTTGAATACACCTTCTGCTGCTTCACCAAACTCAGCTAAGTACTCATGAGAGAACTGGGCTACAGTTGTTGTATCACGTGCGAAGGACTCACCTTCTAGTGTCCATTCAGGAGAGTACGCTGATGGGAAGTGATGTTCCGAGAATTTGAACTTACGTTGATTACGACTAATGTCGTAGAAGAACTCTCTACGGCCTGTAGGTGTACTAGACACGACCACTTCCGTAGTCTTGTAAGTAGAGGTAACTGGCCATACAGCTTCTCTTAAAAGATTCTGATCCATGTAATCCATTTCATCACAGATCACTACATGTGCAGAGTTGTGTACTAAAAAACCACCATCTACAAGTCCGGATACCGCGTATGGACTTCTCTCTATATCACTGTCTGGCCAGAAGGCTACATAGTTATGGTTATCTTTTACTTCTAGATCCCATGTTTGTGCCTTCTCGGCAATAGTTATGTTACGAACACGTGCTAGCTTGGATCCCCCTGATAATGTGCCTAGTGCTACAAAATCCCCCGAACCCTCGGTGTCGTACATGGATTCCACTTCTTCTACGGGAGTCCATCCTTTGTTATGCACATGTACCTTATGTGCGCCTGTGGCTCTGAGTAGTCTTCCGCTAGTTGTGGACAGTTCCAGGATAGGTTGTGTACCGTTATCATGCACCTCAACTACTGGTTTCCACTCATACTCTAGGGTTGTCATGTTTAGGCTACGTACTGACTGTCCTGGTTTGATATCTTCAATCTTTATGAACTCATAATTCTTACATAATACCACAGAGCCACTAGGTAAGCATTTACCACGTACTGTATTGTTTGCGACCATTCCACGGATAAGGGATCCGTTAGTTAGCCACAGCTCGTATGGGCGTTGGCGGGTTCTAGCTACCCCGGGTGCTAGTAATGGACTATTCTCACACATACGTAGCATCTGTTCAAATACTTCTTGTACCTGTGAATCATATGCAGCCGTAATAAGGACTTGATAATCAAGATTTGTATAGGCCTTATTCAAAGCAATCATAGCTAAGGTCGCCGTTTTCCCTGTACGACGTCCCATGCGTAGAATCCTACGTTTGGATGCGTCGTGCATGATTATCTTCTGGTACCAGCGTAAGCGCAGAGGCTGTCCTGGTTTATTAGGATCTTGTAAGTTTATCTCTGCCCATAAGACAGGATCGAGGAGTTGTTCTACTCGTTCTTCTTCAGTGAAGAAATCAACCGGGCTTGCCATAGTAGATTAGATTCCAGTACATTTCCGTGGGATGATTTGATTTCATAAGCAGGTAGAAGCATAGGCTTGCTGTACTCGTGAATGGTTCCTGGCTGCCAGGTCATATATGTTGGATTCACATTGCCTGTGATACGCAGTTCAGAGGGATCTCTTGATTCCACTGAAGCCGTAGCTGTGTAGATACCAAGTCGTGTTAATAAGTGAAACAATCTGTTACGGTCGAAGCTGTCTCTAACTTTGATGGAACTCTGGCCGAAGTAAATAGGTAACAGTACTGCTTTAAGTGTGCCTTCATCGAGTCGTCCTAAGTATCCGGGAACTGGATTCTTCTTATTATCCCTGAATAGCCCGTCACGTGTTACTCGAGACCAGTAGTCGTCGTGAGCATCCGGTCCAAAGAATGGGAATTCTCCAAGCTCAGCTATGTCCTTTTCCACAGTGCGCATAGACGTGTTCTTGTCACGTGTAGTGTGTGGCACCTCTTCTAAAGGCTGCCAGGTACCCACACTCATTAGAGAGGAGGCTGAGTATACATATGCGCCCTTCGGGGCTATGTCAATACGACGGCCTGTACGGGTCTGTAACCTGTACAGACGCCGCTCGCCTACAGGTGTTACTTCCAAATCTGTTGGTACAAATTGCCCATTGACAAAGGCGTACCCTTGTACGGCTTTACCTACAAGACGGGAGACTGGTGTTAGTGTTCCGTCTGTTAACGGAATCTCAGTCTTGAAACTAACGATCATCATCTGTGCATGTACCCGGCTTCATTACCAAAGGCCCGTTGTGATGGGTTTACCTTGGCGTTGTATACGGCTTTAATAGCGCGCTGACGCTCCGTCGCAGCATTGGGGCCCATGAATATTGGCGCTAACTTACCATTAGCAAGTTCCATGCGTTGGGAGTCCATTACCATGTCGACTCCGTATGCTAGTGTCTGGGAAGCTCCTTCTAACAAGGCGCCTCCTGCCCACATAGCCGCTGCTCCGCCAATCTGTATAAGGCTTAACGCGGAGAAGATTGACATACCTTTAGCCAGGGAAGATCCTTTCGTCAGTAATGCTCTTCCTGTATTTCCTGCAGTGGCCATCATGTAGCCGGTACTGCCCCCCTTAGTGCTTACTTTTTCCATAGTAGCCAAAGTGTCCATCCAGTTTTTGCCAGATAACCAGCTTAGGGCTCGCATTGGCTTAGAGGTCTTGGCTGCCTGAACGGTGTTGTACAGCGCATCATACACAGGTTTTAGTTTCTTAACCTTTATGGAGGGACCTCCTCCTAGTCCTTTGTTTACTGCCATAAGAAAATCATCTACTGTGCCTGACGCCGCGGCCTGCCCTATAAGCCCTGGTCCTACTTTGGGGTTTTGTAATAGGCGCATAACATCGTCGCCGTAGTTCTTAACTATATCTTTACCACGTTTAGTGACAGTCTTGGTTGTAAGGCCTTCGACATCAAGGAACCCTGATGTTACAATGTTACCTAACCCGTAGCGTCTGGCATTTGAGGCTCCGTGCATGAAGAGATTATTGCCTCCCATACCGGCAGCTAAAGCTGTCTTTGCTCCGGCCTCTACTAGGGGAAGTACTACCCCTCCTAATGACATATAGTCAGTAGCCTTTGCTACTCCCTTCGGGTTCATACCTCGTAACAAGGATTTGTATCCAAATGCTCCTTTAAATTCACTACCGCCCCCCATAGCCATTCCGCCAAGGAGAGCATAGGCGGGGTTTATTACCATGGCGCTGCCTATCATGTTAACACCGGAGAAGTGCTCAACTCCCGCGTTGGCCGCTATAGCTGCTGTAGCTGCGGTTGCCGCTACTGCTGTACCTAATAATCCTTTTGCTAGTTCCATTTAAGATCCTTAGATGAGAGACTTATGTCTAACTCTGTGCATTGCTAATACTAGATCTCCACCGGATCCTTGCGAAGTAGCACTCATACGTCGGCCTTGTGTAGGCTTAGTCCAGGAGCGGGTACCACTTCCTACACGTACTCTGTTGTAATTTGCTTTTTGATTAGATAGATTCAAGGCACCCATCATAGGGTTGACAGTGTTCATAGCGACTTCTTTGTACGCACTGAAGGCTTTCATTCCTCCGAGTACTGCACCGCCTAGCGCTCCCGCTGCTCCCCACTTTGACTTACCTAGTACGCCTTTGCCGAGCCTGCTTAACATGCCTGCACCGAGTAGGCCTCCACCAACTGCTCCTGCAGTAGTTATGCCTTGTAGGAACGGGGCGTTGCCTAGCTTGTTCATCTGAAACTTAGCCGCGCCTTCTATACCCATTATGTCTGCAGAGTACGTAAAGGCTGAATGTTGTTTATGTTTGAATGACGCGTTAGCGTAGGACAAAGCTCCCTGGCCTGCTTCTCCTGCTAGCATAGCCAACGCGGCGCCCCCTGCGAACTTACCTATCATACCTAATGCCGCTGCATTCATAATATTACCTTTGTATCTTCTCTTCCTGCTCTACAGGCATTTCTTTAAATTCACCTTCCTCGGTTTCTTTCTCTCTTTCCTTCTTCGCATCGTCCAGACGTTTGCGCATCTCAGCCATCTTAGTAGCTTCATCGCCTTGCTCGTCCTTCTTATACTTCTCACGTTGTTCACGTGTTAATAGTAATTCTTTTCTAATCTTAGTCTTTTGGCGTAAAGCGTTGTCCAGTACATTCTTAGCTTCGTGCTGCTTGTCTTCCCAATAAGCATCACCTGACTTTTGATCAACAGCAGACACCCTTTGGCTAAGCTCTCCATGTATAGAGAGTAGGCGCTGAGCTCTACGTTCCCGCACAGACGCATCAATGTATTCTTTGAGCATGTCCCACTCGATGAAGTCCTCTGTGTCTATGTTCATACTGACGATCAACTTAGGTCCAATCGTTTCTATGAATAGAATTTCATCCGGACATAGATCACCTACTGGATCCAGTTTTAGCTGACGGAAATGGCATACTTCTGTAAATTCACAATCAACCTTGCAGTGCCTGGGTATAATAGTGGAAAGCCCGTTCACACCGCCATCTGTGACCAGTGTAATGTACTTAACCTGCTCCTCTGTTAAACGTATCCTGGCAGCGGCCTCTTCAGGAAATGCTGCCAGGATACGAATAGTTGCAGGGTGTGCGGGGTCTGCGTATCTTATTACGGACTTTTTTGCATCAGCCGACATACTTCTTACCGTTATGAACAGTAGCGCCGTCTACCGTCGTTAGGAAGTGTGGAAATACTTCCAGATGATTCTCTTTAGGCCACCAGAACTCTGCCATTACAGCGCCTTGTTGCCAGTTAGGGGTACCGTTAATGTAGCCTGCATGTTTGATATCATACAGGTGCCCACATTCCATGAATGTGAAGGCCTTTTCCTCGCGGTAGGTGTGGCGAAACATACCCATTCTGTGAGTATGACCCATAGCGCCGTTCATGTTAGAGCGGGTATGCATTTCTTTTGCAGCATATCCGGCGAACTTGCGAACAATGTCACCATGTGTAAATTGAAAACCACGGTGTACATAGTCATACTCGTGAAACTGTACATTGTGTTCTGCAATGTCCATATAACGGAGGAATGAATTCTCTTCGAAAAGTGCATAGAACTCTGCGGAGTTCTTCACTAAGTGACGGTCCCAACGGTTCTCGTGGTTACCCTTGATCCAGTGTATATCCGCATTAGGGGCTGCTTGGCGGAACTTGCCTAACATTTGCCCTGCCTCATATAGATCATCGCCTAGCATAGTGATAGAGCGCGGGTCACGGCTGAACTGTGAGATCTGATAAAAGTCAAGAAGGTCACCCATCTGTACTAACAGATCTGGTTGCCAATCAGATACCACATTCAAGATAGCCATTACAGCTTTCTCGTCGTGATAAGGCATATGCATATCAGGGATCATAGCCACTTTCATGTAGTCCTTTTCCACTAGTATACTGGCAGTCTTGGCAGCAGTTTTGGCCTCTTTGATACGACCTGTCTGTTTAGCTTTACGATACGTCTGGTACAGTGTAGGCTCAGACTGAGTAGTTCCGAAGTGGAGGTTGAAGTCCATAGTAATTACAGCCCAACTTCCTTCTTTCTTCTTTACCCGTTTGTCCAACCATAGGTAGTGTTCATCTTCATATTGTATATAGCTTCTTTTAGTCATTTGTCTCTCGTGTTTGAAATGTTTGTAATAACTCTACCCAGTACTTGGATACAGCGCTCCAGTCATACCTACGCGCCGTGGACCGTAGTCCGGACAATTGGTCTTCTGGAAGTCTATCAGTGTATGCATCCTCTAGGAGTTGCTGTACATCCACGAGATCCGGAATAGACCATGTCTCATGTGTTCCTGGTTTGACAAGTGTAGCAACGGAATTAACGAAGAACACTGAGTTCTTGCCCCATTCCTGTACACCGCCAAATGATTGCATGATAACTGGTACTTCTACTGCTGTCGCCTCCAATGCGGCAGTTGACCAGCCTTCGGCACTTGATAGACTCAGGAATATGTCCGATGAGTTGTATAGTGCGTTTAGGTCACGGTCAGTGATAGCAAAGTCCTGTGTATACTGGTAGTGTATATAAGTCCAAGACCACGCTTTGTACTTCTTAAGTAAGAGCGGAATGTCCCATCCATCTACGCCGCCGGCAGGCACATGCAAAATCAGCCGAATATCTTTATCCTGTTTCACACTACGACGGAGCTTAGCGATGGTTTCTAATACCATAGGTAAGTTCTTACGTTCTGTGTTATCACCTACTACCAGGATATTGTATGTATCTTCAAGGGACTCTACATCTAAACTGTAGGTTCCACTTTTGGTGAGTTGTACCAAGTTGGTACTGTTTGTACGACGTACAAGTTCTTGTGGATCATTGGGAAGCCGCGCAAATACAGTAGTATCAATACCTTCTGTAATCACTAAGGGCCTAGTCCCCTTGTACATGCTAAAGATTGCGTCAGCAGCAAACTCGCTCGTTGCTACTACGGAGTCCGCCTGCTCTAGCATTGTAGCGACGCTTGTCGCATCGATACCTTGCGTTATAGAATCAGGAGGAGTTGTGCCATCAAAGGTAAACACGTGAATGTGTTTGTAGCCGCCTCGTAGGGGTGTGGCCGTAGCTAATACTCCGAGGTCAGCGCCGCCTATGGTGATAACTACGTGTGGCCTTAAACTGGCTGCTATGAACTGGAAACTACGTCCCGCAGTATAGTCGTCTGGCATTAGTCTACCTTGTAGACATGGAAGCTCCGGTTGCCATGGTTTTGGTTCGCCATCTCGGATGAGTAAAGCGCCGAATTCATGTCGGTCCTGGATCTCCAAAACAGGATCAGGTATCCCACAGCAGTGTTGGTGACTCTTCAAGGTGGTAAACGTCTGACCTACTTCTACGCCCATTTCGGTGTATTTATGACCGATGGCTAAGTGATCAACCTTGTTACCTGCCCTGCGTAACTGTTGGATAAGTTCTCTCGTGTATCGGCTGTCTCCGTGCGTTGAGGCTGCTGATGGAGCTAGTACTAAAATGTTCATTCTCTTAAATCCTTTATTTCTTCTCTCAATAGTTGTTGTGTCAGTGCCGGTTCAGCCTGTGTCCATGCTTTGCATACATTAAGGGAGTAGGTGCAGCCGATGCCTCGTAGTTCTCGTATCTCCAAAAAGGAGTTCCAATACTTGTTGTCCCTAATATATGCCGGGGCAGACTGGCATAGGTAGAAGCGTTCGAGCCTATCTAATAGCTTATCCGCTGTACTGAAAAGGCGTGGCATATTTCTCTTCTGCCTGGTCCCACTCTACTGGTTCTCCGTACATCTGCTTCTCATTGTTGATCTCGCTTTTCATGGCGTAGATCCATTCTGATGATACAGAGGCGAAGTATAGACTAGCACGCTTGACATGGAAGGGGTTGTGTATAACAAGATCGCTCTGGACAGTTCTGTCCTTTTCTCCTACTGCAACGATGTAGTATGCTTCATATGGCCGGTCAATTATGATCTGAAATATAAGGTCATCCTTGTCAAGGATATCAACTACTTCATCAGGGGTACAGTGAAACACCTCAGGTGTATAGTCGTCCTTCCCTGCTAGGAAGCCTCTGACTATTGCACTCAGTGCTTGGGGTAATTCGTCGTAATGCTCAAGAATGTCCAAAGTACATGCTCTCCATCAATTCTGTTTCTATTTCTAGTGTTAAATCTTTAATGATTATCCATTCAGACTCTACCTTACCGGTGTCGGCGTTAAGGGCGGTCACTCGTATACAGGGCACTTCCAAAGTCTGCTTGGCATCTGAGCCTGAAGACATCTGTGGTAAATGCGCTAATGCTTTTGGGATTTTATATACTGGGATCTGTTCTGTTGAATCAGGTGTAGCCTCAAGGTTTACATTTGTATCATGTGCCTTCTTCCATAGACTCAGAAAGAAGTTAAAATGGTCTACATCAGCGTGCAGTGTGGCATCCTGATTATCATCCCAAAAACGAATGACGATCATTGTTGTGCTTTCCAGTTTACAAACACTCTGGTTTCGAGTGTAAATACTCTTCCGCAATGTTTGCAACTATCACTTACGTATACCTCTACCGATTGCCCGCAAGGACAATTGATGTGATATTTCTGCTCATTATACTCCGCCGAATAAGCTCCTTCGAATTCCTCGTTCTCAGAGAGCAGCCAAGGTAACTCGTCTGCGGTAACCGGAGGAAAGGTTACATACTCAGCCGGCATAGGCTCAACTGTGTCAAACACTTCAAGTACGTTATGTACGTCTCCGTCAGTGTCGCCTTTAAGTTGTACTGCTATTTTTGGGTCAATTGTTTCCATCTGTTCCTACTACTTCCGTGGTATCGCACTCTGTAAAGAGGCTTTCGTTTGTTATCTTCTGTAAGTTCTATTGTTGCATCACTTACTGTTATGTCATCATTTAGTGGATCTGTTGGGTCACCAAAGTCTCCCATGTCAAGCAAGGCTTGGGATGTGTTAGCAAAAACATCATCACTGTACTCCATGACTAGCCCCATTAAAACTGCGTCCCAGTTAGGGCCATCAACGATCTGCCCTCCTAGTGCGCTACGTGATTTTGTGAACTGCAGTAAGGCCTGTGCGGCCTGCATACAATCAAGCTGATTATTAGAATGTATAACGTCGCTCAACGCCCCTGCTAGTGTACCAAGATCTCCGCCGTCTGCAGCGGCATCTATCATCTTCTCACCATCATCGTCAAACTCATCTTCAGGATAATATTCCTCCGTCACAGAGCTGACACAGCCTGCGTGTGCATCGGGCACTCCTACTGACTGGTACATACACCTAAAATATGCAGCTAAAGCTTCCAGAGCTTTAACTATCTTACGTATAAGTTTCTTAACTATAGGTAGGTTTCTGTACGTATTGAAGAAGGTGGCTAATGTGTTAAAGAACATCTCAGCCATGACGTAAAAGAAGGTTAGTATTATCTGCCAGAATATACCATTTGTCTGCAGATCTAGTACTGATTCTATTGCCTCAACAGAGGCCTGTCCTGGTGCAACAGGGAAGTCTGCGCCTTCTTCGTCAGAGTCTGAATCCCCGGTACTGCGGGAAGCGGTAACGGCAGGGCCTTCTGCTATCTCGTCACAAGTGGCATCGCTGGGAATAGGGTCATTAGGAGTAATCATGTACTCACCGTCAGGCCCTATCTCCCCGTAGAGTGCCGCAACAGGATCAAAGCCTAGGCTTATCCCAGGTGCGTTACGGTGTAGTGCGTAAGCTCGCCTAATCAACGGCCAGGTTATATCAGAAGCAGTGGCCCCATCTGACAACCGTCTTAACGCACGGGACAGTTGTGGGTATTTATCCACCGCCAATGTGACCTTAAAGTCTGCTAGGTTTTCATCCAAAGCTTTACGTATAGCATCACGTGTTCTCTTGAGAGACAGCATCCGTGCTAAGTGCACCTTGGCTAAGGCTTCGGCGGTACTGCGCTCATATGCTGTACGATCGGCCTTCTCTTTAGAGGTGAGTCTAGGTGCATTTGCATCACCTTTTATATCTCGGCGTATATACTTTACACTGAGTATAGACTCTAGTACTGCTTGTTTCTCTTGAGCCATTAGTCAAGCTCCCCTTCGGCTATGTATTCTTCAATGAGTTCTACTAATGCGATCTCGCTTTGGGGTCTTGATAATTGTATTAAGTCCTCCCAGTCCAAGTCATCTATATCACTCTGGCTACTACGCCTTATGCTTATAGCCGGCACCGTCAGGTGCAGACTAGGGCGCCGCCTGATGTAAGAGCGGACGCCATACGGAACATCCTCTGGCGAGTTTAGTTCCATGGAGAAATGTGATGCCCAACGTATTTCTGTCTCTATGTCGTTCTGTTGACGAAACGTTGTGAGTAATTTATACAGGAAGCTAGTACGATCTACCTCAGGGAAGTGCGTAACTTCTACGCTGCGGTGATTTCCGTTAGTACCATTATGGTGTTTTATTCTTATCATATCACTTACTGTTATGTCATCTTTATAATACCGAAAACCCAGGGGAGGAGTACCCTGGGCTTGACTATTCGGGGGACATCTGGGAGATGTCCGCAGGTGAGAGACTAAACTTGTTTTGAGCTACGCCCCCTTAAGGGCTTGTACTCTCGTCCGCTGGCCACAACAGCCGCTTCCCAAGAGCCAAAGAACTTCTTTCCGGCTTTGTAAAGAGACTCATCATGTTCACGAACATAGGCATAATCAACTTGTAATAGATTGCGTATCGTCGAGATCACTAGGAACTCGTCCCACTTCCGGTTCGTCCTCCGTGTGCGCTTCATCGTATACCTCCGTAAACCATTCAGTGAGCCTCGCGGTGGTCTCCTCAACTTGGGAGTCCAACCACTCATGGGCTGCTTCAGACTTATTCTTGTAGCGTTCGTACTCCACATCATCTGTGAGTAGGTTCGCCATCATAACTGATAAGGCTGCAGAGTTGTGTGACGGCATCTTCATTGAAGAATCTATGCCATACTCAGGTGCGTCAAAGGATGGTGGTGTGTCTACAACCGGTAGCACAATCAATTCATCACAAAAACCTTGCTTCTGTCCTGTGGTAATAACAGGTACTCCTGCAGCTAACGCCGTGTGGATACCCAGTGCCCACGGATCATTCTGCGAAAGCGCTATAAGACCTCGGGCATTGCCTGAGATTGCCTTACGCATTTCTGGATCTTCTGTACCATCTAGAAGTAGAATAGGAGGATACTTAGTGCTACGATAATTAGCAGCTTTCTTTGCACTGCTTATCGCAGACATGGCGGAGCCTTCGTACCCTGCTAGGGGGTTGTCTACGCTAATAACTAAAACGCCATTCTCTGCTATAGGCATCTGATAATAATCAATTACGATACCCTCTATGTGATCCATGAAGTGGCCTGAACACAAGGCCATAAGATAATTCTTCTCTTTAAGAGGTTCCGGCAGCTTCGTAGCAGGACGTGTGTCTGAACCAGGGAAGGGCGGTAGCATAGCTACAGTCACTGTGAGACCTTCGATTGCTTCGAATGGCTCTACCATTAGTATACTTGGCACAATTACACCAGCAGATTTCTGCAATGTTTCTGTCCAATACTCTGGGATCTTGTCGGCTAACCACGCTGATACAAATACTGTAGGAGCATGTTCATCAAGTTCCGGTACTAAGGGATATTGAATATGGTCAATTACTAAATCCCAGTTTGGTTCCTCTGGGTTGATTGCGTCCAAATTACTGGACGGGATATTTTGCTGTACAACCAGCAAAGACATAGGAGCTATCACAGCTATGTGTCCTGCGTTGGTAAGCATAGTAATGTAGCCTAATGCTACTAATTCTAATTCGTTGTTACCCTGTGGGTAGTTATATCTAATGCGCATTTGATTCTCCTCTATAGGCCCATTTCGAATACTGCAGTTGGTTTCTCTGCAATCTTTTCTTTCTTAGCTCTGCTGTCAGCTCTGCTCTGTCCCAACGCGATGATGGTAGGGGAAACGTCTTTTCCCGAACCTCTACACTGGTCGTAGTACCCGCAAAAGCGTTTAGTACATGCCCAATGGTCAGGCGGTGCAGGAACAAATACTCCTGCTGAGATAGCTGCTGCAACAAAACGTACCACACTCTCAAGCCATTTGTAATCAGCTTCAGTCCGTGTACGGCCAGTCACCATGACAACTCGTGGATCACTCCACTTGTGCGTTGTCTTGCTTTCTTTCTGTTTAATTAAACAATTGAAGGCTACGTCGGGTTTTCCCTTAGCCTTACTATAGAATGTAAGCTGTAAGCTGTCATTAGCCTCATTCGTTCCCTTGGCTTTGCCCACAAACTTGTGGTCAATTAATGCTGTAGGTGTTTCTAAATCATAGTACCCAAGCATAGGTACCCCGCCTATATCCATACGAATCTCCCCCTCCACTGAGGACTGATCCATAGGCATAAGGCTCGGTGCCATTATCTCTTGATGTACTTCAATAAGTTTAGTTGTACGATCTTTCTCCTTACCCTTAGCTACCTTATTCATGTGCTCTACTTCTATAACCTTTTGGTCATAGCTGTCGCTAAACGCATCAAGCACGTCTGCCACTGGGGCATCTTCCATGGTCTTAGCTTTGTGGGTAAAGTTCATCTCCAACGCTGCGTGGCCTGAGCTCCCGGTCACTAATGCGATCCCGGGTGGGGTCATCTTGCCTTGGATATATCTGTAATAATATTGAAGACCGCACTTCATGTAGGTCTCAATTTGGGATATACTTAGATACCCCTTTGGTAATGCAAATTCTGGTGTACTCACTTATTCTCTCCTGCTGTAACGTAGATATTAATACTCATAGTCAAGTAAGTATTAAAGTAGGATTTCACGATTGACGTACATGTAAATCAATAACATAAACACAGCGAACCATAAGGACACTGCCCCTAGTCCCATAAAGAAATATGGTCCAATCGGTGTGCCGTGTAATGCGATATTCATTTTCCCAATCAAGAGTAGTGTCTTGGTGGAAAACCCTTGTACGGCTAAAAGAAGTATAGTCAATACTCTCATGGGCCATTTGGGTGTCGTTGTTTTAGTGGTTTTCCTCATACAAATATTGTTATGTCAGGCCTCCTACTCCTGATGCTCCATAGGAATGTAATTCTGCTCTATGAAATCGTGCCTGTGCCCAAACTTAAGGGCATCTTCTTCTGAATCAAATCGTTTTACGTAACTAGACCAATTAGGTACGTGCCCATATACCGGCGCGTCCTTGCCCACTACTGCGAATACACCAACATACCCCATTGGTGAATCAAATCTTTCTAATACCCATATTATTTTCATGATGATATTACCTTCTGGCCGTCTACAGACTGGGTCTGGATTCGAACCTCAGCTATGTGCTGCCCCACCAAAGGGCTCCTGTCTGTAGACCGTGGTCAAGCCTTAGCCGGTGATCTTATCAGACAGGTGTGCCGAAGACTACATCTCCGTCATACTTGTCCCGAAGGTTATTGACAGCCAAAGATTCCGTCTCGAAATGCACGATATCCGGTGCGAACTCTCGTCTATTAGCAGCAGTCATAGCAATGTCAAACTGCTCATAGAACCACTCAGGGATGTAATCAAATAGTGGAGGAGAAACCCAATGCCCGGTTCGAGATTCGAATGCGCCACGGTACATCTGCTTCCAGATTTCACCAAAGGTTTTATTCAAACCAGTGATGTTGTTATATACCTTGGTAATCCGGTCTTGAGTCGGGCAATCATATGGACTTGGATTCATTGCTTACTCTGCTGGTACCAGCTTAGCGTGAGCTAGCCATTTTTCATTGAATTTCCAGATAGCAATATCTGTGTCTTCGCCCTTTGGTAACAGGATAGAAGCGTTCAGTAGGCCGAAGATTGCTACCATAAAGTCTGACGACTCCGGTGCGCCTTCTGCCATGATGAACTTAAAGTTCTGTAGGTTACTATCGGCGGTTAAGCTTACTTCCTGGGAAGGCTTTTCCTTCTTACCCATATCAATAGGCAAGTTCTCAATAGCTGCATCTACGGTAGCTTTGATGTTCTCATCAGTTTTGTACACCGCGTCTGCGATGAACCCTTTGATCTTTTCGCTGATCTCTTCGGTCATTTCAAACGCAGGCATTTCCAATGGTTTCAATTCCTCAATAGGAGCGGCTTCCGCTGCTGGAGTTACTTCTACTACTGGTTCGATTACTGGCTCTGCAGCCACTTCCTCGATTACTGGTTCTACTACAGCCTCAACTACGGGTTCTACCTTGGTTTCTACTTTAGTCGCTACTGATTTCTTTGGTGCAGTCTTTTTCTTGGCTGCTGGTTTTGTTCCTGGCATGTTTCTTTCCTCATGTTAATTATTACTATATGGTATGGCAGCGAGGTGAGTGCCCCGCTGCCGTACTAGTTTACTTGACGAAGTGGAATTCTTCTCCAGGTACCTTCCAACTGATACGTTGCCAGGTAGTGAGAATATAATGACACTCCCCGTCTGCTGTGATAAGACGGTGGCCACCCTTCGTGATCGCAAGAGCTACAGGGTCCAGGTACGTAACGGTAGAGCCGTCAGCATAATGGTACGTCCTGTAGTCTTCTGTACTGATATCATCAAAGTGAAGCTTAACACTAGGAGCAATCCTAATGTCTTCGAAAGTCAGTGGTTCTGGTTTACTGTCGTCCATAGTCCCAGGCGTCACTCCTGTACCGCCTGCCCCGCCCCACCAAGTAGGTGGAGTGTAGGGATATACGTACGGCTCCGGCACGGTGTACGGTACATTTAGGTCAAGAGGCGGATATGTAGTAAACTCCGCACTCTTCAAAGGTTCCGTGAAGTCCCCTGTTCTCATGTAGTTGCAACTCACAGCTCCCAGTACGCCTGGTCCTTGTGAGTTAAACGATATCGCGGAGTTGCCTCCATTGTTTATTAAGTGCATACTTAGTTCCTTTCGTTAGTTAGTTAGTTAGTACGTTGGTATGCTTGTTCTATTCCTAATCAGGAATTCTCGTAAGCGTCACTTTAGGGCGCTTAAATCTCTTCTTATAATGCTTACACGTCTCATGGGCACAGTACAGGTTGCCGCCAGCACCGTCACTCATATGGGTGAAACAACCAGGGCACACCACTGGGCAATCGTGCCTGGCCTCTAGTGTCTCAGGCGGATCATCTGCGGAATGTTGAAGCACATACAGCGCGTCGAGGGGATAAGGTGCTACTACCTCCAGGTCCGCCAACTCCGCAGTGGTGAAGATCTCTACAGTAGTGGAGCTCGTCATCACGTGCCACTCAGGCTCTTTGCCCTCTGGCGTCTCCGGGCGGTATGCGAAGAACGGCATCCCCTCGGATAATATCTTAAAGTAGCCATGACCGAACACATTGAATAGTTCGGCCTTGTGTACTTGGTACGCGGCGTCTGCTAAAGTATTAGTCATCTTCAACTCCTACAACCTCTGGCGGCATCTCCGCCACATCTATCATCTCTAATGCTGGGTACGTTATGTACCTCTTCTCGATACCATTTATATCAGCATGCAACATCTCACACTTCACCAAAATTACTCCCGTAGGGCTAAGTAAAAACGTCCTAGCAGTCAACGGTACATTTGACGTCGTGTGTGTAATCACATTCCCTCTCCCCCACTCTAATTCACTTATAATCACCTGCTCTGCCAACGCAGCAATATTACGTTTGTCCAGCAAACGCAAATCTCTTAATTCAGCCACCCGGCTCTTCTGGAAGTCTAGGTCTGCCTCAGCCTGCTCTACTGTCTTACGAAAACGAATTGTCGGTAAATAATCATTCCACATATGGATTCTCCTCTTTCTATCCATTGTTATGTCTCTCTTTATTCCCTCTATTATTCCCCTACTTATTCCCTCATTCTCATAACCCCTTCTGGAATTCGCCTTTTCCGGTAATTCTTACTTCTTCTTAAGTCAGTATACAGCTCTATGACATACCATTACGTACCTATGGGTCCCCGGCCATCGAGCGAGTGTGGATCCTTCAGCTATTTGAACGAGAGTGCTACAAGTACGGCGTGGTTGTTCGGTGTAAGGCCCTGGATAATCGTCAGATCCCAATACGAGAAATTTGCTTATTGCAGACTCAGAGGATCTTCAGTCATCCCCTGCAAAGGGCGTCGGAAGTGCATGATAATACAAGTCCTCCTAACCCGGGGCGTGACGGCATGTCACATTGCTACTCTCTTTACATCTTCTCGCATGGCCCAGATGTAAGCTTACTGTTCTACTACAACCCTAGCTTAGTGGTTTATACTATATCTTCTCAAGATATCAGTCCTGTAGTAGTGACGGTAAGGGCCAGGTATGCTATCTTTAACTAACCCCCAATACTAAGAGACAACCCAGCGCGATATCAGATTGCCTAGTAGACTGTTACTCTATAAGGGATTCAAGTCGTATTGCCTTGTGTATTCTTCTTCCCCTACTCTCTCCTTACTATATACTTGAATAGCTCTGTCGGCGCATACTGTTGATTGTCTCCTGTGCACATTCCGTGCTAAATATTGTGCATTACATAGGATAGTGCACAACTGCTGTGTCCTTTACGCGACATTGTGTCGCTATAAATGTCGCTATAAGACAGATTGTCCTTTAGTATGTCTTTTACTTATCCCGCAAATCTGCGGAGTAGACTGCGGATTACTGCTCTTACGGTAAAATATTATCCCTATCCCGCAACTTAGGATAAAATATCTACCATTTATCTCCACTTTACTGTACTAACGGTAATATATTATCTCCATGTTTGTGTTATTTAGTTTGCACAAGAGGGTGTTAAACGGCATCCTGTGCAATTCTTATTACTTGGCGCTGTGCGATTGTTATTAGTTGATGCATTAACGAGTCGCTGGTGACGACATGTACAGAGAACGAGTCGCTGAATTCTCCATATGACGACACGTCAGGTGTCAGTATTCCTGACACAAGGGTATGTGTATCAGAAGTGTTGATACATATCTGGATAACCAGGGTATATTGCGATTGTCTGCCTTTAGTATAGAATTATTAGAGAGAACGTGTCGATTTCTGACACAAATATATACATGTTTTTGTGTCATGTCGATGGCATGGACATGTTCTATATCCCTGAATCACACTAAATAAGGCATTCAACACACAATATAGTGGGTACAGTACTGTCTCATAACTACTCTAAAGTAACATAAGGAATACTATATTGTACTTTAAGCCTCTAAAGTAACATATGGTATCCTGAACGTTATCCCTATTTAACGTACAGTATAGTGGTCCTTATACTATCCATTAACCTTTAATATGGACGATAAGGTCCCCTATATTAAACTTTATGGCCCCTATAATACAGCTTGGACAACCTGTCCATGTTGGCCGGATTGGCCGGATTTTGGCCGTTTACATAGACACAGTGTCCATGACAGTGTCCATGATAGTACCTAAGTTGCCCGGAAACTACCCAACCTTTCCGGATAGAAGGCATTTTGATAGGTAGTTGCGCCTATATAAGCCTGTTTATTTATTATATATATATATGAGATCTCCTGTACAAGTAACCGACCAAGTAACCGACCAAGTAAAAGGGGCTAATCCCTATATATTACGAATTAGCCAGTACGCTTTCTCAACTGTACAAGGCGGATTAACTGATACCCTTTTCTGCGTTACACTTTCTACAAGTAACCTGGAGATTTTCTTCTGTCGTAGTTCCCCCGAATTTATAAGGCAAGATATGGTCGATGTCGCAGGCAGTGTCCTCATAGTCGGCTTCTGGTGGTAATGTAACCGCAGGGTCGTGCATGGCTGTGACTTTGATTCCTGCTCGAAACACCTATATAAACCTAAGATTAATAATAATATTATATATTTAGGATCGGATATCCAAGATTAGTTGCGAAAGAGCAAGTATCGTATGCATATATGGGATTTTATATTCTGTACGTTAATGGGTAGTATGTATATATAGTATACATAACTTTTGTTTCGAGGGCCCCGGTCTTTAAAATAATCGCGGAGTTCTATGGTCAGACCTACACCATAGGGACTCTTACTTGTAAGTAGGTAAAGATTGAGAGGAGTCATCATGACTCTGTTAATCGTTTTAGCCGTAGTAGCGGTAGTAGTATGTGTGCCTATGACTGTAAAGTATGAGGAGTATAGCCCATCATACTGGGTATGGAACACGTTAATGTATTCAATCATAATTCTAACCTTCTTCATGCTAGGACATGGGCAGTACCACAAGCATTACGATGCTACTGATATACGTAGGGCTAGGTTGACCAACACACATATGGTATCATCATGGCACCCACTGCTAGGTAGATACGTAGACACAGCTGTATGTGATAACTGTAATATACATGTGAGTGCGCATACCATCGTCTTGGCTGATAGTAGTGATATGTATAGCTATATACGTGATTGCTACATGGACATGGACACAACACGTGTACGCACCGAGGTGACTGTAGTGAAGGCAGGTACACCATACAGTAGAACATTGGTGAGTGTGCTCTCATTGGTATGTGTACTAGGCATGGGCATCAGTGTACTACGTGAGCGTAAGATACAGGCGGACATGGATGCGTACAACATAGACCACTCACCCATAGTACGTGAGCTAGCAACACAGGCACAGCTGGATGAGGTAGCACGCTGCAATGTACTAGTAGGTGGTAGCGTAGGTAACATCGGTGTTAACAAGGACGTAGAGTGATGCGTAATATCAAGGCCAACATCAGCTGGGGTGGGCAGGAGATGACACCCAAGGAACGTGCCATACAGGCTAAGCTCGGGCGTGAGATACGTGAGTGGAAAAGAACTAATAACACAAAGAAAGAAGGTAAGAGATGAGTACCCAAGAAGAGCATTACACAGTGAAGGCTAACCGTCTTAACAAAGAGGCGTTCGAAGCGCTTGATTTCACTGATCATATGAGTATCCCTGACCGTGAACCTGAGACCGGGTACGCATTAGACAGAGACCATACGACTTGGAATGTGAATGCAATGGTAGGATGGGGCAATAAGGTACAATGGTTTGTAGAAGCTAACGCTGACAAACTTGCTTGTGCCCTATCAAAGAAACACCCTGAGCTGCCTATAGCAGTATCAGCCCATGCTAGGATACGCTCTACATGGAAGAACGGGGAGCTGGTGAGTGAGAAGACAAAGCTCTCTGACTTCTACCTTGAAGTTAGTGAAAGAGCAGACCGCAACTGGCTGCAATACAATCAGCTGCTGAGTGATGCTAGTGCATAACTAGTAAGTAAGGAAGGGCGTGTGGTAGATTCAATGGGGTTCGATTCCCCTACGCCCTACAAAACCCACATAATAGATACATCTTGACTGAATAACGTGGGTCAGTCACGGGATAGATGTATCAAAAAATGAAAGGATACTTAAATGTATTCAATCGTTTTGTTTGTCGCGTTCTTGCTTATAGCAGGAACTGTGATCGTAGCATCGGCTGCTATCACACCAACCATGAGAGACCGCTTTGGGCTCTCTAGTTCTTACATCCTGATCAAAGGACGCAAGGGCTTAACCAAGTTCTATGCTCGTACAGATAGAACAGAAACAGTGATAGGGACAGTGTTAACATCCTTATTCATTAAATCGGTCAATACTGCTATTAAATCAGCAGTGATGGCCATAATCGCGGTACTTTATGCTAGTTACATAGTAAGAGTATCACTAGCCTGGTCCCGCTTAGTAATAAGTACGGCCAAGAAAGCCCTGGGATTCGTAGGACAACGGATGCTGGGTACAAGACGAGGTGGCATAATCGCCTTGTCCATATTGGTAATGGGCATTGCCCTATCAACAGGTCAGCTCAGGATGACCACAAGCCTTGCCAGTGTTGCTGTTCTAGTAATAGCCACGGACAAGGAGAGGAAGGAAAAGATGCGTTCACTAACTGATATAATCAGCGCAATCTTTAACACCAGTAACAACCAAGCGTTCTTAGACGAACTGGTTGCCAAGGGTGATGAACGGTCAACAGAGATTACACACATGCTCATACCTATCACAGTGATGAAAAGAACTCGTGATGGTATGAAGTCTGTGCTTGATTTCAAGATCCACAAACCAGTACCAAACACTGACATGAAGGCAGGGAATGTAGCAATACGTATCTGTCTTGGTGCCTTGTTCGGTATTAAGGATGCTGTCTCTTACACCATCAAGGTGAGTGATAAGAGATTAGCTAAACAACTGTTGAAGAATAAACCCTTCCAACAGAAGTTTCAATCCTATATGTTAAAGCTCAGTCTTGATGAGGGCTTTCAATATATGGGCGGCACTGGTCTAAACAAGGGTACATTCTACGCTTGTAATTGGCCAGAAGGTGACTTAGCGTTTGCTCACGAAGCTATAGGTTACTTGTCCTTGCTGTTCACACCCGCCGGTAGCAAAGACGGTAGGTACTTCGTGTACAACAACACAAGGGTACTGGTAGTATCTGAAGCAAAGTTCCGAGCAGTCGGTCTTCCTGGCGATGGTGCCGCTCTTGGTGGTCACAACAGTGGTCAGTTCAGAGTACGGATCAATGGTAACTCAGTAGGTAAGGGAGTTATGGTTGGATACGCACATGCTCGCAATGCTATGCAATTAGACTTTCCATTAGAGTGGGAAGCCTATGACCTAGTCATCTGTGAGAATGATGTCAAAGTACACCCTGTTGCCCCTGGTGAGTACCTAGGACGTCATGGTAAAGAAAATGGGATGATCATCACCCATGATAACATATGGAATGTTAAGGGTCAAGCTGTTGGACTAGGCTTTGAATTCTGGCAGTTCATGCAAGATGATCCAATCGTACGTGATCTTGTTGAAGACGAGATACTACGTGGTAAGCTACCAAGTTACGAAGAAATGATCGTATCGGCTGAGTCTGGTCGTAGGATGCAAGCATTTCGTAACGATGATCCAGACTACGAAGTACTTGAGCTTAACTCTAAGCTTCAAGAAGCACTGTTAGCTCTTGGTAAGACCTTTCCTTGGGTAGCTAAGAAACTAGCAGGTGTTGTAGTAAACTATGTGATGCACAGACCATTCAATGGCACTGAGTATCGCTTGGTTATCACAGTTACAGAAGAGCATGCAAAGAAGATCAACGCTCTTCGTAAGCCTGTTGCCGGTGTACGTGGTGACAAGTTGTTCTGTAAATATCCCATCGTTGCTGGTGTTGCACAAGTGGTTGGTCGTACTAACATAGGACCATTCGTTGTACTTGAAGCAGGACTAGCTGGTGAGTTAAACACAGATAGTGATGGTGATGGTGGACTGACTATACGTGGACCCATTGCTGACAAGCTCATTAGGACCGGCTTAATCGATGAACTAGTCGGACTGAACATCGATAAAGATGGACTAGAGAGACGTAGAAGCTCTGCCACAATGGAGAGTATGGCAATACAGGCTATCACAGTATTCAGTGGTAGTGCATCAATTGGTAAGTACACTAATATGTATTATCGTGGACTTATCTATAACAAGGTTCTCGCTGACGGTACTGATGAGAAACCGTATCTTAACCTAACGCCTATATTACAGTCAATTGAGTTGACTATTAAGGGTGCTAAGTTTCGCACGGAAGTACGTCTCAAGAAGAACGAAGCTCAGATCTATATAGAGCTAGAGAAAGCGCATTTAACTGCTCAGAGCCTACGTGAAATGGTAGAAATGCCATGGGCACGTGCTGATGTTAATGCGTTAATGACTGACTTCAATACCGGTGGTGATGTGGAAGATATCTTAGCCACACAGATCGAAGACCCATTACATTACATGGACTTCATCTGGAACACCGTACTTATACGTGTTGAAGAAGAGGTCATAGCTCTTAGAGATGGTGTTGAACCACTTGCAGTCTTCGCTGGACGGATGATACATTCCGATGAAGAAGTAGATGGTGTCAATACAGCTGAGCTTGCATCAATCAAGAACCTGTGGTCTGAACTACGTCCTGGTGGGCTAACGTCAGATCATATGTCTGCTGTAGTAGAGATGGTACAGGGTGCTGGTCAGTGCATTCCAGTAGCTGCTAGGCTAGTAGAGACTAAACGGTATCTTGATGCTGCTAACCCACTGTTAACAGACGGTGGATACATCGTACACTTGAACTATGGTAGCTTGGTAGAGATGACTGGCGGTCCAATGACCTTCATGCCTGATACTAAGTCACGCCTAGTACGTGTGTACAATCCAAACAATGAACCTATCCTGGATCCTGAGTCAATCACGATTGAAGATGGTGTTCCATACTTACGTGGTGCTTCACTGGAGTACGGTACAGAATATAGTGCTGTTCGTCCAAGTGAAGAGATCATTATCTCTCTTCCTGCTCTTGAGTGGGAACCAGATGGTATGGCTCATACTCAATCAGCATGGATGTTGATAGGCGATGGTATGGATGCTAAACGTGTTAATAAGCTACGTACTGCTAAGCCACGTGAATCAGTAGATCCATATGCTGACTTCAGTGTCAAGAGTAACCAGGCAGTTCATGGCACATTTGAAGATGAGAAGTACTTCAAATAAACGTACATCAACAGATACAGGTCCTGCTTCGGTGGGGCCTGTGTTAGTAAGGAAATAGAATGGCTAAATATAATTGTTATGCAGTTAAACAAGGACGTAAAACAAACGTCATCGTAGCTACATGGGCTGAATGTGATGCTCTAGTCACTGGTGTTGCCAATGATTTTAAGGGCTTCAAGAGTACAGCAGATGCACAAGCCTGGCTTGATCAGAGTGAGATGGCATTCGTAGTTGAAACTAAACCAACTGAAGTACTGGCATACACTGATGGTAGCTTCAGAAATAACAAAGCAGGATGGGCATTCTCTATATGGAAGAACGGGGAAGAGATAGCCTTTGATAGCGGCACAACCCCGTTCATTGAGAGTAACAATATAGGCGCTGAGTTGGCAGGCGCTATGTATGCTATGCAGTGGGCCAAGAAAAATGATACACCAGTTGTGATTGTACATGATTACGTTGGTGTAGCCAAATGGCCACTAGGTGAGTGGAAGGTCAACGCTGTTGGCTTGGCTAAGATACACATCAAAGCTTATATAGAGTTGATGAGTAAGAACAAGGCGTACATCGTAGCGTACAAGCACATCAATGGTCATTCTGGTAACCCAGGTAATGACAGAGCTGACGCTTTAGCTAGTATAGTAACAGAGTAATGTGTACCCACCTAGGGCCCGGTGGTATATAAATAGGGTCCGCAGTGTGTATGTGTACACCGTAGCTTCCTGCAATGATGGAAGCACCAGCCCACGAACGGGCAGAACCTCCTCCGTCGGCCCTCCTCCGTCGGGTTCTCAGTTTATGAGTTACGGGTTCCGACCGGAAGCGTGGCTCATGTGCTATGCAGCTACATGTCCGGTGAATCGGAAGCTGATGTGGTACTAACTAAACAAAAGGAGGCATTAAATTGTCCAAATTCAAAACAGCCGTAAAGGCAAAAGCAGCACAAGCCAGGGCTTCTCAAACCCCCGCCCTTACCCTTGCTAAGATCATTAAGAGTGAAACCTTTGGCAAGGAAACTGACAGCATTCGTGCTGAACTCACTGCTATCCTACTGAGTGGTGACCCAATCTTCGTTAACGCTATACAAGCTCGTGACCTTATCCTGGGTAAGGGTGTTGATCATGATACTGTGAAACGTATCTATCAGCATGCTGGTCGTACCTACTTCCGCTCTGACAAGCAGAACCAACGCATTGCTGACGTCAAGGCTGGTAAATTTATTCCTCATTCAACTGAGCCTGTTGTACGTAAAGCAAAGAAGGTTGCTGTACCAGTAGTTAAAACCACCACACTTACCTCCATTGATGATGTCACTCTGAGTACTCGTGCTCGTAACGTCTTGGATGCATGGGAGATAGTTACTGTACAAGAAGCTAAAGCCCGCATCGAAGAGCTCAAAGGTGCTAAAGGTTGTGGTCCTGCTACTATAAAGGAGATCGCAGCCCTATAAACTGTTTCAAGGGGAGCTGATACTTCAGGTTATCAGTCGGTACCGTGATGGTTGCAAGGTATGCGCCGAGTAAGACATACCATTTACTGGATCCTTAGCTCAGTCTGGTTAGAGCAGCGGACTCATAATCCGTTAGTCCTTGGTTCAAATCCAAGAGGATCCACTCATTAACCGGTACCTTGTTCCTTCCTGGTACTGAGATCGGCCCTGGTTATCCCACTGGGGCCAACCCTTTAGTCAATCACAATACACAACTGGGAGAGCATTATGGCACAGTCATTTGATGATATGCTAGATGTTTTACAATCCATACCCTGCCTTAATTATGGAGGATGTGGTATCTCTGCTTATGCTATGCTTAAGTGGATGGAGAAGTACGCACCTGATCTTTATGAACAGGCTGAGGTAATCTATGCCTATGGGCATAGTGAGTACGATGAGAGCTACAATCGTAATACTAGATACTTTGACGGTGACAGTGCATTCCTTGGAGCTGCAGGACATATAGTATTGAGGATTGCTGACTGTGTGTTCGACAGCCACGACGAGCGTGAGAAGGCGCTACCTCCCTACTATCACATACTTCCTATGGACTGCAAGAAGGCCTTACTACTCAAGTCCATAAACTGCGGTGGCGGGTACTGGAACACTATGTTTGATCGTGATGATAATGTACAAAGAATAGCTGAAGGCCTTGACGTTACCATGGGCGAGGTTATATTGGAGCTCAATAGACCAACAGCGTTAATGGTAATGACAAGAATATGAGTAGTGCGGTAAAAAAGGGAGATAACCAGTTCGTATGGATAACAACCTAAATAACCTGCAAAAGATGGTTTAAAAGCCAAGAGAAGCATTACTTATATTTATTGTTGTAACACGTTTTTAAATGTTATTACAATAATAGATTATAAACAACCAGCCTAAGGAGGCGATATGGACCCTGCAGTACAAGCTGCAATCATCAATATGATGGTTGAGCTAATGAAGTTTGATAGCTTCGCAATAGACGATCTGCTGGCGCATATAACTCAGCGTCACGGTCGTAAAATGGGAAATACCCTCAATGGTGACCGTCATCCCATAGCCATAGTACTTGGTATGACTTATAATGAACGCAAGGCCCTCCTGGCCGAGTGGATCATCACCAAGCCGGGGGTTATGCTTACTTACCTTGGCGAGGATGTACAGGACTGGCGCTACATGATTCTGCTCCGCGCTGGTAAAAAGATTCCAGCCATCAAACTGTACCGTGCTGAGAAAGACATCGGTCTCAGAGAGGCCAAAGACGTCATCGACGGTTGGATGGATAAATACAGCTTTTAACATAGCCTGGCAGTAGGCGCTCACGGTGGTAAGCCGGAGTTACACCACAGAACGGTGAAAGGTTAAGACGATGCGGGCACGCCTTAGATTGTAAAGGTGCCCTATGTGTACTCATAGTGGGGGTCGGGCCTTACCTAGCAACAGAATAGGCCCACAACCGGGGAGTTAAGCTCAGTTTGGGTAGAGCTACGGTGTTGGTTGTACCAATTCAGCATCGTGCGCGGCAGTTCGATCCTGTCACTCTCCACACTAGTCTAGGATGAACCTAGGCTTATCGTCAAAGGAGGTTCCTATGGGAACATTACAAGAAGCATTACGGCAAGTTAACAAAGACGGCGTATTTGAGGAGATGAACTCCGCAAGTCAGGCTGAATACCAGGTAGCGATGAAAACCTACCGTGACGGTAAGCTGACTACAAAACCCGTACGTCCTGCTCATCTGCGGTCATTAGACTCCAGTGAACTGGCACACTGTCGTAGAAAGCTTGGCGTTATCAAGGCCTCGGGTGAAAAGCTCGAAGAGATCTATCGTCTTGTTACCCTCCTGGATACATCAAGATCACCACGCCTAACCGATATTGACTCCATGGTGGAGTTAGGTGTATTAGACACACCGGGCCGTCGTGAGTATCGCCGTGTGACTGAGAGGTACTTGTCCCAGATAGTAGAGGGCACTCTTGGTCGTACAGTAGTTGGTAAGCTAGAAGTCTTAGCAGCTATTTGCAGTAAAGCCATAACTGTACGGAATAAAGCTGCGGCTGGGGCTTACTAATGAAGCCGGCCATTAGAGCTCCTATACCACCACGTACTGTAGAGAAAGGTGGACGAAGAAGGCCCAAAGTTCATAGGTCTCGTACAGCTGATCTCTTCGAAGAGTATGAGGACGAAAAGGAACTTGACGGCCAACTAGGTGATAATGAGTCTGACTCAGAAGCCCAGGCTCATTCTGATTTAGTGAACGGAGATAATGATGCGTGAAACAATGGTAGTACCAAAACCCACAGTAGGTGAACGCGCTATGGGATGGATGATTAAAAAGACAATCAAAACGCTCGGCTGGTTAATAACAGCACCATTCAGAATGGTCTGGGCAGTCGTCAAAAAGCTATAAGGAGAACATAGCATGAGTGAGTTAATGGTAAAAACACAACGAGTATTATTGGGGATCAGTCGTAGCCTGCTGTTCCGTATGTCCATGATATTCCTCTTCGCATTCCTCTTTACCACCATGGTGAAGAGTTGCAATCGTGACAATGGTATCTATATCCTGGGTGAAGGCCAAGGTGTGTACTTAGCAGGCGAGCTGCTAATCTTTGATGGTGAAGCCAATCCGGATAGCCTCCCTGTTTATCTGGCTCAGGCTCTGGAGATACGTAGAACCACATACCCGGAAACAATCGGTGACTCTCAACTCATCATACTGGGTGCTGAATACAGCGGCTGGTGGAGTAAGACCTACACTCTCGGTCATACCATAGATGGGGTGAAGCTTGGTAAGTTCAAACCTCCGTACGCCATAGAGATCTCTGGTATACTCAGCGATGCTGATACCTGGAAACTATTTGAGCAGGCGCTTGCAATACAAGCATTCATGGCCGACGTGAACCATCCGATAGCTGACATAACAATCTGAACTAAGAAGGAAGACTTAAATGTCCAATCAAACACATACCAACAGTGGCTTCCACACTCCAGTGGAAGGGCGTCATCACTCAGAGCATGGGGCTCATGAGGTCAAGGGACTTACCTTGGACACAGCTGATGGACCTGTACTCATTACACGTCGTCAACTGACCAAGGCTAAATACCGTGGTTACGTCAGACTCATAGATGGCACAAAGGTAAAGACCAAAGCTAAGAGCATCTTCAAAGACTGCCTCGGGGGTTGTAGTTTATGGGCTGTTAATATTCAATCAGGCGAGGAGAAGAAGGCTAAGAAAGCCGCCGCCTAGTACGTAGCCGGGGTTGAGCAATTGGTCGCTCAGCGGACTGTAAATCCGTCGCCTATGGGCCTGGGGGTTCGAATCCCTCTCCCGGCACTACCATTAATATAACATAAGGAGACAGCTATGAAACTGTCTGTAGATTCATCATTGGTGAAAGCCGATGTAGATGTGGATATTGACGCAGTGAAACGCTTCGGCGGCTGGGCTAAGAGGAGCCTATTATCCGGGATGGGTAAATTACAGAAGAAGCTGGAAGCTGAACCTGCTGCAGAGGAGAAGTCTGATGACTCCGCAAAATAGAGTATTGTGCTCAGATGGTACATTCAAAGATTTAACCCGTCCCTTTCATACGTACTTCACGGATGAGAAGGATCAGATCCTGGCTGGTACATTTCCACATGCACCTGTCATAGTTAGTAACCAAACGCTTATATCTAAGATACTACCCGGTAGTGTACACGATATACGTAGTCACAGTAAGAGAAGAAAGGGCCTTTAATGAATCTAGGCTTAAAAGAAGGCCGTATTGATAGTGTGGTACTGGTTGGAGATCACCGTATCAAGCGCCTGAAACGATTACCTACCACGTCTATACCTCGTGTACAGATGTTGGCTAACACTCTCACTAAGATGGCAGAGCAGGGTAAAGCAATGCCTGGTGTACGAGTAGAAGCTGACGGCACCATTGCACGCAAGCACGCTAAGAATCCAATGTTCGAAGTATGCCAGACCATCGGTGTAACGGATCGATTCATGGGTGAGTACATGGAAGGTAGTCATAAACTGAAGACACAACAGGAGTTCCTGGCTCATACCAAGAACATGGCACGCGCCCTCCTGGGTGAGGATTGTAACCCTCATGCATTTAGTGTCAAGAATCTAATGACCATGCCACAAAGAGTCACTTATGAAACGTTTATAGCAGATTTCGTGCATAAATTGCCCAAGAGCTGAGTTAATCGGCGATAAGTGAGTATTAACTCCATTCTGGGAGATATATCACTTGGAAATGTACATTAATGTCATTAAATTGCCCAACCGCCCATTATCGGGCCCATACATCCTGAGGAGGATACTATGAAACCAGATCAAAGACAGAACCTTCGTACCAAAGCACGCAACCATCAGCGTGATATCATGAAGCTCGAAGGTACCCAACGAGTGATGGCACTTGTTAAAGCAGCTGCTGACGCGGATGCCGGCAACAAGCATTTCCTTTACTCAAACCTGTTCATGTTTGGTAACAAGGCTCGAGAGAATCGGGCGGCAGTAATCAACGCGGTTAAGGGTTACCTGAGACTCCCTAAGTTCCACGACAACTATTGTATCCAGAGGCCAGAGGACTGGCAGTTCTATAGATACAACATCAAACGTGCAGCATTAGCTGTACAAGCATCATAAGGAGGGCTTATAATGCAACCTGTAACCAAAACCGAAGGTCCCGGATTCAAGGAATCGTTCGCTGGTCTCTACGGCGCCACTAAGGTGTCTCTTGGAAGAGCTAAGTCTAAACTTACTCCCGTACCCAAGACTGAAGAGCAGCGTGTAACGAAAGCCAATGCGTCCGTGGCCAAGCGTAAAGTGATCAACGATCGAATTGCCATTGGTACATTCGGCGTCTTTGACAAAGTAGTGGTGGGGCCATTCGGCGTCGTCAAGGCTGTGGCAAAGGGATCATGGTACGCGTCACGTGGTGTAACACTCCAGGCGGCACCTATTGCAGAGGAATCTGCCCAGGCTGCCCCAGTAGCGGAAGCGTCCGTGGAGGTTAAGACAGCAGCAGCTGTTGAAGCTTCAGCCAAAGATGATGAACCTGCTAAACCGAAAGGTTTGTGGACTACTATCAGAGGCAAGTAATTCGTGTGCACATGGTGTGTACAGATTACTACTCCTACGAGCATCCTCCCCGCCGAAGGCGGGAGGGTGTTTCTTAGGTAATTCCTAAGGATACTCAAAGCGGCGCCAGCCACAACACCGTGGTGACAGCCACAACAAAGCGGCGCAGCCGCAACAGATATGTCCAGATGTAATCAGGAAAGATCAGGTCAATGGCAAATTCAAAGAGAACCGTACATGTTCCAAAGTTTCCCCCGATTGGGTTCGTAGCAAAGCTTCGCGTTCCCAATAGTAACTCACGCGGTACCCACCTTCAAAAGCTCCGTTATGTACCAGCCTATGAGGCCCCAAGCTTCGTAGCAGGTAACCATAACAGCAAAGATGTGGTCGTACACGTGAAAACCTCCAAAGAGCTGGCCCGCGATCGTGCGAATGCCATTGCCAGAGGTGCCGACAAGAAAGCATTGATCACTATCTCCTTTCAGATACTACTAGATGCGGAAACCCTTGAACCTGTACAGCATAATAACATGCTCCCTACAGGACGGTACTATCTCGTCTCCCAGACAGGACGTACTCAACACGTTCGTTATGTGTACATAGTCACTGGTGAGTCACAAGCTAGTATAGCTGTAGAAGAGTCATGGAGCTGGTGTGGCTGGTTAAACAATGCAAATACACCAGAGTTCTATAGTGATATCATCGACCGTGCCATGAATGCTATGGTAGCAGAGATGGAAGCGAAGACTACTAGTCAGTCTTCAAAGAACCCCGCCGCAGGCGGGAGTAATGCATAAGTAGAGGAGTATTCGACTATGCAAAAGAACAGTGTAAATAGCGCCACTTTAGTGGGGCGTGTTGGCCAAGATCCTGAAGTCAAGTTCACGACATCAGGCCTGGCAGTTGTTAATCTGTCAGTGGCTACCACTGAGTCTCGCAAGGACAAGGAAGATCTAACTGAATGGAGCCGTGTTGTTCTGTTCGGAAAGACTGCTGAGTTCGTTGGCGAGTATATTAAGAAGGGCGCTCTAGTTTATGTAGAGGGTCGTCTGCAGACACGTTCCTGGGAAAACAAGGATGGTGTCAAGGTTTATACTACTGAAGTAGTAGCTAATAAGCTGACTTCATTGGGTAGTAAAGCCGATTCCGGTACAAGTGGTGTTAAATCTGCCTCTGCTGCTGGCGGAGCACCGGCCGCTACAAGTGATAAAGACGATGAGCCTCTTCCCTTCTAGGTAGTACTCAGTAAGCATTATAGAGCCTGTGCTTGACAGTAGTGTCTATTTATAGCACACATATCTGTACAGCACGGGCCTATGATACTAAATGAGACCTGTAACATCCTATGCAAAACACCCTAAGATCTGTACAAGATCTAACATGCAGTAGTAGCTTAACTGGTAGAGCACTCATGCACCGTAGAGGTCATGAGAGAATGATGGTTCGATCCCATCTTACTGTACACAATAGACTATATTCAAATTAACATGTAATGGAGAAGTAATGAATACTAATGTAAGTTCATATCAAACTAAGATTTGTTTAATTGACGAAGAGTCAGGAGACCCTACTGACAAGATGAGACTAGTTACAGTAACTACTGTGGAAGACTACGATGGTATCTTAATAGAAGTAGAAGGTGTACTAAACAATGTAGGCATGGGTATGGAGTTACGACATCCAGATGATGATGGTAAAAAAGTATCTATACAAATATGCAGTGATATAGATGGTAAGTCTATATTAGTTAATATTTATCAACCAGAAGCTAATGATACGGGGTTACCTGTATCAAGCACCATACTGAGGTAAGTGAAGATGAATCCAAAATCAGAACTGGAGATACGTCAGCTATTCAAGGACAACAGTGACTGTTATGCAGACACATGGACTGAAGGAGAGGCTGGACGTCGTAAAGAAGGACCTGTTGTTCAGGCTATGACTGAAGACGGGTTCATTGCATTGCTTAATAAAGTAGTAGATACTCCTACGAAGAATGATCCTCTTAGGTATTATACGACAGCCGGAGCTATAGGTGAAGCAGTGAGTCATGAGTTCACGTACCAGGGTAACCTGGATGACGCTAAGGTGGACATGCAGTACTTTGTTAGTCGGCATGGCCACGGATGTGGTTGGGCTCAGATCAAAGATCGTAGTACTGGCATAGTACTTCATACACATGATAATAAGGGGACCTTAGATGTCCGTAAAGACTAGAAGGATCCAAGTCAGAGGCTTCGACGTTGATGTCACTACCTTCGGGAGTGGCAGTTGTTACATGTATCCTGTGTGTAATGGTAACCAAGAGCACCCGGCTAGTAGCCAGGGTATGAAAGACTTACGTCACTACCTGGGTGTAATCATATGGGTAAACAAAGTGCCCAAAGAGATGGGGTTTTAGATGTATAGATATAAACCAGAGTTGTACTCGTTCTTACTTAGTGTAACCTTCATGGTTATACTAATACTACTAGTTATATGAGAAGTCTAATAGGGCGGGTCGTAGGTGATACCTTTAGAAGCTATCGAGCACACTTCCGTATGCCCTCTTTCCTGAGGAGGAACTAAACATGTTAAAGAGAGCTGAAATAAGATTCACAATCGTAATGCTACTCATCATATGTGGTATCATATATGGTGTACTGGTAGAAGGCTTATAATGAGTGATCATCCACTATACACTAGTGCTATTCGTAAGATCTATGATCCTAGTATGAAGCAAATGATTAATAAAGAAATAGAAGCTATCGCTAAAGATGCATTCATAGCCGGTTATACCTCATTCTTATGGAATGGTACTATCTACACAGTCCATTTACCTGAACGTGGTAAGGTTATAATCAAGCGTACTGGGTTAACTATCGAAGATATACAGGTGCACTGATGAATGACGTACGTAACATGAAGCAACCGATACCCGCTGGTCTAGTGGCTTTAGTCACGGTCTGGTTAGGCGTGGACGGTCTAAAATTCTTTCGTGAAACTAAAGAGAAGCACGGTGAAGTCGCTGCAGTCTATGACGCAGGCGGTTATCCTCATTGTGTTCACTTCGCAGAAGGCATGGCTCTTCGTAACTTCATGCGTGGTACTGGTCTTTGTAAAGACTGGGATGCGTGTATGTATGATGACACTTGGGTCAGCGTAGTAGAGGCTTGCTTAATTGAAGCATCATGCCCAACATTAGTAATAAGCACTGATGCTATTATAAAGGAACTGGAATTATTATGAGTAAAATATATGTTGTCGTATTAATAAAGCTTGACCCTACAGGCAAGAAGCCTGGTACACTTCCTATAGATCCAAAGGTTCGTACTATCTCCACTCGTACAGTGGGATGGTATCCTAATCTGAGTGCTGCATCGTCAGCTATCAGAAACAACCGTATGGATATTGCCGAAGGTGAGTACCATGACTATGCTGTTATCGAAGAGACCCCTGCTGGTGTATACGCAGGTGGTGATGAGATTTTATGGTACTGGAGAGATCATATGGACAAACAATGGCTACGTATGTCAACACGTCCCGGGTTTTCTCCTTTCACTGATACTATACACTTTGGTATAGGATGATGGAATGGCTCTATGGCTGATGTACCAATGTCAGCTGCGGTGGGTATCCACATGCTGGAGGTACTAACTGACAAGCTCCGCACTGTACAGGTGAATTATGATCAAATGAAGAAGGCCGCTTGCGACGCAGGTGATTCTCAGTCAAATCAATTAGCCGGCATGATGCTGGATGTACTAATGGAAGAGATAACCAAATGATTGGTAAACAAACATTACTCTTTATTATATATATGTAATACTGTGTCTAGTAGCTGGTATGCTAGGTTCAACAGGTCTCATGGTTCCTACTTCTGAAGTAGGCGTAACCTGGCCCGTGTACTGAGTGTCATGTTAATACTATCAAGTGCTGGGCATCTAGTAAGTGTACAAAGAATTACTAAAGAAACGAGTACTCCTTATAGCTAAAGTAACGGAACACACTCGTATGGGTGATGTTCCTAATCCTCGTGACTATAATAAGGAAGAGGACATGTTGAATGCAATAGCCCAATACTTCGACACTAGTGCCCTTGTAGGTGTTCCTTCTAAGACGAGGCGTACTCGTAAACAAACAGCTAAGCGTAAGAAAGCTAAAGCTGGTAAAAAGAGTAGGAAACGTAATAGATGATTAAATACCATGTAGCAGGACGTGATGCCAATATGCAACCAGTGATGCTAGAGATTACCCTGGATGCTCAACAGGTCAATGAAATGTTAATGAAGCAGGCTCTATTGCTGCAGCCTACTGTACACGGTGTACTTTATGAACTGCAAGAAGTGGCTATACTTAGAGCCAGATTGGGTACAATTGATAATGGATGTTAAAGAAATACAGAAATTAGTACGAAATTACAATGATGCTCTAGGAGTATCTAAAGCAGAGGCACAGGATACTACATGTAATCTATGTATAATTTGCCTAATGAACTGGGTAGCCCTAGACTTTGGTGGGTTCCCTGATTAAGGTAATGCACAAACGTCGACGTAGTTTTAAATACTACGGCAGCGGCAGTGGGCGTACTGGATATCAGAGTGCTAACTTCGCATCTACCATATGGTATCTTCGTAACGGTATTGTTACTGACTTAGATTTTAAGTACGGTAAATACCGAGAACTAAGTATTCGACTCTTAGGTGCTGTTGTTTTTACAACAGATGAGGACTGTCTTACACAATTCAACACTAAAGAGATAATAAAAGTATTAGCATACGTAAGGGAAGATGGCTTCAGGCAAGGCCGAGAGGCTAAAGCGCTGGCTATCTGCAAAGAATTGGGGATCAGATGAATAGAGAAATGCGTAAAGCAAAGATTCAACTACAGCTCAAAGACATTATACGGAATGATGAGGCTATAGCACACTTCGGACTTAATCCGTACTGTGTTAATGAAGGAGCTGATGGTGAAGAGTGGTTCACTCTAACGATGGAAGAGGCATTCACCTTCGGGCTACTCATATCATGAAGAACTTCTTCATATTCATAGGTATCATTATCAAGGGTGCCGTGTACAGCGCAATGGGCGCAATAGGCGCTATGATGCTTATGCTACTATACACAGTGTTTATGCGGTTCCATCCGGATAAGATACTACAAGTGATATCAGCGTTCTTCTTCCTATGGGGGTTGAATGTATTATACTTCAATGCCAAATGGTTTTGGAGAGTACACATTAAATAATACCACATGCTCGAGTGTTCGAAGGTATAAGTAGAATTATTCTACACCATTGAACACTCAGACACGTGTAGGTTTTGTGAAGAAATAAATGCGCAGATGGCTGAATTGGCTAGGCGCCGGGCTGCAAACCTGGAGGATGCGAGTTCAAGTCTCGCTCTGCGCTCAATATCCTCTAAAAGAAGGAAAATACTATGTACTTTGAAATATTAAGACTCGATCGTATTGTACTAGAACTGCAAAAACAATTACGTAATGCCATCATTGAGAATCAAGGGCGTCAGCTTACGGAAATTGGGGATAGACAACCATTCATAGAGTTTAAGTATAAACCTAAGTCTCGCTATGTCACATTCTGAAGAATTACGTATACTAAAGCTTGAGAGTATTCTCGAGCGTGTACGAAACTATATTACACCTATCATTAATTACTTTGAATTACTTGAGATGGGTGAAATTATCGAAGCAGAGGATGAGTCCGTAGTATTTGGAATTTATCCAATTATTAAGAAGCTTGTAGACGTCCTTAAAGACACTGACCCTACAATAGGGTACGTCAGTATAGGTGATCATGATATATCAACGTTAACAGCCGCTATTGCCTCTGTGAGGGCAAATGAGCATATGCTCGGTGACCGTTCTCTCATTATGATATCAGGCAATTCCGACAATGACGGACTACATGTACTTGAGAGTATGGGGTTAACAAAGACAGACCCTGTACAAGAAATAGCAATCTTAAGCGAAAGGCTTCAAGATATGGAATTTGAACCAAGGCCTGATAGAGCGAGCAACCGTGAGGATCAACGTTTACGCGGTGATGGGCATCGGCGATGAGCTTCACTTATTTACATTAAAACTATGGTGATGATGCTAAGCATCATAGTAACTATTGTTCTACATATCAACCCGGGAATTATGTACACTAAGTGTACGTAAGCCTTCGAGCTTTAAATGTAGAGGTAATAATGCCAGTAAGCTTTATGATTAGAGCTATCGCTGGTACTGCAATAGTCTCTATCATACTTATACCCCTAATCCCATAACCTGGAAGGATCTTATGAAACTAACTGTACGTTTACCATTCAAAGCTGGTATGAAATTGTATCGACGAATCTACAACATTCGTACATTCTTCACTACTGTCACCGTATTCTTACTACTCATGTATTTTATACAACTCATTGCTAATTGGCAGAGCTTAGGCACTGTCTTAGTGTATTCACTAATTGCAACTGGTGTCGGCGTAGTATTCGGAATACCATTCAGACTTAGTAAAAAGATTAAAGCCGGGGCAACGCCTTGGTGGATCAACAAGAAGCTGTAATGTACAACACAGTTAAAGTCACGGCCGGTATGTTAACAGCGGCGTGGATATTTATATACGCATTCACATGGGTAGAGATCTTCAATAAGAATTGGGATCATGCTATCATCGATGGCATAGCTTCGGTAGTATTTGCATTAGCAATTTACGCACTGTACAGATATTATGTGTACCTACGCCCTCGTTATCATCTGCATGTATTCAAGAAAATAGGCAATGCTAGGATGTACGGCCAGCGTAGCAGTATTTACAAATGTACCAATTCTGGGTGCGTTACTAAAATATGGATGAGTATTAAGGTACAACCTGATACTCGTTCAAAATGGGGATGTGAACACTCCAAAGGAGTGGCTAATGCCTGAAACTGAAGAGGTAACCATGATTAAACGCATGGATCCTCCAGATTGTGGCTGTACAGATTGCATAACTGGGTATAGTAAACCTCTTGATTTCGCAAGTGATGAAGAGTTACAATTACTCAAAGTTGGTGTAATTTACAATGCTACCGGTGACGATAGTCTTCAGGTAGACTTAGATGCTGAGCTCAAGATGATGATCATCATGCGCAAAGATCTAAAGATGAACCGTGGCAAATTGGTTGCACAAGGTTCCCATGCTGTACAGAAAGCTGTTAATGATTACAAAACCCACGATTGGACTCAAGAGTGGGAAGGTGGTATCTTCACTAAGATAGTATGTAGAGTAGAGAGCCTTGATGAAATGAACGAGCTGTACAGACAGGCACGTGATGCAAACATACCGTGCTCGTACATAATTGATGCTGGTCGTACAGCATTCAACGGAGTAGAGACTCCAACATGCATTGCTATCGGCCCTGCGCCAGTACATGTGTTAAAACCTATTACAGGTAATCTGCGCCTATACGCGTAGGAAAGGAACCATGAAAAACTATACAATATCAATGACACTTCCTTTGAATGTCATTCACACGTTAATGTTCATTATCAACGAGCCTCCCAGATAGGCGGTTAAATTCAGACTCCAAAACAAACAGTTTTGGGGTCGCATGCACCGGTAGCTCAGTTGGTAGAGCAGGGGATTCTTAATCCCAAGGTCGCAGGTTCGATCCCTGCCCGGTGTACAAATGTGGAAATGCCGGTATTAATCCGGACAAGCTAAGCCCTCTGTACTAGTCGGGTTGATCACCGCATCATAGCTTAGTTCATCGTCTAAAATAGAAGACGCCACAAACTATTGGAAGATACAGACAAGCTGTTGGTAGAGCACCGGAGGTGGAAGCCTGGTGTGGGAGATATCCTAACATATCAACATAACAGCTAATTCTGGCGTTGAGGTCACTACGCTGTCGACATAAAGTACACCTCATAGTGGGCTAATCCTAAGTCGTCCACCCTATTATTTAAAAGGAGAAACACAATGAAATTGACACGTAAACAAAAGCACATTATCTTTTGGATAGCAGGTATTGCTATCTGGGCCGTTATTGTAATTCAAATGAGCCACATGGGTGGACACGTAGCGTGTACCCATGCGTAAAGTATTAGTAGCTAAAGATCTGCTACCACTTCCACAACAGGAAGATGAACTCTTTCGGTTTGGATTAGGGTTAGCAATCAATTATAGTAACAAGTTAGATACACGCTGGAAGCATTACTGTGAAGACTGTGTTTTCACTGGTATCTGGAAAGAATATGATCTGTACACCTGTGATGAAGGTAATCGCATTACTGTGCTAGCACGTTATGGCGACGAAGATTGTCAATTCAAAAGTGGCATACATGCCATTCATGGAGAAAAAGCTTTAGAGATGAGTCTCGTAGCTGCCATGTCTTTAGGCTTATTAAGCTTTAATGACATAGAAGACGGCCATCGTTGGATGATAATGAATTTTATCATTCGTAACGTACGTCCTTACTTAGTACAAGAGATGCTGGAGGTGTCGAATGCCTACTAAATTTCCATTTACATCCGAAGGGTGTAATAAAGCAACTGCCTATTTAAAGAAGCATAGTATTCCTGTGTACAATCAATTGGACGGCTGGGGTATTGTTGGCAAAGCCAACACCCATGCAGGGGAACCTATCCAAGGATTTATTGGAGCATTTGAGTTCTTATCTAATTTCTACAAGTCATCGTTTGTATACGATAGTCGTACTTGGAGGACAGTGGAGCATGCTTACCAAGCTTTTAAAAGCGAAGATCATGATGTACAAGAAGGCATCCGAGAGCTGCTTAGTCCTGGTAAAGCTAAACGTGCCGGGAAAGAAGTAGTGATGCGTGATGACTTCGAAGAACACAAAGATCATCTTATGTGGATGCTTGTATTTCAGAAGTTTAGTCAAAATAAAGCGTTACGTACTGCACTCCTAGATACAGGAGAATGTGAGATCATAGAAGTTAACGACTGGCATGATCAATACTGGGGTGCCTGTTATTGTACACTTTGTGAAGACTTTGATAAGCCAAATCAAAACCGATTGGGCATGACGCTCATGAATGTAAGGAAGGCCTTTCAAGATGAAACTTTGCAATAGTTGTAATGCTGGTGTAATGGAAGAGAAGGATGTAATAGACTTTGCTGTACAACTCTTCGATGCAGGTGTCAATTTTATTGTACCTGTCGCTCATGTAAGTATATGTAATCATTGTGATGAATATGTATTCGATACTGATGAAATTGAACGATGGGAAGCGCTATACATAGATAATCAGAAGCGTATGCTCAAGAGTATCAAATGGAATGAAGAGGCTCGCAACTGGGTACCATTTGACGGTGCTAATTATCTTAAGATGCATTATGATCTGAAGTTACCTGATAGTACTATAATCGAGCAATGCTGGATTAACGCAGGTAAGATACACGATCATAAGCATAATACAGAATATACCGGCCACGCTGGTGTTCATATTGCTGTATCAATATACCATCCTATCGAAGATAACTGTCGTCAAGACATTTATGGTATGGATGATTTAGCCGAGCTAGTAGAATTCGGACAGATCTCGTTATCCAAACTGGATGTAAATTCAACTGTAAGTATAGCGGAAGCCATTATGGCTAACCAGAACCTGGAGATGTATGCCAAGTCACAACATTAGAATCATCTTAGATCAAGACTCCTACTTCACACAGAGGCAGGTGAAAGGTATATTCACTGATCATACTGATGGTGTACCGTTGAAGATCGCAGGACGTCCTGGTTTAGATTATTACCGTAAAGGTAAGGCACCAAAGGATGCCGTCAATTCCATTATCAAAGCCCTCACTAAGTTGGGGCACAAAGTCTTGTACTTCGAATACGAAGAAGGGATTGATAAAGAGAAGACAATCGTGCGTATGCAAATGGTCGAAGGCGCCTGGGCTACAGTGCCTGACCATCCCAAAAGAGCAGTAGCTCCTGTGGTAATACCCGATTCCGACGATATTGAAATTGTTGAAGAGGACTCCGATGAAGACTCTAAATAAACCTGATTTAATCAGATTGATTAATGATGCTCAATCTTTTAAGTACTCTGATAGGCAATTGGCATTCCTTCTTATGGACAGTCTTATTAAAGTACTGGATGTAAGTGTAATCCTTGGTAAAATCATGGATACAGAACGAGCCAAAGCTAAGAAGAAGGAACAACTTCTATATCAAGGTATGGACTGTGCATCACAGATGCTAGGTACTATTACACAAGATTTAACGGAGAATCGAACTTCTCATAAAGCTAAGAACAGTGTACGCTTGTTTCTAGAAGAGAATCTCTCATGGGCGACGTACATGTTTCATGCACTAAACCCTAAGGGACATGCACGTAATGACCACGTTGTTGGTAAGTACATGTTTGCTTGGTTTGTACGTTCTCTTAAAGCTAAAGAACGTAGTCCTGATTGGGAAGAAAGCGTCGGTGTCAAGGATTACCTGGATTTGGTAATCAAGGAGAATCCTGATAAAATAGACGTAGAAGAAAATGGGTAACACCTGGTACACCTCTGATCTACATTTAGGGCATGCCCGTTGTGCTGTACAATTCCGACGAGGAATCTCTAGTGCAATGTACGACACTATCAGTGAAGAACGACGTGGTAGGATAATTGCTCTGCATGACGAAGAGATCATGGATATACTAGCTATGCATATGCGTTCAAAGAAGGATGTCCTAGTTCTTGTAGGAGATCTAGCATTAAACGCCGAGCACGGCTGTGCTCTCATTCGAAAGCTTCCGGGCTTTAAACATCTTATCCTGGGCAATCATGAACATCATGATATGCGCAGGTACATCGACACCTTCAACCATATTAGTCCTGGTATGCGTAAGAAGGACTTTACCTTTACTCATATACCACTACATCCTGAGGAACTAGGTGCACGTGCTACTATAGGTAGAGTAAATGTACATGGCCACCGTCACAACAGTGACATACCATGGTCACCCGAAGGCCCTTATTTCAACTTATGTTGGGATAGGTGGAAGAATCCATTATCAATAGAATCTATTGAGCATTTCTACGCCAAATAAGTAGAAGGAGATACAGATGAAAACGATTAGTTTAATCATCCTAGCTATGCTAATGATGAGTTGTACAGAATTTAAGACAATGGAAATGAAGTTTACGGACTTAACACCTTCTATTATTGTGATGTCCGCATCTCCTGTAGACAGTTCTGGATTCAGCAGTGTTGTAATAACAGATGCTAAAAATACTAGGTTAATTATCTCTAGTGGCTTTTACTTATCAACTAGTTTGGCATCTGTATACGGTGCCGGGGACACTCTTCCGTACTTTAAATGATTGATACAATTATGGTAGGCAATACAGTCAAGTTGACTGGAATTAGCCGGCACGGTAAGAACCGTGTAAATGAAAACGGCACTATGTGGGTTGTCATGAGATTTCGTGATAAAGTACACTTCACTAGTGAACCAGGTCCCTGGATCAATCTGCATGCAGTAGATTCAGATGACTTCCGATGGGTACGCCTAGAGGGAGATAAGAACTTTGACGTCGAGGTTATTAATGACTGAGTTTCATATTCGTAATGAAGAGATGGATGCGTCTGCAATCATGTCAGCACCTCCTGGCTCATCAGATGCTAAGCTACTTAAAATGCTTGGTACACATTTACCAATGAGTATCATAGCTATTGAAGATCCTATAGTAGGTAAACTCGTTAAGGGTTTACATTATCCAGTTCAGTGCTTGCATATTGTACATGATCATACTGCATACAGAGTTGCTATTCATTATACCAAGAGGATTACTATTAATCTAATTGGTATTAAGGATCAGTACATAGAAGACATAGACTTTGCTGCTATCAATATGATATCTGCAGTCTTAGATTTCGTGAACATACCTCATAATGCTGTGAACCGAGAAGTAGTTGTCTGGATTACAGATGGTACCATTCATAGCTTTAAGCCTATGATAGTAGACATTGCCTATCTTGGAATGAACCGTAAGTTAGCTAGTATAACCGACATGCCTATGTGTTCTTTAGAAGACATTGGCGTAGTAGCCACTCCTATGCATTATTTGCAGGAGTTTGGGTGTTTACCTTCTGCTGGGTTACCAAGCAACACTTTAGGCGCTTAATACGGAATGCATACATAGTATAGGTATTCGCATCTTTATGCGCTGTATGTGTAAATCTTATGAGTAGAGCAGGGCTGCCAGAGCCTGACCCAGCTCACTACTGTAAAGTAGAGGCGCCGGTCGGGGCTGTGTTGAAGACTACAGCGACGCTGAGCTTGATAACAGAGTAGTGAGACAAAAATCTTTGTACAAACTATTAAGGAAAGTTAAAAATGGTGACTAAGAAACCAATCCCTACCTCTGGGTATATTATGCTGAGAGGCATCAAAGATGGTAATAAGTTCTATTGTCATTATTCTCCTAATGACAAAGATCCTACTAAATTGTGTACCGGTGAAGTCGTTTATGAAATCACAGGGTATGCTGAAACAATTGAAGAATGCCAAATAACATTATATGGAAGGTATAACGCTAATGTGTATATGCGGTGGAGTAATTGAAGTAACTGTAATAGGCATGGTAATTGCCTGGCTATTACGTCCGTTTAAGAAGAAACATAAGTATGAACCAGTTGATAAGGAATCTGATGAATAATACACAAATAGGTCATCTGACCTGTGCCTTAGCATATACCGAAAAGGCTATTCGTAAAACAAATGTATTTGATGATGTATTGTCCCCTCTTCAAAAGGCTGCAAGCGTTTTAGGGTTAATTGGAATAGTGGAAAAGATAGGTTCTGCACGTTTACAAAATAGTGAATTCCATACAGATATGCGGATAGTCTTACAGCATTTGCAAAACATTAAAAGGGCTGAAGACGAGTCCAAGAAATTGACCTTATAATGAAACGTATTATAATGGCACTAACGTGTCTAGTTATGTTGAATTCTATCTTCGGACAAAAGCATTTAAGTACTAGAGAAGTGACTAGACTCTCCAACGAAGAGAAGACACTGTACACTATACTAAAGCCTTATATGACGGGACCTCGAACAGATTCTGGAACATATCTAGCTGTAGCCAAATACTTGCTTCCTTTTATGGAAGTTGGGTACGGTGCTAACAACATAGCATATCTGATAGGCAAGCCTGGCAAAACAGATATGCGAGATTGTGGAACAAAAGCTAAAGAAACCTGGGTATGTACAACATGGACATACATCTGGCAAACTAATGAAGGAGTAATTACATTGAAAATGCTATTCTCTAAAGATGCTAATGATTCTAATTGGTATCTAGAAAAGTGGGCACTCTTTGAATAAAGATCTCGACACCAAAAGTAGAATGGAATATCTCATAATTCTCCTCGTATTAAGCTGTGTCACATTCTGGTTAGCTATGTATTTTCCTGGTTCTATAGGAAGACTAGTTGTTATGGCATTCTTTGGGATGCTAGCTAGTTTTGCATATCGTAAACAAGACAATTTAAAACACTGGAGGTATACAGGTGTTCTTAACCTTAAAGTATTATTATCAGATCAGCCTGAGCTGGATGACCATGAGAAAGTGATGAACGACTAATGAGTATCTCTGTACAAGCAAATGTAATGGTAGAACAGCAGGACGCGGACTGGGCCATGTCTGTTATAGAAAGTGGCCAAGACAAAACTGGATTGCTTTCGCGCTTGATGCGGAGTGTACAACTATGTGTTCAAGTGCAAAGTGTTACTAAAGGCGGGCAAGTTATTCAACTGTTCGCTGTGCATCCGAAAGTTCTTGATGCTTAAAGAACCTATAAGAATCCTCTTTGTTTGCTTGCAAGGAAAGATTCGCTCGCGCACCGCTGCAGAGCTGGTTAACCTGGAGTATCCTGGTTACGAAGGTCGCTATGGGGGTACTGATAAAAACGCCCTCAACCCTGTTACAGTCATAGACTTGTACTGGGCTGATGTGGTTGTCGTAATGAAGGATGATATACGACGTGCTTTGCAAAAGAAATTCCCCAGTATGAGGAATAACCGAAAGTATAAGGGACCTAGTGTTCCTTTACGAACCTGGGATATCTGGGATGTGTATAATCACAACGAAGGTAACTTGGTTAATAAATTGAGAGAATATATGAATGGTCTTACCGTTCAGTCAGGAATACAGAATGCACGATGAACAATTAGATGCGTTAAATACAGAAGAAATCACGTTGGCTACTGCTGTAGAGAAAGCTGATATAGTACTAAACACTGAGGACTTTGATCCAACAGATTCTATCATTGTAGATGGAGAGATCCATGATGTCGAAGAGCTACTTGAAGAATCCGAAGAATTGGAAGATGCTAAAGTCGTAGAACAGGCGGATGTTAACTATCCTGCCGGTGATGAGAAAGAGCCTACTCTACGGGAGAAGGTTGCTCAGATTATCAAAGGCGTTATGTTACATGGCGTTAAGAAGGGTTGGCATCCTGAGGATCTCATTAACTATGGTGTTGATTTAGCCCAACAAGGGTATAAACCTCAGCAAATACGTAAATCTATCTTGGATCTGAAGGCTGTGCAGTATTATGCTCAGAAGAAGACCAAAGTTACCACACAACGTACGAAGCGTAACAAAAAGAAGAAAGCTTCTAAGAAGTCGAAACGTAAAAACAGATGAATGATTTGCTCAAGCCTATTGATGGCGCACGAGAGTATGCTAGCGAGACAGTTGTTGGGCCGTTCACTCTAGTCTCAGGGCGCCCATCTGTACGGGTACAAGGGTATGAGCAGACTTTAAAGGCCATGCCTGTAGCTACAGAAGATGGTAATGAACACGAAGTAGTTGTTTGGAAGGAGAATGTTCCTACAGGCAAACTCCCGTACGTAGGAATCATGCCTAAAACTTCAGTTATGCTCCTTGATGGAGCACGGGCTGCTATTACTTTCAAAGTAGACAACAAACAGCTATTTGCTGTACGAAGTCTATTTGGAAACAAATGGTACAACCCTGTTGAAGACGCTTGGACTTCTCTTGAGGAGTTAAGCGCTGTTACAGTAGGGCTTGCTCATGAAACATCATTTCGTGGTAATAAGATAGCTCTTTTTGAGAATAATAAACGAGCTAGAGAGATAGATGGTAAAATCCTGTACATCTGGCACTCTTACGTAGTGTCAAACTCAATGCAATTCCTACCTGAAGTACACCTTACGTATGATGAAGCCTGGGAAGTCATAAAGGAAGGTAAAATATAATGAAGTTTATCGCAGGGATGATACCCACACATGGGTTAATCCCAAGAACGTATATTAATGTTAATATGTTAGAGCTTGAGGTAGTTCCCTCTAAAAAGCCTAACGACGACCGGTGGTTTATATACACAGTCGGCAAAGGACGTAAGCAATTTAGTTTAATTATATTAAACTCTGAGTACCAAGCAGAGCGTTATGTTCACTTTCTAATTGATTACATAGCTCAGCAAAGTACAAACTATGTGTTATACACTGCTGATATCAATCAAGCATTCCGAAAGTACGCACTGCCTGTAGCTATACAGAAGGAGAAGGATAATGCGCTATTACTATGATTCAATAAGGGAGCCTTTCATATCTGAGTATTGGATAAATCTTAAGACTGTAGAGGAAGATACGTTCAACGAGCAGATGATACATTCAATAGGCTACAGATACAAAGAAGCTGTTAAGTGGCAAAAAGATATGTACTGGAATGTACCTAAGAAGTTTATTCCGGATTTGATTATATCAAATGTTGCATTCCTTATGGCACGTGATCAAGATGAACTTGAGCAAGGGATAACTGCTACTCATAGGATAGACACACTGCTTAGTCGTATAGCCTATCCAGGATATGATATTGCTTTAATTAGTAAAAGAGGGTTTCGTCCTGATATGATAGACGCTTTGGTTAAGAGGCATGATGCTGATCCTGAATTCAAGTATAAGTTATACAATGGTAAGGTGTATCCTACACGTGGGCTACCGGATGATGTACGTTGCTACTTCGATCAACATGGTAATTTCACTCCTGATAGATTTAATGCTAGGATGAAGTCATTAACTACGCGTCGTAAGACTCTTAATATTAACAAAGAAGCCGAACGTCTTGAGAAAAGACATCAATTGAATGAAGAAAAAGCTGAGAGAAATAATCCTACTGCTAGTAATATACTGAGGCTGCTAAACCCTGTGTTTAGGGATCTTCGTGGTATTACAGATCAAATACCACGTTTAGCTATATTAAGCTTTACAAATTCTTTAGGAGTTACTGGTGTAAATGTTAACACCTGCGGGTACCGTGCTAGTCACTATGCGGGATATCAAACTATTATAGATACGCTTCTTAGTGTTAATAATAAATTTACAAAACAGATATCTACATGGAAAAGGGATAGATACCGTACCATGGGAGATTTCAAAAACGCAATGCGTGCTTACTTAATATTTAAACGGAATAAGCCTATGAAAAAGGCTTTCGCTAAAGAGAATCCTTCCGTTTATCAATGGTTAGAGAAGGAACGCCTAATCTACCTAAAGGTCAAGGAGACCAAATGATAGAAAAAGACAAAAACAAGAAGAATGCCATAGTACCTATGGGAAGTCTTCAGGCTATGCTTAACGCTGATAAAACTGTAGTAACTAAAGATGAAATCTTTAATGTCATTATGGTCGAACAAGAGCATAAGCTTAAAGAGGCTATGGCAGGGAAGCGTACAGCTATCAGGGATCTCAAATCACTTCGTGAAGAAGCGATTATGGAACTCAATGCTGGTACAATCAAAGCTGTAGAAAGTAAGATACCTGAACATGCTGGAGTTCACAAGTCAGTACAGGCAATCTTTTCAGTCCCTGATCTGGATAAAGATGAACATGAGTTCTCTTATAAAGTTACTATCTCATCTACTAAGAAATTGATAGATGCAGTCAGTAATACATATAGGATTTCTAACGGTCATATCAATTCCGAGGTATCACGTAAACTCAGAGAATTGGAAGAACACAAAGAGTTGTACTTTATCTTTAAGACAAAGTATCAGCCTCTTAATCTTGCACTCATCGGACAGACTACTGCTAAGGTTCCTAAGAAGCTACTCAAGCTTGTTGAGGAAATTACTTCTCTCGATGAACAAACCGAAGAGACCATAGCGGATATCAGCTTACTCCAGCGTCAACTCCAAGAGATGCCAGCATTAGAACGTGCCGCTCGTGCCAAGTTCACTGCTCTCGCATTGGAAGGTACCGACAATGGTCGTGCTATTCTTGATGAACTGCGTAATAGTACAGAGATGAAATCGGTTCTGGCGATCGCTGCAGGTCAGCACTAAGATTCACCTAGTTGTACCCTACGCCCTGCTTTTGCCGGGTGTAGGGATTTCTTTAAGCTAATCATAATAGGAGGCTATATGTCAATATTATCTCAAGATCATGTATTAAGAAATAAAGACGAGTTATTACTTATTAGAGATAAAAGTATTAATATGTATGAAATGTCAAAAACAATTGGGGTAACCCGTAAAACATTACGTCATTATTTACTTATGCATAATATTTCCAGACCTACTCCTGTTATACCAAATACTATATTGCGTCAAGATAAGAACTGGTTTTTGAAGCGTATTGCAGAAAATGCCACGAAAAGGGATCTGCAAAAAGAATTACAATGCGGGCAATTTGCGTTGGAAAGTTTACTTAAACAACATCGCATTAAATGGCCACGTACAAAGGCTTATAGACTAGATGAGGCTATAAAGGATAGTGTATTATATGCTTTAGATAAAAGTAAATACGCTTTAGATATTCAATATAAAAAGCATCCTCCTATTTATCGAGATAATCGTACGTCTAACCTTTTTATATATGAGGAGCGTGGAAAAAAGCCTACTCGTAGATTTATCAAAAAAGGGCCTAAGTGCCTAGCTTGTAATAGACGTAGATTGTTTTGTACAGAACGTGCACATATTAAAAAACGATTAAATAGGGAACAATTCTGTAAAGAGTGTCGTCAAGATATTCTGGTACAAATAGAACCAACAGTCTTGCCTAAAGACACTGAGGTGACCGTTGATCGTTCTTGGAAAAATGGACCTTATCAACGTAAAGATCAACCTGCTGTTATAGGTTATCTATGTAAACATCCTAGTACTGTTGGTATAATATTCAGAGAGGTAAAATTAACAAAATGCCTCATATGTAATCGTGATATCCTCATTAAAAAGACAAGAGTACTTTATGCTTGTCAACAACATTTAGCGACTATACGTACAATATCTGCTCCACTTAGTGAAGAGAAGCGTATGTACACATGGTATCAAAAAAGACATATTGCTATAAATGAGGTCATGTCACAGCTTGAAAAGGTATTAACGCCTACAGCTACAGGATCTCGTGTAATATCTTTACCTTCTGTATCTGCCGAATCAGAGCGTTTACGTATTATGGAATACTTTCCAAATGCTAAACAGATTGACTGGTATGAGCTAGATAAAAAGAAATATGCAATTATAGAGACGATGGCAATTCAAAGTAATATGATTGCAGGTAATCGTCGAACTTTTAAAGCCATACATGCTAATGTGTTTAAGGCTGTTGTTAATAAAGATTTACTCTTTGCAAGCCTAGATTTAACTCAGATAATGCGTCCTGAATTGTTTCGTAGTATAAGTAAATTATTACTAAAAGGGGTACCCCAAAAAGGTACTGCAGGCTTTCTAATTAATGTTAATAGTAGAAATGCATTAGGTATAACAAAAGAGAAATCTGATCAGATGTGGGATGCTTATCTAATTCATCTTAATAATGAATTAGGATTATCAACACGTGCTGTTGTGAATCGACTTAGTTATCCCACTAAGGGAAACTCCCCTGGTAATTATATGTATTTGTATGGAGCTGTTGTAGAAAGGAAAGTTACATAATGAGTAAACTAAAGTCCTTTGTAACACATCTAGCTAAGCTAGATATAAAAGTTGAACTCGTAGGTAATTATCCATGGATTTATCTTGATAAGATCAATGGAGTAAAGGTTACTGAGAAGTTCCGTGGTAATCATGGATTTACTATTGCATTCGAACCTGTTAAGATCGGCAAGGAGCTTCATTTAACTAATATCCCAGAGATCTTTAAGTTAATTCGTAAGTATGTAGAAAAGGAAACGGATCATGTACAAGTGTAAACCAGAGGGCGGAGTCCCTGTGTACAGTTACATACCAAAGCTTGATTATCTTGCAGAGCCTGATATGATGATTCAAATCGAGAATGCTTCAAAACTACCATTTGTATTTCATCATGTGGCATTAATGCCTGATGGGCATGTCGGTTATGGTGTTCCCATAGGTTCAGTACTCGCTTTAGACGGTGCTGTATCACCGTTTTCTGAATAAGATATCCAGAACAACGCTACGAGCGTGCTGGTTTCGCTGAGGAAATGATTAAAAAGCTTAAAAGGTAATACTAATGGAAAAGATAGGTAAACGTTTAAAGACCCTTCGTGGTAATCTTCTTTATATGGAATCCGGCCACAACGATAGTGGTACCACAAAACGTATTGTTACTGCTATACAAAATGGTACAGGTAATTCTATTGGTATGGTCGTTGAGCACCTGAAAGTTGTTTATCAACAAGAAGAACGTGTTTGGGATACTCTTAAAGGAGAGTACTATGAAGGAAAGCGTAAGCTAGATCTTTATTACCCAGATATGGATATGGTACGCACTCTAGAGGAGACTGTACGTAAACTTAGTCCTATGGGATTGTATTATACCAATAAGAAACAAGAAACGACTCGTATTCAAGAGGCTTTAGGTACACATACGCCGAAAACGTTTAGTAACGAGCTATCTATAGCACATCGTTTGCATAGATCCGCTTTCAAAAGCGACTATAAGTTTTTGAGATACTTTTGCCGTGGCAGTGTCTGTGGTAAATATAACGTAATTCCCGTGCCTAGTACTAAGTTCGGTAATTTACCATTATTACAATACCCTGCTGGTAGTTTTGTATGGTATTTACCATTCATGAAATCTAGCAAGCAAAACCCTAAGCGTGATAACGGAACGGGTTGGAGTGGTAATACACAAAGTTATGTGGCACATAGAGTTTATACTAATGTACGACGAGGTGAGCACTATATTGTTCCTATAAAGATTATTGAAGAGAAGAACTACGGAAGTGACCCCGGCACTTATGCAATTACTGGTATAGTTATTCAAGAAGATTTAGTACAAGGTCCTTACTCAATATTTGGTACTACTAACGAACCACCTATGCAACGCATGCTTAGTCTGTTCTTAGACTGCATGTATGAGAATATGGGAGTGTATCCTAAAGAAAACAAGTGGGGAAACTTTGAGATTCCGAATCATGAGGCTATCAAAGACCCATCTGGTGTTTATAACGAAGTTGCCGGTACCCTCTTTCAGCAGTATTACGCTGATGCATTGCACAATGGTATTAATATTGAGGGCGATAACCCCACTTTACCGCGTAGATTTATCCACAGGTTCCTGAATAAGAACTTCAAGTCATTATTCACAGCTGTAGGTATTAATGTTATGCAACAGATATATGCTAATAGTCCTGACAAGGTACAGATAGATAAAGCTTTGTGGAAGAGTTGGACACCTGGCAGTAAGCGTGTTAAAGTTAGGAAACAGTATGAAAACCAACGTGAACAGCATAAAACTATCCCGTATGCGGGATATGACGCTAAATGCATAGTAGGAACACTGGGCATTGCTATGCACTTCGGGCTAAAGCAATTTAATAGTAAATTGTACGAAGAATATGCTTTGCAAATGTCTGCTGAAACACTTCTTCCTGAATTTACTGAAGTCATGTATAAACTTGACGAAAGTACGGTAAAAGGGACTACGACGAGGACTAACGAGCCAGTGGCAATTAATACAGTAGAGGCGGATTACGAAAATGACATTCAACCATTTTAGCTATAATGCAATAAGTGAACTTACTTTAGCAGATCCTTGGGGATTGTTAGTACGTTCAAAACATAGGCAACAAAAACGTATAGCTACTCTACGAAAACGTATGAACGGGGTAAATCTGGATAGACTATCTTATATTATGATTAATAGAAGTATAAGACGTCAAGAGTTTACCGCTGTAGGCGCGGTTAATGCCAATAATAATCTTATTGATTTGTTAATTAAACATCCTGATACTGCACAACATCGTGCTATTTTAGCTGTATCACAGATTCTTCCAGAATTGTTTGATCAGGTAACTTTCACCATTGGTAGTTTACGTAAGTCAATTACCCGCGGACAACGTAGGTACGGGTCCAAAGGCTATGGAATGAATATGTGGAGTGATATTATCACCCATATTAAAGATGCCAGAGATATGCATATTCAATTTGATGAAGTAATCGATGATCCTGATTTAGTAAATCCACTAGAACCTGCTCTTATTGCAGAATTAACTAAGCTTCGTGCTAAGTTCAATACTGCACAATCCATTGCTAATCTCTTTGATATTGCAGATAGATTACATGAGATATCTTATGCAATTGACCCTAAAATGGCTAATAAAGCCTTTCATTATATGACACCTGCGCCTAAGCGGATGCGGAATAAGGTCAGCGTTAATGAATGGATTACAAATACACATGATATGATCAAGTATGGAAGTTTATTCCATCATTGTCTTGGTTCTTATGTTAATCATTATGAATCATTAGAATGGTTTGTACGCCATGGATCCGCAATTGGGCAAGTAGTGTATGATAACAATTCTAAGCAATTTACTGTAAATCAATGCTTTGGTCCTTATGACCGGCATACTACAGAATCTAAAGCCCTGAAAAGGCGCTTAGAGGGATTAAATACACTTGGCTATACTCTAGAAACATTGAGTGATGATATCAAGAAATGTCAAAAGTTCCCTAATTGGGAAGGCAAAGAGTGTCTATTTGGCGGAAAGAATGAAGCTGAAGGTCCATTCGACGAGATGGAAGAAGCTCCGTTCTAATATTAAACTGGAGATACAAATGACTCAAGTAAATTGGAACAGTATTGAAGATGAGCTTTATTTAACAATGCTCAATGATGGTATTATTGTTGAACCTGTTCCGGAAAAGCTGAATGAAGAATCCCGAAAGCTGGCTACTCTACGTATAATCAAATCAATCGAACCTATTGAAGGTGCTGATTTTATTGAGATTGCGAAGGTAGACGGTTGGCAATGTATTGTTAAAAAGGGAGAGTTCGAAGTAGGACATTTGGCCGTATACTTTGAAATCGATTCCTTCTTACCTATTGAAGAGAAATACGAGTTCTTACGTAAGTCAAGTTACAAGAAGACTACTGATGGTACCGAAGGCTTTCGTCTTCGTACAATGAAAATGCGTAAGCAACTCAGTCAAGGACTACTCCTGCCTGTTGGTCTATTCCTCGGAATGATTAATAGAGTTATGGGTATTGATCCTGGCATTGAAGGGGTAGTGTACAACAAAGCTGACGTTGTCGGCGAAGATGTTACTTCTATTCTCAATGTTACTAAATGGGATCCACCAATACCCGCCAATCTTGGGGGTAAAGTAGAAGGGCGTAAGCCTCACTTCTTTCCCAAGACTGACGAAGAGCGTATTCAGAATCTTCCTAAGATATTGAATACAGTTCCTGGCAGTGCTACGGATTTACAATACGAAGCTACTGAAAAGATAGATGGTACTAGTTTATCATTCTATCGTTTCAATGGCGAAATGGGAGTATGCAGTCGTAACTACGAAATCTCTCCTGAAGTTGATAATGCCTATACAAAAGCCGCGAAGAAGTATAAGCTAGCTGCTATTGTAAAAGACCTTGCTTTAAACAGCGAGCTCAGCGCAGACATAGCTATTCAAGGTGAATTAGCAGGTCAAGGTATTCAAAGTAATCCTCTTGGTCTTGAAGAACAAGAGTTGTTTCTATTTAACGTGTATCTTATTGCCGAAGGTCGGTACTGCACTCCTAAAGAACGTGATGCTTACTTCTCTTTCTTTGCTAAGAGTGCGGAAGCACTTGGTGCTCCTATGATGCGAAGAGTTCCGTCTTTGTACGGTGTACTTCAGCGTCCTGTCCTTATGTCAATGGATGAAATCCTACAGGCTGTACAAATCAAGTCTACGATCAATCCAAAGGTATGGGCCGAAGGCGTAGTATTCAAATGCGAAGACGTTGTGCATAACAATGTAATGAGCTTTAAGGCTATCAGTAATAGATACTTACTGAAACACGGTGATTAGTTGCAAACCAGGACATTAATAGGTTATAGTAATGATCTTAGAACCACATTAGATCATATAATTACTACTAGACAGAGTTGTGCACCTTTTTTAACAGAAGTTCAATTAGGTAATGGTGAACATGAATCTGACATTAGTCCTTTATTTACAGAGGATATGATAGGATATGTTGTGGAAGACATGGATCCTCCTGTTTTCTTGAAGGTGAAGATAACTGTAGAAATGTCCGAAGTTAAAGGTGTTTATAACCCAGATTCCGGCCTATTAGGTGGCTGGGATATTATAGAAATGGAATAAGAATTATGGCTGAATGGTGTAAACAATGTTCTGATGGAATGTTTGGTGAAGACCGTCCAGATTATCCTACATTTGACGAAGTTGCTAAACCCGGATACGGATACGATTGTCTATGTGAAGGCTGCGGACCTACTGCAGTTAACGAAAAGGGTGAATGTATTTATCCCAGTTGCTCTAAGCACGGTGATAATCCAGAACCTGAACTTTCTGATGAGTTACCTCAGTTCTTTAAAGACTAGGGGTATACGGAAGAGAATATTCAGCCGTAGGGGCATTTCCAATGCAAATTACATGTTGGTACAGATGGAACGGTGAAACCGCGCGTTGGGACTATAATCATTATGGGACTGGTATTCATACTACCGATCCTATTGCGGTATCCACGCGACAAAAGCAGGTATGGCCAAGCCGTTCATGGGCATGGGCTATAGCTGAGTTGAAAAACTATGTTGTTATAAACGAACAATCCCTTGAACATAACCAGAGCAGGAGGCTCAAATGAAGTATTCATTAACAGAAAATGGTGCATCCCAGCTCGTTTCGAGTGGGTTTGCCACTTTAAATCTCTTTTCCCGTATAGGGGCTATGAGACAAGCAAATGCTAGCGCTATTATATCGGAATTTATCCGTGCATTTAACGAAAACCCAAAGGTAGCTACTCAAATAGCTTATTGGGCTCGTGCCGCACGTGATGGCGCAGGGGAACGGCGCGTATTTCATACAATCCTTCAGTTCCTATGCACTGTACAACCGGACTTCGTAGCCAGCAATGCTAAGATGCTGGCTGGAATAGGTTACTGGAAAGATTTAGTACCTTACTTCCATATTGACGGAGTATTGGCCACATTCAAAGATGCTGTACAGAGTAAAGATGCTCTTGCATGTAAATGGGCACCTCGTAAAGGTGAACCTGCTAAGCAATTGAAGCAAGCCCTGGACATGACATGGTCACAGTACAGACATTTCCTCAAAGAACACAGTGCCACTGTTGAACAACAGATGGCTGCTAAGAAGTTCTCGGAAATTAAGTATTCTAGTGTACCTGGCGCAGCATTGCGTAAGTACAAGAAGTCCTATGGTAAACAGGATGGTGAACGCTTCGAAGAGTGGAAGAATGACAAGACTCAAAAGGCCTCTGTCAGTTCCTCTTATCCTCATGATATTTATACACTTGTGTGTGGAAATGGATATGGGATTGGTTCTGATGAAGCTCTTGGTGAAAAGCAATGGGCTAGTCTTCCTAATTACATGGAAGAAGGCGAACGCGTTCTGCCTATGTGTGATGTGTCTGGAAGTATGATGACACCTGCAGCCAAGGACGTCAGTGCCATGCAAGTGTGTATATCCTTAGGGTTATACGTAGCTGAACGTGGCATCGGTCCGTACAAAGATGCTATTCTTACTTTTAGTGGTAATCCTTCATTCGTTCGTGTGAATGATAAGATGAGTCTAAGAGATAAGTTTAGGCTTATCCATAGATCCAATTGGGATAGGAATACAGACTTTGCTAAGGCATATCGCCTTATTCTGGACACTGCTAAAACCTTTCAGTTGAGTCGGGAACAGATGCCAACAATGTTGCTGGTATTATCCGATATGCAATTTGATAGTTGTGTACGTAATGGCAGTCAATCGGCACTCGAGAATCTCCGTCAAGAGTTCTTTGAGGCCGGTTATGTTATGCCAAAGGTTGTCTTCTGGAATCTATGTGCAAGTGACGCGATGGGCGTGCCTGCTACGCATGATGATAAGGAAGTTGCATTAGTATCTGGGTTTAATCCTGTACTGATGAAAGCCCTGTTGAATGGTGAAGACTTTACTCCTGTCGGAATCATGGAGAAAGCTCTAGAGCCTATAGTGTTAGATTATACGCATCTGACGGCCAATGGTATTGCCATTGAGTTAAGTTCAGAGGCACCTGGAATTCTAGACTAATTGGGATACTCCAATATTAACCCTACAGCAACCAACTAATGCAATCGGAGCCGTCGGCCACAGGTTCAAATCCTGTCTCCTGTCGTAGTACAGGTGTAGCTCAGTCTGGTAGAGCAACGTAATAGATGTCTTGGGGTTACCGCAAGGTTCGATAGACATCACTTTTAAAGAGGAGGTGACATGGTACAACGGCTGTTTGTAACAGAACATCCACCATCTGAAGCACCACGAAGTAGGTCAGACGATGCAGTAGTCAATGCTCAAGAGAGTTTTGCTAATCAATCTGCCCAGGAACGTATTGAAGCATATCAAGACGAATTCGAAGTCATAGAGTGCTTTCAGTCCCTCACGGACAAAGAAGCTATAGCAATTGTCGAAGTATTAGATAATCACTATGCTGAGGATATGAATGAGAAGATAGCCGAGAAAACGGCTGAGGCTCATTACCATAGAATTATGGATCCGGAGGACTATCCAGGAGCAGAGAGATGATTATTGAATCACCTGTCATACTGGATAACGTATGCTTAGACAATGCCTGTACTTTTTACATTGAGTGGGAGTACTCATTTGATGAGGAAGAAATGCCGGTTAAGTGTACATCTTGTACCCAAATGGGAGAATCTCACGCTATCAAAGCTTACCCTGATACCTGTACGTATATTGACGCTGTGAAGGAATACATTGCAGAACGAGAGGATGAGAGGGAGCAGCCGGTATCTTATGAAGATGATGATGATGAAATGCCCTTCTGATAAGAATTATTCTGTGGACTAAATGGGCTGACATAACTATTGGTGTCCGTTTAAAAAGGTTCTTTGACAATTTGGGCAAATATTAGGGTGACGAGCCCTAAACAAATCAACCTTACAGCAATCATAACTAATGATAAAGTAAATCGGGTTTGGGTGACCTTTGTGTACCCCTTTCCTGATTCCAGGGTATGATCCTCATCTTCAGGTTGGCGAAAGCTTTTATCCCCTTGGGGGATTGATGAGATGATTATCTTTATAATAGTGCCATAGCTCAGTCCGGTAGAGCACTGCGTTTGGGACGCAGGGGTCGAGAGTTCGAATCCCTCTGGTGCTACACGTCAGTAAAAGGCGATGATAGCTTCCGACATCGGAAGCAACTAACCCTAGCAACCTTACAGCAACAACCATAACTTACTAAAAAGCCGCTGGTACCGAATCTTCGGATTAGGTTGGCGAAAGTTTCTACGTTTCACCGTAGATTTTGTGCCAGCATAGAATTATTAACCTAACAGCAACCCAACCCCTCATCTCTGTAATGACCCGTTTAGTGGAGGTTACCGCAAGGTTTGAAACTAAACATATTGTTCCTTAGCTCAGTTGGTAGAGCGCCTGCCTGTTAAGCAGGATGTCCCAGGTTCGAATCCTGGAGGGGCAGCAAACTGATTGAATCTAGTGCAGTTAAATTCTGCAGCGTGTATCTAAGTGTACACATAGTGTAATGAAAACACGCAATCAGACGACAAGTGGCGTAATTGGCAAACGCTATAGCTCCTTTTGAAGTACATAACTCACTAGGTTTTCTGAACTATCTTGCATTTGGAGAAGATAAGCGGGAGATCTGAATTGATGAAGATGTAAGTCTTTAGGTGACTGAACCATATTACGAGGGAGGGGCGACTCCCGTGGGACTAGGCTTAACTTATCTCTACTCCAATACTAATCTCAAAAAGCACCGATTGCAGGCTTCGATACCTGCCTTGTCGTAAACATTATTAACATGTACTCTCAATCCTAAAGAACTATTCACATGCTATGGTAATATTCTCTATATGCGTTAGCACTAGGGTGAACCTGTAATCTTCGAATGCGTTAGGTCTGAGTACATCACGGCGGAGTGGTCGAGTCTGGCTTAAGACGGCGGTTTTGAAAACCGCAGGCCCTGGTAACAGGGTCCGTGGGTTCGAATCCTACCTCCGCCTCAACAAATGGAGAGGTGGCTGAGTCTGGTCAAAAGCGCCTCCTTGCTAAGGAGTGGTCCGAAAGGGCACGTGGGTTCAAATCCTACCCTCTCCGCGTGGGTAGCTTTAAATCTGAGATCGACTGAAACAGCTTCGATCGTGGTATACGTTACCCGCTTTAATTTAATATGCCGGAGTAGTTCAGTTGGTAGACAGAAATGTCGTAGAACACCGTCTTTCCAAGTCGGGTGTCGCAGGTTCGAGTCCTGTCTCCGGTTCAGTAGTAAATGCGGTAATAGTTCAACGGTAGAATGCCACGTTGCCGACGTGGAGGTTGTGAGTTCAAATCTCACTTACTGCTCGTAGGGATTTGTGCAGGCGGAAGTCCTGCCGAATACGTCTGTGATGCAAGAGATTTAATACTTAGACATATCCCTTTAGTATAATGGTGGAGATCATGGGAGAGGAGCCCCAGATTGTATCAAAGCCGCCTATCAGCTCCGATAGGCAAACGCTTTCGTAAAGAAGGGGGCGTAGCTTAGTCTGGCTTAAAGCAGTACACTTTTAATGTATTGATCGAAGGTTCAAATCCTTCTGCCCCCACAAAGATTCATTCCTCGTTCGTCTAGCGGCCCAGGACCTCAGCTTTTGGAGCTGAATACAGAGGTTCAAATCCTTTGCGAGGAGCTAAGAGATTAATGAAAGGTTAAATGGAACTTCCAGTAAACTATGATGAAATAAGTCCAAGTGAACGTCGTAAAGTTCGCTTAGAGTATATGAAGTTACAAGATAAGCTTTGTTATTATTGTAAAACAAAGTTGTTTGGAGATCCTTCCAAAGAAGTACAAGATAAGTATATTAATACGAAGCTATTTCCAGATGGCTTCTTTAATTATCCAGTACATCTGCATCATAACCATGATACAGGTATGACCATTGGGGTTGTACACGATCGCTGTAATGCAGTGTTGTTTCAATACCATGGTGAATAAACCTAATTAGCAGGGTGGAGCAGTCTGGTAGCTCGGGAGCTTCATAAGCTTCAGGTCGTGGGTTCAAATCCCGCCCCTGCCACAAAACTTTCGCAGTATGGAGCAACGGAGAATCTCTAAGGTGCTGTATTAAACAACATACGGAGATATAGCAGGTCTAGATTCCTGCCTCTTTCCTTAGTATTAAGCAAGTAAAAAGCGAAAACTAGCATGAGGCTACAAGTAGACACTTTCGTGAGCTACTGGCCAATCCTCACACTAAACTTAAAAGGCTTCGCCGCTGGAGAGCGGTGCGGAGGTGTTGCTGCAGCAACTAACCTACAGGTGTAGCTACCGGCTTGCTTTATTATTAAGCAGATAATAGTAAAACTAACAGGGAGTTCACTCGATCTTCGCTAAGCTTCGGCTGAAATTAAAAGGGTATCCTGGCTGGAGAGCCGGGTTATAGGCAGGGCGGCTACACCGCCTGGTCTTAAGTAGCTACATTCTGCTTTTATTCGCCCCGTAGTTTAGATAGGTCTAGAACATTGGATTTTCAGTCCAAAAACGAGAGTTCGAACCTCTCCGGGGTGACCAATTACAAAGGGGAAGTGGTCTAGCGGTCTACGATGCCGGCCTCCAAACCCGTGCGACGAGAGTTCGAATCTTTCCTTCCCCGCACACGGTGGACGTAGCTCAGTTGGTAGAGCGCGCGGTTGTGGTCCGCGTGCTCGAGAGTTCGATCCTCTCCGTTCACAGACGTGAAAGATACAAAGTAGGGAAAAGTTATTAGCTGAGTTAGCTTAACAGGTAGAGCGGGGGATTTGTAATCCTCTGACAGGAGTTCGATTCTTCTACTCAGCGCAAAGTATTAACCCCACAGCAACCAAAACGCATACTGAAATCTGGATGTCCGCGGTTCAAATCCGCGACGTCGCCCCGGTGATGTTAACTCAGTTGGTAGAGCGCCAGACTGCCAGGGTCCTCTCGGGTTACCGCAAGGTTTTAAGAGGATCCAACTTTTAATATCTGAGGTAAAACGGATGAGTAAAGATACAAAAATGATATTAGGTGTATTCCTGATGTTTTGTGGCTTAATAAGCGGAGTTAGTTATTCATGGACATTTTGGACATGGGTTCCTCCTGTAGAGACTGGAATGGGCTCTGCCACATTGAAGTTTATATGGGAACACTTAATATGGTATCTTGCCACAGTAGCTACTGTTGTAAGTGGATATTTTGTAGCACATACTAACGTAAAATGATTAACTAGTCCTTTAAGGCAGTAGTTAGGCACCGATAGCATACGACGGTTAATGTACAGACCTGATAAGTCTGTGAACGGAGGTTCGAGTCCTCCACGGTGCACTTAAGCATCTATTTGATTATTATATCTTAGTGTGGTACGTACTTTAAGAGAATTACCAAATAGATGCTTGACCAGTGACATACCTATATGTAAATAGGAGGCGATATGTCATTTACAAAGATTATTCTAAACATACAGTGTTCAACCGACGGATGTAATATTAAGATACATAGATCTCCATCTGCTATTAAAGCTAATAAGTCGGGTAAGTTCTTTTGCTGCAGAGCGCATAAAGATGCAGAGAAATTACAACAAGTACATAGTACTGGATTGTGTTTATTCTGCACAACTCCATTAAATAATCCTCATTCTAAGTACTGTAATAAAGAATGTCATATTGCAGATAAACGCAAGCGGATAATAGAAGCTTGGTACTCTGGCACTTATGAGGCGACAACCTCCCATGGAGGTATATCGAAGGCTATTCGTGCACATTTATTTGAGATTAATAATAAGTGCTCAAAATGCGAGTGGAATGTAGTTAATCTTTATACTAATAAAATACCTCTACAAGTAGATCATATTGATGGTAATTGGAAGGACTCAAGTCCTGGTAACGTACAGTTACTTTGTCCTAATTGTCATTCGCTTACAAAAACATTTGGAGGTGCTAATGTGGGAAACGGTAATAAACGTCCACAGAGCAATCCAAAGAGGACTAGTTCCTCTAAATAATTAGAAACCTTACAGCAAACAAACAAACTAATCACTCCAAATGACGCGGTCACTGGTTCGAATCCAGTCTCCCCTGCAAAACATAGGGGAGTAGCTCAGTTGGTTAGAGCACGAGAGTTACCTAGAGGTTACCGCAAGGTTCGAATGGTAATTCGTAATACAATCCCAGTACAACGGGTTATATAAAGATCTGAGGTAATACTCTGTTGATCATAAGAATTGGCGGAGTACTGCCATAACTAGGATATTTATTATGCAAAAGTTAAATCTAAAACAAAGTATCATGTCAAAGGCTGCAAGATGCCGAGACCCTAAGCAAAGAAGAATAGCCACCATAACTCAAAGGAATACTAAAGTTTACTGTTTATTAAATGAAGACTATTACTTTAAAGTTAGAGGCCCCTTCCTTTCACAAGGGAAAGCGGCAGTGCAACGAGTTTATCTGAGAAAATGTAAACATTGTCCTGCTTATAGTTTTGTAGAGGTAAAACCTAAACAAAAGGTATACACTTGTAAAAAGTGCAAAGCTAATGGTTTAGATTACGTACATAATCAGCAACGTCATATAGCATTTGCAAAAGTATTTAAGGAAGTAACTTGGTATTTACCAATTCTCCCAAATACAGAGATTATCACATTAGCGGGTACTGCAATGGATATTGACAAACAACGGTTATTAGAGTTTATGCCTCACAGTGCTATACTTAATACATATGAATATGCAGGTGACCACACTGCGCACTACCGTAAACTAAAGGATTTTACAGAGTTAAATAATATAGTTTCTGGTGGAAATAAAAGATATGAGCTTTTTAATAAGAATGTATTTGAAGCTGTACATCGTAACTTAACTTTAGCTAATTTAGACCTACAAGTGTCTACTACACTTAACTTATTAAAGCAAGTAGAAGTGTTTATAGCGAATAACACCACAATAGGTGTACCATTAGCTTTAATATTAAATACTACTACTAGGGCTCAAGTTAATGCAAACGAACAACGAACGCTTTGGTATTCATTTATTAATGGACTTGATCATACAAAATACAAACGTACATTACTCGAGAGTCTAAGATATCCTGGTAATAACGGTGGAGGAATGCAAATACATAGTGTTATTATCCGTAAAATATCATGATTTAATATAAACCTCACAGCAAACCCTAACTACCATATCAAGGAGGAAACGCGAGTTCAAATCTCGCCTGGTCCCCCAGGGGCCGGTCGTCTAGCGGATAGGACGCCTATAAAGTGAAGTATCGGAGGTTACCGAAAGGTTCTAAGATACTATTTGCACCTGTAGCTCAGTTGGTTTAGAGCGCCTCCCTTACAAGGAGGACGTCGGTGGTTCGAATCCATCCAGGTGTACAGAGAAAGAGAAGGTTATATGATTTTAGATGCTTTAGGAAATCCTATAGTAAACGGTAGCCTCTATGGTTATCATAGATGTACAAATGGGGTTACCCATAATTTACTTGGGAGATCCATGTCAGCAGATAGTATAAAGAAGACAGTTAGGTTAGAAGTACTGTCAACGTATGCTTCTATTTACGAAAACAATGTTGAACTTAAGAAGACTACTCAAAGAACTACTACCATTAGAGCAAACAGATTGTTTCGGGTAGTAGAGCAGTAAAATCGTTGCCAGAATGCGTGAAGGATGTACGGCATATGTATGGCCATACAGAAGTCTATCGATATCCTAAGTTGCTCTGGCATTATTTGGGCCACTAGCTCAATTGGGAGAGCGCCGCCCTTGCAAGGCGGAGGTTCGGGGTTCGAGCCCCCGGTGGTCCACGCGCTTGGACAGACAGGCTGCATCGCATTTGCAAAGCACACGCAGCTCTTGTTACGTTAATTCACCAAAGGTGGCATGCCTAGACGTTTGGTGGGTGGGGAGGTTCAAACCCTCCCTCTAGTGACCTTTTAAGTAAAAGGTCAACCAGTCAATTAGATAAAACTATGCAGATATAGGTATAAGTGTCGTAAGCACGGGAAAACCGAGATCACGATCATTGTAGCTCTGGGGATGTTAACTATCCAGAATGTAACAAGGTACGCCAAGGGTAGCAGAAGTGGGTAACACCAGTGCCGCTGCCTGGAGCAAGTCCAAACTAAATCTCAATCTGCATATATGCGCCAGTAGCTCAGTCTGGATAGAGTGCCCCGCTACGGACGGGAAGGTCGTGGGTTCAATTCCTACCTGGCGTACAAAATTGTGAGTGTAGCTCAATTGGTAGAGCGCGGGAACATAATCCCGGTCATATACTAGTAAGAGGTGTGAATTACGGTACCTACCTCACACTATAATCTAAGCTAGGTGCGCCAGTTCGAATCCGGTCGCTCATAATATGTTTGACCCCGTGACAAAATCACTAGATCTGGGGCGGTAGTTCAATGGTAGAGCACCAGGTTGTCAACCTGGAAGTTACGGGTTCGAGCCCCGTCCGCCCCGCTGGGCCCATCGTGATAGTACACACTGATGGATCAGCCGTATAAAGGCCTGAATGAGCCTGTTCACGAATCATTCGTACTGACCTTTATAGATTTAGGATCGTGCTTAGCACTGAGTGTAGGAAGAGGGTAGCCTCGAATGACACCATCCTAAGGAGATACGGTATAAACATGCACGCCGCTCACTGTCCCTGAAAAGGGAATGACCGGTAAGACAACGCTGGTGAGGACTACACCCAATTCCAGCAACCCTAGTCGCCCGGGTGTCGACCCGCATTCTAAATCTATATTATACAAATACCTTACCGCTATAAATAGATACATACCAAATCACAATAGTGAGAGTGTATGGAACTATTGTTGCTGGGAAGAGTACAAATGGGCTATGTCACTCGTTACATGGCTTCAGATGCCGGAGACACGAACCTAGAAGGTCAATCAGTCTTCGGATAAGAATTATGCAGATTGAGACCTAGTTAGGACTCAATCTGCATATAATTATTGTATAAGTAGACGCAACGGCTTTAAACGTCGTCGCTTAATTGTATGGAGATTCGATGCCCTCCGGAGTCTAAAACTATAGAGGATATTATGCCAGTAATTCATAAAGATAGGAATGGTAAGGTTCAGTTTACAGAATTCACCATTGCTGCGTTCAACGAAGCAGAGGAACAAACTCAATTTGGATTAGAAGTAGAACTTAGTGGTATAGGCAAATATTGGCATAGAGAGGGCGATGCACATACGCCTGCTCGCTTCTGGCGACGGAAGGGACCCTTAGCTGTAGTTGATAATAAATCAAATACAGAAGCCGAAGGCTGGCCTCGTATTATAAAGATTGCAGCTTAATGGGTAGGCTAGAACGGCAAGCTACTCATAAGAGTCGTGAAGCAAGAGTTAACACCCTACGGCAGAACGAGAAAGTCTTACGTAAAGAATACAGTAAATCCATACATTGGATTATTCTAGACAAACCAGAACAAGTTGGGTACGAACGGTTCTTTGTTGTACGGGACGATGTTCTACGCAGCAGCCAGGCGGCTATCTTTACAGAGCTACTTAAGTATGTGAATCACACTACGTACAGTCGGGATAAAAGCTTTACTCATATCAAACCTGTAAAGGGAAGTAAGTTCAGACGTCATTATCGTAATCGTCCTAAGACTAAGACTAACACTATTCAAGTACTCAAATCTCTATCACAACGTGATTACAATAAAGTACCTGAACATTTAAAGAAGTATTTCTTCAAATCGTATAGTCATTCTAAACGTTTTGGTATTACCCATCGCTGGATAATAGATAAGCAATGGAGATTTGCACTTAAGATTCAACCTTATATGGTAACACATTACCGTATATCTGATGAAGTCATATGGCGCCAGATTGAAGCCATTGATGATGAGCTTTACGACCGTAACGGTCCGTTGTACGCATACCTAGGTTATGATAACCGCGGTTGGTACGACGATGAGAAGGTCAAACATGCACGTGCACTGAGTATTCGTGTAATACGTGAAGGTAAAGAGGAATTACATCATGTCGAGGTATAAAGATCTCGTTAAGGTTATTAAAATAGACCTCATGTGTTTTCCTGCAAATCCAATTACATTGGAACAAGTAGGTACCTCTGTGTTTGATCCCTGGGCTATTACTCAGCCTGAGGAAGATCCAGCAGAGACGCTTGATATAAATGAGTACATGTCTAGATGGAGTAAGCTCCAGATGGACAAACTCAATAGTGTATGATTTAAGGGACGTTAGCATAATCCGGCTTAATGCACTACCTTGTCAAGGTAGAAACCACGAGTTCAAATCTCGTACGCCCCGCTATGGAATATAAATGTATAACTAAAGACTGCTTTAGAGCAGTAGAAGATTACTTATGTTGTTCAATAACATGTGGTTATTACGTAGGAATAACCTCAGTTAGAGCTGACTTCGTTGATCCTACTAAGGAAAAGCTCGACGAACTACGCGCTAGCAGAGAACCTTATACGGAGGAACACGTAGCTCAGGGTAGACTTCAGGATATGAAGAAAAAGCTCTGGAACTTTAATCAAGAAGAACTCGAAGAGGCAGGCGAAGCATGATAAATCTGTCACATTTAACCCTCATACAAAAAGTCCAAACATGACTTATTATGGGGTTAATCTCAATGCTAATCTGGTTTATATCACATGTAGTGATAGAGAAACGACGAGGTCATAGCGTATCTTATTAGTGAAGAAGTTATCATCAAGCATCGTGAATCATGATGCGATGTGGGATTGGATCGAGCAATATGAAGAACCTATTAAGGAAGCACTGCGGGAGAAAGTATTAGAGAAGAGTTACATGCCAATGAGGCCTGTAAATCCTTTGATTCTGCAAAGATTGTTCCGTCAGTATTCATACGTAGGTGTGTTACAGCATGGTCATGAGAAACAAGTCCATAAGGTTATCGAGAGGTCTTTGTGGAATATAGCTAAACTCAATGCTAATACTATACTAGCTGGCCATACTCAAACTAATCCCGAGGAATACTTTAATTTAACTTCGAAACAAGTAGAGGACTGGCACGATGCGTGGTATGATCCTCAATGTTTCCAGTTTTATGATTTTGATCGTCAGGTATTTATATCTGACTATGGTCTTAGTCCTTTACTTGAGTTAGCTACCAAAGCTATAGCTACGTCTGACGCTACGGCTCGCTTACTTATAATGAATCGTATACTAAATGTTTGGCATATGAGAAGTGATTTATCAGAGATCTTTGTCAAGGGCGGTTCTAAAGTCCTGGACATGTTGAACGAGGATATCACTATTTGTTTCGGAGATACATACTAATAGACCAGGATCTATGAAATCTGTCTAGATGGCTGGATTGGGCAGGCGTCCGCGTGCAAAACGGGAGTATGTGAGTTCGAATCCATTTTACGGCACATACATGAAATAATAGCATATAAAGTGATTGCCCGTCATCCTAAAACAGGATGACTGGCAGTACTACGGAGAGTAATGAAAGCCTATAAGATTTGGTACGACATGAAATACTTCATACATAATGATACTATTGATAAGTTACACGTGTACTGGACGACGGATGTCAGCCAGGCACTGGATACGGATGGGATGTATCCCGGGTTGCCACCATTTAGTAGTGCGTGTAGGTTTTTCCACGATGTACTTGGATTTAGTTTGAATATATCAAAGTATGATGCTTTGTATTATCAATAAGAATTAACATATGGTTGGGTAAGCGTTAGGCCGGCTGGCCGTGCGGTAAGTAACCCCTCTCATGGCTTGTGAGCCCACAGATTTAAGTAGCGCAATTCATAGTTGCTCTATGATACGTCTAGCCGCGGTGACCGAGAGCCCCAAACTGGCAGAAGCAGGATGTTCCCTATGAAGGGACTAATAGTGAAAACAGTAGCAAAGACGTGTATTCGTCGGGCGGAGGTAAAAGTGGGTGTCCGTATCAAATCGGACCCGTATAGTTAATATGCCACTGTGGTGAAACTGGTAGACACGCTGCGTTTAGGGCGCAGTGCTAAGTGCGTGGGGGTTCGACTCCCTCCAGTGGTACATATACTGAGGATCCAGTGGGGTAACTCCTATGCAGGTTCGACTCCTGTTCTCGGTACTAACGTTATATCAAAATAAGGAAATGTATATGATATTAATGATATCGTTTATATTAGCAGTAATACTGTACTGGTTAGCTGAAGGAGTTACCGAAGGCTATACCTGGGCAGGTCAGAAACAAAGACTGTTCAATAAGTTGATTCATCCAAACGCTGCGCATAATGGTTTGATGGATTATCATGCTTGGAGAATACTCGAAAACGTTGGCATCTGGGGAGCGGTAATGCTCGCCATGTTAATAGGGCCATCGGCCTTTTGGCCTGGTATCGGAGCATGGTTTATCGGATTATTCTTATACGAAGCTAGTTTGAATTATGTATGTAGTCTTACTATGTACAAAGAAACTGGATGGAAGTGGCACATACTTGGCTACAACATCCCATGGTTTACTGGTAAAAAGATCTGGGCATTCGTAGTAATTGGTATTACTATTTTAATAGGTACTGTTATATGACTGAATTAGAATTTAACGAAAAGTATAAAGATCATATTGAGGATAAGTTCTATGGTCTTGAGTTTGATTACCCTTCGGTAACTGAATACCTAGATAGGGTGTTCGCCGAGGAGATAGAGGCTAATTCTAACTTTCAATTCGCCCAGGTGAAGTTGAAGTTCGGAACAGCTCGAGTTTACTCTAATAGTAAACGTAATCATGAGTTCGAGATCGAGATTGATCGTCTCGTGGCTATTGATGAAGCTATATGAGCTATTAGTACTCGCTTTAGTCCTGATACTAAGTTAGGGTACGAATGTCTGATAAATATCATATACAAATAGGTGTCACACAAGATTATAAGCGTGATCTATTTGAAATCATACCTGAGAGTGATTGGGATTCAATCAAATATCGTAAAGGTAGGATCTTTGGGGAACTAGAGGAGTGGCGTTGGCCACCCGGGGACCCTATAGTCGACGCGGTAGAGAAGCTCATCTTAATAGATGAGGATTTCTATCTATTAGCTATTCGTGCTGATGGGCAAGAGGAGAGTATAGGCTCACCCTGGGAATACATCGATGATTTCGATGATCCTAATCCCCCTGAGTTTAATAAGATTCAGAAACTTGTACTTAGAGTATTAAAATGGAGAAAATAGTAAACCATGTCTGAAGAAGAAAAGAGTTTATTGATTGCACCCGTCTTGATGGGGATTTCATATCCCAAATGGGACATTGGATAAGACAGGCCTTGGCGATCGTATGAAGGAGAACTACGAGAAGCGTGCAAAACACAAGCTTATTCGTAGGATGCCTGTTATCGTCAGATTAGATGGAAAAGCATTCCACTCGTACACCAGAGGTATGCCAATGTTCCATGAACCATTTATGAGTTCAATGGCTATTGCTGCGCAAAACATGTGTAGACAAATCCAGGGATTTCAACTCGCTTTCGTACAAAGTGATGAAGTATCTATTCTGTTAACAGATTATGCTACTCACGATACTGATGCTTATTTTGGATATGTTCAGAATAAGATCGAGTCTGTACTAGCCAGTATGATGACTGCCTACTTTGCTAAAGAAGCCTATGAAAACATTGATAATGGTAAAATAGCATGCTTCGATGCACGTGCGTTCAATGTACCGCGGGAAGAAGTTACTAATTACTTCCTATGGAGAGCTAAAGACTGGGAACGTAATTCTGTACAGATGTACGCCCAGGCTAATTACTCTCAGAAGCAATTGCATGGTAAGAACCAAGAGGCTATGCACGATATGTTACATGACAAGGGCTTACGATGGGCCCATGATATCTCCGAACGGGGAAAGAATGGGACTTATATTACTAAGTTCGTAAGGTCGACTATCATACAACGTGTCGACATTAAACCACGGTTCGAGATACTCGATGCTATCATCGATCCCCTAGTTAACTGTGATAAGGAAGATACTAATGGAACGTCCTGAAGTTACCCCTCGTTTAATAAATGAAACACATAAGAAGATCTACGAAGAGTGGATCCGCAGGCTCCAGGAGAAGGGACCGCACATCTGTGCGTCCTCTCACGAAATCTTAGGCATAGTCACTGAAGAGTTCTATGAACTCGTAGACACCGTCAAGAGCAATGATATCGACAATGTCGAGAAAGAGCTCACGGACGTAGCAGTCGCATGCCTACATGGCATAGCCTCTATTAAATCAAATGGAATGGATTGGTAATGAGTAATACACCAAAACTAATAGTAGAATCCGAAGAATATTTAATCTTTGAAACCTATATCTCCGGCCTTAAGGACGGAGAATGGTCCGTTAGCATGAATGCTAAGGGTGAGCTTACCTGGCTTATACTAGGGAAGAAATACGGTCAAAAGATACACGACGCCGATTGGAAAAATGTAGAAGCATCCTATTCAGGTGCCGTTATAACTACAGTTGTACCTAAATTCTCACAGAGTATCGCCGTACAGCGTCATAATATACATTTGGATCCCATCACAGGTGGGCCTTACGTAATGGAGAAGATCAAATTGGGTGTAGTGTTTAATGATAAAGTTATTTGGGTTAGTCCCAAGTACGTACACATTGATCATGCAAAATGTTTAACACTCACTAATGAAACAGATAGAGACATGTCTGGTATTCTTCGATGATTAAACTTGAAACAATAGACCAAAGGGGTTTATTTACAGTAGTATTACTTTATAGCGAAGATGGTAGGCAAACGACCTTCGCCGCCGCGGTGAGAGGTATTCGTAGCAAAAAGCTTAAAAACTTCTTACTCGAATGATAATCGAGGCTCATTCAAGCAAAGTGTACTGGATTGAAATGAAACATGTAGGGGTATGGCATCTTAAGAAGGTGTATGGCTTCAATAGAGGCACAGCTCTCGCGGCTTTAAAGAATTCACGTAAGAGGCATGCTGGTACAGAACTGCGGTTGCAGTATGCAGAGGTCTCTAACGTCATGACGGATGATGAAGTCCCAAAGAGTACTAAGAACCTAAACCCGGTTCCTAGAAACTTCGGGGGCCGACCTATGGTCACGTCCCGTCGATCCAAGTAGCTCAGTGATGGCATCAGCTGACCATTGTGGCAGAGCAGCGTCGTAGACGCCGGTCGGTGAGTTCGACTCTCCCCTTGGATCAAAATTTAGATACAGGAGTATCATCGTGGATAATAACAAACTGATACAAGAAGCCAGCGAACTGGCTGACAAGGTTGTAGATCTTTATGAGACTATGTCGAAAGCGTTCGGAGATGAATACGAGGAATATCATCTTAAGTTAGCTATACTCACTGGCTTACGCCAGGCTATGAGCACAGCGGTACAGGTGGAATCCCTGGGCAGTGCTATCTATCACATGACGGCCGGAGGTGTAAGCGAAGCTAAAAGTCTTGCACGTATAATGCCTAATGCTAAGGACTCGTACTTCGTGTATGTTCCTAGACCCGGATCCGGTGATCTATGGGATCCTATTACGAGGCATGATGCCGAGAAAGTGGCTGGTCTGATTACTCAGGCTATCCCGGTGTACACAGTAGTGGAATTGATGGAATATCTTCCAGTTATTAATGTGTTCGTGGGGAATCGTCCTGATAATACTAATGTCACGGTGACTTGTAACAAATGGCATCTATCTGCAACTATGGATACTATTCCTGAGGCATTAGCTGCAATGGTAGTACAGCTGCACGGCTGTGGCGCAACTTGGGATTTGTACCAAGGCGTATGATGTTCTTCTATGAGAAGATAACCATTACGGATAAAGAGGGAAACGTAGTGACCCTCGAAGGCAAACTCTCTGAGAGTGAGCGCCTCCCTATGGTTACGTGGAAGTCTCGTTATAAAGGAATTGGTGACGAGACTGTACTGGACCGGAAGCAGGTGCATGTCATAAATTACGTCATGAGCCAGGCTACCCTCTTAAACATGAAAGAGGTTTTAGATGGTACAGTTACAGCAGAAACTAGTGGAAAAATCTTCATTGAAGAGAAAGACGGCAAATTCACTGTAGTAAAGGAAAAGGTTAATGAAGAAACTGAAGAAACTACTAGTACCGCTTAGTGTGATAATTTTAATGACCGGTTGTTATCATGCTAATGATAAACATCCTTTTAAGGTCACAGAGGTTAGATCAAAGACTGTTAACAGCACTGTAACTGAATGGTACGTAACATATGAAACAGAGGCTTCTTATAAAGAGTTTACTATTTAAACTCTTACTAAGCCCCGTATAACGATTGGTAGTATATTAAAGCCATTTTAATAGGTTTATTGCCTCCTTTGGGAGGAATTCGAAATCAAGCATCTGAGGGTTTTTAACCGTCTGATGCGAGACTACGAGTTGAGGGGTACAGCTCAATAGGCAGAGCGGGCATTTCGCCTGGTTGCAGGTTTGACCCTGCTTCCTCTCCAAGATTTACCCGGCCCTAGGTGTAAGGGTATTAAGAAGAAGTTTAGAGAAAGATTTCGACGAGGTCATTTGCAAAACAATGACGGAAAGGGGTATAGTTATGTTCGCACTCCCGTCTGGAACTAAATAGACACTTAATGGAGGTATAGCTCAACTGGCAGAGCAGGATGTACCTCGGATAGTCATTGCGACTATCTTTACGTACAATCATTCCCGGTTGGTGGTTCGAGTCCGCCTTCCTCCCCTATTGTGAACACAGTAGCTCAATTGGCAGAGCGGAAGTGTACGGTCGTTGCGGCATCGCGCCGTGGATTATCGTACGTCAGCTTCTGGTTACGGGTTCGAGACCCGTCAGAGGGATTCTGGATTGAAAAGGGTACTTATGTTCCCCGAAGTATATCTAGAGTTCCTCGCCGTTCACTTAATTAATAAAGAGTAAAGGAACTCATTATGTACAACTATTACAAAAAGCGTAAATGGTATCAAACTATCACACTTGCAGAAGTGATGGTTATTATTACTATATTGGGAGTCATAACAGTGGTAGCGTTGCCTATGTTGCCACAGCTTGGTTATACAGTCAAGTCCGCATGGCCCTGGTAATTAAGGGCGTACAAACTGGACGTTTCCATGAATTACCGTATACCTTTGATCTCTTATGGGATATCAAGTCATACGAAGAATTGGAACGAGAAGTGTTTCAGACACAACGTCGTTTTGCTTCAATGTTGGATTCATTAAGGAGCCATGAAATGGCAGTTTATGAATATAAATGTACTGAGTGTGAGCACCAGTTCATTAAGATCTTTAAGATCAGCGAGAGAGATACTCCGGTAATATGCCCTCAATGTAAGGCACCTGCCGAGAAACAGGTCAGTTCATCGACTTTCCAACTTAAAGGGCCCGGATGGGCTAAGGACGGTTACAGCAGTGGCTATAGCTAAGAAGTATCCAAAGAGATTCGAGATCCCAGTTCAAAGTACGTTAACACACTTACTGGAAGATATTGAATCTCTAACAAAGAATATGACCAAACCCGCAAGGGCAAAGGTCGTAACTCTATTATCTGCCTATTATGGCGGGACATGGAGAGCTTTACCTGCAAAGGAGGGTGAAATACCATTCTATACCTGTACCCCAGGTAAGTCTGTTGATGGCACGGCTTACAATTACGGTATGGGCGCTAGGACATCTATCGAAGCTAATCTGAAGGAACGTAGTGATTTATCTAAAAATGAAGACGCTAAGATACGGCAGACAGCTTCTGAAGCTTTGGTTCAACAAGGTCAGATTGATATTATGGGCGAGTTAAGCGGCCTATAATGAGTACGTTTAGCTTACCCCAGGTTACCCAAGAGAAACTAGGGCTAGCGTGGGAACGACAGACTACTAAGGTACATGGGTGTTCCAGATTATCCTTAAGTTTAGGTGAACTAACATATATCAAATCACTAGTGGATGCTGATCGGCATAGACGCTCTTCCGTAATTATGTTACGTAAGCGTTTTAGTAAGATCAATCCTAATGCACAAATAGAGGCAAATCTATGAGTGAATTTATTGTAATACATTTAAAACACGAAACCCGTATGGGATATGACGAAGGCTGGATTGCTACGTCAAGACCTGCAGATACTGACTTGTTTAAAAACAAGCAGGTGATGTTTACTACATTACCTAAGCCTACCATTCTCGATTCTGTACAACATATTGTGTCTCAAATTAGATACACTGTTAACGAAGGAGACAAACGTAAGCTTAACTTTAAATTAGATGCGCCAGCTCTCGAATTGCTCAGTCCTGAAGAGGCCGAAGCTGTTGACGTATTTCTATCAGAGTAATCTATGAAAGCATCTAATATATTTAGTGGAATTGTTATTACAGGGCTATTGTTTACAATGGGACTTATGCATAACAATCACCTTGGTAATGCTACTGTAAAGAACAGTCAATATGTACAGCAAGGCGCTGAGTATGAGCAAGCCTTGTTCTTAGAACGCACGGCAAATGCTGATTTACGCAGAGTCGTTGGGATACTGACCAACAGTAAACCTTTAGTGTTCACTGCGTACAATGCTTTGGTTAATCAGACTGATGATACGCCAAACATAACGGCAAGTAATAAGCAGATATACGGCGGAGGGCTAGCCCTTAGTCGTGAGATGCTAATTCCGTATGGGTATGGGGGTGCTTACATCGAATACGGTGACACCGTGTTGGTTATGTTAGAGATGGTTGTGGAAGACACAATGAATAAACGTTGGATCTCACGCGGCGATGTCTACATGATAAACTATGCAGAAGCTGTACAGTTTGGTCATAAAAAAGGGAAACTATATCACTATGATGGGCCCTACAATTAATGATATCTGGGGAATCATTTCTAAACAAACAGATGCCCTTGAGTATTTACATCAAGTAGAGTTAAAAAGACAGCTACAGGTTCAAATCAATACCTTTTGGAAAGTGATGAAACCTATACATTCTGGTACATCTATAATGGATTTCTCATTTGTAGCCTTCGCTGAAGGGTATAACGGTAACCATGCAGAAGTACTTGGTGTTAATACTGTTACAAAGACGCTACTACTCGCATCTATCGTGGACAGTGCCTCAGGGGAGTTTGCATTAACTATTCCCTGGTCACCTTCAGCACGTAGGTGTCCTATATCAGATCTAGGCTGGAAATCTCCAATGCCTAGTCCTACTACATTACAAGAGGTAACTGTGATGTGGTCGAAGTTTTTGACTATAGTCGATGAAGAGGTAGAACTCTTGCCACAATTGCCAAATCTTCCATGGTTACTGGGTTATACCGGTACCAAGGGGTATTCGGTTAAATAATATATCTATATTAAGCAACTTTACGCTTGCGTACTGTTGCTTTTAGATGTATATTCCCTCCATGAGAGAAGGAATCTATGCTTAATGTTTCACAAACCGATGAGAATATCACTATTGTGTTTTCTCCCGACCCTTCTCCACTAGAAAGCCATACAACATTGGCATTCAGTGTGAGTAAAGTATTTCCAAATCTAGACGAGATTGTTGCCGAGGACGACTTAGCTGCTGAGTTTATTAGCACTTCGTTAGAGCATAATCTTAATATGCTGCTTATTTATATAGCAGCTGTTCAGAGTAATTCACAAGAATTAAGAACACTTCTTGAAGTGCATAATGAGGTGTCTATCAATGCCGCTAAGGCTCAGTTAGGTTTCCTTATGAAGGGTGTAGAAGCAGTTAATGCCTGATATACCTGAGTACATTAATACCATTATTGGTATTATAAAGATTGAGGCGTCCCGTAAAGAACAAGCAGGGACTCCTAGAGCTGAGGCACTACAAGTTACTGTAGCTAATGCAGTTAAGAGTATTGCCGGATATTTCAATTACCCTGTAGTATCAAAAGATGACTTAGATTTGCTTCGTAAAGTGATAACAGAGCAAGCAGATTCTGGGTACCAGGAAATTGTTGAAAACATATTTAAGATGATAGAGGAAATACATGACCTCAACACCACCTAAGCCTGCTTCTCCGACTCCGACTCCGACAGTATTGTCTTTAGTAGGGGAACGTGATGCATTGCTTAATTCAATTGTATATTGTGCACCAGGGCTAAAATCAGCGTCAGCTGGTCCAGATGCTAATCTAATTACTATCAGAACACATGCCAAGAAGCGTATGGCAGAAGTATCCACCTTCAATGGTGCTATTCAATGTAGAGCATTCGTGCCTCTTGAGAAGATTACTACTCATGGTCGTAAGCTTATCATGCAGTACAACCAGATTCAAACTACTCTGGATTTAACTGATAAGGGTGATACTATTAATATTACTGTACCGGAAGATTCTTCAGGTATGATCTCTGAGCTTCAGCTTAAGAGTAAACACGGTAAGTATCAAATAGGATTACTGGATCCGGATGCATTAATTGTCCCAGCATGGGATATGGATTGCGTCGGAATGGTAGATTACAGTGTAATGATGCGCTTGTTTGACAAAGTGCGTCTGATGCTGGATGATTCTACTCAATTTATTCGTCTACAAGCTATTCAACAACCTACAACAAAGAAGTGGTATCTACGTATATTCACTCGTACCCATCGTATGATGGGTATGTTCTATGTAGAGGCTCCTGAGCTTAAGAGAGAGTTTACGGTATACGTACCGTTGTTTACTTTCCGTAAGGTTAAGAATCTGCAGAGTGCGGATATTCGTGTACTACTTCCTAAGCATAAGACTGATAATCTGATTGGTTTCGAATCAGAGGATAAGCTAAAGCGTATGGTATGTGGATGCGAGCCTGAGTCAAACCAAGATGTTGACGACGCTTTGGAGCAATTCAAGGGTAAGCCTAAGAATGAGTTCTCATGGAACATTGATCTTATGCATGCTACTTTGAAACGAATCGAGCAATTCAGTGCTGGCCGTATGAACGTACGCGTTCCTATAGGCAAGACTGTTGCTGATGTGTATACTCGTAACAATAAGCATGCTGCTGCTGAGACAGTAGAGGTAAGTGGTACTGAAATCGGAAAGCATAAAGAAGCATTCGCTATGCAGTACGATACTATTACCATGCATATGTTGCATAAGCTTGCTGGGCAAGTAGAAAACATTACAGTCCATTACACTAAGAATGAAGATCTTGGCGGGCATCCCCATATAGGGATGTTGGATTGTTTTGATAAACCTATCGAGGGTGTAGCTTTCCGCGTAGTGTTTTCACTTGCACATGGTTTAGACACATGAGTCCTCGCCAACGCTTAGAAGCACTAGTACTTGCGCTTGCAGAAGATCATGGAGTTCCATTTATTGGTACTGCTGGTTCTGGTAATGCGTTAGGCAATGCAGATATGCGTATGACCCATGACAGTACGTATCCAATCAGACTAGGGGGAGAATGTAAAGACTCTCCTAGTGGTGCTAGGAAAAATCATACTATACCTTGGGTCGAATGGCAAAAGGCTGAGTCACAGATTGTACGTGGGGGAGCTGTACCTGTATTCTTTACAGGTGTTCAAGGTAAAGGCGAAATGGCACACATGAGACTTGAGGATTGGATGGGCCTAGTAGGCTCACTGTTTCAAACACAGTCTGCGCTAGATGACCTCGAAGAGCGTATGGGATCATTAACGTTATGATGAAATATATACCAGATCCAAATATGGCAATAGCCTTGGATCCTTCGTTTACCAATACTGGTTATGTGGTATTTGATAGTGGACGTAAGTCATTAAAGGCTCACGGTAATATCAGAACAAAGAATGAGTCAAAGAAGCGGGGTATTTACGTCGCGGATGACACAGCCCGCAGAATCAGTGATATTACTGACGAGATGGTAACTCTCATAGAGAAGTATCGTCCTTCAGTCTTTTATGTAGAAACAGTATCAGGTGGGGCAAAGTCTTCAAGAGCGGCCATTGGTTTAGCTATTGCTAAGTCTTTCACCACCATCATTCCTCGCATGTATGGCATACCCGTTATGTGGTTATCAGCAGGGGATGTTAAAAAGAAAATGACCGGGAACTCTAATGCGTCTAAAAAGGACGTCGCCGATGCTGTGCGTAAGAGATTCCCAACTGTTAAGTGGCCAACTGCTAAAACCATAGTTGAGCATCAACTTGACGCTGCCGCTGTATTAATCACCGGCATAGCTAATACGACATTTCGTATATAGGAATATTATGACTGTTAATGTTTTAACCCCAAAACCCATGAATGATCACATCATTGTACTACGTGATCCTAAACAAAACAAGAGTGACGGTGGTATCGATCTTCTTGATACCACGGCTGAACGCAATCGCCCTTTAGGTGCTACTGTATTAGCTACCAATCCTGATAGTGAGGCATCCTCGTTGTACAGTCCTGGTGAACGCGTTATGACAATGCGTATGGCAGGATTTGCTATGGAATACATGGGATTAGATGCAACGCTTTTAAAGACAGAATCTGTCTTAGCTAAGTACATATTTAATCTACCTTCTATGGCCGATGTTGTGACTATAATCGCCAAGGCTGGTGGTGGTAATGAGGCTTCTGATAAGTACCTTCGTGGTGTTATGGAGTATCTTAACACAAATCACATTGATTTTGAAGGCGATGATGCTATGATTGTTATGGAGATAGCCGGCTACGTCGATGCTAATCCAATAGGAGAGGTAGCGGCAGATCCGAAAGTTGAAGAGGTAGCGGCAGATGCTGTCGACAAAACTACTAAAACAAATTAAAGACGAGGTAGTCAAAGAAGGTGGCGCTATCTTAATTGCGTACATCGCTCTTGACTCCTCTGATAAGCTCTCTGTGGCGGCTTGCCTACCACAGGGGACTCCTGCTAGAATGGGAAAAGCTTTTACTCTTCTTACTACAGGGATGACTGTTTATAATGGAGAATCTATTATTGGAGATCGTTCAGATCTCAAAGTGGAGAGAATCAAATGAAACGTAAGCGTTATGTTGCACTTTTAAGTGTAGTTTTATTTCTTATTGCTGGCTGTGACCCTATATTAGGTAATATTGAATCCGCTAAGTTAATCAGCGAGATGACTATGGGTGATGTATTTGGCATTACTATTATACACGCTTGTTTGAATGGTGTTATGACATGACATATATACAACTTCTTATTATTCTATACGGAATAGTATTCCTAGCTTTAACCGTAAATTACGATAATATGCCCAAAAAGGAGTTTGCTCCCGCAGACGGCACTATGGTCGTATGTGAATGGAGATATCAATGAAAGTGACTGTGTACCTTGCTGGGCAGATGGGCCCTAGGCCTAAAGACTGGCCACATCCTCAGAACCCAACTACGTTATGGCGTAATGAGTTTAAGGAAACATTAACTTATGAATTCCGAGATCAACTCCCTTGGCAGCGTACTATAACTGTATTGGACCCGACCGAAGGCGAAGCCTGGGATGAGGATGTTACTGTTAAAGAGGCGATTAAATCAGCTCATAATAATTGGAAGGGATCATTGATCCTTAGCAAAGATCGTGAGATGGTAAAGCAGTCCAACGTGATTGTTGCAAATCTGAATCATTATTTACCTGAGAAGATCATTCTGGGTACAATCTATGAATTAGCATGGGCGTATGATGATCCATCTAAGACTGTTATTGTCATTGCGGATCCTGAATTAGCAGGAGCTCCTGCTCTACACCCATTTGTGCGAGGAACTGCACATTATATAGTGCCCGATGTTTACAAGGCTGCTGAGATGGTAGCATGGTTGGGCGGAAATCAGGCAGGACAAAGATGAGTATAACATTAGTATCAAAGGAACAACTAGAGAATAGTATTCAAGCATTAGAAAACCGTTGTAACGATTACAGTGATAACTGTAAAGGTTTCGAAGGCCAAACTGATGAGGACTGCTATCAAGCCGGTTTCGGCACAGATTTAGAATACGCTTTACGTATTCTAAAGGCATTACGCGAGGGTAAGACCGTTGAAGTTATTAATCCTCCTCCTGGGCGATTTCATTGAATATAGCCATCGATTACGATGACACTTATTCTGCAGATCCCGGTACCTTCAGTAAAGTAATAAGCACTTTCAACAGATACGGCCATAAGTGTTACCTGGTTACAGCTCGTTTCGACAATGTCGACGAGCACATACCGGAACAGCATACTGCACATGTACAAGGCGTGTTCTACACTGACCGTAAAGCTAAGATCCCTGTAATGGAAGCTGCTGGTATTAAAATAGACATATGGGTTGATGATAAGCCTGAGTTTATTCATCAAGATCATACTGACATCACGTACAGGGCTTCTAATGTAAAAGCAATGCTCAAAGAGCACGGGCATGAACTCAAACCTAGTTATGTACTTTGGGTTTATAAAAACGGTAATGTCGTTGCTGCATCCACTGCATGGCCGGATAAAGATCCTGATTATGTTAGAATTGGTATAGTTTCTAATTATACTACAAATTTACCTCATGTAGGTATACAAACTGTGGAGGCGTTAACCGATGAGTGATGTAAGCTTATGCTGTACAGCAGGTCATTGGATGGACATGGATGAATCCGACATCTGTGCACAATGCAAAGATCATGCTCAATTTATTGATGATGAGCTTGTTTATGTAAAGCTAGGCATAGCCTGGCGTGATCGTAAGACTAAAGAACAGAAATGGGTATTTACATCTGACGATTATGAATATGCAATTACTATTCCAATAGAAGAATATACATGCCCTGCTGATGTACAAGATCAAAAGATCCGTCAAATGGCAATAGCCTATTTCCCAGAAGAGGGTGGATTTGATTCCATGGATCATGTTATAACAAAAGTATGGGTGGAGTGTGAACTATGAGTAAAGAAACTTTCGTATTACACGATGACATAGGCTTCGTCAATCTTGTTAAAGCATCTGGTGGAGACATCGATGTCGTAAATGCAGCTCGGGTATCATTCGGTAAACGTGCGGATTTGCTCACTAAGAAAGATGAGAAGTTAATCGTCTATTTGGCGCAGGAACGTCATACATCTCCTTTTGAGCATGTTACCTTCACTTTTCATGTGAAATGCCCTCTGTTCATTGCCAGGCAGTGGCATAGGCATCGTACATGGTCATACAACGAAGTAAGTCGCAGATACACTGGCGAGAACATTGAGTTCTTCCTTCCTGAGGGATTACGTTCACAAAGTGACGGAGAAGACAAACAACAATCTGTTGGTGGTTCTTCTATGATTCGTACGCTGGATATCGAAATTAGTGATTTACTTTATTCCGATATACAGAAACAGCCTGTTCATCAGGTTTTACGTAATCACGCTCTTGAGGGCCTGGGCTTGTACAATCTATTGATTAAACAAGGTGTTGCTCGTGAACAAGCTCGTATGGTTCTGCCTCAGAATATGTACACAGAGTTTTACGCTACTGTGAATTTACACAATCTGATGCATTTCATCGGGTTACGTTTTTCACCGCATGCACAATTTGAGATGCAACTGTACGCTGGTGCTCTACTTGATAAAGCTGAAGAGGTTGCTCCCATTTCCGTAATGGCCATGGCTAAAGCCTGGCAATGGAATAAAGAAGAATGGTCACATCTGTTAGCAAGAGCAATGGATCCAGGAGCTCCTGATGGGAGCTAAAGCTGATGCAGTCAAAGAACTCGTAATTGATGATTTCCTTGAATTAGGGTATCCTACTTCAGGCGTTCGTTATCGCGGCCATGATAGTAAAGCGAGGTTTTACTTTCTACAAAAGAACCTTGGTACATTCGGCATGAAGCGTAAAAAGAAGAATCAATGTACTGCGCATGCTTACCTTTGTATTGACGCTGGTGTTAGTGTAAGTCTTGCTTTTGTTGTAAATGGCAAGTGGAGTAATAACATTGTTGATTACGGTACTGGTATTTATATTGCAGATGTTCATGAATTAGCTGCAGTCTGGGAACAAGTAAAACTAGCTATGGCAGTGTTTATTGATAATATGCAGTTTAATGCGGTCAGGTAATGGGCGCTAAACTCGAAATTGCCAAAGATAGGATAATTGGAGATCTGTTAGTACGTGGATTCTCTGCCACTCATTCATATTTGTACGATGGTGTTAAAACCAAGGAATGGTACTATACTAAGCAATATGCCCAAACTAAACTTACGGTTGAGATTTCATTAACCAATATGGCGTATGTTAGATGTTATTGCCCTAGCAACAGTAGTACGCCTAATATCTTGTATTTTAGATCTAGCATATATAATACATCTGCTCCAGAACTCATTGAAGAGTTGGAGAAGATGATACGCGCTGTTGAATCATTTGAGAGCATAGCTCTTGGATCGTGATATCATGAATACGGCCAATACGGCCGGTGTCGCTATGTGCGACTAACTAAAGATGGAGGTAGTATGAAGACTACTTTTGTAGAGTATAATGGTGATCAGTTGTACATGGTAGAAGCCTTATTTGCTCAGGAGTTTCCTGATGCAAAGTTTCCACCAGAGATTCAATCTGTCACTATCTGTGAGATTAAAGAAATTGACGAAGTCAATAAAGAGAACATCACCTACGGTGGTGCTCGTTTCTTTGGATTCTCATACTGTGCCGGTGATGATGTTTACTCTGAACTAGAGGGTCGTCAAAGGTCACTAGAACGCGCAGTAGCATCAATGATGCGTCTTAGCGTAGCTATTCCGGAACATGTTTTGGAACAACTAGAAGGCTATACCGACGGTATTGCCCAGATTAAGTCGGATGTCACAGCAGCTACAGCGCTGAGTACCGCTAAATCTCGTAAAGCTAAGGTAAATCTAGCGGTAGCTACATTAGAGCAATTGGGAACACGTATCCCTAGTGCCCTGGCTGCCGAATACGAAGATGCATAAAGCGTCTAAGTTTGCTACAGGTGACAGGGTTCGCGTTATTGACGTCGAACCCAGCCTGGGCGGACGGGCGTGGATGCAGAAAGAACTGCAATCTGTACATGCCCTGAGTATGGCGCTAGCGTTGTTGTTCATATACACAATATGAAATATATACTTCAGCACCGTAATCGCTGAAAGCAAGCCTCGTGTAAGAGGATCTAAAAAGTAGGTTTATAAAAATCGGAATAACGTAAATGGAAAGTTTACTTCAAAAGCTGTATTCAAAAGGTTTTCTGGATGACATGCCTGCATTCGTTCGGAATAATATAGTACTGGAAGTACTGATGGGTTCATCAGTGTACGGTGCTACTACTGACGAGTCAGACATAGATATCTATGCAGTATGTGTACCTCCGGTACATATGATGTTTCCGTACTTGGCCGGAGAGATACCTGTCTTCGATGCCAAGGTGGATCCCTTCCGTACGTACCAACAGCATCATATTATCTACGGTGATAAGTCCTACGATGTGAAGGTGTACAGTATTGTGCACTTCATAAAGCTAGCATTAGACGCTAGCCCTAATGTAATTGATACCTTATTTGTTCCAAATCATGCTGTACTGCAGTTAAACGATGTAGGCCTGGCTTTGTTAAAAGCTAAAGAGCTATTTGTATCTAAGCACGTGTGTAATGCGTACTTAAGTTACGCTGGAAACAAAGTATTGAATGCTAGCAGAGCAATGCAAACCGGCAAGGAGTGGCGTAAAGATATGTATCACGCCTTCCGTGCTGTACTACAAGCACAGCAATTGGCCACAACTGGTAAATTAGACCTGGGTAGTAATAGCCAGGCTCTTCTAAATATTAGAGATGGAAGTAGCTCCGGCTTTGATGTTCTTGAGAATATGTTAACTACTGTTGAGATACCGAAGGCAGAGGAAGCCAGAAAGCTCAGCTCTCTACGTGATGTCTCCAGTAAAGATGACATTCGAAAACTATTAGATGGGTTTATTAGACCTGAACCCGTAATGTCAGAGACAGCGGCTCCTATAACAGAGGAGCAATTAATACAATTAAATGCAGAGATTGGTATCTTATTTGAGATGCTAAACTCATACGGACTAGGAGGCACATGTTAATACCTGTTGGAGCGGATTGTGAAACCTCTGGGACTACTGATGACCATCAGATGTTATCCTGGGGTATGTATATTAACAGAGACACATATAAGCATTGGAATATTGCTCATTCAAATGTGTTGATAAGTCCTGCTGCTATGCGTGTCAATAAGATGCGCGCACAGGATCTTGATCAAGGCGTGTCTGTTAATGTATTTAGTAAAGAGCTTCACGCCTGGATTAACGACAACCTGGGGCAGTTTGATAAACATAACAGCGTCAATAAGGTTGTCATAGTAGGCTTTAATGTAGGTAGTTTTGATAGGCCATTCCTTGAACGTACTGTACAAGGCAGGACTATCTCTAAGTTCAGTCACTATACAATAGATCTGAACGCTATCCTCAGAGGTCTACTTGGGCAAGAGAGAGCTGAGATAGCTAAGGGGTCCCTTAAAAAGGAAGCCGCGGCTATGATGCGTCGAATTAATCCAGAGATTCATGATCTGGGTGCACACAACGCGTTGTATGATGCTGCTGAAGCACACCACATATTGTGGTTACTCAATAAATATATTGACGTTGAGAGGTTGGTGAATTCATTTGGAAACGTTACCTCTCTGGCGTGATCGTTGCGTCACATGTTTATATGATGGAACTGCCGAAGAGCATGAAATGTACGGAGATGATATTTGTCTCCGTGATTACCCTCGAACTAAGAAGACACCTAACTGCAGGATTAAACTTAATCCTGTAGCTAAATGGCAGGATGCGTACACAAAGCACATGTCCATGTTGTCTGAAATTAGGATCGAAGACAAGGAACTATTCAAATTGATGAAGAAACCTGTTAAAGATAAGAAAGAACGGATGAAAGTTCTTGAAAGTATTACCAAGCGTCATGAGAAAATCGTAGAGAAGAAGGGCCAAACTGCCCGATTAGGATTTGGTAAGGACTTTGATGAACATGACTTGACCGTGTACCGTGCTGGTATAGGTGTGCCAAGCCTTGATTTGTTCTTGGGTGGTGGATTCCCAACTGCACCTTTCACTATTTATGGTGGAGAGTCTGCAGGTAAGACAACTACTCTGTTGTATCTGACCGGGGCACTGCAACGTGCCGGTTACGTAGTAGCTATAGCAGATGCAGAACATACATTGGATCGTGAGTGGGCAGCCTCTCGTGGTGTTAACGTTGATGAATTACTCATTAATCAAGACCATGTGATGGAAGACCAACTCAATTGGGTCCTTAAACTTGCCGAGTCGGGCGCTGTTGATTTCATATTTTATGATTCACTCAGTGCAGGATTACCTCGAGGTAAGATTGCCAAGAAATCTGGTACAGAACGCGACTTAGACAACGCTGATGTTGCTCTTCGTGCACGTGTTATGTCCGATTTCTTTCCTCGTATATTACATTACCTTAAGACAAACCATATTGGGTTTGGTCTTATTGCGCAAACCCGTACTACAGGTATGGGAACAGCGTGGGTTCACGAAGATGTATCTGGTGGTAACGCCAGGAAGTTCTTTGATACTCTGACATTGGAAGTCCGTAGAGGGCCGAAAGCTAACACTCCTGTTGATGATGACAACCAACCACTTGGTTATGAATTCGTCATGAAGTGTAAGAAGTCTAAGATCAGTGGCATTCGTGAAGGTGAAGAAGTTCGTACCATATTCTGGAATGACAAAGGATTTGATCCGATGTATGAGTATGTTATCATGGGTATTAAACAGGGGATACTGGTTAAGACTAGTGCCGCTGGTCATTCGTACACAGATAGCAAAGGCGAAGTGCATAAGATTAAAGCCGGTAAAGAGTATAAAGTCAAAGCTATAATGGAAGAACTGGGCTTACTCAATGACCTGCGTATGCAGATTACTGGCCAGTCCCCCGAAGAAGACGAAGTCATCTAAATGGGAGAACTGGCAGAAGTAAGACCAAGATGCCCTAAATGTGCTAGTCCAATCTCTGAAGTAGACGTTTTAGAATGCGCAGGGGGCTGTGTATTAACTGCTGAAGAAACCGACATGGCTTATAGAAAGTACAATACTATCTTGCATTTTGCACGACGTACTGATGAATTGATCAAGACCAGGAGCGTTGCTCCTGGTCTTGATCTTGTTATTAAGGAAACAAGTAATGCAAATCCAAAGTCTTAGTAAGGAGGCATAATGGCAACACAGACATTAAGTTTTACTATTACTGGTGAGTTTGTCACTACTACAGTACGTGACATGTGGTCTTCCCGGTTACCTTACAGTGCTATTGAGTTACTCAAGAGTATGATTGGTATGCCTAAGAAAGAGTATATGCCTATTATCTTAGGCAAACGTCGTCTTGTTGATGACTCAAATGTAGGTATTAATATCGAAGACGATGATTTCGAAGATGAAATGCTTATCTCTATGGAAGAGATGGGAGCATGCCTCGAGAAGAAGATTCAGGATGCACATCTTGATGTCTTCCTCAAAGTAGGAATGGAATGGCGTAAGCTAGAAATGTATGCTGAAGATGGTTGGAAGAACTCCGACTATGACTGGGATACTAAAGGATATGTGTACCATATACAGGAACGGATTGCTGATTATCTAAAGCAACTGAGTACTGTGTACGCATGGCTTGGTAAACCACTAAGCTCTGTCCCTTTCTACAACGTAACTGCTATTGACCCGATGGCGTTGTACAATGCTTCGGAAGATGAAATGGAAACATGGCGTGCTGAGGTTGAAGCAGTCCCTGAAGAGGAGACTGTCTCGTACTTCGAAGACCCGGACACCACGGTTGGTGTACTGGATCAGCTTGCTCGTACATCTCTAACTGGGTTTACCCCAGAGGAATACCCAGAAGGCACATCTCCTGAGCAAATAGTTAATGCTATGAATCAGAAGTGGATGAAGAATAAGGAATTTGCTAATCTTGTACCGGATCTTGACGATTATATTGAACAACATGCAACATTCAATAAGAATGGTGTTACACCAGAATCTATTGAAGATACTATTTATAGGTCTGGTTGGATTAAACCCAATGGGAACTTTTATGGTTGTCCTGATACAGGACACAGTGATATCGCTCATGAGATACTGAAGAGGCCTGATGATAGTCAAGACTCTCAGAAAGATCTCGAAGCTGACGGCTGGATCAAACTCTCTATGCAACGCATTGAGACCGGTGGGATAGTTCCTACACCGCGGCAAGCTGACACTATAGGTGACTGCTATAATCGCTGGGGGGCTATGCTTAGTATAGACGGTAGGCGTATGTCATATCCAAACTTCTTGGCGATAACTGATGAATTAACAGGAAGAATCTAATGACACTTTGGTTACCAAGAATAGTAAGGAAGCTGTGGTTCTTAAATAATCCTGGGTATTATGTTAGTTATCAGACACAAAGTTCTCATGGGTATGTAGTAATTAATCTAAGTAAACCCATACGGGATAGCGCTTCTATTGATTATGTTACTCTTAAAATAAGTGAGTACCTTAAGAATGATTTCGAAGGTACAATTATTATTATTTCCTGGCAACGGATATACTAATGATACGAATACAGTAGCCTAATGATACGAATACAGTACCCTACACCTGAAGAAGCTGAAGATGCAGATCGTGGCATGTTATGTTACTACCATCGGTTCTTACCTAGCCCAGGTAATCCTTGGGAGACTGCTATTATGGATACAATTCGGGAACGTTATACCGAAGCTGGGGGATACACCACTGCCCTGAGTAAGCTCATTGGGTGGGACCCAGATGATTACCAAACCTTTTTAAGGAAAACTAATGAATAAAGTTGAACAAGCTATTGCGGTGGTGAATCAACTCAAAGACCTTGAGCTGATGATGTTTTATCAAACCATCTGTGAAGAATCTATTGCTGATATGCGTAATGATTATCGTTGTAATACCGACATGCGTCAAGCATTTATTGGACAGTTACTACATGGAGATCTTGCATGGTTAGCAGAAGGGGAACCTTCTTATGACCTTCAACAGGATCTAATTGACTGGCCTTCTCGTTCTGTACAACACAAAGAAGAACAAGTAGCACAGTGGCTAGCTGTACAAGCTAAGCAAGACTCTGGTGACTTCGATGATTGGAAAGAGACTCCATAATGCAGGATGCTTTTGGGGTAGAACTCGTACATGATCAAGAGGTTGTTTTTATAACCGGGTACGATAATACTAGATGGTTCCTTAAAGGAACGGTCGCCGGGTTTACTGAAAAGAAAGTCAGGATAAGAGAAGACGGTTCTGGCGGTGATATACGCCCTACGTTACGTACTCCTAACTTAGTTGTAGTGAGGAACCCATGAAAGATGTTACTGGAACAGAGTTGCAGATAGGTGACCCGGTGGTTTATGTAAAACCTGGTCATTATAAAGACTTAGGTAGGGGAACCGTAACAGGGTTCACTCCAAAGATGGTGCGTATTCTACCTAAAGGTTATGATATGAATTCAAAACACCGGACAAGGCAGTTTGCTTCACAAGTAGCTAAGGTGGCCGGCATATGAAAGATGCATTAGGAAAAGAGCTATTGCTCGATCAACCAGTTGCATATGTGTACGGATACCAAAGTAAGAGTATAGCTAGTGGCACCATAGTTGGGTTCACTCCTACAATGGCAAGGATTAAACCCAACAGAACTATGCGAACTGAACATTACATCACTAAGGTTCCTCACCTTATTGTGATAGTTGAATCATTATAAGGAGTTCATTTGAGTTCATTTAAAGTTGAACTAGCTCAGCACTCTACCAAGGGTGGGATTAAAGAGCTGACTATCTTCGTCGAAGAAGGTAGCAATATTATACAACGCATATGGGGCCTACGTGGTCACAAGATGCAGACTGCTGAGAAGGTTGTACAGGGTAAGAACATTGGTCGTGCCAATGAGACTACACCTAACGCCCAGGCTATCAAGGAAGCTACTGCTGTCTGGGACCGTAAGGTTCGCCAGGGTTACAAAGCTGCTAGCACATTTGATACGGAGCAGGAAGAGATTGAAGAAGCAGACGAACCAGTAGAGTTTGTCTTCTCGTTTGACCCTGTGTCATCTGCATTCGCTCCTAGTAAACCTCACAATGATCCTCCTAAAGGTGTTACCTTTGATGGTGGTTATGAAGATTACTTTGCGGAACGTAAGAACAATGGAGTTAACTTATGGAAAGTTACTACATTGGATGACAACGTCGACTGGTACACTCGTGGTGCTAAGAAGATTACTAATATCGTAAGAGGTGTTACTCCTTTAGAAGATTTCTCCAAAGCTCACAAGGATCCGCCTGGATCCCTAGTTAGTGTAGAGTTCATCTTGTTTGATGAAAAGGGACGTGAAGTACCTGGTAAAATTAAAGGTATAGTCAATGACCGTACCTCAAATAAGAAGGCACTCATACGTTATAACGAATTCATTGAATCTAGTATGAAGTTTGAGGTCAAGGCCTTTGATGTTCTGTATTGGGACAAGGAATTCCTTGGTGATCAAAACTATATGTACCGTAGGGCTGTTCTGAATGTTGCTTATTGGATAACACATCCTGAATATCGTTCTGCTACTTTTAAGGTTCTTGATAAAAGAATCATCGACGCTGCGTATGGTGCTGGGTGGGAAGGCTTTGTCCTTCGGAAGCTCACTGGTACGGAGTCTCATGTAACATTTACACTCAACGGTAAGCCACAACGACGTGGTGCCTGGAAGTTTAAGTTCCAAAATACTGATGAGTACATCATCACAGCCGTAGAGGTTGGAAACAGTGGACGTCTAAACGGAAAGCTAGCACGGTTTGCATTGTCTAAAGAAGACGCAGATGGTAAGCTAGTCTTCTGTACATGGGCAGGCCCTGGAACATTCTCTACTAAGTATTTAGATGAGGTATTTACCTTATTGTTCGGAACATTGAGAAGCATTGAGGACATAGGTCCTGGCGAAGTACAAGTACCTCGTCCTCAAGTAGTCGAGGTAAAGTTCAGCTCTAAGCAGCCAGGCAGCCTCGCATTGGAACACCCCGTTCTCTTAATGATGAGACCGGATAAAACCTGCCGTGAATGTACACTGGAAGATGAACCAGTTCTATTCACCGGCAAAGCTTAAGGAGAAACTTACTTGAAGTTTCCACAACAACACACAGTGTTCAGAAACAAAGCAGCTTTACGTGTATCACCTATGCGCGCCCAATGGGAGCTCGGATCTAACGGTCATTATAGTGTAGCCAAAACTGGCTCATTCTTTATAGAGATTGCCCCTGCAAAAGGCCGTCTTGCCTATGACTGGGATAAGAAAGTAGTGATAGCACTCAATCCCTTAGAGATGGTGTCAATGTTTCCTGCCCTCAAAACTGAGGCTGGATTCAAAGCCATCCATGATCCCGGCGCCGGCAGTGTTAACAAAGGCAAGGTCGTTAAGACTATGTCTGCGAAGGCGGTAGGTAACGGCGGCATTGGTATTACAATCAATGTTAAGAAGGGGGAGGCTTCGGAGTTTCAGAATATAGTAGTAAGCGGGCCCGACCTGTTGCTACTTAAGATTCTATCTGAATCTGTTATTCCCTCATTGTACGGTTGGCCCGAAGCTTTGGACGTGGAGTTTGTTAAACAACACGACCTCAGCGGTAAGCCTGCTGCTACTCCTCCAGCCACCTCATTTGAGGAGCCAAAGATCTAATGGCTGAAGAGAAGTTTGATCTAACGACTGCATTCGGGGATGACCTGAATGCACGTCGTGAGATTTATAAACAGTTACAGAAGTACGCACTGCAGCTTAAGGCTAAGATTAACAAATGTTTAAATGATCTTCGGAGCAGAGAACATGTTATCATAGGTGAGGCTGTACTTGAATTAGCTGAGCTCTCTAATGAGGTCAGAGCATTCAATGTACGAGCAGTGCTATCATCAGCGTACGGTAAGGATGTGGATTTACTTAAAGCAGGCGACCAAATGCAACGTCAGATTGAAATTGCACGCAAGGACGCACAAACAGTTGCTACTCTGTTCATGAATGAGTATCGCAACGGATAAGGTATTATGTTATATCAATCACGCCCAACTGCACTCCAAGTATACGAAACAGCCGGTCTTAAGGTAGGACAGAAAGTCTTAGATGTCCTAAAGGTTGGTGAAACATTCCGTGTCTATCATGTACAGGCTGAGTCTTCAGTCAGTGTACCAGATGACAGTGGTGTCATTCGCGGCAATGGTCTGTATAAGATAGTAGAAATAAAAGATGCTACTCCATTCGATAACCTTAGTGCTGTGTTAGCCGACAAGGTTCTCACTGATGGCACTGTTATCGGTGAGCATTTGTACCGGATTCCTTTGGTACGTATCACTCGAATCACTCCGCACGACGGTCACAAGATTCTGTATTTGAATCGGCCTAAAGCGCAGGAAGTTCTAACTGAGGCTGCTAGTGTCAGTCACCATTAGAAATCTAGAGAAGCTGAATACGTGGAGAGAGAAACTTTCACGTACGTCATGTAATAACTGTAACATGTCAGCTACCCTGGCAAACAGCTTTCTATATCCTGTCGTATCCCGTGGGAATGGCAGGGTAATGTTTGTTGGTAACACTGTGCTACCTGATGAACATAAATCCAGTGAACCTTTTACTGCACAGGGTGGCATGCAAGCTGACAAGTTCATTCAGAAATACTTACAGTTATCTACAAAGAATGACTGTTACCTAACGAACCTGGTTAAGTGTCGTGGTAACATCGAACAGCGTGTAACGTCTAAGGATATGAGAACTTGTGGTCTTCATTTACTTAGTGAAATTGCTATGGTTGAGCCGGAGATCGTAGTATTCTTAGGAGCACAGTCTGCTAAGACTGTACTGGGACGCCAGAAGTATAAGATAGGCAGGCTCGAGACCTTTAACATAGGTGGTCGCGAGTACCCTTGTTATGTAATGAATAACATTACTGCAATGATATCCTCTACTTCTATGTACACAGAGATTAAACGTCAGTTTACTATTCTAAAGGAATGGCTGGCGGAGAATACTGAAGTATACAAAGACAGGGAAGTCACAGTTACTAAGAGAGAACAATTTAAACGTGAGTACATTCTTGTTGATACTAAAGAGAAGCTGATAGCTATGGTCGAAGACCTGAGTAAGGATGCTAATCTAATTGGTATTGATACAGAGACTAATGATTTACGTACATGGCATTCCAAGTTTCAAATAGTTGGTATGTCATTTGCTAAAGGTAAGGAACGCGGGTACTACGTACCGGTGGCTCACCGCTTAGACCCACGAAACTTCATGGGTAAGCAACCTACCAACCTTCCGTTGGATTGGCTGAAACGTGCGGTGTATAAAATCCTTGAGAATAAACCCGCTACCTGCTGGTTCAACGTTGGTTTCGACTACGGTGTACTAAAGGCTAGTGGTTTTGATATTAGTAAGATCTTCTATCGAGATGAACATGACGTGCCTATGTGGCATGATGCATGGACTCTCTGGTATCTCATTGATGAGAATATATCAGATAAAGATAGTAAAGATAAGTCATACGCTCGCACGTTGAAGAACGGTGCCCGTACTTTTCTGGATAGGACTCGTAAGACCTATGCTGAAGTAACTGGTAATGAGAGTGTGACGTTTGAATTCGTAACACCTGAGGACTCACTTGAGTATGCTGCAGATGACGCAGTGGATACCTGGGAGCTAACTCAGTTGTTTTATGCTAAGGTTAAGAAAGAATCCGATGCGTTTACCGCCGGCAAGCTATTGTCTCAGATTTATCCTGAGGAAATGGAAGTCGCCCTGGTAGCTATGGATCTTAACCAGCGCGGAATGGGATTTGACCAGAGGTATCGTACTAAACTTAAGCACGTACTGAGGGAAGACCGACAGGGTTTGCTAAACAAGTTGTCAGAATTGGGCGCCCCTGTGCTGAGCATAAACAAGGACGCAGAGATCAAGAAGAATCTCATCTCCATGTTTCTGGATCCCACATTCTTTGGCAGGTTTGAAGAGGAATACGGGGAGAAGTTTGACTCTGTTGCTCGGGCTAACCTAATTAGGTTCTATCGACAAGAGTATAAGGCCGCTATCACTAAGGGTACTACTGTACTTTCTAAGTGGACACCTGATGAATTTGATGCATGGATGCTTACATTGAACACGACTAAGAAGGTTGATAAGCTTCTGTCTACTTACGTGGAAACACTGAAGGTAGAACGGTTCGTGGAGACTATGTCTTACAATGTAATTGCAGGCATTGAACCTGTTACTGGAAAGGTAAAGGCAGTATATACCGCCGGTTGGCGTGTGATATACGGAGAGATTGTTCCTAGTTGGGACACACCTCCGGATCCTATCGACGCTAAGCTTGTTGCAACAGAGATGAAGGCTTACCAGGATATTATCCATGGTAGTCTGAAACCTAACGGTGCGGCTAGTGGAAGGACATCCTCTATCGATCCAAACCTGCAGAATTTAACTGCAGAAGTACCCGAACGTCCAGAGAAGTGCGGACATTGTAGTGTCGTATTTGATGATATCAATTCTAAAACAGATGTAACCCAGAGTAGGTGGACATGTACAATATGCACTGAGGTCACTAAGATCCATATGTACGACGCTCGTCGTATGTATACACCACATGCTGGGTACTACTTTGCCAAAGCGGATTGGGATGCTCAAGAAGTATCGCTAATGGCAGCAGCCTCAGGCTGTCCTGTCTTGACGCGTTTGGTACAGATTCGTGATGATCAATCTCGTATCGTAAGCACGTGCTGTGCTACGGCTCCTATTAAATACAGGAAGACAGGCGTCAATGCTTGTCCTACTTGTAAGAAGGAAGACGCTAAGTTTGGCCCGGATCCAGAGGGAGACCTCCATACAGTGACCGCAGCTAAAATTAACGATACTACTCCTCAGCAAATCTTTATTGATATGCATTCGAAAGATCCATTGATTAAAATTGCTGCTAAAAAGAAACGTAAGAATGCTAAACCGGTTAACTTCGGTATCATGTACGGCTCAGGGCCGGCAGGATTGTACACGACGTATCGTAACATGGGTCTGGTTGACAAGACCTTTGAAGATGCAGAGGGGGACATCGCTGCTTGGTACGAGTTGTTTCCTGGTGTTAAAGCATTCCTTGATGATAAGAAGAGAGAGCTTAAGGTTAAACGTAAGTTAGTTAACATTTATGGACGTGTAAGACACACTCCTTTTGTGGATAACACCTTATCAGCTCTGAACTTCCTGATCCAAGGGCCCGGCGCTAACGTTGCCAAGAAGGTGATGGGACAGTTGTCTAGACACTTTGATGGCAGAGATGTGTACATTACTAATCTAATTCACGACGAGGTTGTATTAGAATACAGACTCGTTGATGAACGTGAGATGGCACAAGCCATGTATGACTACATGAATGTTGTTGCCCCTGGTGTTGTGCCAGTAAGGCTAACAGCGGAGCCTGAGCTGCGTGTGAAGACCCTTTCTAAGGGAGAGAAGGTTCACACTATTAAGTTGGAGAAAGCTGCATGACCCCTGGTGAATTCACGAAGGTTTTACATAAACTTTCAGCAGGTAAGCAACGTATGGAAGCTGGCCACGAGCTGGAATGCATGACTGCATTTCTAACGGGTACCGATGCGGAGAAGAGAACAGCTCTTAAGGAGCTGACTCAATACCACATGGTGTACCTGGCTAAGCTTGTCCGTGGAGTTTACCCCAATGACAATAAGTATCACGGTCTTTCTCATTTAGATCTCTTACAGGTAGCTGTACTAAGATTCATAGAGAAGCTTGAGGATTATAAATTAGACTCTGGGTATAGGTTAACAACATATTATACCCGAGAGATCAAGACGACGCTCTTTCGTTATCTACAGAAGTATGATCAACTCATACCTCAAGGTACACCACTGATGCAGCAGGTAGTATTCAAGATTCATAAGATCATGAATGACTTGACTGCAGAAGCAGGTAGGCCTATGGATTTCGAAGAGTCGTTACCTGTCTTAGTAGCGAAGATCCCACACACAGAGGAGTTCATTAAGAAGTCCTGGTTGTATATGGATGTATGGTGTCACCCTACTGAGTATATTGATCAGTTCAAAGCTGTTGGTACACCTACCGATGGCACTGGCGAAGGTGCAGAAGGACCTGATGGGGAAATCATTCAGATGACCCTAGAGATTCTTCAATTAAAAGCATCACTCTCAAAATATGAGCTAGAAGAAGTGATCCTTTGTTTACAGAGTCCAGTAGAGAATGAACTCTCCTCTCGTGTAATCAATAAACTTACATAAGGACAATTTGAATGGCTGTTGATGTGATTAAAGCACTTGGTGAGAAGTTACCTGATTACCTACGGGAAATGGGTATCGCTCTTAACAGTTCTTCATTGGGCCGTTGCCCAATACATGACGACACTGGTCCGTCCTTCCACGTGAGTGGGCCTATTTGGCACTGCTTCGGCTGCGGCATGGGTGGTAATATCTTCCATCTGGCCGCGTTCCTCGAAGGATTACCTGAGCCAGGTGGCCCAGGCTTCATGGAGACAACAGTGCAGACCTTAGCGGATCGATATGGTATTCCATACAGTCCCCCTAAAGGAAGGCAACTATCAGTATCCCAGCAGATCAAAGGTGTATACCGTCTCATCTCTCAGAACTTAAGTTCAGAAGGATATGAGGATCTCTTAGCTAAGAGAGGTTACACACCTAAAGTAGCTAAGCGGTACGGAATTGGTTGGATTATAGGGTACGAGGCCTTGCTTAAGGCTGCGGAGACCCAGTACGGTAAGCAGGCGGTGTGGAAAGCAGGCTTACGTAACAAAGAGTTGTACGGTAATGAACGAATGATGTTCACACTGCGTGATTACAATGGTGTACCCATTGCATTCAGTGGTCGGGTCTCAGAGAAATCTAAAGGCGAAGACTTATCTAAGTACATTAATAGTCCTAACAATGAGGTGTTTAATAAAGGTCGTACGTTCTATAACATGTCACGCGCTAAGCATTACGAAGTGTTATACATGATGGAAGGTCAAACAGATGTTATCACCGCTTGCACAAACAAGTTACCTAATACGATAGGAGTACTATCAAATAATGTAACTGATGGGCAAGTTGAGGTACTAAAAGCTTTTCCTAAAGTTGTCATCGCATTTGACGGTGACAAGGGTGGTGTTACTAAGGCTACCAAGCTGTTGGCATTGCTCCCTAATGCTACTGCCATATTGATTCCTAAGGAGTCAGACCCAGATGATTACATTAAAAAGAAAGGTATGGAAGCATTCCTTAACCTTGAAGAGTGGGATCTATTTGGATGGGAGTTAATTAATGGGGCGTATCGTAATAGACAACAGATGGTGGAAGCCTGCAGGTTAATTGCTAAGGCTAGTCCTCTGCTGAGGCCTCGTTATATTGCCGCACTTTCTTACATGACAGAGATCTCTATTGAGGAGGTCGAAGCTGCTGTAGAGAAAGAAGAACAATTATACCAGAGATGGCGCCTACAGGTGCTACTCCAAACCATAAGTGAAGCAGACCCTAACACTTTAAAGCTGGGTATCACGGTGAACGTTCATGAAACTGAATAGACATTATTGGGAGGCACTGCGCGTTGGTGATGGACCCCACTTAGCGCAGATGCCTGGCATTGCTATGTTCTTACAGAACTACACAACATCCATCGAAGAGAGCGAGGAGTACTACAAAGCCCTCGAGATACTGCTGATATCTAAGCTGTTAAATCCAGACAACTCTTCGATCGTAGCTGGCTTGCGATTCATCGATGTCTCTGCTTCAGAGAATCCTTTTATTAAGTCCGCTGCGGATCTAGATGCAATCATCGACGGTACCATTGATCCTAAGCAGCTAGAACAACTTCAGTTTGAATTGATTGTTCTAAGGAACCCTGGGAGAAGCTACAGCAACGCTGATGCTCTCACTATACCTATCATGCAAAGAGGTGTTATCCTTAAGTGGAGTGATATCTATCAACAGGCTGCTCTTAAGCAACTGGCATACACGTTAGGCAAAGTAGGCCCTTGTTTGTATTTCCCAAATGGCCACCTGGTTGTACCGGTGGAGTTTGATTACGACAAGGGGATTGCTAAGACTGAAGAAGCTTTAGCGTCTACTAAAACCCTGCAAACAACCCTGGGCACTGTTAAAGGAGTGCACGTTGATGTGGATGCAACAGGTAGTGTACAGCTGCAGCATGCTGATGGACAAACCTCTAATGAGAAGATGGTTAATCGTCTTGTCAGTAAGGTTGAGCCTTTCCATTTCTGGAGACGAGGCGCTACTACTACTGGTAAGCTGGACAATTGTAATGTAGCATTCTACGGTGATACCGGAGAGATGTCTACTATAGTAAGCTACCGTCATAAGTGTAAGATTAAAGTACATCCGATGGATAACAACCTTAGGATAACTAGATGTTACGATATCAATGGGAGTATGGAACAGTACCTAGTTGTACATTCCTCACAGGCTGCGCTATACAATGCTCTGGATCCTGATCAGTTGATGTATTCATACTTGGATACAAGTTCCGATAAGTGGACTGTGATATTAAGTTCCTTGGCAGGTCATGAGTTAAGTTCTGGATTGAACTGGGCTCAGAAAGATCTCCGAGATACTGCGCGCCGCTTAAGTACCAACCGTAGAAATGTAAAGGCAATCTATAATTGGAGTGTCGATAAAGATATTTACGAGGTGCCTGGTAAAACCATGATTAGTGCTGACTCTTCTATGTCAGGTTTCATGCCTAAAGATGTTGCTGTTGAGTTGATTGTATTAAATCAACGTTCTAGTCAACGTCTTGCCCAAATGGCGAGTGGCTCTGGAGTTCATGGATTATCTACGAAAAGTCTTAAAGCTGTTTATGATGACCGTATCAATGGTCACAATAGACTAGCCTATAATGATATGATCTACGAAGAGAACCGTGTGATGTACCAAGGACAGGAAGTCTCAGGTACTATCATTTCTATCCGTCAGGGTGCGGCTTCGAAAGATTCTGATGATATTGCTATCGTTAACGTACCTATGGGCGCATGTTCCGTGCTTGGTTACTCCGCCTCCGGCGCTGAGATATCTAAGTTAACTTATGACTTGGTAATGTCATCAGTTGAGGCACATCTTCCCACTGTATACAAAGAGTACAGTGGGCATCGTTTGGATAGATATCCAATAGAAGGTCCTAAAGCGGTAACCATGGCTGGTTGGAAAGAAAGCAGCCTGCATCAGATACATGCAATGATGGTACAACTTGGGGATGTGAAGTTACGCTTCACTACCTATCAAATTGGCAGTCCTCTTATAGTTAATGGTGTGAAGATAAGAAACGATGACTTCAAAGAAGTTGTTCGTTATGCTTTCATGTGTAATACACAATCAGATTTCGATGAGTACCTCTCTCAGGTATCGAAGATGTCTGTAGCGTTTCGTAACATTGTAGCCCGTGGGTTACAGTTTCAGAACGTTGGTATGGATGGTGGAATTCTATTTGAATTTGAACCTACTAAGGACGGAAAGTCTATTCAACTAGAGAGTAAGTACGGTACGTTCCACTGCGGGGGTGCGTCCTGGTTTACTAAGAAGCAGGACAGAGGACTTGGGCCTCTAGCGCTTTCCACTCTAATGGACAGAGTGTGTCGTCCTAAGAAACGTAAGACACACAAAGCTAATAGGGGATCCGACGGCAAGATTATTGCACTACGTCGTAAGCCTAGTAAAGCTAAGTTAGCTGCACGTGCCCTTCGATTTCAAGATCGGATGATGGGACTGCATAATATGCTGTATCAAGAAGCTGCTGAAAGATATCGTGCCACTAAGATTATTCTGGCAAGCTCTATTGTTCGTGCTGTTAAGCTAACCTCTGCTGTACCTGCAGTGTGTACACCATTAAATCAATCCGCGATTAACGGATACAGAATCAAAGGCGGTCTGGATGACTACCTATTGAGTACTGAATCAAACAGCTATGCTAGTGTCTTTCGGTACAAAACAGGTGAGTATATATGTATGGTTGATAAAGCTGAATACATTTATCCTGAACAGAAACTGGTCTCCAGATTGTATGTTCTGGCAAATGATATGCGGCTGTCGACTGACATCGATACCCTGTAGAATTGATTAACGTAAAGAATACTTCACACTGTGTACATTAGTGTAAATAATACTTTGCATTGTCACTATTAATGTTTATATTGGAGAAAATATGACAGGTCTTACTGAATATTTCGTGAACCAATCTGTAAAGGCGCATAATGTTCCTTCTATAGAGGCTATTGAAGCCATCAAAGCCGATGCTATTAAGCATGAAGCCTGGATTATCCTGGACGGCAAACGTGTACTTCCTGAGTCGTTGACTCAGCCTATGATAGATGCTGAACCATTTATCGAATTGATCGCCCAAGTAGTAGGCGGATAGATGAAGGTAGCACTGGTAGGTGCTGGCGGAATCGGTTCATATGCAGTGGATATAATTGCAGATGAAGAGATCAAGTCAAGTCAAATGCCTGACATGCATTTAACTGTGTTCGACGATGATCTTGTTGAACGTAGGAATGTATTGTATCAAAACTTTGACGAGTTTCATGCAGATGGTATGATGTATAAGGTTGATGCATTGGTCGAGCAAGGGTATGCTATTGATGAAGTTGTACGTGAACGTGTTAATACTATGGATCAATTAGCTGACTTCGATGTAGTCATGATTGCTGTGGATAACGTTGCGTTTAGACGTATGGTGTTCAAAGCACAGGACAAGGTTCCGTACTGGATTGATCTACGGGCAGAAGGTAGAGAGTCTATTTGTATCAATAAGGATTCAAAGATGACTGTCGATCAGCTGCTGGAGATTACTCAGGAATCGCTTAAGCCTGAGAATAACACACGCGGTTGTGCTATTGAAGCAGATTTACAGGCTGGATTACTTCAGCTTGGTAACCGGATGGCGGCGCTGTTCGGTGCACAGGCTCTGATGAATCACTATCGTGGTGTAAAGAAGCCTTTAAAACTCCGCTGTAGTTTCTGATGTCAAAACAAATCTATGTGTTGATATCAGGGAAGCGGTTGAATGGCAAAGATACTCTAGCCGAGGCACTTACTAATGCCATGCGCTGGAGTACTGCGACACCGGAGGACCCTGCTATACATCATCTAGCAGATGCTATACGGCAGGAGTTGATGGATACTTATCCTGATGAGATACCATCAATTAAATCTATCCAAGACAACAGTAGCCCTATCAAAAAGAAGTGGCGTCCTGCTATGATCTCTTTAGGTCAACAAAGGCGCGCTGAGGATGTGGATTACTGGTGTATTAAGCTACAAGATGTAGCCGAAGCAGGCGGTGCGGACATTATTATCGTACCGGATTGCAGGTTCCTAAATGAGATTGAATATTTCAAGAAGCTTGATGATATATTGGTGTACTCTATCCGGATAGAAACAGTTCTACAAGAACGTATCCGACGTGGGTATACCTTCACTCCCGGAGTGGACGACGACGTCTCTGAACTATCACTGGACTTAGGGTATAAAGATATGCCTTGGGATGCTTTGATAGTGGACACAGGGTTTGGGGTTCAGCTGTACAAAGAACCTCATAAGAAAGACATAACAGCTACGGCTCGGTATAACAAGTCGGAGCTGTTTAAACGAACTCTGGAAGATGTGCTTCCGGAAGTCGAAACAAGGAGGGCCGCTAATGGCCAAGATAACAATAGCTGATCTTAAGCTGCCGGTACCTACCAAGCGTTTTCTCAAATGGGATACACAAATCCTTGATGCGCTAGGTATGCCCCTGCCTGTCGAATTGATTAGTACTTTCAATGACCCACACACTGGGCATGCACTTAGTTATATTAAGTGGATAGATATTGAAGCCGTACTGAACACTGTCGTACCGGGGTGGAAGCTTATCATTACTGAGGAGACCAAGGGTAGCAAGTGGCTTACTTTGTACGGACACCTTGATATTTATGGTGTACGGCGTGACAACGTCGGGTACTATGACGCTAATGCTCCAACCTCTATGGATGGTGGTGGTAATATTCCACCTGCAACTATCGCGCGCGCTTCATTGCTGCGTAGATGTGCTGCATCATTCGGACTAGGTGCATATTTGTATCGTGGAGAAGACCACGAAACAGCGCCACAGGTTAGCAATCTGTACGCAATTCGTGACGACCAGATGGCTGAGTTCAAAGAGCTTATTGAAAAGGTCGGGGATACATTACCCGAAACTGCAGTTGAGCAAATGAAGAACGAAGGCCTTTGGACTATCGAAAAAGCACACAAGTACAATGCGTACTTGCGGCGAAGGGTTCCAACTGGGGCTGGGGCTTAGTGTTAATCATTGAACCGGCCAGGGTACCAAGCCCTGGTTCGGAGGATGAGTTCCTAGTATTACGAGAAGTACTCATTTCTATCAGAAAGATAAAGCTCCGTAGTTTAGAGATTTATATTGACGGACTTGACGAGAAGAACCTAATCAGTATGCCACAAATGATACAGGATAGTTACTTAAGTACTTACTTGGAAAGCCCGGAAGCTAGGGCTCTAAAATCTGAGTTCGATAGTGTTCTAGAGAAGATTAATGAAATCACTGTTGATCCTAATTCTATTCTAGATATACCAATTATTGGAGTAGATAGGGCAGCTTTTTCCTTATTCGAGGGAGTGTATGATGATCAACAAGTTATACTATCTACACTCAATGAAAAGGGACAGGAGTTTTGGGATCGTCCATTTATGGACATTTACAAACAACTAAAAGGCATGCCTGTACTGGAAGGTGCATCAAGTCCGGAAGCTGTACCAGGGCTGATGCCTGAAGTAGCACTTCCTCTTGTTGTACAAGACAGTTTAACAGGAATGAATCTGGATAGTTTAATTTCCGAAGTACCTAAGTTGTTGGACTTACTGCCTAAGGGCAGGTCTGTTCTGCATGTACTTACAGAGGACATGCTAAAAGTACGTAACATGATACTAACTCAAGTCAAAGACGCTGTGTTAGCTAATGCCGTAGTTATGTATATTGACTTCTGGATAGACTCAGGATTCGAGTTTAATCTACTGGAAGTGTAATTTATTAAAAGGATAATATGCCAATAGAATATTACAAGGACTTCGGTGACGGAGGCCTAGGAGAAAGTACTCTCAAAGCAAAGTACATATACGGTGAAGAATCAGAACCGGCAGATATCTGGAGACGCGGAGCCCAAGCCATAGCAGAGGTTGAAAAACCTGATGTACGTGAGCAGGTCAATGCTGATTTTCTCTGGGCGCTTACTGATTGGCGCTTCATTCCAGGTGGCCGCATCATGCATGGTGCGGGCACGGACTTTAAGTCAACCTTAACTAATTGTTATGTAATTGAAATCAAGTCTGATAGTATTAATGCTATTTATGATACCATACGTGATGAAGCAAGGACCTATAAAGCGGGGGGAGGTGTTGGGCATGACTTGTCAGTCCTACGTCCACGTGGTGAAAAAATAGGCGGAACCGGTGGAGAATCCTGCGGGCCCGTAGGGTTCATGGATCTATTCTCTGTGAATACAAATACCATCAGCCAGCACGGTCGACGTGGAGCTAACATGCAGACACTGCGTGTAGACCACCCTGACATTGAAGAATTCATTCATGTTAAGAACGACGCCAGTCGTAGTATGGTACAGTATTCAAATATTAGTGTTCTTATTACTGATGAGTTCATGAAAGCATTGGAGAAAAACTCAGACTTCCCACTACGGTGGGGCGGCAAAGTCTATCGTCAGATCAATGCACGTGAATTATGGGACAAGATCATCAACATGGCACACGCCAGTGCTGAACCAGGAATCATTTTCTGGGACAGGATGAAACAGTTTCATAACCTGGAGTATTGTGCTCCATTAGTAAGTACAAATCCCTGTGGCGAACAACCACTTCCTGATGGTGGCAACTGTAATCTTGGTGCGATTAATCTATCCAAGATGACTAAACAGAACGGCACCCCGGGTAAGCATGGCATTGATTGGGATGTGTTAAAGAAGACTATCTTTATAGGCGTAAGGTACATGGACAATGTTATTGACTATAATGCTGATCGCCATCCCTTGGAACAACAAAAGATAAGTGCACTTGAGCAACGTAGAGTTGGGTTCGGTATCACTGGACTGGCAGATATGCTAATCAAGTTACATGTCAAGTATGATTCCGAGGAAGCCCTGGATATAGTAGAAAAGGTTATGGAATTTATCCGTGACAATACCTACCGTGCGTCCATACACTTGGCCAAAGAAAAGGGATCCTTCCCTGCCTTTGATCTAGCAGGACTCCGTAAGAGTGCTTTCTTTAAGACTCTGCCTCAGCCTATTAGAACGGCTATCAAGGAACACGGACTTCGTAATGGGACATTGTTAACTGTAGCACCAGTTGGAACAGGAAGTATAGTGGCCGGTACCTCAAGTGGTATCGAACCCCTCTTCCAAACACAATATAAACGCACAGTCATCGACGAGAAAGTCGAAGGCGGTAAGAAGCATTTTGTTGCATACCATCCACTAGTGCACCAATGGTTTATCCTTAATGGGTTACCAATTCCTGACTATGTACGAGTATCACATCAAATAGATCCACACTTTCGGGTGAGGATGCAAGGTGTTGTACAGAAGTATATAGATACTTCTATCTCGTCAACAGTTAATCTTCCTTCCTCTGCAACAATTGCAGATGTACGTAATATCTATGAGTTTGCGTACGACAAAGGTCTAAAAGGTATCACTGTTTATCGAGAAGGCTCCCGTGATGGGATTCTTAAAAGTATGGATGAAAAACCTGCTACTGTTGCTGCCAAGTTTGTACACCCGTATGATTCAGGTAACTTACTGCATCCTACACCAAGACCACAACGTGTGGCTGGTATTACGGAGAAAGTATTTACCGGCGCAGGTGATATGCTCGTTACTATTAATGAAGATGAGCTAGGCAGACTTGTAGAAGTAATAGCCAGGGTAGGTAAAGCTGGAGGTAATGAAGCTGCATTATCAGAGGCCTTAGGTCGTCTGATAAGTGTTGCTGCTAGATCAGGAGTGGACCCTGCTGTGTTAATTAAACAGCTGAAGGGTATCTCTTCTATACCAGTCTTCCATACCTTCCCCGGGGACACAAAGTCTACACGTATTTTGTCCACACCAGATGGAGTTGCTAAAACTCTTGAACGTTATTTGGCGGACAGAACCGCAGTGCCTATAATAGGCGCTATCGTTGAAGTCCCAAAGGTAGTAGAGGCTTCCTCTACTACAGAATATACTCAATGTCCTGATTGTCATGACTTGAGCGTTATCCATGAGAATGGATGCGAAAGATGTATCGCTTGCCCATGGCAGCGATGTTAAGAAAGGATACCTGAATGGTACGCTTAACGACAGTTGATGAGGCACTGACCTATTTTACTCGCAGGGGTTTAACCCGTGAGAATATACAGGAATTGTTCCTTGTAAAGCCGGATGGTACGAAGTCAAAGACCACGGCTGAATTTAAGGATATGGATAAGACTATCTCCTCTGCCCTCAAGGACAGTGGACATACGATCGAGTCTAATACTACCCCCGCAAAGGCACTAGCGAAAGCTGATGTCTTAGAAGCTCTACCTAAGAGCTTGAATCCCATCTATCGTCTGTGGGCTTTCATGCATTTCACCAAGACTAATGTTGAAATAGGCAAGGCCTTAGGTATCAAAGAGGACAGCGTACGTGTACGTATGCTTCGTCTGTTAGGTCAGAAGACTCATACAATCCAAACATTGCTTCCTATGGTACTTGCTACCAGTGTAGACATCAGTTATATCTTCCCAGAAGGTTCACTGACTAACGCTCGTTTGAATGCATGGTTTGGTGACGAGGAGGCAACTGCCACTGCAGCTGTGGCAGTTGCTACTGCTACCATGAAAGCTGATATTGAGGTTAACACCGAAGTAGACACCGAAGTTAATACTGAGGTTAACACCGAAGGTGCTGTTGATGAACCTAAGCAAGAGGGTAGTCAGGATATTGATGAAGTTGTTACAGAGACTCAAGAAACTACCGATGATGATGCTAGTCAAATTACTGACGAATCTGATGTTATCCCCGAAGGGGATGACAAGGACGACTCTCCTGATCCAGATCCTGAAGTAGTTCAAGATGAGTACGTAGACTGTAACCTCTGTGAAGATGGTGATACTGATTACATTTGTCCATCATGTGAAGCTAAGTCTACTGTTGTCTCTTTTGACACATTTGATGAAGATAATAAGATGAACACATCCGTCTTAGAAGGTTCCGCCGAAACTGATCTCGTTGTAGAACCAGAAGTTACTGTTATAGAAAGTCTATCTTCAGAACCTGAACTACCTGTGGAAGATGTAATTACTCCTATGGCAGCTGACAGTACTGGCGGCGGACTAGACGATATGAACTTCTGATGTCCAACCTGTTGATTGAAGGTGTCATCCAAAGCGTTTACGTAAACCGTGAAAGCTTTTCGATTGGCACTCTGCAACCAGCCGGAGATTTACCATTGATTACCTACCTGGGGAAGTTTCCAAGCTTCCCCGGAGAGGTTCTCAAAGTTTCTGGTTATTACCAGGACCACGAGCACTATGGTACAAGATTTATTGTATCACAGTTCTCAAAAACATTACCTAAGCAGGCGGATAATATCACAGCCCTACTTGGGTCTGGGATGGTCGCAGGTGTAGGAAAGGTCACTGCCGAACGCATGGTTAACATGTATGGTGGCAGGATCATTGATGTTCTAGAGAGTGGCTCTGAGAAGGAACTTAAAGCTATCTCTGGTATTGGACGTGCGAAAGCGAAGCGTATCATAGCCGGCTGGAAAGAATACCGCGATCAAGCTCATGTACTCACGTTCTTTTTGAACGCTGGGTTCAATCTGCGTCAGTCAAAGATGCTTATAGATAAATTTCAACCTAACCCTGAGTTAGCCTTAAGGAATGATCCATATAGGATTGCCTGGGCACCTGGAATTGGCTGGGCTCGAGCGGACAAGTTCGCTAAAGACTTGAAGATCGCACATGATGATCCTCGCCGAATACGGGCCGCTGTTATGTACAGCCTACTCCATGCTAGTCATGGCCACACTTACTTACCATTGGAGCTACTCCGTGGTAATACCGAAGGCACAGCTCAGATATCATTTGATGATAATGAAGAGCTGTTACTGGAATCCTTAACATTCCTAGAAGAAGCTAAGCAGATTGTTGTTACCTCAGAAGGGGTGTACCATAAGGATCACTTCTTTGCTGAGAAAACTATTGCTAAGAAACTTGTAGAGTTAGATAGTTATAAAATACCTAAGGCTGACGTAAAAAAGATGGATGCTTGGGTTACTCAATACGAGAAGCGTAATGATACTGAATTCTCTGATGGACAACGTAAGGGTATTGGATTAGCCTACCATTGTGGAGTCAGCATTCTTACTGGCGGACCCGGCACAGGTAAAACAAAAACCATACAAGGTATCATTGCTCTCGCTGAGAAAGCGGAGATGAAGTACTCCTTAGCTGCGCCTACTGGTCGAGCTGCTAAGAGAATTACAGAGAGTACAGGGAAGCCTGCTTTCACTCTGCACCGGTTGTTAGAATTCAGACCTTTAGCTGCAGGTGAGACCGGTCGTGGTATGTTTATGCGTAATGCAGATAACAAATTAGATCTTGAGATGCTTATCGTTGATGAGATGTCTATGGTTGATACACAAATTATGGCAGCCTTAGCAGATGCACTTAAGCCTGGGTGTCACCTGGTGTTAGCAGGGGATCCCGATCAGTTGGAGAGTGTTGGTGCAGGTAATGTATTACACGATATCATAGCCTCTAACATGTTTCATATCACACACTTACGGAAGATCTTTCGGCAAGCTGCTGCTTCTAAGATTATTACGAATGCACAGAATATTAATACTGGGCTTCCCTTGGTAAACGGTAAAGACAACGAAGACTTTCATTGGATACAAAACCCTACGACGTCGGTCCTTCGGGGTGTAATCGAGAGATTCATTACGAAGTATAAAGTCACGGACATGAAAGATATCCAGATAGTTACTCCGTTTCGTAAGCGGATAACTGATTTCAATATCACTACGTTGAACGAAGTCATGCAAGACATGATGAATCCCCGGGGATTTAAGATCCCTATTGAGGATTGTATGTTCAGAGTAGGCGACAAGCTGATACAAAGTAAAAATGATTACGAGAAGGCTGTATTTAACGGCGACATCGGAATGCTCAAGAGAATTGAGCCCGGGTACGTCGGTATGGAAGGCTACTTCGTAGTAGAAATAGACGGACGTGAGGTGGATTATCACTTCAGAGAGTGGAGACAATTAGATTTAGCGTACGCAGTTACTGCCCATAAATCACAGGGTGGAGAATATCCGTATGTAGTTATTATACTACCACCTGATAGACGCGGTGATATTATGTTAAGACGTAATTTACTGTACACTGCAGTGACGCGCGCTTCAAAGCACTGTGTTGTAATAGCCAGATCGCGTGAAGTGAATAAGGCTATCAACACAAAGGAATCTGTGGAACGATTTACCGGTCTGGGTACTAAGCTCAATGAGCTGAAAATGAGACAACGAGCCGAGGCTCTTCGTGCCAAGTAAAGTACGGAGAATTGTGTTACACAAGAGTGATCTGGCTAAGGCTCTGTCCTGCCCGACAACGTTGCATTACACATATAAAGGTGGAAGTAAAAGAGCTATGGAAGACATTGTAGACGATAAAAAGCCTATTGATTGTTTTAGTTTAGGCGACATGGGTGTAAAGATGTCACGGGCGGACAAGAGTACTGTACTTCGTGTTGTTGCTTTGGAGCAATTGAACACCAAGCGTAGAGTAATCCTAATGGATTTGAAACGCGGTGCTGCTTCTATCCTAGTTGCCTATCGTATATACAAAGATAAACGGTCAGCTGTACGTATTGAATTACCCGACCGACAATTGAATACAGTTCGTGCTCTGCTTATGCAGAATCAATACGAACCAATGTTGCTAGACGTCCCTAAGGCATTCTCGTTCTTTAAAGAACGTAAGGATGTTGATATTATAGAGGGCGGAGACAACTCACGTTTCTATGAAATATTTAATTAAGGAGTAGCTATGGCTACCACACTACCATACGGACTTACAAAGCTTAAGCTTAAGTACCGTGGTGGGGATGAATATCCTCACAATCAATCACTCTGGGGATGGTATCGTCCGCTAAGTACCTCTGAATTCTATGGACCTTCTGCTGTATTCCTTCGTAAGTTCTCAAAGACTTTGATGGACAATCAAAAGAAACGTGAGGCAGGTGGGGATGGCTCTGATGGGCTGTTACATTCCTATCTACTGACTGGAGACCCGGGAAGTGGAAAGACATCTGTCGCTGTTGCGTTAGGCAAACTGCTTAACTGTGCTTCTCCTGAGGAAGAGGATGGACTGTTAGTCGCTTGTAATGAATGCCAATGGTGCCGCGCTGCGGACAGGAATGTCATGGCCGGCAGGGACATGGGCACGCGTTACATCGATAGTGCACAGGAAAAGACTGGGGACGTTAGTGCTGTACTGCAGGAATACTTCGGTGGTGTAGGCATGATGAGTCATAAGAATACTGTACTGATCTTCGAAGAGGCCCAGAACTTTCATGCTAAGACTCAGCAGTTGCTGCTGACTTGGACTGAGAAGTTAACTCCTACACAGTATATGTTCTTGGTGTCCTCGGATCCTAAGACTCTTGAGCGTAACACTGCGCTGATGTCACGCCTTGATCGATATCATATTCGCTCATGGAAGTCAAAAGAAATACTTGATGTCTTGAAGGACATAGCAGCTAACGAAGAGATCCGCGAGACTCAACCTCATATTCCTGAGGAAGTCCTTAAGCTTATCTCTGAGAATTGTGATCTAAATGTTCGCCTCGCCGTGAACCTTTTGATGACTCGTGTGTACCAAGAGATAGACGGTGATCATAAAACTGCAGTAATTGATGCTGCTGAGATGATTAAATCTGTAGCTCCTGGTACAGTCTCGTATGCTATTACTAATAAGTTTGCTGCACAAATTATGAAGGGCCAAAGCGACGGCGCTTTACATACCTTGTTTGAAACTGTAATACCTGCCCTGGAAAAGGGCTTAGAAAAGAATGATCGCACTACTGCAACCAGAAACTTTGCTTTTGGATTAGCTAAACGTATGCGTGCAAACTTTAAGGCGGCTGTTAGGAAGGGTAACCTTTCTGTACAACAGCTTATGCCATTGATTAAATCTATCTCAGTGTTTGAAAAGACATTGAAAGACCAGTTAGTATTCAACCATTCTGATGATGCGTTGGTGCTGGCCGTACTGGAGGCTCTCATAGAAAGTGAGAGTGTTCCCACTATTATTGGAGGCAAATAATGCCTGCTGCAAAAAAGAAAGCTACTGCTTTACTTTCACCTGATAATCATGATGCATTCATGAAATCTGTATGGCCTTCAGTAAGTCTACAAATTAAACCTACTGCAGGTGCTAAGGTAGCAACTGATTATTTAGTTGTATTTAAGGCACTGGTTGTTAGTGTTACTGGTAAGAAGGATAAGTATGTCCTACAGGCCAGTGTGGAGGAGGAAGACACTAGTGTCACCGTCGCTACAACTAACTTGGACATCGAGAGTTCTGATATTAAGAAGTATGAAACAGGTGCTGTCACCTTGGATCAATTACTTTCTGATTCAAGTGTCTCTGGTATACCAGAAATGTGCCGTGAGGTATTGGACTTAATAATTGAGGACATACCTAAGGCTGACATCGAAGCAACTTATAAAATGTGGCAAGAAGATCCTACCACGTTGCCTAAGATGCAACCGTATACTAAGCAAGAGTTCTATGATGATAAAGGTAAACGTATTAAAGACGAAACCTTTCACAAGAGCTTCCTACCTGCAGGTAAGGTGACTATTCCTAATCACTTCCGGGTCAAGGTACCTAACGATATCATTGTCGATAAAGTGTTTAACAAACGTGCTGAGTCATACATCTTAGATGGTGCCGCAGCTGTCGGATTCATCGGGCCTACTGGCTCTGGTAAGTCCCACCTTGCTCGGTATCTGGCCGGTACCTTAGAGAAGTACGGTTACGGTGCTATTATCATTGATGCAAATGGACGTCTACAGGGTGACCGGTTGTTTGAACGTGATGATTTCAACGAAGAAGGTACCTTTATTCTAGAAGGTGTACTGCTAAAAGCCGCTCGTGATACTAAAAAGCTTGGTATCAAACTCTTAGTTATTACTGAAGAGTGGAATGCTTTTAATGATAAGACTCGTAGAGAGTTCTATCGACTATTAAATGATCGTGACCGTGTATACGACATTATGTCTACGAAGGATAGTTCCTTTGTTGATACAGTAGATTTCTCACACGTACAGTTCTTGCTGACTGCCAATCCTATGACAGATCAGTACATTACTGATGATTTACAACCACTGTCTGCTGCTGAACAACGTAGAATCACAAGTATGTATCTTGATTATCCTAAGAGTCCTGCGCAATTAGGCAAGATCATGAAGTGTATCGTTGAGGCTCGTCCTAATTTCGGTAGACTTGGCACGAACAAACCTAGTTATAAGTATGCTGTTAAGTTATTCCAGTTGATTCATTCAACGGATGGCCATGGTGTATCTCTTGGCTTTGATGCAGGTTACACTCCTGTAGCGTCTGCCGCTTTCTGGGCTGCCGCTAATGGGAATACACCTGAGGCATGGAAGACTGCCATTCATGATTTCATTATTACCAAGATCACTGACATCAGCATTCGTGAGGTTATTGCCGCACGTATAGATGATCAGCTTGGTATTAAAATACCACCTCATATGGTTAAACAGGGGGTCTAAGTGAACACTATCACGGATATGACGTACTATGTGTACAACTATCTTAATAAGGTATTGGGGTTTGGTGACATAACTGTTAACGATTACCCTGGTGCGTCGGTCAAGATTGACCCAAAGACAAAAGAGCCGTACCGTGATAAAAAGGGTATGATGCATATGCAACTACCCGTAACACGGAAGACTCTTGCTAAGATGTGGAGCGAAGATATTGCTATGAAGATGTCGGATGAGGCGTACTGGACTATTCTAGGCGCTCTCATCTATCATGAGCTTGGTCATATTGTAAGTCCTGAAACATTCGGCAACGGAACAGAGACACAGTTGTTTATGTTCTATGAAAACATTATCTATGACTGTAACGAAACTACAGTCTGTCCCAGACATTGGATGGGATCAGGTTCATACTTTACTGAGCTGTATAAGTTAGCCAAAGCGCTAACTACTAATCAGAACGAAGTAGTAGTCGACGAAGAGGGTAACTTATTTGATGAGACTACTCTGGTAGCTGGCTCTTTTGAAGAGGCTGCTTACTACAGAGAGATGCTTCACAATACGTATCGTATTTACCGCGGTGTATTAGAGTTCAAGTGGGAAGACGAGATGGTTACAACCTTCCCGGCCGGACATCCACTTGAGAAAGTGTTCGAAGATACCGTACCAACTATTACCTACGCAAGACGTTATTGGGTAGAAGACCCAGATGAGTTCCGTGAGGAACGCATTGATATCTCTCAGGCTCTGTACGACAGAATACTTGAGTGGTGGGTAGAGGAAATGGGTCAAGATGAGGATACTTTTGATCCGCCAGATCCACCTCCTGCTAAGGGTTCCGGTAGCGGAATGCCTGGTGGCATGGGTGGTGGTGGTCTCGGAATGTTTGACTTCGACGAGATGTCAGATGCAGACAAGGAAGCTTTGAAAGAAGCGATGGATGCACTTGGTGACGAAGACGGAGCCGGCGAACTTGAAGAGATGAAAGAAGACAAAGCCGCAGAGGAAGATACCGCAGCTCGTGGAGAATTCGCTAAGAAGGACCAGGAGATGGAGGGATCGGAGTACAAGAAAACACCTAAGGCCGGTGCAAAAGGCTCTGGTGGTGGATATGTTGCTCCTCCAAAGCATGTGAGTAAACAGACTGTTGAGAACATCAGTATGGCTGGTGTAATGAACCTACGACGTTATGTCAAGGTGCTTATAAGTGAGCGTAAGCTTGCTGGGCGCAGTGCCAGTCGTACGGGGGACACTCTGTACCCACCAAACTTCTATCAGATCAAGACTGATATCAAACGTGCACAGATTAAGACAGATGTGATGGAGATCCGTAATGGTGATGCATCGGCTGACTTTGTACTGCTGTTTGATAGATCAGGTTCTATGAGTACTACTAATGCTTGGGGTGAGAGTTCTGATGTCGCACGTAATGTGATGGCTCAGATGTATCTAGCCACTAAGGACATCAAAGAAATTAACCTGACCATGGGCGGCTACGGCTGTGCTAGTGAAGGTGCTGGTTTCATTGATTTAGTTCCTAAGAAGCAGTCTAAAGAAGTAACTCTTGCTGAGATCCACAGAGTGTTGACACCCGCAGGAGGGAATGACCTTCCTGCTGCTATGAAGTACGGTGTTGACATGTTGCTTCACTCACGTGCAAAGAAGAAGTATGTTGTACTTCTAATGGACGGCGACGAGTGGGGTTCAGTTAATTTACAAGATGTCTATCAATGGGCTAAGCGTAAGGGCATTCATGTCCTTGTGTTTGGTATTGATAAAGCACCTAAGCATAAGAAGGTTGACTACGCAGATGGTTATACATTTGTGTCAGATCCTTCTAATCTGTCTAAGTACTTTCAATCAATGTTGAAAGACATTCTCCGTTCATGAGTAAGCAAGTTGTATTCGACCAAGTCTATTGGTTTTTGTATGACTGTCCCCTTAAGAGGAGGGCTGATCTTGTTATAGAGAAGCCCCCTCTGTATTTACTTTATAGAGAGATACTCGGTCCCGTGTTACTATCGATGTTCAAAGGTAGTCCCGTGGAAAATGCATATGATTATGTGTTGAAGAAGCTCAAAGATGCGTCGTTGCCTCAGAATATGACAGCGACCCTCGTGAAAGCTTCCACCATTATGCTAACGCAGAGTACTCTAATGATAGCTCAGTTGTACAGTTCAGAGATAGTCGATGAGGATCTCGTGATTGATCACGATGGATTACTCGGAGAGGTTGATCTCGTTCGTCTAAAACAGGCTAAGCTGTTGCAGATGGTATGGTTTGATTACAGAACTGAGTACCCTTCAGCCGAAGAGAGAGTTAAACTCTACATGGCTGCCCAATGGAATGGTAGGCTCTACGAGCTTAGCCGCGGTAAGCGCCCCTTCCAATTAACATACTTTATGCCAATGCTTGGGGAGTTCCTTACGTTTACGTATAACCCCGAAGCTAAGCTAGAAGCCGTTGCGGAGCTAATCCGCATCAACGCGACACCAGGTGTTCCTGGGCCGGGTTGTGATACATGCTCAGCATGTCCGATGCAGTACACAATTTTACCAACAGTAAAAGGAGAATATGATGCCCATAGATATTAGGGCCCAGATTCTGAAGGTTCTGCAAAAGTATAGTCCAGGGGCAGTGTTTGCCTTCTTGGGTGTACTTTATTATGGTCACTCTCCGCAGGTGATTTCATCTAAACTCAAAGTTAAAGTTGAGGTAGTGAATGATTGGATCACTCAGATCCGTTCTGACATACGTCAGTCGTACAAGGGTGAGGGTGGTCATATTAGTCCCGACGGTGTGACCGTTGACTGGGATCAGTCTGAGGATGTCTTTGAGAGCTTTGGTTCTCAGAGCGAGAGTGAATACTAAGGAGTAAATATGGTAACAAAAGTTCCGCCACGTCACGTGGCAACGCCTGTACCTATACCCCGGGCCGTCATGCCACCTAGTGCCGGCGTGCCCATACCACAAGCAGTAATCGAACCGACTGTGACAGAAGAGGCAGTAGTCTCGGAGGCCACAGTAATAGAGGAGATCACAGCTCCTATCACAGCACCATTTGAGATTGACAACGAAGTTGTTACGCCAATGGTAAAGGATGAGCCTGTTAAAGCTGCTCCTAAGAAACGTAAAAGATCTACACCTCGCGCATCCAACCGCACGCCCGCTACAGTTAAGAAGGAGACAGTAAATGAACCTGGAGAAACTGGCACAGCAGGATCAGGAAGCGCTTAGTAAGATTATACCGTTGTTGCAAGATTGGATGAATAGGCCGGCCCTGTGTGGGCTGGCTCTTGCTGTTTCAAAGCAAATCTATCCTGCAACTAAGTTTAATCCTAGTGTAGAAATCGCACCAGAAATACAGAAGGCCTTAGATACTTTCCTAGGAGAGTTGTCTGGTATATCTGATGAAGCTGGTGAATTGGAGATTAATTGATGGCTAAAACTAAGTTCCCAGCCCCTTCGGCTTCGGCTAAGGCGGTTGGTTATCTGTATAAAACGGGACTGAAGGGTCATGTTTTTACCCAAAGCCCGGATGGTGAGAATGCTATCACTACCCAAGAGCAGATGATTGATGCAGTAGAGGGGATGATTGAATTCTTCCCGTCTGTTGAGGCAGATTTGAAGACTGCTCCAGGTATAGTGTTTGCCATCGTCGAAATGCCTACGCGTACATCTAATGCTTTCAACACTAAGCTTGTTGAGAGTATCAAAGGGCATCGTACTGCGACGACTAAGGCTACTGACCTTTCGGTTAAGCCTAAACGCAAGCGCAAGTCCCCTATTAAAAAGGGTGCAGCGAGTATTAAATGATTAACAGCATGATACAAACAGGATTGTTTGCAGGTGTACTGGCAGTTATCGGTACAGCCATAATTATTGAGAAGGTTCCTATGACTTTGAGGCGACTTGTCTTCAAGCATTACTTACTCAGTGATTTGTTCTTCACGGGAGTAGCCCTCCTACTCCTTCCCGTGAAAGGTATGGCTACCCTGCTTACATCCTTGACGTACATGATTCTGTTCAGTCTGTACTTGATGCGCAGGAGAAAGAAATACGGGTTTACTTGATGGAAAGCTTATTCATTCGCTCTATACCATTATCGAAAGAAGAAGTCGTAAACCAACATTGGAGTGTTTAAACGGATGAAGGATGAGAATAAACGATTGAAAGCAACGAGCAGTAGGTCAATGGTTTTGATGTATAATAAGTGGAAAAATCATCCAGCATTTAAGTCTATAATTGAAGAGTTGGTACACGATCAGTGTCACAGCATGAATATACTTTTCAATGAGTGGATTGAGCGTACAATTGATAATCTTATTGACATGGATAATGAACTCACGGCCCTTAAAGTCAAAATGGCTAATGGTATTCCAGTTGACATTGCATATACAGGGAGTACAAACATAATAACTAATTTGCCCAATGCTTTATATGGTGAATTTATACTGCTTGGGTTGAATGAGATGGAGGATGATGATGGGTAATATAATAATTCAAAAGATTTATACATGTGATATATGTGGGCAAACTCCTGAAGATGGTGAGAAATTATGGCACATGGGGAGCGAGGTGTTTTGTGATAAATGCTGTAATGCAACACAGGATGAAGATGAGGAGGACAATGATGCACAAATGGATATTGGAGGGTAAATCATGAAAACACTAACCGATAAATCATATTTATATTTATTCACAGTTGGATATTTAACTACGCAGACGAATCATGCAGATTGTTGTCTTGGAGGCAAATCATGAGCAAGGAGAATATTCAGTATATGATGGAGCAGATATGCACCCTTAAATCTCCAGTAAAAGTAACTTTATATGGAGGGTGGGTATGCTCTGAGCAAGTCTTTACACGTGATTACGCCTTAGAGACCTCGAGCGCCCTAATTATTATAGCCAGGGAGCAAAAGAATATCATTGCGCTGTGTAAAGATGCTGAAGAAGAAATGCTGAGACGTGCAGACGTCATCAGCATCGTCGCCGAGTTAAAGACTCGCGGCCTAACACCATTCCCTGAATTCATAAAGGAGCCCTTGCATCATGACAGCATTACATAGTGATACCATCAGCCCTGCGGTTGGAAAGTACTGCATTTGCAGAAATGGACACATCGTGTACATCGAAGCCGAGTTAGTACCTAGAAACATTTATTGTTTCGTTGGGTATCAATGTGCTGTTGCTGATGGAATGCGCACAGGTATGCACCAGGTATGGACCGAGAAGGGCACGTACTATGCAAAACGTGTCAGCACCTGGGACATAATGGGTATGACCCACCTTGTGGATCCTGTGAAGCCTGAACCCCTAAACGTGGGTTCGCAAAGCTCTGGTCGAGCTTTTTGGAGAAGGTAGCCTAATGCCTTACATATTTATAGCTATTCTGATTGATATTATACTTTACCTCGTGGCATATAACCATGGTCGTAATAATCATATCAAAGAATACCTTGAGCTCAGTACACCTGATGCTTTATCTACTAATGCCCGAGTAGAGCACAACAAGTACATAGTAAAACAAGATCTATTGATTACGCATGATGACATTAATAGTCAGCGGCATATCGTAAGATCGGCTTACGCAACATATGGACTGAAGAGTAGACAGTATATTCAATCATTTGATTTACTACATAAGATGTGTATGATGCTAATGGCACAGGAGTACCGTCATTCTCGTGGTATGATTCGGGGAAAGACTCCGTACGATGAATGATCTGAAGTTTCAAGAGTGCGGTCCATTTGGTTGGCCAACTGATGATTGTGTAAATCCCAATTGTGGTAACTAATGGCACATGATACTGATTTCTATACGGAGAATAGTTCTGGTGGGGACATTACATGCCCACATTGTAAGAACAGTATTGATTTACAAAGGGCGGAAGCTTCTGTACGTGTGTTGCAGGATGATCTATGGAGCAGACAAGCCGCAGATCTTCTCGTTAAGCAGGAAGAGCGTAAACGCCTGGCTGCGCTTAAGCCGTCAGACTTCTTAGTTGAAGATGGCGATCCGGGGGTACAGCGAGTATGAAATGCCCCAAAGGTCCTAGGATCACAAAGAACTTCTGGATATTCAAATGGATAGTCCAGGAAGATCACAGACAACAGATGCATTCAATACACCCGGTGTCGTCTAACTTCTCTGAGGAGTTTAGAGTACACTGTGGGTGTAAGTACTGTGGTAAACCAGAGACATTCCACAGAGTAAAGTGGGATACCCTGATTAAATATGGTGTTGACAACGATGTCCTCAATGATATATTACGAGGCAGGGCGTTGGAATTACCTGAAGGAAAATGGATAGATGTACAATCCAATATTCGTGTTGGCGACTGACGGCGCTCAATACGCTAGCTTTTATAATGCAGAATTGCATAGAGCTGCCCCCCGAACAGATAGGTTTCGTCCTATCTATAACGCAGACTCCGCACGCGGATGGTCTGCCGCTGAATTAATCGTCCTACCGGGAGTACTCGAAGCTAAGAATGTCTTCGGAGAATACCGGCTCTCGGATGATGATTTACTTTCAGCTATTTATCCTGCATTAGACCTCTCCGACCGACATTCGTTGGGATTAGCGGCCTATGCACGAAGTGAAAGAGGTATAAGCATGGGATACAAAGTAGACTTCGGTCGTTACAAGATCTTTGAAGACCGTACAAGTGTTATCCTTCCGGGTAATATTCTGTTACTAGTTAACAGATGTAATGACAAGTTCTATTATGTCGTTAAAGACACCACCGATGGTGAGATTCTTGATTCAGATGAATTCTCTCTGTGTGAAGTGCACCAACTGGGTGTCGAACCTTTCAGTGTATGTATTGCCGAAGTACTAGGCGAAACTATTATGGAATGGATCTTGATCGCTAAGATTGAGAAAGAAATCGAAGCTCAAATAGCATTAGCACAGAAGGAGGTTGACGAAGAGATTGCTGCTGAAGAGGCATTAGAAGCTGAAAACTTGTTCGAATCCCGTATTGATGACTGGCTTAGCCAGGTTCGTGAGATGCTAGTGGATGATATGTCAGACTATCGTCTTATGTTTGACAGTGAGTTGGATCACAAAGGCCCTAAGGCTATGATCCTGGGCATTTGCTCAGATATGCCGGCCCTTCGTGATTCGGAAATGATGGAACGCTTCATTAGTACTCCAAAGCTCTAAATGAGTTGTGAGAATTGCGATCTGGGATGTACTTCCCCAGAGGATAAGACTAATCGTAAGATTAATCGGGTGCTCACCTGGATTGCAATTCTTATTATTGTCTGCGTTCTAATAGCAGACATCTTTTCTAAGTAAGGAGGCAGCATGCCTGCAGATATTAAAGGTCTGACCGTGATGCATTATAAAGAAGATACTAGTGATAAGTTTTATGCTATACTTCCTTTTCCCATCAACGGGGCCGGCCTTGCATTGTACGGAAAGAACACCGATAACATTGGACCACAGACCCATGTTTACGACAAGGGTAATGCGAATACCATGATCGGTAAGAAGAGGGCTAAAGGTTATAAGTTTGTACCAGATACTCATTCTATATTCAAGAAGGTTAAGAGTTGGATTGTTGACAATCAAATAGAACTTAATCGTCAGGTACGTAGAAAAGGATTTGCTAACGACCTTAAGATCACAGATTTCTTGGTACATGAACCAACCTTGGATCTATAATGGCACTTTTCGCACATCGGGACTACACTAGTGTAGTTGAAATTAGTTGTGTGCAAGAGGGCGTACAGCAGACTATAAGGCCTGGTAACCAAGTGACTGTTGATGGATTCAGTGGCACAGCGGACGCGTCTGGACAGACAAGCTTTGAGTTAAAACTAAAGGTGTGTCCTGCTATGTACAGTCTCATACAAGAGGACTACCCTATCTTGTACGAATGTATGTTCAATGTTGGTGACATAAAGGTCACCTTAGAGACGCGACGTGAGGTGGCGTCTGGTTCTATGACATCTTCTGCATTTATATGCGAAGGGTATACTCATAGCCATAGCACCGGTATGAGCGCTTCTTCTAATGTAATGGAGATAGACATGCTAATACATGGCAAAGCTTTCTATGCAGTACCTGCTGAGCCTACTCCCCTAGAGCACATAGTTATGGATATTACAATCAAGCCTAAGCTCAGTGACTTCCTTGTCGTAGAAACTGAGGAAGTGATGATCTTTTATGATTAGTGTTGCAGGTCGTAACATATGGGAGGAGGATTGTACGGTTGATTTCGTAACCGTTACAACTGAAGACTCCAAGGTACACTCCTGGGCACCGAGGGAAGGTGACGTTAAGATAGATTCTATCTGTATTGATGATCATAAGCCTTACCTTGAAATAAAGATCAGCATGCTTGGTAGAGCTGGTATGGAGCATATCGCTCCTAATGTACTTAAAGCAATGAAAGACCTAGATGGACAGTTGAATATAGATGTAGCTGTAGCAGCTACAACTGGTGTTCATATTGCTACCGGTGATACGGTAGAGGTGCCTGCGGTAATTCTTGAGTTTAAGAAATGCATTGTGCGTAATATTTATGATCAGATTACACCTATCTTTGTAATGGGCTCGGCTTCTGCCAAGGCTTATGCACGTAATGATTGTACTAGGGTAGAGTTCTTTGCTGATAGATTTATACACACAGAGAGAGAAGCTCGTACTTTGCTTAAAGCTAAAGTAAGAGACTTCCTCATAACAAATCCGGGGTTTAACCCGGTGTAAATGGAGAGCGATTTGACTAAGAATCATTTACTTCATAAGGATAACGAAGTTTCCTTCCGACGTTTCATTACGTTGGTGTGGACTATGGTTGTCTGTGGCTTGTACATTAGTGCTTCTATTAGTGGAGCACCAGTACCTGTCGGCACAAATGCCCTGACTGGAATAGTATGGGTATTCTACTTCCTCAATGGAAGTCAGTACAACAGTGTTGTGTCATCTTTCATGAATCGATATGGCGGTAACTCGCCTGCGAAGCCGTGATAGTATTAGCGTTCGATGAATTCAATCGCAAGTATAGACCAATAGGCCGTGGGGATGAGGAAGTTACCCTATGGCAGGACTATGCTGAGATAGAAGGCGCTTACAATACAGTTCAAACCGCAATATCTCTTAACAAGATCTGGACAGTGTACTCGAACACTGCTGGAATCATTATGGCCAAACCTGGCACCATGCTCATCAATGGCATCGCACTGATGTTTACCGAGAATGCATGTAAGAAGGATGTCCTAGTACGACTTGATGTAGAGGATTACGGAGATGCAGAGTGTAACGATTGTTTACTTCCAATGAAGGTTGTGGCAGTTGAAGAACACGTTGAAGGGTCACCGTGGACACGCAGTGAAGACGAGATTCATGTAGTCTTTGAGTGTGAAAACTGTAACCAACAAACACACCGCGTTATGAGTACCCTAACCTGGGAAATCATACACGAGGAGTAGGAAGCTGTAAGGAGATACAATGAGTGGATGGAAGAAAGTCCTGTTTGTAGCTCGGATTATACAAGCTATAGGTTCGGTTGCCCGAGAGGCACAGTCAGTTCATTATACTGTTAAAGGTTATAAAGCAGATCGTGAGAGAGAAGCTTACAGTGAACGACGCTATGGTAAGAAGCTGCCAACAAACGGTCAGCAGCCTTTTCACAAGAGAGGTCCTAACCAACCGAGTAGACCTACAAATGTACACGCCAATCCTCCACAGAGGTATTGGAATGACGAGTCTCCTGACTAGAGACACTTGAGTCATAGCTTTACTAAGAGGGCCCTAATCTACAGGGTCCTCTTTTTTATTAACCATCGGGATAAGTGGGCGGGAGTGTTAGAGAACCAAAGCGGTTCTTTATTTATTTATAATCGGGATAAGTGGGCGGGAGTGTGAATAACAGATATTACGTAGGAATTATAGGTATTCACACAGAGCCTGTAGGAATTATAGGTTCGTACCAGCCTGCTAGTACTACCCATTTGTGAAATGTACAGTCGTAAGGACACATGACACTGGGTGTAACTGCACCTATCTTGGTTATGAGGTGATGAGACAAAGACATAGTGCCTTTGCATGTCGGACAGACGAAGGTTGCACTCTTTATTCCTTTAGCGATAGTAGAGCGATTCCAGCTTCCTGAGACGTACTCAGAAGATTGTTTACTAATATATGGGGACATGTTATTTCCGTTTGTTGCGACGTTGTGGTCCATCAGTGAACATAGTATTGTTTACTTGTACAAGAGGAGGTACTCCAGGTACTATTCCTATTGACTTAAGTAGTTTAACCACGTCCTCTAACTTAGGTTTCGGGGTTTCACGTACAGCTATGTACTTTATTCCGTGTTCTTTGAGGAGTCGTCGTTTTGTTCTGTCGTTAGAACGCTGCCGTTCGTAATCAGGATAGGTTTTATGGTAGAAGTTGGGGTAGGTGTAGTGCTGGGCACCGTGCGCTTCAATTGCAAGCGAGTAGCTCGGGAAGTAAATATCAAGGTAAAGATCATTACCATCCTCGTTCTTTAACCAGGACCAATTAAGTTCGTAGCGCATGTAACTATCACCAAGCACTTGCCTGAATAAACCTGCAACATGTCTCTGGAATTTAGAGATACAGGTTCGTTTAGGTGTTCGGCGGCGGCGTCTCCGTGGGGCAATCAGTTTGGCTGGGTGATCTGTGGGTCCGCCGTCATCAATCAGCATTTAACTCACCTTTATGGCAAATATACCCCTATTTAGCATCGTTGCCGTACCGAGCGTGGAAGTTAGTTGTACGGCTATATCATTTCCAGCCGAAATATCGGCAACGGCAGCAAGAGCAAAGGCCTGCTCGTTATGAGAGCTTGAGTATTCATATACTGTAGGTATAATAGCTGATTCATTAATAGGCACGTTTATCCACCTATTCCGGTGATGCGTACGTTTACGTTGTCGGCGATTCGTATTACCGAGAAGTTGTTGAACTTTACGTTCTCCAGGTTGATCGATCCACTAGCACGAAGGAGTGTATGTGTGGCTACTACTGCAGTCACTGCGGTCCCCCCAAAGGTTACGTAACAATCAAAAGTAGAGAGGTTCTGAATTAGAACGTCCCGTACTGCTGCGAGGGTTAAGGTTGCGAAAGCACTCTGTACCGCCGCTGCTGTAGTTGTAGTCATGTCGAGGTTTTCGACTACGGAGGCGCGAGGGGGGCCTCCCTTTACTTCAAGGGGGTTTTCAGCTGTGCCAAGTACTACGTCTCCTTGGCCTTCTATTTGTACTTTAATGGGTGTGCCAGTAACCCCTGCGTGTTCCCCGTTTTCGTCTATTACTGCTATGGCTTGTACGTCGCGTCCTTCTGGGTCTTCAAACTCTAACGAGGTATCTACTCCATCTAGTTTGGCTAATTTAGTTAATGTCATTCTAATATCCTATCGTATGCGTACTGAAACGCTGAGGTTAGCTGTCACTGCAGCATTGGTTCCTAGGTATAGGCCTAGATTAGTCTCTGTCTTTTTCCAGAGAAGGCGGCTCTGGTAATAGGCCGCAATGGGAGTGTCTTTAGCTAATAATCTAATACCAGCATAATGCTTTATAGTGTACGCCGGTGGCGTATAGATTGGTGGTTTATTTACGAGTTCCATTCTTTGGACATCGTATGTTCCGTCCCTTAATGGGACAAGCTGGAATGCTGGTGGCAGTTCGTACTCGGCAAGTATATAATATGGATTTAACGAGTCAGCACTGGTAGTGTCGGCTGAAATATACGACACCTGTAGCTTAGGTTGTACGTAACGTAACTTAAATATGTACTGTCTAGCGATGTAATCTTTCAATGCGATCACTTGTTCCTTGGAGGAATCAACATAGACAGTATCCGGGTCGGTAGGTAGATACCTAATCGGACCCGGGACTGCAAATGGCACAGCGACTTTTATAGTGTCAGGGAACCATGTGAAACTATCGTCATCATCTATGTCCGGTATAACATCCACAATTGCTGTTGTGTCTGACACAGGTGGAGGGCCCGCTGTATTAAAGAAAATGTTATATGCCATAAGCAGTATAACGAGTAGCCAGCCACTCAGGCTAAAGGCAGTCTTAAGTTTCATTGTTTATCTCGCTTGGGAAGTCACAGCGTTTGCTACGACGTTTTGTACTTCTGTTAGCAGCGCCCGCCAGGTGCGTATTACCTCTTGTAATTCATTCATGTCAGCTTCGGAGAGATAGAACTTAGTAGCCGTTGGGCTTACGATCGTTGCGTAACGTTCGGTTAGTTCCGACACTTGCGTGCCTATACTAGTAATCTGCGATAACAATGCGTTGTTAACAGAGGCAAGCTCAGTCTTGGATGCGAATACAGCACGAAGTGCTTCTTCTAATCCATCAAACTGGATTTGCATTGCGTTTACCTTACCAGTAAGTAAGGTGATTCTCCCATCAAGGGAATCTAATGTTGGAGCTGTCATAAGTAATTACCTTAGCTTCTTAATAGGTTTAGTACTACGCCTTTAATAATGGCGCTAGAGTTTGCGTACCGCTTCAGGGACACAGTGACACTGATGCTCGTAGTATTGGCATCTATTGCGACAGAGGATGCTAGAGGGTACGTGTCGACGTCTGAGTCATACACTGTACCTACCAGACTATTACCTGCATCGAATTGTTTAATCTTGAGTTGCGCTATCTGTCCTAAGCGGGAGTAATTAAGGCCAAAGGCAATAGACAGCTCTGCTGAAGTGATTGACGCGTACTCTGTTGCATTTACCGTGATCCTTTTAGTAACGGATCCTGCTTCGTAGAAGTCTCTCCAACCTACATCAACTAGGCCTGCATTGTGTAAGAAAGCACCGGCGCCGGTTCCACGTCCAGTAGACTTAACTACAAGTTGTGAACCAAAATGTCCTTCAGGGAAGTGCCCTATGGTGTTACGTACAATAGGAGAAAGGTTTGGTGTAATTAGTTCAAGAGATGTATCCGGTAGTACTGGAAGCATCTTAACGTAATTATATTTAGTCTCAAGACTAGGAGGGAAGGTGGCAGTGATGTTTACATCAGATGCTTCTAACGATTCAGCCCATGCTGCATCTTGAGAAAATATAAGCTCCGGCGATACCATGGTCTGGCTATTGTCAGCGGCGTAGACAGTATTCTCAGATGGAATACGTTCTTGGAACTTATTGGTACGACTGGCTATACGTGATGTCTCTGACTGGAATGCTAACGAAAGGTACCCATTCTCTAATTGGATATGTTCCATTGAGGTTGGTCCTGTCATGAATGTAATACCAGGCATGTATATATAATCTGTACCGCCTGTCATAGATTCAATCACAGCAGTAGCCAAGGCGCCATCGTATGTCTTTATCAGACTATGGTTATTCAGTAGCATGTTTGTCATTGTATGGCGTTGTGATAATTCTTTAACGAATTGCGCGGCACGTGCTGTAAGTATCTCTATTTCACTGAAGTTTTGATTTACGATCGTTGGATCGATGTTATCATTCTGTTTGAAGTACTTCATTAAATCAATCTCCAATTGGTAGTATGATCACCCTCTGTATCTGTAGTAGATTCTGTGAGGAATGCTGTTGTATTCGTGAGCTCTGCTAGATCTTCTATGTAAGCAAGAGGCCCTACTCCCGGGTTAGCCTGGGTAGGTATCACTGTGGTAAATATCTCTAAGCAATCAGCTACAACTTCGGCAAACATGATATTGAAATCATATGCCGACAGTGGCATGCCGGGTGCTACTTCATGTGTCTTAGTGTTTGGCATGTTAAACCTTTATATCTGTAGTTGCCATAAGACGTACTCTACGTACCAATGGGGTTACCCCTGGGTTATCTGTGGACATCGTCACACGTAAGATAACGGCTACCGGTACAGCTGTTGTGAGGGGAGACCGTGAGGCAAGTTTGTACTCAAGGCCTTCAATATGTTGGTATGTCAGTGCACCTGACGCTAATCTATATGCAGTAAGCGGAGTGGTCACTGTGATAGGGTTATCTATAGGAGTGAACGGTATCGGGAATGCTTGCATACTAATACTATCTACTGTGTCGATGGTCATGCCTGCGACTTCGGGACTAGAAGGAGTAGCAGTAGGTCCTAACTCTGAAGAGTCTGCTGAAATACTAAATACAATTTTGTAAATCCCAGGTGTTAAGGTGTGAGTTCCTTCACCTTTATAAAGGGCTTGCCCTGATCCTGTCATTCGCTTAATGACATAATAGTCTGCGAGTTCCCCTAAGGTGATAGTGGACGCGTCGGCATCTTGTACAACCAAGTGTGTCTCCCACATGTCACGTCCGCCGTTGGAACGTTCTGCAGAAGTCTGTACCCATGCCGGTGTCTCACTTATTAATGAGATGTCTATATCATTTCCTACACCTACGAAGGTTGGTGTTGGGTCTCCATTGTACCGTAGTGTATTCTCATGCAATACATCAGAGTATCCTATCGGCAGAGGCATACGGGCGTCTTCTACTGGTAAGTAGTTCAGAGCGGAGTTATTCAACAGCGCGCCTCCGATGTCTGCTCGGTAATATGTAAACAGATCCCCTGCTGATAGGGGGCAGTACTCTACAGTCATGTTGGTTTCTTCTGGAAGGAAGCTGCGTACATCTAGTAGATAGTTGCCTCTATAGGGCAGGTCTGCTGATAAATCACCATGGGATTGTAGAAGTAAAGGCATACTGACGTAGGTACCACGTGGGGCATACTCTCCTACTAACCATTTCATTGAGTTGATAGTAATATGTGACTCAGTACCTTGTACCCATACGCGTACGCGCATGTTGCTTGTATGTTCATTTACGTAGTAAGTTATTGCTCCATCAAATTCTATAGGATCTGACCATTCCCATACTTCAGTCTCAGGATCTGCTGTTCCGAATGATAGCATAGCAGGGGTACCCTTAATTTCAACGGCTCTGATGTCTTGAAATGGGTCCGCGTTCGGGATGTCAGGGTCGGAGTAAATTGGGAAGTTAATAAACAGCTCTACCCCAGTCCACACTGCTTCATTACTGCGTACAGAGGCTTTAAATACACCCTGTTCAGCCAGCTTCATAGGATCTGTAATTACTTGTTCACTTAAAATCTTATTGGAACTGATAGGGGTGGCATCCGCTGTCCATCCTGTGAGTTCTGTAAGGTTGTGGTCTAGGCTGACATCAGTTGCAGACACATTAATGTTAGTAGAGCATCCAGCAGGTGAAGGTAGCCCGGCATACACTAGACTCACTGCTTCTTCTGCGTCTGATAAAGACTGAAGGACATCCATGATCTCACTTGACTTAGTACCTAACTCTTCTTTTTCCTTAGTTAAACTCCGTGTCAGTTGATCCATGTCATCATCGTACTCTCTTAGTAGTTCAATGATATCGTTTGTGTCCTGCAGTAACCCGGTAAGGGTTTGTTTTACAGCTGCTGCATCCGAAGTGGCATTCACTTTTGGAAGCAGTGGACGTGTTGTGAATTGGAATGGCTTTTCTAATGCCTGCTTGATCTCACGTTGAGTAGGCAAGCGTTGGTTGTCTGCTATATAATTCTTAACGAATGTACGTAGTTTTTGTTCTATACGAGGCATTAGCTGTCCGTCCTAATTTCCATAGTACCTATCCCTGTTACTAAGGGACTGGTGAATAAGGATCCTGCGGGCCTGCTTAGCCCTATTCTGATTGTGTACGACCCTACTACGTCTGTGTCGATAAAACCTTGGCCTACCATAACAGCTCTATCCTCTTCAGGTACTGTGCTATTAAAATGGTATACCTTAGGCCAGGTTCCGTCCTGGTTTAGCGGAGTAATAGGATACTCAATATCGTTTGCTACGATACTGTATTGAATATAGTTCGGTCCGAAGGGGCTGTACTCTTCTGTTTCTATTGATAAGGCTTGGATTATCTGCCCTGTAGGTAGATTGTATGACAAATCCCTAGTGGATGTTTGGCTGTACTGAACCTTACTGGCCGTGAGCTTACCTGCTAAAGTGATAGTCTTGGTACTGTATACTGCCGGCAGACTATTGAGCATGGATATAGAGGTCACCCCTGCAGTGTTACTCAAGGAGAACACTCCGTCAGCTGTAGCCTCAAGGGACCCTATAGAATCTGCGCCTATAGTGTAGGCGAATTGTATATTGTATGTTCCATATGCTGCAGTGAAATTCCAATTGCTTTCAATCTCAGCCTCTGTGAGTGCTGTAAAGACAACAGTCTTCTCTGACACTGCTGAAACATCTGATGTATCTGTGTTTGTACCGGACGTAATAGTCAAAGTACTGACTGATGATAGCCCGCTTACTGTAAAGCTAAGGTCAAACTTAGCAGGGTCTGTAGCATTAGGTGCAATAGTGTAGCTGGTGTTGTTTGCTCCAACACGTTCTAGTAATCTAAAAGCAGGTGAGTCTAAAGATTTAGCGCCTGCTTGTGATATAACTGCTGATACATCTGAGAACAGGTTAGTAATCGCCAGCTCAGCATTAGCTTGTGTGTAAGCTGTACCTGTGTTGCTTGGTATATGGTATGCGTAATCGTCATCACCATCACCGTCTGTAGTGTTACCTTTGGCTGCAGTTATAATGTGTATTCGGTATACTTCTGCTGGATCTAGATCTCCGAAAGAAACTTGGCGTACCTGGGACGGGGTCGTGGCATTAATGACAACTGTCTGTCCTGCTACATCAGCAAAGGCGTCAACGCCGTTCCATTTCTGTAACTGTGCAGTAGCTTTAAACCTGTGTGGGACCGTCCCGATTGGTGCGCCGTTCCGATCCACAGCATTAAAGTACCAACCGCGTAGTTCTAGTGTCGCGCGCTGGTCATCTTCATCTACTGGAAATAATCTAAACTCTGGACCGTAGTCGGCCAGGGTTGTATAGTCAAGGTCATCTAGATTCCGTGGAATGGCTCTGATACGTGAGTCTAGGTAAGCTGTCTCTAGTGCAGCTAAGGCGTCCGCGTCAAGCGCCGTCAATGGTGCGTACGTGCTTGCCAGACTAAAAGGTGTGATACCGGAAGGATAACTTCCTGAGTATGTATGTAAATCATATTGTACATCAGTGACTAGGTCAGTGAGTAATTTAATGTCATCTACTGTACCGTCAGTATCTATTTGCTGGATAAGTATAACGTAATCGTCTACTACGTTGGATCCTTCGAAGGATACTGGTACATTAGTAAGGGTGGCCACCCCGGTTGTGACTGTGATGGAAGTGGTCGGGTAATTGTGTACCTGTTCTAGCCATCCTACTATTCCTTTATTACTTACAGGTAATCTAGTGGGATATGTTACAGGAGCCGCTGCGTTATTACCTGCTCGTACAATAGGAGAGGGCCAGTCTGCAGGTGGTACATTTAAGACCTCTGCTGCAGGTACTGCGGCTAGGTATATGTTACCTGTGTATACTTCTACTGATACTTCAGTTCCGTTATGCATGAGACTAACAGTACGTTGTGTTCCTGCTGCGATAGGGGGATATGATCCTCCAAAACCTCCAGTGGTGTCTATACCTGATAAGGTTAGCGTTGCAATTACGTGCTCAGCTGCAACGGTATTAGAATCGCTCTGCGCGGATGCAGTGCTAATACTTTCACGCTGTATAGTTGAGAGTAGGCGAAGGCCTGTTGCTGGTGATGTAGTAGTTACTATTGTCATGCTAATACTGGCTGTGGGTAAGGGTTAGTGAGTTCAAATTCAATTATCATTGCTTGAGACGATGCGTCCGAGTAGGGACTAGCCGGAGCGACAACTGTAATCGTTGCCCCGGAGTCCATATAGAATGGTCCATTATGATTGTTGAACGGTACGTGTAGGATATCCTGCGGCCAGGAGAAGTTTCCGAAGGAATGCGAGCTCGCATCTTCCACGCTGAATTGTTGAGATTGGATGTCCATTTCGATGCTGAATGTTCCATTGTTTACCCTAGGTGATGCGTTAAGTGTAGCACTGAACAGCTTGCCCTGTTCTCCATTTAATGTTATGTCAGCAGCCTCTTCTGATAGGGTGTGGATGGTGGCATCTTCCTCTATTAATTTGAACACATCTGTTAAAAGGTTGTCATGTTTGATGAAGACATACACTTTGTAATCGATAGCCGCGGTAGACATACCGCTTAGGTATCTTACATACTGTTCATGAACACTTCCTACTAGTTCGGTAGCAACATTGTCTACGTAATGTACACCTGTCATAGGGGTATCCTTATACCCGTACTGCCAAATACCTATCACTGCGTGGTCTTCTGGAGAAGCGATGTCGCCGATCTCCTCTGCCCACTCATAATCAAGTAGGGCCGTTGGCCAATCCCAGCTACCCTCTGTAGGCATCACAGAGTTGACTGGTATGAATGGATGGTTGGCTCCGTTGAATGCGAAGTTAACTACCGGTGCGTAACAACGTACTACTTCTGCAGTACTTAGGTCCCACCATCGCCCTTCGAAATCTGCTGTACTGAAAGATCCACCGGCATGCAGTAATGGGCTATTCACTATTGTAGGGTTGGCTACTACATTTGGGTAGTAGCGTGAAGGTTGTGCTGCAACCGATCTATGGTACAGCTTTACTGCTACTGAATCGTATAGAGCATCACCTTTGTAGATCCATTCTTGCAGATCACCAGGTAGTGTCGAGGATTCGTACGGGTTGTACACAGTCCCTGCAGGTAGGTTACCTATAAAGACAGAGCTTGGTGTGGCTAAGGATGTTGGTATTGCTAACACATATGGAAAGGACTTCATAGCTGAGGTCTTTCGAGATGGTTGGTATATAGTGAGCACTGCTCCTTGGGATACCCCCTGGGCTGTAGTCATCCTTGCACGAAATTCATGAGACATAGCCGGGTCCATGTCTGTTAGTGCTAGCTGGATTGGATCCGGGAAGGATGCCAGTAAGTCATCACGGTAGAAGAATGATAGAGTAGTCCATACGTTTCCATTTGATACAGATCTGTACTGTATAACATAGTTAGTTATTGAACTTGATACATAGTCGTCTGGTAGCGTAACCTTAAGGTTGAGATTACCAGCCATATAATCTGAGTAGTTAGGCCAGTCCCCGTCTACTGCAACGAGAGGTGCTACAATACTATCCAAGGTAGAGAATGTAATGAGTACCTCGTCAGAAGACCAGGCGTATGTTTCGGAAGAGCTACTGCCGTCATACGGATCCTCATCACGTATCTCTTCTTCGAAATCTGCGGTAAGTCCTATATTATACTCAGTGTATGGTGCCACTGTTATACTTAAAGTTGTGTGAGTAGCGCTAAGTACAGCAGCTGCTATGACAGTATCTGCACCTGTCTCTCCTGTGTATACAGTAACGGTCCATTGTTTAAGATGGTGCTCGTACTCATAACCACTTGGAAGGGTCCACTCTACTGAGAAGCCGTCTGCTTGTAGGTTTGTTTCTTGAAAGTTGAATTCATTCATTATTTCTCGTCCTTACCAGAGCGGTCGCTGCTAGATGCTGCGGAAGCTAAGGCCTCTGCTGCTGCATCCTTAAGTTGTGCATATGTAATGATGTTGTTGTTACTGTCACCAAGTGTAAGGAGCTGCCCAATGTAGTGGCCGCCTAGTGTCTCTTCTGGTATCGATGAGATGTTCACGTTCCACACGATTTTTGTGATAAGATCTGTAGGATTATCTACGAATAACAAGGGTGGCACGTCTGTGTATGTGAAGACGTCTCCATCCAATGAGAACAGCTGCACTGATGTGAAGAGCACCTCAGGGAGCGGTGTAGTTATTAAAGATATAATCGATGGCTCCTCTAATGTAGAGCTCAGCTTGATAGCGTCTGTGTTAGCGTCAGCATATAATGGAGACACGACACCCGGTGTAAGGGTCAAGTGGTTAACCGTTAGGTTCTGGCTGGTGATGTATTCATTCAGACCTTCTAAGGTAAGCTCACCTGTACGACTGATCAATTGAATTTTAGAGTCAGTGATGTTTGGTACAACACTGGACGTGACGTCAGGGGGTATTACATCCATAGGAGTGGACTGGTGTGTCTGGATAGAGCCCTTAACCGGATGGGTAAGACCATCGGCATTGACAATTTTTAATAGACCCATAGGAGGGGACACTTCTGACTCCGAGTCTAGGGTGACTGGGATATCGAAGATGCGAGTAGTGCGGTGCACTCCCTTGCCTCCGGTACGGAGTAATCGATTAGCTATCTGCGCTTTGATGCCTGCAATTACTTCTTCTAGTTCGGAAGGATCTAAGTTACCTTCCAGCTTAGCAATCTTCTGATCGATAACTGATAGAGTACTAGTGGCCTTGCCTAGGCTGGTATATAATGCACGAAATATTACGTCAAGTGTATTAGTATCACCTATCTCTCCGTCAACCGGCATGTGATAGTAGGCTTCCGATTCAAATAGTTGGTGAAGTTTTGACAGGATAGCGTACAGCTTTTGGTCAGCTGAGTTGAGCTTCTCTGTTTGGAACTCTTTTAAAGCAGATTGATATGCTGATGTGATATCTTTACTGGATATTGTCATGAATGGTAACCGTGTATGATCCTGTCCAAGCCTCTGGGGCATGCTCAATCTCATAATGGACGCCTGTTAGGAGAACGTCATATGTAATCGATAGTGTTTCTTCTTCAGCCAGGGTTATGCCTGACTTGAAGATCAATGTGCCGCCTATGAGGAAGCACTGCAAAGAATCGTCTAGAGAGAACTGAGGGATCTCGTCGTTCGGTGCTGTAATGAATTCAATGTCTATTGGGGTCCCTGTGTCACCAGTGGTAAGCTGCACTGCTACAGCGTCTCCTGTAGTTACGTAAGGGACTATGTCTAGGAGTACTGAGGTAAACTCTTCGGGGAGAGTAACGTTAGTGTAGCTCTCCCGTACTGGAGTAGGATCCACTGGCTTAGTCGTAGTCGGAACGTCTCCCGGCACATGCCAATAGGGTGTTACATTAATATTGTTATCCATAAGGCCTTTGCCAAAGTGGATAAAGGATGCGTCTGATAAAGCACCGGAGTAGCTCTCGAATACTTTAGTAGTACCTGTACCTGGTTCAGTAGCAGCTATTCTGAGCTTCATGTTGTAGATGCCTAGCTCGTAATGATAGTAGTCAGGTCGATCGATGTCTGCTACAAACCCATCAGGGTTTAGTATTGCACCTGTGTACACCTCGTCTGAGATGAACTGATCCGCTAAGATATCAGCGTATGGGATCTGATCTGTAAAGTTGGGTACGTGTACGTATACCGAGACTAAATTAACAGAACTTCCCGGAAGGGGAATAAGATGGTCACGTCTTACATTTATAGTAGTGACCGGATACCCTGTTGAGTCTGTATGTACTACTCCGTCTACCAGAACACCGATGATGTTAACCTTCTGCTGGAAGCGTAACTCCATCTCAGTTGGTAGGATCGCAGAGGTATCAGAAAAATCGAACGTAAGCTTTTGTATGATACCTGTTAAATTTGTTGCGTCGAGAGCAGTGTTTGTAATACTTTCAAGTCCGCTAACAAGTAGGTCAAATTTTGGCGGTGATTTAGTATAAACATCAACGGACCACGTCTTAGACGCTAGGCCGCTTCTAATTATAGACTTAATGTTACCGGTTGTCACGCTAAGTACTTCGTTATTTAAGCCAGGCTCTGGGTAAACTACCGTAGAGATATCAACGGTGTTGAATAGGCCTACAGGTATACGCTCATATGCTGGGCGCAGTTTGCCGTGTACCTGTTCCAGGTTAGACGCTGCGTCTAGGCTAGCGAAGAGATCGTTACCACGTATGTGCCGGGTGTTATCGGTGTCACTATTTACTAAGCCTGATAGGATAGCTTCTAGTTGGAAGTCAAACCTATCGATTAGGCTGCGGACACTGTCTTCTAAACTTGCGTAGTTCTTATCAATAGCTTCTATATGTCCATAGGTCGCTATAAGGTCAATCAGAACGTTACGTACATCGCTGCGAAACTTAGCTGAGCTTGCTTTGTTAGAGGCAGCGTACTGGCTAGTAAGGCGTGCGCCATTACTGTACTTAGCCAGGAGCTCCCGCTCTAGTGCCTTTACATCTAAAGGATTTCGGATACCAAATTGGCTGGCCATAGTTTTAGCCAGTGCCCGTAGTTCTCTTGCTCTAATTTCATTATGCTTCATTAGGGAAGATATCCTCGTGGTAGTAAAGTACATGCTCTAGGCTGTCAAGGATGATGACGTAGCTGCCTACGCCAACGAGGGGAGTTAGGAAGGTATTGAAATATGTTTCGTATCCATCGGGGTTGCTACGTACCAGCCGTGATATTGTAGATGTTAGTCGTACCATTATCACATTAGGCGGTATAGCTTCGCCACCCCAGAAGCCTGATCCTACGTGACTTCTCCAATCAACTATAGTCTTGTCTAGTACTCCTGTTGATTCAACCCTTAGGTCTATCACTTCGGGCTCAGTACGGTCAAGATGAATGGTCGCTAGCTTAAGGTCGTGTATGGTAGGAGATGTTACTGTTTCGTAGATGCCTGCTTCGTGGAGTTCGTAGTTATTTTGTGTGTATCTGTGGAATAAGATGTCACCTTGTATAACTAATTCTAAGTCCCCATCAACTAGGTTTCTAGTTTTCTCAGGTGTGTCTACTCCAGTTGCTTCTATGTACAAAGGGTTTAAGTTCTCAGTAAGAGTACTCCAGGCTGTACTAACTTTATAACTAATTGTCATAGTATCTTCGTTTGTGATACGTAGCTTTTTGATTTGTACGATACCGTCAATGTTACTGTACGAGCTTAGTTCTATATCCGACACAACCAGTCCATTCACTTTGACTAGTACTCCACCGTTGGCTATGAAGTTAGTCATTGATGTCTGTAGACCAGCGTCTAGTATGCAGTCGGAACTATCTAGTTTAATGAGGCCGTTAGTTAAGATGATAGGAACTTCATCTATAACATACTTCGGACGAGTGCCGCCTGCTATGCTCTTGAGTCCTAAAATGAAGTAAGGCTTGTCGTCTACAATTACATGTGTTTGATTCTTGATAGTCAGGGAATGTTTTTGGTAGGCTGATGGTGTGTGTACTTTAATAAGGACACGCTTTGCTGGGGAAATTGTAATACGTAATGGATAAGCAGTGGTAGTACTTAGTACTGTAGCGGTACTTATACTTAGCCGAGTGGTTCCTAGGTCAACTTCTACTGTTTCTTCAGGCACGGGGTCTATTAGGGCCTCACCACTTACTGATGTAGTTCCGTTAAGTATTTGGTATCGGATTAACAGTGCACCTGTGTGAACACTTACAGGTACGTATAGGTAGCGGCCTTTCGTTTGGAAGAATACTTCTTTATAAGTCTCTGGGATGTACGCCTTAGCGAACTGTATACTACCTTCTGGAAGTGTGTATTTCATTCGGATGGATTCAGTACCAATTGCATACGTAATATCCTGAGCTGCGGTATAAGGTAGTGTAACAAACTTTCCTGTAGCGTCCTCTTGTATAGTGCGTTCCATGATAGTAGGTTCAGGGAAGTCCAGTATTTGTGGATCCTTCTTATTGTAATCAACCAGGGCAGCGATGGGAACACCGTTGCCTTGGTTATAATTATCTACTATCCGAATTGATAGTGAGCTGGGTATTTTAGGAGGCGTCATTTGATGCTTCAGGAGCCTTAGGACTACTTGGAGTGCTAGGTGCCTCAGGAGCGGCAAGCTTAACAGTTTGATATGCAGGTACCTTGAAGATTGGTGTCTCTTCCTTAGCTTCGATCGTAACGTTACGGTCGTAATCATACATGAAGGTTGCCTTCAGTGTAGCACTATTAGGAGATGCATAACTAACTCCTGTAGGGTATTTATACCAGTCCTGAAAGTACATTGTTAATCGAATGTCTTCATAGGCAGGTACGTATATGTCAACTGGGTATTCAAAGTAACCTGTTTGGTAAATCTCAGGCCAGATGTATTTGAATACATCGATACCATCTATTGCTAGAACCAGTGGGTAACCTTTCTTTACCTCTGCTTGTGCGATAGCTCCGCCTTGGTATTCACCTACTGTGTAGGTTGCTACGAAGTAGAAGTTATTAGCATCAATCTTAGTAATAAGATATGTACCATTAGTGAATAGTGTTCCACCAACGGCTATTGTGTCGTTTGTAGAGAAAGGGTGTCCTGCTGATTCAATCTTAACAGTACCTGCTACTGTGGCGGAGTAGTCAGAGATAGTATCTATGACTGCGCTGGCAGTGGTAGCTTCCGCGTCTGATGGTATATCTATGATATGTGCCTTGACACGTGTGATGTGGATGTTACTAGCATGGTTGTGCACTGTGATATTCATAGTCTTTGCTACTGTTTCTTTATTATGAACAGTACTGTCCGATATCTGTGTACGTAGGTAGGAAGCTAGGTACGCATTATTAATGTCAATAGTGCCACATGGAAAAGTAAACCCTGTATCATCAATGGTCAGAGACCCGCCAGTGCCTGCTATTGTAGTGGCCACAGAGAGCACATTGCCTGCGCCAACTGTGTAAAGGTCTACACTTACTGCGCGCCCATTGTCTACGGGGATAGGTATCATTACCCATAAGCTACTTACTGCTTCTGGTTGCTCAACAAATACTGTGTGTTCAGCTGATTCCGTTGCTTCCCATACTTCGTAGGAACGGCATAGGTAACCAAGTGCTTCTGCAATCTTGGGGAATTTAACCATAACGCCATAGGTTGTTCCGTTTATGCTAATATTTGCTAAAGCGGGGGCAGCGGGTACCGCGTATGATTGGTCAAACAATGTGGATGTGAGACGTGCTGCATAACTTAAGCCAGTAGCCGTAGTTATATGGGCAGTAACATCTGCTGTTGCTGGGATGTCATAGAAACGTGTGAAGGTACTAGCTACGGCTGCTCGTTCGCGTCTTACTGTTTTGCTACGAGTATATATATTGCCTTGGTATGTCCATTCGACGTCTACGTTCACTCGTTCACACGCAGGACTAAGTGTAAACGTTAAGGATTGTAATGGCCAGGATGCGCTTGTTCCGAAGTATGTTGTAGGAACTTCAATGATGTTGATTGAGTTCTCATATCCAACAATCTTACACGGGGTGTCTAGGTTGTTGAAGTACACGTACTGTCCGGTGTAGTCTGCTGTGATCAATGCACTTGTGAATTTGTACAGCTGTGTAGTTTTACCAGGTTTGATCCCTATTTGTTTAGTCTTGATTACTTCTGAAGTTTCTACAGTTTTACCGTATTTACCTTCGCTTTTTGGATTACGCTTGACAGTCTTAGTGTTAGCTGCTACTTCTTGTACAGGGCCTGTTAATGTGACTGCCCCATCAGGGCCTTCAATGCCCCAGGCTACCTCTAAATAGGTTTCTCCTGTATCAAATGGTATAGGCATGTCGGTGTTAGCTTCGCTTTCAGTACCATTAGATAATGTAACGAATGCCGGTCTGCTTACTATTCCGCCGTTTGCTAGTTTGATCTCATCGTATGCAGGTTTAAGGCTGATAGGCTGAGTCATTTCAAGGTCCGGAGTAGTCCAGGCCGGTACGGTAGCTTCTAGTTTAACTGAGTAGTTACCTTCTGCTGCGAAATCTAATTCAAGTTTAGTAGTTATATCTTCATAGGCCCATATATATTCTGAATCACTAATGACAATAGGGTCTGTTGCATCATCATTGGTAAACTTTATAGACACACCTCCGGCCCAGAACCGTGAGTGTACGTTAACAGTGTTCCAACCTGCTAGCACATTTTCTCCGTCCAGAACTACGTCATCCGCGTTAACTTCGATGGTTAAATTTGTGGTGTTCCCGACTAGAAAGTACCTATAGGTAAGCGTTGTCACTTCCCCTGGTACTACATCGTAGCTCTGTACTGGTACTTTAGATGAAGTAGGAGAGTACCTTAGGTTTGTCGCGTTGTCCCCCGCCGCAATTGAGCAGCCTCCCGCCACTTCTGTACGGGTACCGTCCCAGAAATCGAATAGTCCTAAGGTAAAGTCTCTGTCTTCAAAGGTTGTGTCAGGTATTCCAAGATGACTCCCAGTGACAAGACTGTAATCTGCTCCGGGTAACAGCTCTGCTCCAACATCATCAAGTACCTTCCAACGACTGGTCTCTGCTTCTTGTTTAGCAATAGGAATAGTACTTAGGTTTAGTGCAGTGAAGCGTGAAATCTGTGAGTTGGTATTAGGCAGGCGTTGGTCTACTGTAGGCATCCAGAATCGTGTGATAGGCTCATCGATGATCTCAAGTAGTGCTTGCTTGTCTAATACAGGGATGTACAGACTTGCTTCTCCGTCTACAAGGCCTGCGCCAACATCTGCGCCAACATCTAGTGTGAATTTATACGGTAAGATTCCGGATGCAGGTATAGTAGGTGTACCACTAGGTACGAAGGTCACTATATCGTCGGAGTCTAATCCTCCGAATGCGCCTGCCTGGCTACATGCCCAGTGGTGTACTTCGCCGGGGCCTAGTGCGGACTTGTCCCAGATTGTAGCATTAATCAAGGTAATGGTACTTGGTGAAAATGTTTCGGCTACTGAGTCATACCAGATAACTTCTGTATTTGATTTCAGGAGACGTACTACGTCAAATTCGTTGTTACCTGTATTGATAAGATCGTAGATCCCGTTCAGGTATTCAGCTGTTAGTGGTGTTCGTACGTCCGTTGGAAGATATTGCGAACTAGGTATGATGTCAGTCATTGTTAAATCCTTGTGTGTTAGGCTTCGTAGAGCGCTATACTCAATGTTATGGCAGTCTGTATATCATCGCCTACATAATGTGTTAAGACGGGTGCTATAGTCTGCTTTCCACTGGTAAAGGCTTGTACAGTGAGGGGTATAAATAAAAGTCCGTCGAGGCGGGAATGATGTACTGCTGTGGTATCTACACCAGTAATGCCCGAGACCTTAAAGTCTACTCCAGACATACGGTTTCCACGTGAATCAATTGGTTTAATTACTAATGTGATAACTTGTGTAGCGGCAGAGACGGGGGAAGATGCTTCTACTACCGCTGTAGCTAGAGTACCTACATCTTCAAAGGATAGTATAGTATGGCCAAGGTCGTACTTCTGACTGTCTTTTGGAATGCCTGTACTTAATAACCCGTCTTCCTTCTGATCATATACCCAAGTAACTTCGTCAGCGCTGTATGACTCTAGCTCCGAGTGTCGTAGCTTAAGGGTGACGATGCCGTCTTCATCTTCAGTCTCTGTGTAGCACAGCTTACCTGCGGTTGCCCCTGTGTCTGGATCGTATGAACCTAGTGGCCATGAAGCCATCTCTGTATTAAGATCATCTAGATACGAGTCTAGTAGACTGCCTGGGTCTTCTACTTCTTCTATTTGTTTAGGAAGAACTACTCGTGAGAGGCTAGTTCCATCTGGTGCTATAAAATCAAGTGCATTAGGATCAAAATCTATAACAGAGTTTAGTCCCTGAAGTTTCCAAGGGTGTTGGAAAATAGGGTAGTATCCTCCAGCCAAAGCTGCATCAAGGGACAGGCCAGAGTTCACTGCATGTGACTCTGCGTACACTTTTATGTACTCTCCGGCCACTGGCTTAGTCATTCCTGTTGTAACATTTACGGTATTGGTTGCTATAGTTATTGTCACAGTAGCGCCTAGTCCGTTATCTATTATTGAATCAAGGGCTGAGTATTTCTCAACTCCATAAGTTAATGACGGGTAGAGTTGTTCAACTGCTACAAATGTCCACGGTGACGTTCCTGCTGTGGCCGCTGCTAATACTGTTTCTACAGGTAAGGCCGCGGAGTCATCTGTGTACAGCGATAAAGGTGTATCTGTGATGACAGTTGTAGGGGCCATAAGGTTGCGAGTGCCAGGATCTATGACCAGAGTCTCTGTATAATCGTCGTCCGCTGCAGCTGTAACTGCGTCAGCTAAGTTAACTGGATCCACTGATGTGTCCGGTAAGAAGTTACAGTAACCTGCTAAGTATATTTTAATACCACCCCATAATAAGTAACCCGCTGTTACTTGTATTGAGTCTTCTGCAGATAGCGTATCTTGTATTACAAGATCTTTGTACACATTAAGTACACCATTGTGGTGTTTGGTAGGAAGACCTGCGGTAGCTTCTATCTCTGCGGACACACTGTCAAACTTAGACGGGTATAACCCACCTGGCTTAGGATTATCCCAGCGATGTGTATCCCACTTGAATCTTCCCCAAGTAAAACCGTACCCTCCTGCGGACATTATATGATCATATATCTGTGCCGACTCTGGTAGTCTGAGGAATATGTCACGTACTGTCTCCGGGTCGTTGAGTGAGTAGATTGCTATTTGGTCCAGGGTTGGATCTTCTTTACCTGGTACTGTGTTAAGGGTGTAATCTATAGATTTAGTGGTATCGCCGTCCATGTACATTGAGAACTTTACAGTCTCATTTGTTATTCGCTTATCCGGTTGGCCATAGATAAATGTTGTATCACCATATGCTCCAGAGGGGATAAGAGGAACGGCTGGTACTACAAAATTACCGTTTGAATCAAAGTTGTATAGGTGGGTACCAACCAAGTGGGTGCCAGGAACTGCTGGGTTAAACTTCTTTAATCTAAAGAAACGATCAGCGGGGTATTGTATGACAACTCCACGGGTTTCATTGGCACGATATAACGTTGTGTTAAATAAGGCTGCAAAGGAATTGACCAGTCCCTGTATGGTAGCATCTGTTCTGCCGGAAGTCATACGTGTGAGTATATCACTCAGCTCCATTACGGAGTAGACAGAAGTTACTGGCTCAGGTATGCCTTTAGTGAACTGTTCAATGTTCAGTCCTAGTTTTGCATTGGTATATGTTTCCGCATTCGCTTTTGGTATGGTTATAATTGTCATATTAGTTCAGGGCCTTCTGCGTATAGTAGGTACCCTTTAGTTGTCTCAGGTGTACCATCTAAGTCGATTTGTAACTGAGCGTATTCGTAACGTGTGAATATAGTCAGCTTAATCTTATCCGTGTCGTCGGTATCTGGTTCTTGAAAGACTATTGCATAGTCGTATCTAGGGGTAAAGCTTTTAAGTTCAAAATCGGTACCATCACTGTAAAGTACATACATATCATTTTGTGGAGTAAACTCAAATGAATGAGGAACATAACTGGCAGTAGGTCTTACCGGAAGCGCGTAGCTCCATTTCCTTTTACCAGGGTTACTTGCTGAGTAACAGGCTATGCTGTTGTTGCTACTAAGTATAGCCCAATGGTGGTAAAAATATCGTGTACTAATTGGGGTGTCTTCAATGTGAATACGTGTGTAGGCTACTTCGCCATCTGGCGCATGCATGAATACCAGATGTGTGTCAGTACCATTTGTGCCAACCTGTCCGTATACATTACTAAAGGCTTCATCTATGTAATGCTCCTGCGGACTAGATGTTGGCATGGAGTACGTGAATGCTGTTTCTAAGGTTACGCCGGTAACTGTTACTCCACGGGAAGATGGGTATGCGCTGTAGTCGGCCGCTGCTAATTGTATAACTGCGAAGCTTCCATCAGCTCGGACTGCTGTCTTAGTGGCCGCTGATGTGGATCTGTAGCTTATCACTACTGAAAGTACTCCATCATCAATAGCAGTGATATGTATCGATTTATCATCAACTGTAACAGTAGCTTCTACAGGGGCAGAGGCTTTGTATACTTTAACCATATCTGCTGTTAGCTTAGATAGATTAGCATCTACTATTTTATCAGTGAAGTCTGCAGAAGAGTCTGTCCATTCTACTGTGCTTACTTTGGTACCTTCTATTTCTATAACACACTGTGTTCCTGTTTGAATACGGGGATCTTCTATTTCAATACGTAAGCGGGACAGTTGTCGGTAATACAACTTAGCTGTGTTACCGTCGGCTGTGTTAAGAATTGTAGTGACGTTTTCAAAGACGTCGCCGGTCTTCTGCCGGTAACCGTGGCCACTTCTTTTAGGAGAGAATGCTGCAGGTGATTTTACTGGAAGGTAATCATACTGCATTGCCCATACGTTACCTGGGTATACAGGGAACAGGTCTCCGTCTATTAAATATGGAGTGTGGTAGAAGGCCGCTGGACTATTTGTGATAGGAACTGCGTATGTCCAGTAGCCTGTATTCACTGCAGGTATGTAGGAGAAAGCATCTTGGGAGGCAACCGTTAGGTGGTATGAGTTGTTAACAAGGTTACGTAACTCTCCCTTGTACACATCATTAGCCCATTGCTGTGTGAAAGCAGCCGGCCGCTTGCTAGCATCGTCCTTAATGGGCTTAGTCCAGTTAATCCCTGGTGCTATGGCCACTAGGTTGATGCTGTGCTCCCCGCTTACACTGTCGGCGCCGGTCTTATCGGCACCATAGTGGATTTCTGCGGCTGATGCTCTGAAGTTTCCTACTGCATTAGATCTAGTAGCGACACCTATGGTAAGATATAACGTGCCTGCGGCTTTACGTATCCGAGCAGTGTATGCAGTACCTGCGGTAACTCCAAGTACGGGTGTGACTACTGTAGTACCGTCCGCTTTATGTGACAAGTGCATATTGGCCCCGGCTGTACTAGATATTAATTTGAGCTCATTATCGGCGTCACCGTATAGGTGAAGTATAGTACCGTTAGCTGCTACTCCGCTGAAGTTAACTTCTACTGTCATTGTGTCTTGTAATATATCAGGTAGCGGTATTACTTGTGCGGCGTACACACCAAGTCCATGTTTAATGTAACTGTAGTTGGCAAAACTAGGCAGCAAGTCTGACTCAGTCCATGTAAATGTCCAGTTGCTTAAATCAATGTTGTTTGTCCCTGTAGCCACGTCATGTAGTGTTTGGCCACTTCGTTCTTGGAACGTGAAGTTAGCTAATATATCTGATTCAGTAAGCTGCGACCCTAGGCTATGTATTGGTAGTATTCCCGGGTATGCATTAGTGAATAATACTTCTGCGGGTGTCCATGCTTTATTCCAATAAGAAGTTGGGCCAACGATTCCTGATGTAGAGCCCCATTGTGCAATGCTAGTTAGATCAAGGTCACCGGATGATACATAGGCCGTTGCGTTGCGTAGTACTCCGTTTACATATAAAGATAAGGTAATGCCATCGTACGTTGCTGTTACGTTATATGATATAGAAGTGGAAGTCAACTGAGCTGTTAATTCTGTTGTATCAAATTTAACATGAAGTAATGCGGTGGAATCTACCCAGCAATGTTCGTTTTCTAAACGACCTGCTCCAGGTATTGTAATTGTATTAAAAGTGAATGCAGTAGAAGGTACTGTCACTATGGACGGTACTGGTGGTATGATAGCATTAACTAATATGTCATCTAAGAACATAGTAACGTTAGCGCTGATATTGGATATCGTCTTTGTCATTCTAAATATCAAGTAGCATTCAGACGTCTCTGTTGGTGTAAACGTAACCGTGTAGTGGGTGTCTGCATTGTTAACGATAGTAAACTTGTTTGCTACCCAACTATCATAACCTTCGCTAGTAGTCTCCTCTACTGTTGCCAGTAAGGCTGTAGGGACTGTGGGCGTAGGAAGTTCTGTGGCAAAGTACATCTCAATACGTGGTTCGTTTGATGTACTAGGATTCTGGTCTGCTAATTGTTCGCCTTGTAAATCGAAGTCTATTGTTATAGGAACGCCTGTCACTGCGGCGATTGGATCGTCGTGATACATGTAAACAATTGTGGGCTGGTTTATAGTTTCTCTATAGACAGCTCTGCCTCCTGCCACAAAGAAGTAGCCAGGTGGATTAGAGCCTTCGTCTGACCATGACCAATCTGCTATGCCTCCAAGTGGGTTTGAAGTGCCTGTAGGAAATCCGTCATCTATGTGCACTACTTCTGATAGTTTAACAACTTCGCCTGTTATAGCCCCGGGTACAGGCAGTTCTGCTGACGTGAATTGGGCAATACTTTGGTCGTAGGACTCGTGTGAATCACTTCTAAATAGGTCAAGTAGTTTAGCGTTATCAATTCGTGGGTCGAGTGTACGTATAGGGGTATAGGAAAAGTCCACTTCGTTTACCCTCTCGTCAGACCCTAATGATTCAAAATTATTACGTCTTGATGGTATGCGTATATTATGTGTTGTTCCATCTTCATAATAAATATGATAGGCAGGGTCAAGGGTGCCTGTTCCTGCCGCTAGCAGTACTATTGCGTCCTGTCCTTCATCCGTTAATGCAGTTTGTAAATTACGTACGTAGTGGAAGTCAAGTATAGATAACCCTGTCAGTGCCGACAGATCTAATGCTTCAACCCAATCAGCTGTATGTTCGTACGATGTTGGAGGCGCTTCTTTAAAGTCAAGTAAGGTGGTGGTCTCTCGTAGAGTCTTGCCGTCTCCAGTTAACTGTACTCCACTATTGTAAGACGCCCCATTTACCCCATCTGCCGGGTATTTGTACCACGCACGTGCTGTATAGGGACGTGTTAAGTGACTGTAGGCTGCACTTATTTGTGCGTCTGCTACGTGGCCAAATGCTTCAGCCTCTTGCCCTAGTATACGCGACGGTTGTACAAGAATAGAATCTTCTGTAAGAAGGCCCCATGTATTCGTTCGTTTGGCGGCGTTAGCTGCTGCGTATACTCCACGTCCTGGCATGATTAGTTAGTCCCTGCTACACAGACCGTGAGACGCTCTGCGCTTGTTACCCACTTCTGTAAAGAAGATGCTGGTAGGTTTGATGGGCTTATATCTTGTAGGTATGTTACGTCCTGCTTACCTAAGTCGTATACTCCACGTTGTATTGAGCGGAAGCTCACATCTAGTACTCCGGAAACTTGAATGATTTGAGATTCAAGAGCTTTGTATACTAAAGTTTCCCCACGCTTTAAGCCATTGATATAAGATACCATGGTAGTTTTGACTTGGGCCTGTACACCAGCCAGTGTTGTTCCGGCTTGCAGTACGAGCTCAGGCTCTGCTTGAAAGAATAAATGTTCTGGCCACTCAACGAAGATGCGTGTACCTGCGTCCACTGCTACTTCCGCTTCTGCTTGCACTTGTGCTAGTAGAGCCGGACCTGTTATAGGGTTGGTACTTTCAACGAAAATACCCACTGTTCCTATACCATATTTTAATGGTATTATACGTAGATCAGCTACATTTGGAATACTACGAAGCTGTGCTTCTAGTGCGGGGTAGTTTCCTCCGCGGACGATTGCGTCACTCTGCAGTACACGTGGTCTATACTCTTCGTCTGTCTCAGTAGATGCGCCGGTCTCGATAGGTAGGAAGTTGTTAACTCTTAGCTGAGCATTGGCTACACCGTGTGTGGTGAGTTCTCCGCCCTGGATGTTGTAGTTAGGGCCTTCTCCTGCGGCACGTACACTTACGTATTGTCTGCTTTCGTAGCCAGATGCTGTAATGGTAATAGGCTCAGTGGTTAAGTATGTGATGCCCTTCTCTGTGGCAATATTGGTGTTTCTACCAACTGTCAAAGGCACTGTAGCTCCATCAGTTAGGAAGAAGTATACGTTACTGCGGGTTATGTCGATGGCCACTTGTGCCGTACGACGAGGTATGCCACGAAATTCGCCTGCTTCATCTAACTGGATGCCTACCGCGTTGCTTGGGTCAGCTTTCATAAGCTGCCTGTCCAGCTGTACATACCCTTCATATTGTTGCTGTGCTAGCATATCAACTAGCATAGTTTCAGGAGTGTTAGGTTCTCCTGCTTTGGGGAACCCTCCATTTTGAAACTGTATAATTATGCGGTCTTTTAGGGTTTGTATTGATGGTATCATGGTTATCTATCCAATAGTGTATTAGGAATGTTGTCTGGCTCTTCGGCCGGATTCGTATTTAATAGTATAGGGGTGTCTATATTCCAGCTTCCGTTTTTATACGAGAAGCTTGAGGATGTAGAGGTTGATCCTGTACGAGTTGAGTATATAGCAATGGTTATTATAGCTTTATCAAGCTTATTCACTACTATTGATACAGGTTCAGGCATATTTAAGTTTGCATTTAGGAAGGTGCTTAGCTCTGTGCGTAGTTCACCTAAGCGTACCGGAGTAGGAGTCTTGCCTACATACTTAAGGATATTAAATCCAGAAGATAACCCAGCTGCTGCCTGCCTTAAGAGAAAGTAGATGTGATTTGTTAATGCTGTTGGTCCAGAGCCTGAGATGATCTCATCAGCTGAGCCACGTGCTAGGTCTCCGTCTGCTGTCCAAAGCATTGTCTGCATGTTTATCCTCGTTCTTTGTTAGCTTGATCTAATTGATCTAATAGGTTTGTGATTATCATAGTAAACTGTGCTAGTTTCCATCCAATCATGATGATAAAATCCAATGCCGGAAGCCATTTCATTGCTGCTGGCCAGGTAACTATTGTCTCTGGGAAGAAAGGGCTAAGACTGTTCTCGTCTACAATACCCTTGGTTTGTGAGGCAGTAGTCTTTATCTCTTGTATACCATCCATGACAATAAACCCGTCATCTCGAATGGTGTAGGCTACGCCTTTATGGTCCCATGCACCGGCTGCGGTGCGAATTCCTTTAGGCGCCATGGATAGGGCTTCATCGCCTGTGATGATTTTACCGTCTCCGAGGCTATCAAGTACTGTTATGTCTGTCGTTGACGTATCGTGCTTAAATACATTACCAGTTTGGTTAACGTTAAACACTCTGTCTTCTAACGTGACTACAAACCCTTGGGGCTTATGGTTGACAGTGTGCTTGGTCACAGTGTCTGCTAGTACTGCTTTGGTAATCAGAGCTATTACTTCTGCTGTAGTTAATTTTGCGAAGGGATCTGTGTACAATAGTGTAGGCTCCACTGGCTGATCAACCAGTGTGTTATCTGCTAGGAATACATCCTGTTGTACTTCCAGTAATTTACTTTGGAGTATAAGTATCCTATTTTGGTGATCTTTGAACACGTAGTCAGGGGAACCTAAGGGTACGGCCGCTAAGCGGGCTTCCGCTTCTTTCAACTCCCATACTACTTGTGTTACAATGTACTTAGCGTGACTTAATACGCGCTCTGGTGTATCTAAGAATCCTGATTCTTTAGTCAAGGCTTCAAGCTCTGCTTCATCCTTTTCTATAGACTTCTGGAAGTCCTCTACACGCTCTGCTACTACGTCCCAGCTATGTCCTGAGAACCGTGAGTTCTCCTCATAAAGCTTTTCAATAGCTTTACGTGATGCGTCTGCGTTAGTCTCTAGCTTTGCTATACGTGAGTCTAGTTCTGAACGTTCAGTTGCGTAGACTTCGTTCTTTTTGAGACCACTGTGTAATACTATGTGAGGCAGTGCTACGGTAATATCAAGTAGTATATCCTGCCCTGACTGAATCCTTTTAGTCAGGTCATTAATCTTCCTTGGAAAGAACGGTACTATATAATATGAACCACGTGGGTTAATATCGTCTTTGCCTCTCATTTTTACAATGCCCCAGCAATGAGTACGTTGTGTGTCGACCATTATACCATCAGGTCTTACTACCTTTACACGTGCTAGCACTTCTTGGAATTGAGTATCTGCCATCTTAGTTCCCGGTTAGGTTATCGACCTGCCCCAGTGCTCCCATTCGTACGTCGGCATTGGTTGGGTCTTTGTCTAGTTTGTCATAGACGATTGTTGCTAAATCTTTATTCAATGAGGTTACCCCTTCTAACCCTGCTATGTACGGGCGGTTCCTGTAGTGGAGGTACGCCATTACTATTGGAGCATTACCATGGTGTAATAATGTAGAGTTAACGTATTGGGTAATTTTCATTGTTTGATATTTATCCCAGAAAGTTGCTGAACCTATAGCAAGTGCTGCTACAACTACTGGCCAGAACACTGCGCCCCCTGCAGCAGCGGCTCCGGCTTGGATACCTACTGCTCCTGTGGCTGCAGCTGTTCCTGTAGCTGCGGCTGTGGCTGCGGTTGACCCCGCAGAGGTCACTGCTCCGTAAACTCCTGCAGCACTGAAGCCGGCACCCGCTACGTTTAGGCCTGTCCACGCACCTTTCACTATTGATTGTGTCCATCTAATAAAGGATGAGGCTTGTGCATGGTAGTTCATAAGTTGGGTATCAATCATAGCTTTGTTGCTACGAAGCGTACAGTACAAATTAGGAGTTATGGTGGTAGTGAAGCCTGTGTGTGCGTCATAATTGTGTACAACTTGCTCTACCTCTATCACCCCATCCATTTGATTAACCATGTCAACAATGTGTACCACGTGCCATGGTTTAATGGTGGGGTCTCCTGTGAGTACGAGATTGCCTTGATACATAGGCTTTACTTGATTTAACAAGATGGTGTCCGCCAAACGCTGAGCTATAGGTAAAGCGTTTCTCGCATCTCCGGTTTGGTTCTCTGTTAATGCTGTAAAGGATACGTTTATATCTTCGGAAGCGTTACGCTGGAAGCTAACGTACTCTCTAATGTAATTGTTATCTATCTCATAAGATAGTACTGACGAGCGTCTATGGTCTGCGTCTTTAGGCCACTCACTTGGGCTTAATTTAATATCAGACAATGCATTTGATTCTGGGTAATACACTGTAACTTTATTGCTAATAGGCTCTGCTGTTGCAATGATTTCATTCTGCATAATGTTGGTGTGACTGGTGGCCATGTGATGTTCAACTACCGGTCTGTACGCTTGATAATTAGAATCCCCTGTTTCGTCAGCCAAGTTCTTTAGATGACTCAGACCTGGGTGCTCTGATAAACTAGGAGTGATCCCAAGGGCAGTACTGTTGGCTATAATGAGAGGAATGTCTTGACGTAACGCTGTGTACCACTGTTCTAGATAAGCCTCTTTAGTCTCAAACGCTACCTCAACTTGGTTCTCTAGAATATAACCAACTGTTGGGTGGGAGCCTTGTGTAAAGCGTCCGGGGTTGCCCCCGGCGATTATATGCATGAACATATTAAGGTTACCGATAGGTGTAGCTGCTACAAATAAGTCAAGAGGAGTATCAATGGTGGTAGCGGTTGCCCTCCCTTGCTCTACGTCCATCATAGACTCTAGGTGTGCTTTGCCAAACTCTGCCAGTTTAGGGGCATAGCCTTTCATGATTTCGAAGATCATGTTACCTTCGTATTCTAGTTCACTTGGTCTTCCAAGCAATAGATCAATAGATTCTGCTACTCCGGATCCTATTGCTCTTGGTAAAGAGAACACATCGTTCTGTACACGATTAAGATCTCGTATCCTGTGTATCTCTGCGTCTGCTAGATTACCTTTTGTGAGTTTTGCAATAAGAGTCATAGCCTCTACTTCACTTGGAAGAGGGTTACTAGGTCCCGGTAACAAACAGGTGCACTCAGGGTCATGGTGCTTGCCTTTACCTGGTATTTGAATGTATGTGTGTGGGTACGATTTATCTGTGAACAAGGCGTTGGCCGTGGTGCCCGGCTTGTACGCATTAATAGCAGCCTGTGCTGGCAAGTCCGCACGCTCTGCATCTGTGTATCCTCTATATAATGTAGCGAAGCCTTCGCTTATTTCATCATCACTTTTTAGGTGGTAGGGCGTATCGAATGCTTTGTATGTTCCTTCACGTGGTCCAAAGTATAAAGTGTTACGTACCTGGTTACCTGAGAATAAAGACATACCCTCATTATATATAAGAGGTCTTACAATGTAATCACCGTGGTGTGTAGCTAGTTCCCACAAGGCAGACCATGTACTTTGGTTGTCTATATACCAGTTTAATTTACCGCCTCCATCTACCTCTAGTTGGGAAACAAAACGCAGGAACCCGTATAATCTAGGGTTCTTATTGTTTACATATATGTTTTGATATAGATCATTACCGAAGTTGAGTAGCATAGCATGGGCGTTTGTGTTCTGCTGCCATGCATTGATAAAATCTGCAGCCGCTACCAACCCTCCGGATTGTGATGGGTTTATCCCTATCATGTCCAGGGCCCCTAAATTGAAGTCCTGTATCAGCATACCCGTCAGGTAGGCAAAGTTGGCCACTTTATACGCATCACTGAGTGTCTTGCCTGATGTAGTTTTTTCGTCTAGTTGGTTCTGCTGTAACTGCCATCTACCGAAGTGTTTTAACCCGGGAGTTTGGTCTAGTACAGTCATGACGACCTGTCCCATAGAGTCATGGGCATCTGCTGTACCTTCTAATTCTGTAGTGAATTCATGTAAAAGTTCTGCCCCAAAGCTTTGTGCTTGTATTTCAAGTACAGGACCTGGTACTACTTCTGTTATTGTCCCAAGGAAGGATACTGGCAGGTTACGGTAGTCGGGCCCGTATCCCATTCTGATCATAATCTTTGTACCGGAACGTAGTTGTATTGAGGACAGAGGGGCCGGATTATCATGGTCGTATAGAAACTCTTCTATACCTGCTGTGCTGAGTCTGCCTGTAACGTTAGAGAGCTTAAGTATAGCTGTTGAACTAGCCGCATGCTTCGATTCAACAACTGTAATAGATTGAACAGCGTCGTATGAATAGAAATCATCAAAGAGTCGTAATTGATTAGTGTCCTCTTCTATAATAAACAATCTGTACGTTGGAAATGCTTTAATAAAGTTGTCTTCCCAGTCATTGTTCTTCATTAGAGCTAGTTGCTTATCTAGCTCCACATTCAGGGTAGCTGCGTCTATGTCCAGGAACCCTAATGGCTGTATGGCAGCCTCCATGGTGCCGTTTGTGCATAAATCTGTGATCTCTAGATGTAGATCTCTTAAGACAGAGCCTAATGGTGTATTTAACGCATTCTTACTGTCTGTAGTAGCAGTTATGCTTTCTAGTGAAGCTATCGTAGTGGCCTGATTAGCAGGATTACTGGATAGATTATTGATAAGTGTGAAAAGTGCTTTGTAATCAGGTATTGCTTTGTAAAGATTGTCTGATGTATGCAGTGTTGCATTCGTCCCTGCGACAGTGATGGACACGCTGCCTACGTTTAAGCTACTTGCTAGTACAGCCTGTACAGCGTAGTATGTTTCTAGCTTATAGGCGAGTGTTATGTTGAACAACTGGCTGGTAGTAAGTGTGACATCTATCTCACCGGCTATGCCATCCCCTGATTTATTGAACGGGTGTTCGTCATCAAGAATTGTATCGATTGAGTCAAATACATTAGGGTTGAAGTAATCTACAGGAGTAGTGCCTCTAGCGAACGGGCTCTCTGTTACGATACTTTTGCCTGCCTTAAGTCCTGTAGCAAGTAATGCGTGGAATTCATCTTGAAGTCCTTTGCCAGCTTCGTCCGCTAGCCATTTCCTAAGGACATCCTTTCGGTCGTGAAGTGCAGCTGCGGCGGATGTACTGAATAACGCGCCAATTGTTCCTTGGTAGTAAAGTCGTAGTTTATTAAGGTATGTTTTAACTTGATCCAATGGCCCTGTGTAAGATCGTGAGGCTAGATACCACGCCGGGTGCAGTAGTTTATGGGAGTCAATAGGAGTGCCTCCACTTTTGTATGTTGCTACAACATCTTCTCTGAAATCAAAATCAGGGTAGTTATTACGTACACTATCTGCAACTTCTTTAAGCCATGACGTATAGTCTTCTGTATTAAAGTTGTTTAACCAAGTTCTTTGCGGCGGAGCTGTGGCAGGGTTAGCGCCGTCTCCTTCTGTAGCTGGATTTTGATATCGTGGTTGTATGTCTACCATATTTACCTACTTAAGGTTGTTTAGCAATCTTCATTTGCTTATTGAACTGCGCGTTCGTAAAGAGTGTGTGCATAAATGTTTTGCGATGCACATGTAGTGCAACTGCCGTGGCAGTGGATACCCCGGAGACTTCTGGGTCTGTTAAGTCTATGTACTTAGCGTCCGGGAGAGTAGCGCTGGTATGCTGCGCCATCCATAATACTGCAGATTGGGCGGAGAATGTCATGTAACGTTTGGCCATTATCTTAATCATATCTTTGAAGTGAGTTGCCCCTCCAGCCACTAGCACAGTAGACCAGTCTAAAAGTACGGAACGTATAGGCTCCAGTATCGCATTTAATGATTTAGTAATTTGAATGTCATTATCACTTTGACCTGGGGAAACTGCTACCAGGCTGTCGGCTATCGTGAATTGGTAATCAGTAGTTAGATACTCATGGTCAGCATACACCCAGCCTTCTGTCCCAACTACAGAGAGCCTTCCGGCATCTAGTTGCTGAGTTACTCCTCCGTCTGGTCCTCTAAGATGATCAATATCAATTTCTGCTGGAAAGAACAAAGGGGTCAACCTACGCACCACTGCTTTAGCGCTAGTGGTAAGTGATTTAATGTCCTCAGCCATGTGTAATGTCTTTGGATTATGTAATGTATCAATTGCTATTTCGTACCAACCCACAGCGCCTGTCATAGTTTTGATTTGAGTATTACGAATACTGAAATACTGTAAACCAAACGAGTTAAGTAGTGGGTCCGATATAGTTATACGATCTCGGCCTCCTCCCATCTCATTAGGATTAGATAAGGCGGCTTGTGTTAGTCTAATATCATTAATGGTGGATATCATACCTGGGTCATTTGTTTGTATAATCATACTCATACCGAACTGTCCCATACCAGTATGTTGAAACGTTGGTGTTTTGTATTGTAATATGTCTATCGGGACTAGTTTGTTTCCGTACGATATGCTAATAGACGTCAGTACAGACGCGAGCTCTGTGTTTGTAGGGCCAGGCGTCTTTTGGGAAGTTAATGCCACAGTACGTGGTGCTGTCTCAGTGCTGCCAAATAAGGCTTTGACTTTGACAGTAAGTAGATCCTCTACTGTAGCGAGAATAGGACTGTCCCTGTTTATAAGGTTCTCTAGCCAGCGTTTGTAGGTGGCAGTAGTTATATTCTCTACCTTGTCGCCTACGGCTGCTTCGAACACATCGTGTAAAGTGCTAGTGTGTTGTACTTCATCAGTCGGTATGCCTACGAAGGGGTTGTTGACAAGTTCTTCTGCAAATAGTTGGTAATCGGCTGAGGTAAAGTCTTGTGAATCCGTAGAGTCTAGTACGTCTAGTACTAGTCTATTGGCTTCTGATCTTATTAATCTGACGCCCTCCTTTAGGTTATGGGTAGCATCAATAAGACTTGCTAGCTTTTCCCAGAACAGTATTTTAATTGCAGCAGGGTCACTACTATTCTTATAGGTTTTCAGCCCTCTGGGGTCAGTGTATAGCCAGTCAAATATCCTAGTGACTCTAGATATTTCATCCTTCTGCCCTTGCACCCACTCGAGTGCGTCAACGAATGGACTATTTAGTTTAGTAATAGTGTTGTATGTGAGGGTAGTCTGTGCCGCGCCGTCTGGTATATAGGCAGGCCATTTAGCGGGCAATTGTACGTAACTCATAGGAGTTGTGTAATCAGCTAGTTGTTCTCTGTAGAAATGTATAAACTCAGGGGAATCGTGTAGATTAGCAGTCAAGGATTGAGGGAGCTGCTCTTTGGGCAGCTTAACTCGTGAGCCGTCGGCTGAAACGAATGTTTCCCCAGCAGAGCTGATGGGGTTGAAGGCCCTAGAGTGGCGTAGGACTTCATTGATTTTGTAATTAACGGTTTCCGATATCTCATCGGGAGTCTGTGGATTATAAGAATACATCATTCCGTATGGGAATACATTGAAGAAGCGTAGTGTTAAGAACACCTGCACAGCGTCAGGGTACCCTGGGACTGTATGGAAAGAAACGTTATCGATTATAACAGGGATAGGTACTTGTGCTTTATCCTCTATATCTTCGAGTTCTTGTGCAAGTATGCGGTCTACTAACATGTTGTACAGTATCCCACTTCGTACTTGTGTAAAAGGGGTACGTTTAGCCATAGCGAGTAATGGGCGTAGTTTATTGTTTACTTCATCCTGTCCATGTAGGTACAGGGTGATTGATATACTTGGTCTTTGCGTGCTAACAGGTACAATAGGGTTGCTACTGGTGCGTAGTGCTTCAAAAGCGTAGGACTGCCCGGCCGCGTTGTACCGTATAGCTGTTGGAGGAGTTATGAAACCCAAGTCGCCTATATACAGTGGAAGCCCTGGTGTACTCTTAGTCATTTCTATAGTAGGTATGTACGAGTATATACCTTCTAGCGTGCGTGTGTCATATGCCACTTCACTGGCTTGCTCACCGTGCACGTTGTTAAGAGTCGCTAGATCAACTCTGAATAGTTTGTTAATGAATTTGTACCCGAATTCAAAAGCTGAGAATAGACCTACAGTGTCGTTTAACTCTGTTAGTTCTTTTGCTAATGTTTGGTAAATGTCCAGACTTGATACACTCCAGTCAGCTTTAGATTCTGTAGCCGGATCAGACACTTTTAATGCACCTTTACTGTGCCTCTTCGTGTACCCTAATAACTGGCCATAGCCGTTATTATTAGGTGCTATTGGGTACCTTGCTGTGACCATGTATCTAAACACAGACGGCCCATATTTACCAACTGCGCCAGGACCTGCTTTGTTTGGATCTAATGGGTCTCCTAGTAGCTGTTTGATAGTCTGCAGATGTGTAGGGCCTGTTTTGTGCCCACCCGCGGGACAACGTGCTGTAATACTGCAGAGTATATCCCACAAAGCGTCGTTAGCACGTGCTGCTGTTGCTGGACTTATGTTAGATAAAGCTATTCTGCGTCCATCTATGTCGACATCTGTTGACCACTTACGTGCATCAAATTTATACAGTTGATATACTGCTTCTATTGTATGCCATATTAGCCATACAAGTCTTTGTTCATTTGTAGTTAATGCTGTGGCATTGGTTGTGCCGACTTGTATTCGATTAGCTAAATCAGCCGCTACTGTAGAGTTCAGTCCGAATCCTTTGTACCTTGGTAGGTATTTGCCCTCAGCGTCCAGACCTAGTACTCTTGTCTGGTTAGCACGGTCTATTTGATAGATTCCATAGTACTTGCCTGTGAGTGTACTTACTTTAGTAGCCCCGCTGGCTGTAGTAGAAGATTCGAATGTAGCGATACCGTCTAGTATATCTGTGTATTTTAGATTAGCCATTTTGTAATCCGGAAAGTCTTAGTATGTTAACTAGATCATGATCGTTGACGACGAACTCTGGGTCTACGCCATATTGTTCTATTAGTATAAGTCTGATGTGATCGAGTATCTGTTGGATATCGAGTTCGTAAGGGATATTCTTCAGTGCTAGGTTAATTACTATCATTGCATTATCGCACCAGCTCTGCGGAGATGGTCACTAATATTAAATTTATTGAATTTGCGTGTATGGTTGTTGTATTCATACTTTGGCGCCTCTGGTACCAGTTGCCCTCTGACAGTTCTACGTTCATTTCTAGGGTTAGCAAATGAGAGACGTGCTAGCTTATCTTGCAAGAAGGGGTTGGCTTCTTTAGTTCTAACAGTCTTGCGGTTCTTGAAAGCTCTCATCACTTCCTTACCAGATGGTATGTCACTGTATTCTCCGCCACGTCCTTCACCCTCTCCTATCATCATGGAACCTGTGTTTGGATCAAAGAACGTAAGTGCTGCAGCAACAGTACCTATACGTCCGGATAGTTTACGTACAGTTGATGAGTCTATGAAATTAAACAAACGCCCGACGTTCTCTTTAAGGGTCTCTGTCATTATTCTACCAGCCGAGCGCATACGCATAGTTGTTGTGCTACCTATGCCTCCCATCATGCCTGCTACTAAGTTTTCTGTAGTATTATTGTGCATACCTAAGGAACGCATAGAGTGAGTGAGGGTTGATCTAAAGGCTGTGGTAAAGCCGTCATTACCTGCAACTAGTGATTGTATTTCTGAAGTAGGCCCGCTAGCAGCTTGCCTATCCATGTCTCCAATAAACCTACTAGTGTGTATAGTATCAAGCATTTCAGCAATCTTGCCTTTGTTCTTCTTTTCTCCTATTGTTTCTAGGAATTGGGCTTGGTTTATTTTAGCAGTAGCTTCTAGTGTATTGGTTGCTATACCATACGCATTGGCTAATTCGTAAGCTGTCTGCCGAAGTTGTACATTCTCTACTTGGCTGTACTGTGAGGCTGGGCGGTCTCGTAACTGATGGAGTATACTCATACCCTCAAAGTCGGGGTGATCATCCATATATGCAAGGAATTTAGTAGCTTCATCAAATTGAGGAGTACCCATAGCTGTTTTGATGTTACGCATATGAGACATCAACGTGACGAGGCCTGCTACTGGGTTAGTGTTGATCTTTGTTATACCACCCTCTTGCATCATAGCTGACATGGCATTTCCTACAAGCTCGTGTCCAGTTTGATTTAATAGGTTTGGATGCACTGTATTGAGTGTGCCCATAGATTTCAGATATGCGCCACTAGTCAAGGTACGTCCGTAGATTCCTCCGAGGTTATTCTTCTCGAGTAGTGTGTCGAATGCGCCTGGAGATCCTGCTATTTCATCTTCTAATCTGTTTAGTAGTCCTAACCTTCCTCCATACGCCATGGCGATAGCACCTTTAACGTACCCACCAATTATAGGTGTAAAGGATTTCTGGGTAAGGTGCTGTACACTTGTTTGTACAGGATCGTCTATCTGGATAACATCAGAAAGTAGGCCTTCCGGGAGTGTTTCCCGTAGGCTAGCAGTCATGGTGAGATGTTTAGTAGGATCTTTATGTAGGAATAACTCTCTACCATCCTGGTTCACTGTGCCTGCAAAGTACACATCACCCGGGGCTGCTCGTCCAATTCCTTTTCTTCGCCGTTCTAGTTCTTCCCACTTAGCTAAGTACGATGAATGTGCCAAGGCCATCTTTTCAGTTGCTTCTGATACTGAGATTCCACCTGTAAGATTACGGGAAGCGCTGCCTTTAGGCCCTATCTGTCCCGTTTCTGAATCAATAAACCCGCCCATGTTTAGCAGTGCTGCAAGGTCACCGTCCTGATCACCACGCATGAACTTCATGGCAACGCGATCTACGTATACCGCTGAGTTAGATACGTAAGGAGCACCTAAGGAGTCCGCAGCTTTCCATAATTCATCCGGCTGTACGTATAGTTGGCCGATTAGTACTTGACCTTGTACTGCATCAGGAGATCTATTGCGGCCCATTCTTCGGCCAGTTTCTCCACGCAGCCATCCTGCAGCTGCCTCGTCTGATACACCTAATTGCCCTGTTTGTTTTAGCTCCTGAAGTAAGTCGACGGCTGACTGATAGGATATTGGACTTTCTCCTAGACCAAACCCTTTTGTCTGTAGTACTAGATCCCTCCCTGTTCCTCCTTGGGGTGCAAATACTTTGTTACCCTTGCTGAGGTTACTTAACCAGGTGTCTAGTTTGAAGGGGGACTTGTCTGATACGTTCAAGAAGTCGGGAAGTGCGTAGGATGTGTTAACGAAATCAGAAGTACCTATCTTGGAGTACACTTGTTCAAGAGCCGGTACAAGTGTCATTGAATTTTGGAGCTTGCCCCATGCCATTGTCGTGGTACCAGCTGCTGCTCTGAAGTTAGCTTGCTGGAACCCCGCCGTACCTATCTTGGTCCAGGTATTCATAACTCTACCGGAGACTTCCATAGCGTTACGTTTAATATCAGCTACTACCGAATCTATTCCCATGTCTATAATAGCAGCTTCGTGTATTCCGCCTTTTCCTTTTCGGTACTTACGGTATTTGGAGGTAGCGGTGTCCATTGTTAAATCAATACGCATGCTATCAAGCTTGCCGAAAGCCTGCAGTGTGCCCTGAGTGTCTTTCATTAATCCTGAGAATAGTACACGATCTCCTGAAGCGTAAGGAGCTTGTACGCCTCCTATGCTAGGAAGTACAAAATGGTCTTTGGTTACAGAAGCTTCATCTACTTGACGCAGCAGAGCTTGTAGAAGTTCTTTGTGCTTAGCGGCATCGCCACCGGTATTACTGCCTAATTTCTCAATCTGTGACTCTAATAAATCCTTAACATCAAATTCAAACTGTAGTCTACCATTTCCGTCAATAAGTTTAGCATCAATCAGTCGTTTCTTTAGACTGTCTAGTATAACAGTCTTGCCGTTGTATCCTACTGCTTTAATTGAGTCAGCACCATTAGAATCTAATGCCCGCGCTATCTGTGTCTGCCAACTTCCGCCACCATGTATATCGAAGCCTTTAGATAGCTGAGTAAGTGTGGGGGCATCATAACGTATGAATCGATTACCACCAGGTCCTCTTGGTTTTAAAAGCTTAGCTCTATGTAACCATTCCCGGTCAGCGTACCATACAGTTTCTCGTTGGTCTTTAGCGAGTTGTAAGTTGTGTAAGAAATCGTCAGATGGCTTCTTTCCAAACTTTCCTTGTAGGTAATGTGAACGTTCATTACGGCCCATGCTGTGGAAATTAGGATCGTCGAAGTCTACATGTTTTTGTAGGCTGCCTAGGATCTCAAGTTCCTCGGTGACGTCTAGTACGGATGCTGAGGTAATTCCTATCTTCTTAGGATTAGGTAGCCCTTTTATGTCCAGTGTATCCGGTATTACTCCACGCTTATTCAGGTAGAATTCGTTGAGTAATTGTGTATCTAAGAGGGTATCGCCAATAGCGTTTTCATTCCACATGTTAACATGGTTTACACCTGCTTGCCCTGACAGGAAGCCCGCCATGACGTTGAAATCTGCTGGACCTGCTCCGCCTTTTTTGGTGCGAGTAGCTAAGTCGAATGATTGTAATAATATGTTTGCAGTTGTACCAAGCAGTCTTGGTGTGATATTAGGAAATCCAGAAAGAGTCTCTGCTCTACTGAACTTGATCCAGAAATCTGCCACACTACTACTAGTTGACCTTGTACCGAGTGCTCGTAATCCCCAATGCTGAGCGCTCTTACCCATGCCATGCACTAAGCTGACTAGATCTAATGGAGCGGCTTCGTTTGGATTTCCTATGTTAGCCTGGACTCGTACCAGGTTAGCATACTCAGTAGAACCTGCTTTGCTGGTGTTAATATCACGCTCTAGTGATTGGTTCAGCTGAGTAATAGCTGCAGTCCATCGTCCGCCTGGGTCACTTAGTTTTAGACGATCGATGTTCTCTTTGAATCTTCTCTGTACGTAGTCGTAGGTCAGGCCTTCTCTGCGTAGTATCTCTTCGAGCTTTCCTAGTTTGTAGTTTTGCTTAACTGCCATCTCTGCACGGTCAGGAAGTATTGTCACAAGTATAGGACGATCGCCGTTAGGAGTAGTAATTGTTGTGTGGCTGAAGTCTATGTCCGCAGCCTTATCGCCAAGAAGGTCAGTCCATATCTTATTTGCTCGCCGCTCTTGCTCTACTATACTCAGGTTATCGTACATTACCCATTTGGTACTGATACGGTCTACTTGTTTAAGTAAGGCTGCTGCCGTTTCATTTCTACTTCCACCATATTTACCACCCTGCGCTGCTCCTACAAAAGGATCCAGTGTATATCCTCTAGTGTACTTGGGGTTTCCTAGTGTCCCCATTACCCGTCCAGATAGTCCTGTGTTACTCTGCTTTGTTACTTTTCCATCTGTTTGGGTTTTACCTCCAAGGCTGTCTAGCTCTACGTGGTGTAGCCCGATTGATATCTCGCCTGTGTTTGTATCGATAGTGATTTTAGAGGGGAACCCCGGTACTTGGTGATCGTACTCCGGGCCGAATGCATATAGCGACCCTAGTCCTGAGGTGTCGGATGTGACTAATGCTTCGCCTGCTAATACAGCGGATGGAGGGGGTGTGCCTGAGTTTTCTACAAAGCGCTGTGCTTCGTCAAACGCCCCGTGCATTCCCATCAGTTCAAGGGAGAATTTACCAGCTACAGGTTGGGATATAGCTAAGGTCTTATCAGATAGCTTCTTGTTTATTTCGTATTGTATACCTTTGTGAAACTTGAGTTTACTGAGGAACTTGGCCATGCCTTCATCTGTTCCTATTTGGGCTGCAGTATACTTAGTGTTAAAATACGTGGTGTGTTTGGATTCTTTGGCATAACTGGCAAAATAAGGAAGAAGTTGATCCTGTATAATAGAACCGGACTCTTCTGTGTACGCGAAACCTTCTGGTAGGTAGTCAATCATTGTTATTACAGAGGTATGGCCTACTCTACTCTTGATTGCATTCATCTTAGCAAATAGTTTTGGAAGGTTGAGGTTACCAGCTTCTTTATCAGCTGTCATCTCTTCCATGGCACGTAGTAGTTCTGGAGGGGCGTCGTTCCCTAGGGTATTAGCTAGTGTTTCAAACTCTAGTTCTATAGCTGCCGCTGTAGTCTGTAGTTGTCCGTACCCTACAGCAGTAGTGAGTTTCTTACCCTTATAGGTGTTGCTGCCTGCCATAGGATTTAGAACCCTACCCGCTGCGAATTGATACTTTTCACGACCAAAGTTATTGAGTGCACCAAGTGGTAGCACTTTCTCTAGGTGAAGTAATGTTCCTTTTAGACGAGAGGCTTGTGTCTTAGAAGTAGATGTTAATGATACGCTGAGTGCGCCACTAGCGGTCTGCGGTGCGTATGGGTCAAAGCGGTCCCTGTTTGATTGTATAAAGTTAGGCCCTGACGTCCAGGAAGCACTGCTTCTTTGGTACAAGGTCTCTGCTCTTGTTGCAACTGTATTTATACCAGCCAGTTCTTTAGCGCTAAGGTTCCCTACTTGCTTTTGCATACCAGTAAGGATGTAACGCAGCATAGTTACATCAAACTGCGCAGCGTGGCCATGTATCGGTCCAGTTTTTCCAACTAGGTTGTCATCACGTATAGTCTTTAGTATGTATTTGACACTCTCAAGCTGTTTAGGTGTAGGGCCTTTCTTACCAAACACTCTGTTGATAATTGTCTTATCTTTCCAGGCTGTTTCTGATGTAGCCATCCCTACTGTCTTCTCAAGCTCTAGTGTGCTCATTCCATAATAGAATGTGAACATACTTTGGGCGCCCTCTGAGACTGGTTGTTTTGGGTTCAGTACACGAAAGATTGACATGGCGTTAGCGTGTCTGTACGAGTCGCTCAGTACATCAGCCACCGCGTGTCTATTATTTATTCCTGCGAATAGTCTGTCGTATAATGGACCGAACTCTTTTCTTAATTCACGTTCTCCAATACCATTGGCACTCAGCTGCTGTAAGGTATTACGTAAGATTGGTACATCAAATGCAGGGCCTTCCTGTGTGAAGAAGAATGATTGGCGAGAACGTCCATCCCTGTGTAAGTATTCCTCTTCCCATTTGCCCATAAGGGCTATAGCTCTGCGTGCTACTTTACCTGTTGAACCATTTAAACGAGCTTTACGTTTCCATTCAACTACTTCGCTTGCACTTGTACCGTGAGTACGTAGCCACATTTCCATATTGTGCCTAGCCTGGCTGCCTGTTGGTACAGCGTTCAGACTACCTGGTTCTGGTGCTGCTAATAGTCTATCGGCGGCAGTGTCCATGTACAGAAGACCGTGCTCGTACGTCTCCGTAGCTAAGGAACGTGTTACTTCTTGGGGGGTAGCAGTACGCCTGCTAAGGCCTGAGCCGTACTCTGTATCGTAAAGAATAGCATCCCCGCCTGTACGGAGTAGGTCTATTCCTTTAGATCCTTCAATTACACGTCGGAAGTTATCCTTACTCTGTCTGTTTAAATAGAAATCATGTTCATCAAATTGAACCATTGTTCTATTCATTACATCTTTAGCTGTATAGGTACGTGGTACAGTATAAGCCGTTGATTTAGAGGAGGCTCTACTTACTACTCTGCGGATCTCTTCTTCACTCATTCTGTTATCACGGATATCATTTAGGAGTTTGCCAAACATCTTAGCGTTATCCATGAGGGCCATGTCCCCTGCGTCCTTCAAGTTGCGTGCATTGGAACCGTACAGTCCTGCGTGATTTAGAATAGTTACATCAGGTATAGCTCCTGGGCCACGTGATATGTACCCTTGTGTAGTGACAGGTACCATCCAGGAAATAGGCTGCAAGTGCATGGACTTGTTCTTACCATTACTGCTGATTGTGAACTCAAGCGCTTGCTGAGTAAGGCCTCCGTTATCATATGTGATTCCTGCAATCTCAAGCTGCATGTTTCGCATCTTCGAATTCTGGGCACGGATGGTCTTCTCAATGGCGTCTATGGCTTCCATCTCTGGACCAGTAGCGCCGGCTGAGCTTGCTTTAACCTCCTGCAGAATAGCACGGTATCTGTTTAATTGGTCACCGATTTTAGCACTGCGGTATACAGGATCATTGAGCTGCGTGTACAGTTCGGGATGTCCGATACGTCCGTATAAAGTTTTAGATGCTAGGTCTCTTACCCTAGCAGCTGAGCTGCCTTCCGTTCCTACACGGAGCCATGTTTCTATATTAGCTGAGGATTGTAATGATATACTTTTTGTCTTTTCAAGACGTACCTGGATATCTGCGCTGAAGCTAGTTACTCTTTGCTCAGTAGGGCTTACACTTTTCTGAAGGTTTTTATATGTATCACGCATCACTCGTTGTGCGCGTTGGTCTCCCAATAGTGCGGCTTTATGTACATTGTCCAGCTCGCCGGCAAGTTCACCGAGGTGCTCTTCGACTGCAGCTTCGGAGTAATTACCGAGTCTGATTTGATTGGTAGGGCCATAGCCATACCCACGTTGGTGTGCTTGTACAAAAGCAAGGGCAGCAGCAGGTCGTATACTTCCCACTGTGCCATACTGTGCCTGGGATCCAGGAAAATGCTTGTCCATCTTATTAAGGAAGGCGGTACCTGGGGCCGCTTGGTCAGGTCTTCGGAAGGGAGCAATAGGGTGATTAGCGCTGGAAAATCCATTGGCCATCATATCATAGAGGTTGTTAATTTCTATGGAAGAAGATACCCCTTCTCCTGAGATGATAGTGGTCCCGTACCCTTTACGTGAAGGGTTGTTACTAATTGCTTGGCTTATAGCACGCCATTTACTTTTGGTACCATCTGCTATTTCTGCGTTAGATACACCAAGCCGTTGCCGCTGCTCGTGTACCAGCTGTTGCTTAGTACTTTCTATAGCTTTCTGCGCAGCCTTGACCATAGAGGTGTCGGCTGTACGAACGTATGGCGCGTCAGCGGATTGTTCTAGGAAGGAATTTAATACACTATTTACTGACTCAGTAGTGTTCTTATTGAGGTAGGTGGAGAATTGGCTTAGGGCATCAACAACCGTTGGTGCTGCTTTCACAATACCGAGTAGCGTTGGTAGGCTTAGTAATGCCGATAACGCGGTGTCTTGGGCATCTTTGGTTTTATCTGCCATTACTCTTCTTTGATATCTCTCGTGCTGAATCTCTTTGGATCTCTACGTGGAAACGTACAACAGTGTCCCCTCTATTAGATGGTGTGGCCGTCACGTCAAGTTTGAAATCAATTCCTGACATCATGAGTTGTTGTGATATGACTGCTTGCAGCTCGCCTGGGTCTAGCTCTTTGAGTGCACCGTATGTAGACGCACCGTTGATATCAATGGACCGCGGGACTACTAGTGAGCGCTCAGCTTCTTTAACCTGGTCTCTCCATCCTAGTCCATAATCATGAGAATCCTCCCCTGCAGCATCCAGGGTTTTCATCTCGAATAAGCCTTGGTTGGCCAGTGGATGCATAACACTGTCAGACGCATCAGGTCTATTAAACTTTTTAAAGTAGTCTTCGGAGTCGAATGCCAGGGCCTCTGTTCGCAGCTCCGGGTCATTCCAGGCCTTAGCTAAGACACGTGCCATCGATACATCTACTTTCTCTAAGATACGTTGCCTATCGTTAGGGTCAGTAGTGTTAAGAAATGCTTTGTAGAAAGGTCTATCCCAGTAGGGGACTGATCCAAAGGATTGCCCTAGATTAAATGTGGTGTCAAACCCTAGGTCTTCCTGTACATCTGTTCCGTTCCAAGGACTGTGGTGCCCCTGATTAGGGTTGCCCTGGATAGCCGCGGCTTGGAAAGCATAGCTAGCGTTATCGCTCAGGGTCTCTGGATCTGACTCGTAAATATTATAACCTACAGCCGTACGGGACATCTGATTTAAGTAACGAGGATCCTGTGTTGCCGCGTACATGCGGGACGCTTTATCGTACTTAAGTACGTCGAAGTACTCTGCGTACTTATCCATGGTTTGGAAGTTATCTGACCTATATGAAGTTCCTGATACTTTTCTGTACAAGCCATGGGCTGCTCCATAGGTAGCTCCTGCTACTGTTCCTACTGCCGCACCGAATGGTCCTCCAAGTACCGCACCTGCTGTACCGTAAGACATGGCTCCCTGTATAGGACCTTCAGCTGCCGCAAGGTTACGTAGCCATGGTTTTACCAGTCCTTCTATTGGTGCTCCCCAGGATTGAAAAGACTTACCTGAAATTACTTCGTTTTCATAAGTCTCTTCGGGAGTGTATACACCAAAGAGCTTAGTGTGTAGGTAAGATCTGTAGCTTGTTAAGTGTTCCCAGGCGGCACCGGCTACACGTTCCGGCATACTATACGCTGCAGCTTCTTTGATATGGTGGTTCATATTGTATGATTTGTAATCACCATCAGGTGCTATCCAGCCTATACCTTTGAATCGCTTGTCGTACATCTCGTATTTACTGATGATACCAACAGCTTTGCTCTTTAGCATCTTTATACGGTCGAGCTGTTCATCGGATAATAAACCTGCCTCTGCTTGTTCCCCTACTAGCTGAGTGGTCTCTCTAAATTCTTTCCCAAATGGTGCTGCTGAGAGTAACACTTCGAATCGATCTGTGTAACTGTAACCAGCGGAGTTAGTCCCATAACCTTCTTTGGACATGCTGTCCGCCATGGTACGCGCTTGGTCCAGGTTGGACACAGTCTCTTGCCACATCTTCTCGCTGTAATATGTGTCATACGTTTTAACCTGGGTAGGATCTTCCCGGTTAACGTACATCATGCGGCCTTTGTTAACGCCCATCATATGCATGTAGGCATTAAGCTGTACCGAGTTCTTATACTTAGGCTTAGTAAGGCGTTGGAACCCCAAAGGATTAATTGTCTTTACTTCAAGAGGCACTTCTTGGCCACTAAAGTCCTTAGGCAGCACAACATCAACATAAGATGATATGCGGTGTTCTGGATCAGTAACTAGTGCTTCAGTTTTAACACGTGAGTTCTGTGCTTTGAGTGCGTGCTGGACCATACGGTGAATAGCTGTTCCGCCTTCAAGGATCTCGAGGGTCTCGTCGTCATCAATAGATGTTAAGCCTACCATACTTAGGGCCTGGTCGTATGGATTGTAACCTAGGCGCGAACCTCCAGTTGGGTAATCAACTGTGATGTCGTGACCTGCTTCATAGCCTGCACCGGGAAGGATGTATTCTCCGAATGGCTTCTTCGTGTTGTGAGTACAAGCGTGTAGTACACAGAAGCTATCATCAGTGTCTACTGAGAATCCATACACTGTGCCGGTATAATCGTCCCTACGGACCCATTCAATGGACATCCATAAGGTTTTATTGTTGAGAGCTGTCCTTGGTCGTACTCTGTCCTCGTCCTCTAGTGAATAATTGATTGGGATATTTGTGAGCATGTAGTGTATCACTGATGCCGAGCTTCCTCTCACGTGTAATGAATTAAGCGTGAGCTCAGTCAATAGCTTGTCTTGGGCAAAGATACTCCAGGCCTGGTACGCCATGGAACGTGTTGGGAATGTAAACTGTAGTTCTCCATCCTCGGATGGTATCATAAAATGTTTTGCGAACTGTAGGAAGACGTATGTTCCTACTTTGTAGAAGCTATCCGGGATCCCGTACTTAAGCAGCTGCTTGAATACTGATACTACACTCAGTCTGTCAATGGTGAAGGACTTCGTAATGTAACAGTTAAGGTGCTCTTTGAATATGAACTTAAGTTCATCTAGTGCGACAGGACAGTCTCTTAGTAAGATAGTGTCATCAAATAATATACCATACTTCACTAGTATACCAAGGGCTAAGGCTACTCCACCTGTTAGCATGATTGCGCCACTCTTGCCCTCTGCTGGTACGATGTAAGGCTGCACTGTGGTCAGGTCGCGTAATGGGTATACAATGCTGTCTTCCTTCTTCAGGAGCTTAGCCTGTTGGTATCTGTTGCCTGAGTTAATTAGGAATGGGTGGTCACCCGTAACTTGAATTGTAGCATCCGATTCCTTCAGCTTGATGGTGTACACTTTTTCACTGATCTTACGTGGTATTACTTCTGCTACTGGTGTGTACCTACCTGATGACGTGCGTATAAGATCGCCTACTTGTACTTCATCTGCGCGTTTGATACCACTAATGATCTCAACCTCTGATTTAGATGTCAGACAGTAGGGGTCACCAGTACGGTACTCTTCTGGCATCCAGCCAGGCATCAAGTTATTAATAGGGTTGACTTTATCAAATGAGGTACGTGGACGCGGGTACAGTCTACGTAACCCCTCATTAGTTAGTAGTAAATCACCAAGGTTACGGTCCCACAGAGAGCGTGTGGTTGAATCGATAGAGCTTGAGCTTTCCAGGTATGCTTCATCTGAGAAAGGCTCATTACCTCCCCACATAGCTGTTGATGTCAGGAACCCTGATAATCCTGCAGGCTCGATAAATCCACGGTACACTTGTTCGCCTGCCGCCGCACGTAGAGACGAAGATCTGTTTACGTACTCGTCACTAATAAGCCCTAGGCCAGGTAGTACCTGTGTTCCCATATCAAACTCACCAAATACACCAGTGTATTCTCCAAACCCCGCTAGCATGCCACTCTCGTGGGCACCAGTTCCTGCACCTGATACACCGCTTGCCATGTTTCTACGAGCTTCATCTAGATGCATAAGTTTGTTACTGCCAAGAGGGTGAAGGGCGTTGTACATCTTTCCTATGGCAGTACCAATGGTTGGTCCAATCAAAGGCATTTCGCTGAATGGAACATCCGGTTCTACGTACGGGCGATCGTAATAATGTTTACGTGTTAGGTACTGGGGATCTATGAGATCACCGAGGGAGAAGTCAATGAATGCTCTGTCTTTGAATATGAACTTCTCTAGTCTAGACCCGTATTGAACCGCAGTGGTATCGGCACTTGATTTCATACGTGCGTACCAGTTAGGTACCAGCGAGTCTACACGACCGCCTTCGATTGGTGTTGTACCCAAGGTCCAGCCTGCTCCCTTACGCCAAGCTGTTAAGTCACGGCCGGTGTATAAGTCCTGAAGCTCTTCGTGTGATTTAGTGAGATCTGCTACAAAAGGGGCGGCCATGGGTATGGCTGCTAAAAATGATAGCGGCCCTTCAGATAACTGTGGTTGTACATAAGAGTTTAACACAGCGCCTACTGCTGCCCCAGGCACACCGTATGCCATGAAGCCCATTGCGGCACCTGGTAGTATCTTGGAAGATTTAGGCATTAGGCCTTCCATGTATTTAGCCGCGGCTGTTACACCAATGGCGTCATACACTTTACCAGCTCCCATGCGTAAACGTACAGCGTGGTCTGCGCCTGCAGTTGATATGCCCTCATCGAACATTGTGCCTGCGAAGATGGGGGTGACGTCTGTGAATGTGTCCACTGCGTCGTACATGGTTTCGATACCTGCGAATAATAATGCTCGCTTTGCGAACAGTGCCCCAACGGATTGATGCTCTTTATTACCTAGCTTAGGCCAGAAGCTTTGGTACTTACCTCTATCCCACCCTAGCCCCATAAGGTCCATGGTGGATCCAAAGGTATCATATGCCCAACGTCCCATGAATTTAGTGGCGCCCATGCCTACAGGGCTTTTGCCTCCTACTAACACATAGGGTGTTTTATCTGTGAGCGTATTGATGGTTTGCATCTGCTCGGAACGTGCATCTGATGGTTTACCAAACCTCTTAAAGAAAGGAGTCTGTTTCAGGTACTGATCGTTAGCGGTGCTGTGCTGTAGTTGTTGTAGCGCTGCTATTCCGTTAGTAGTATCATCGTTAAATACTAACTCGCCATTGACGTTATTCTTAAAGCTTTTAATTGCATCTGCATGTTTGTTTCTAAATAAACGTGACTCTACTGCTAGCTTTGCTCCTGCCAGATCTCTGTCACTGAATCTTCCTGTCTTATTTACAGCAGCTTGTACAGCTCTGGCGACAGGGTCGTCATTCATGTGGGACTTAAGGCTTACCGCTTTAGAATTAACATCTCCAATGAATCTCAATAACTTTAGGTGTGGGGTGTCTTGCCCGTGAGACTTAATTAGAAATGAATCAGGCTTTCCTATGATCTGATTCTCAATGTACGACCGTAGGTCGTGTTCATTAGCTATCTTTTTATAAGTATTATCTGATTGATTAAGTAGCCGAGTAGCTACACGCTTAGCCTCAACAGGGTCATGCATAAGTTTATAGACAAACTGGTCTGTGGTTAACCCAGGCTCGCTAAGAGGAGTACCTCCTATACCAGCTGCATCATTGTAATTGTGCAGATTCCCTGCGTTGTCTACTAATAGTTCTTTATATACTGCCTTGTCTTGTAGGAGTACTTTACGGTATGCTTCGTTCTCAACGCTACGAAGATTACTTAGAGAGGCGTTTGCCTCTGCTAATAATTCTGCCCTCTCTGTAGGACTCTTTGTTTTCCATAACGCTTTATCACCAGTCAACTTCCCTATACGGGAGCGTTGTGGGTTCAATATATAGTTAGGCTTGGTAGGGTCTCTTCTATTTATGAAGTTAGCTGCCATCTCAAAGAGACTAGGCTGATTACCTGTGTGGTGGCCAAGTCCTGTCTTGTCGAAGATGTAGTTACGAACTCCAGCTAGCGGCCCTCTAAACTCATTGAACTTTTGCTTAGGTATATAGGATGCGTCCTCGTATACCAGGCGGCCTGACTTTTCGGAGAGTAAGGAACTCATTGGGCGTAAGTCACGGGCTAAAGCATGCATGCCTCCCTTGCCTTCATCTCGTCCGTATAATGTGTAAGTTCGCTTACCCGGATCACGTAGTATTAATCCACTACTTCCTTTTGCTCCATCTTTAGGAGTAAAATTGAATGCGTTGTGCAGCGAGCCGGTTTCTCCCGTAACCTCTCCCATCCATTGGGAGCTAGAACGTCCTGCCGATGTTATATTGGCCGACCCCCCAAACATGATAGGCACGGTGTCGTCTACGTTGATCATAGTAGGAAGCTCTGCGCCAATAGCTGATCGTACAGGATACAGTGTAGAGATGGCTGAGCCCAGTGACCCACTCCTGCCTAGCTTTTGGAACGCATTATCTATTACACCACCTGGTGTCCACTTACGTAAGTCAAATACTTTGTCTGCTGATTTTGAATAGTATACATGCTGATTTGCAAGGAGGGAGTTCAGCTTAGTAGTATCGGTCTCGTGCTTACCAGCTCCAATAAGATCTACTAAATCTTGTTCTTTTATAGATTCATCTAGTTCGGATACTTTACCTGAGAATTGTCTCAGTTGTTTACGTACCTTGCCTTGTGTGATTTCATCGAAGTCGCCAAACTTAGCCCTGCGTACACCGAGTGCGCGCATAATAAAACGTTCTGTGCCTGAAGAGTAGTCACTGCGTCCTGGTTGTGCAAAATGTGTTCTAGTGAAATCTTTTATGAAGCCTTCTGACTCGTCCTTCTTACGTAAGGCAGAGCCCATATTGTCTGCTATCTGTTCTCTAGAAGTAGTAAGGGAGTCTATCTGCTGTTCGAACAGGCCACTCTGCTCCATGCGGCTTTTACTGTCAAGTGCATTCTTACGTGCATCTGTTACAGAGGTTAACTGTTCACGGTATACGCTCTGCCAACCCTCTCGAGTACCAGGACCTGTTATCTTGAGTCTCGATATATTGGTATTGTCTATCCGTGCGCGGGCGTCTACTCTATTCTGCCAGGAGCCTTTAGCTGCACGCATATGATCAGACGCAGCCTCTAGGCCACCTCTGAATTTGTTACCACTCTTATTATACCATTCTGTTACTTTAGAAACTTTGTTAAGTGCGTCAGGGAACCATCCTTCTCCGCTGGATGTCCTAGCCTTGGCTAGTAGGCCGGCCTTAGCCATACCTACTCCCATCATTGCGCCACGTCCTGCTACGTCAAACCCTACATATTCTGGAATATACTTTGCGAAGTCCATCGCTCTGCCTGGTACGTTGTACCATGAGATATGATCCTTCTGCTCACCAAACTTTCTGTCCATTGCGTACATGGCAGGGAGTGCCATGGCTGTTTCTTTGAAGTAAGCTGCCCCTATACCTTTAGCTATATCCGCGGAGTCTGCTCGTCCTGAGAATCGTACGCGTCCTCCTGCTAGAGATGGCTTTAGTAAACTCCACCTATCTGCCTGTGTCATAGCCTTCCGGCTACCGGTTACATATTGTTGATAAGCTTGTCCTGATGTAGCTTTATGTACAGTGGAAAACATTCTATGGAATGAGCCACCCTTTGCTTCAGTAAGGTGTGCTAGAAATTCTGTAGTCGTGCCACCGCTTGTACGCTTAGCGGCTTCTCTGGCGGAAGCTAGTCCTGTCCCGAGTACACTACGCCAGGCTGACCCGGAGCCTCTTGACGTTGCTCCAATTGTTCGTACAGCCAGTCTTCCTACTGCTGGTATACCTTTGGTTACTGCTGTAAATGCAAGGGCAAAGCCAGCCATGGCTTTTGCAGCCGAGGCCAGTCCTCCGGCCATGGCGGCTGAATTTTGAGGAGTGTCGCCTAAAAGGCGGAGCGCTTCATCCCTGGAGGTGTAACCCTGTGGGTCCATTAGATACCGGCCTGCTTCTTCGCATCTTTAATTTGATCACGCAGGGCGTTGGTAGTATCGTTAATTGTTTCTGCGTCTACACCAAACCCTTCAGCCATCTTATGGTTCACTGGCTGTTGTTTGGCTTGCTGTACAAATAGACTTGTTAGGATGGGTTGCTTAGTTACTTCTTCTATTGCCGCGGCATAACGAAGCAGTAGGTCAGGTGTCATATCCATAAGTGCGTGTAGGGGTAACGCTGGGAAAACTTGGGAGATGTTCAATGCTAATACAAAGAGTGTTGATTGTTGAATAGATGATTGCGCCCAGGCTTTGGCTTCTTCGGCTTTAGTCTTAAGGACATCTTCTGTGTATACAGATGCATCTAGAATAGCGTTGGCAATAGTCATAGGACTACCTGTCAGGCGGAAGCCTGCGAGTGTATCCTCTGGAGGGGGATCTAGCAGCGCTGTCTTGATGATCATCTCTTCCTTAGACGCTGCAGGTAGCTTCTCTTCTAGCTCAGCTAATGCTTGGAATTCGTTTACAGATAGCCCTCTGTAATAACATACAGAATCCTCCACTTGGAGGACTGATATATTACCGTAAAGTTGTTTCCATAGTAGGATCTGATTTGGTGTTGCCATGGTAGCCTATATAAAAAGAGGCGAGAAGCCGGATATCGGTCTCGCCTCTAACAGTTTAGATATCAAACTCGGTGGGGGTTAGAGCGTGATAGGCTCCATACGGTTTCCAAAGCCAGAAGCTAGCAGGATGTTCTCTGACATAGTCTGGATAATTCCACCGGACCCTTCGGTATCGATAGTATCAATATCCGGGAAAAGCAGGAAGCGACGTACAATCTGTTCTTGGGCGTCAGGTTGGTTGAATACGTTTTCTTTCAACAGTTCCTGATGGTCCGTACGTGTGATACGACGATATACAAAGGCGTCGTCTGCTACTCCGCAGAGGTCTACCTTGCCGTATTCCTCTTTCCATTTATCAATTTGTTCGGTACTTGGTACCTTTGCTTTGATTTCAGGAGCTACTTCTACTGTCTCTTCTGTAACTTCTGTCTTCTCTCCATCCACTGCTGCTACAGGCTTTGTTGCCTCAGGGGTGGTTTCTGCTTTTTCTTCTTTCTTGTCAGGCATTTAACTGCTCCTTAATTTCATGTTCATAAAGTGTTATGTCAGTGGGGAATATTGGTCCCATCCTTTGGAGTCCTAAAAAGGTCTAGTCCGGTGTATACTGTCTCTTCTTTGACTCTAAATATAGCAAGGAAAGCTTCCATTTCATCTGAGTTCCATTCCTCTGAATGTATCATATTTAATGTAAAGGTACCGTCGGTGACTGCTGCTCTGTAGTACGTTATAGCTTTTGTACGACTATCTTTTACGCCTACGAACCAGCTAGTTGGATTTCCTGTGAATGAATACTCTCTCATTATTCTTTCTCGTAATGCTATCTTCCAGCTGTGGGAGTTTAGCCTTCCTAATCTATCAGGGAGAGGCACGCCTAACCCCCTCAGCTCTTGCCATAGAGATTTTAGACTAAATGTGTCTTCAAAGAATTCCCGGGTGTTGTACCTAGCTTCTGATGTTAACGCCCCTAAGTAGTTCATCATACGCTTGGCCGGGTTAGGGGCATGAGCACTCACTACACTGTCGCTGAATGTTTGATCATCTGATTCAATTACTGGTGTGTCCATGAAGGACATATCTGCGATAGCTAAGTTACGTAATAGAGTTTCTTGTTCAGAAGCAGTTAAAGGGGCTGCGGACGTGGAGGCCTGTATCGCTTGTCCTACAGATGCGTTTGGAATAGCTACACCACTAGTGGCTATTTTTAATTGTATAGCTAAGTTTGCATCGGAGATGGCACTTATGGCATCCTCTGTTATTTGTCCTAGGTAAACTACCGCCTCCTTAGCTCCCTTGAATAGACCCATCAGATCATCCCAGGCTGTACTAAAGTCAGGCAGGTTAGGTGGTAAATCGGGCGGTGTATATATAAGGTTACTGGCTATAAACTGCACCTGGTACTGCAGAGGTTGGCCGTCAGGGGAGGTTACCATCTGTACAGCTTGAAAATGTACATTCTGTATTTCAAATGTTGTAGTGTCTGCGTAGTCGAGTGTGGGGTCAGAGGTGGCTACAAGTACCGTGAGTGTGCGTTCTAGTCCGTCTAATGGGTCTATCGTGTGCTCACCTGTCTCGGTGGTGAAAACGATGCCACGGCCCTCTGGTGTAGACAGGTCGGTGCGGTAATTTAATAGTATAGAGCCGTCAGTTATAGAGTTACCCGGTACGTATGCTATAGGGTCGCGTGTTTTATAATCAAACAGTGGGGATGCCGGCGTAGTGTGCGTCCAGCTTACACTGGCAATATCCAATACAACTTTAGTTCCTACGTTCTCCCCTTCAATCTCCGTTAAGAGTACAGTAGTTGTATTACCTGAGTAGTATACCTGATTCATTATCCTGTTACCCATGCTGTTAACAAGTTGGCCTGCGTCTCTGAGAGTTTATGATTAGCGAAGGTGTACCATGGCGTAGCTGTGTTTGGTCCAGCAAACGCTTCTATGAAATACCAGTCAGATGTGTTCGTGTCTAGATCAGCGTGCTGCCATAAATATAGCGAATTATGTGCCCATCTATTTAGTATCTGCATACCATCCATGTACCTGAGTTGGTCTTCAAGTTCGAAGGTATCATCTCCCATTAATGTTATGGTGTTCAGTTTCAGCTGTTCTTTACCTGGAAGTGCGGACCATGCTTCTATACCTGGTGCTATGAAAGGGCTAGCTACAGGGAACTTGGCGTTGATCCAGGTGTTCCATGTAGGTTCTCCTGCCCACAGTTCCCATAAGAATACATGTTTATGTATTATATCTTTTGGATCTAGTTGCTGGTTGTGTACTTCCACCCTGTCTGCGTCACGGATTCCTATAAAGGACACAGTCTGTAGGCTAACCTGCCCATCTGGGGAGATAGACTGATGGATACCTTGGATGTTGACTGCTTTAATTATTAGTAAAGGAAGAGTATTGTTTTCTGGCTGTACAGTGAGAGTGCCGTTACCTTGGTTTGGATAATTCATTACCCAATCAGGTAGCAGACCCATTGGTACAGCAAGCGTTCCCTGTATCAGGCGAGTACCTGGGGAGAACTGAGATGGTAAACGATCGGTGTGGCCGTAGATAGGCTGATCAGCTCCGAGTTCGCTTACGTTAAAATAGATAGTTTCTATGATGTTTGGAAGGGATTGGTACGGGGTGTTAAGTGCTACTGTAAGATTGTCTCCGCAGTAGTATAATGGGATAAAGGAGGCCGGCATTATGCGCCTCAGTGATTAGATACAGGTTGGCGTGCATCCACGGATCTAATCTCAGATAGATCTAGTGCTAGGTATTGTACTACCGTTTCTGTATAACCTTCATCAACACCCAGTGTGGTGCCATTGTCGACAAACGTAACTCCGTAGAGTTCGAATACTAGTGGCCGGGCTCCGGTTTCCTGGATTACCATACCGACTACATTGAAAGGTGGAAGTTCATCCAGCTTTGTAGCCTTGTTGTACACACTGTTGTTGGCGAGGTTTCTTTGGAGTGCTTCAAGAATACCTTCAGTAGAAGGATTAATAAACACCATACTCCCTGCAGTTGTACGTGGACCATAAGTGTATCCACGCGGACCAGATTTACCGAGTGCACGCACGGGGAGTTTTTCCCTATGCGTGCTTATTGAGAGAGTAGAGAGATTCGGTAATCTATAGTCGGCAGCTTCATCGTCTGCGCTAGTTGAACCAGAGTATTGGTTTGCGCCTATCTGCGATGGGAAAACGAACATGGTATGAACCTGCACACCTGAGTATGCCATCATTTCACGATCGTTTGCATCGTAGCTAAAAGCAGCCATAATTAACCTCTAGTTTAAAGAGCTTTCCACCACTCTACGTGTTGGGCAACAAATGTAAGCTGTGATTCTTGTGTTGCATCATCCACTGACACACCTGTGCCCTCGCTAATGAGGATTACGCCGCGAATAACCATAGTGGCAGCTTTGCCATATGAGTTACGAGCAACTAGGTAGATATCGAATGGAGGAAGTTCATCCGCATAGATTGCGGGACCGTTAGCTGTGTAAGCGTTTAGCTCGGCTCCGTCATCTAAGATACGAACGCGATCAGCGTCATTAACCAGACCATTTTGGTCCTTCTTGTACACGCTGGATTCTTTAAGCACATCAGCTAAGGCATGCTTATCGAAGGTAGAGAGGATAATTGATCCTGCGATACCGCGTTTTCCTCGTGAGAAGCTGACAGCATTTTCATTTCCCATTACGAAGACCGGCCGTGTTTCACGGTTAACAGAAACAGATAGTCCCTGTAGGTTTCCGATCTCGATGCTATTGAAAGATGCTTTGATGTCAGAGCCAGAGAAAGTTGAGAAGGTCTGAATAGCCTCAGTAGTGGATTGAGTAATGTCAAAACTAGGCATTTTTGGTACTTCCTATCTTGGGTAAGGGGGCCCTTGTGTAAGAGCCCCGTCACCAAATGGAACGCTCAGAGGCGGGGGTGTCTAATAACAGTCATAAGATGTTATGTCTGTCTTAGACTATGTCAGCTTCTGAGTTACGAAGCGTTGTGGTCATTGTGAAGCCACGGACTTCACCAGCAGGTACTGGTTGGAGCTGCAGATCGATTTCCTTCATTGCTTTCGCATTGGAGTCAACGTTAATCTGTAGATCGTAAGCAGTAAGCTCATCTGGTTTCATTTCATCATATGCACTACGGAGAGCCTGGTATAGTGACTGGATGCGAAGTAGACTTGGGGATTTACCCATGTAGTCTTTTCCAACAACCTCTGCAATGCCAAGCATCTTTTCTACCATCCAGAATGTAGATAGGAGAGTGTAGTCTGACTCTTCACCCGCGAGAGTGATAGCATCTGATAAACGGATGCCTCGAGCTTCTACGATACCAACGTTAACACGTGCTGTGCTGAGCAAGTCAACTTGGCTTTCACCAGCCGCGTTACGCTCTGTGTAGCGCCAGACGAGTTTGCTAACGTTAGGTAACTTCATTGTGTACAATGCGGAATCGGAGTTCATAGTAGACGCTAGGCCTGCCATTGCTGCACCTGTCCCGGAATTGTAAGCAACGCTGTCACTTGTGAACTGAGCTTCCATATCCACTAGGAATAAGTGAAGGTCAGAGATCGCGGCTAGTTTGTTAGCTGCACGTAGGGGATCCAGTGCGTTAACAACGGCCATCTTCTCGAAACGAGCTGAGACATCGGCACGTGTTACAGCTTTGTTAGGGCCTGTACCTACTAGAGGCATTGGTTCTAAGAAAGCAAGTGCGTGTCCGCCGTACTGGTCGTTGAAGTAATCAGACAGGATGTCGGCATAGCCGGCATTCTGGATAACTTGCGCACCAGTGCTAGGATCGTATGTAGTTTCAGGAGCGTCAATATAGAACTTAGGGATACTGATTGCTGAGTATTCCAGGTTCTCTACTGCGTATAGCCCTTGGAGAACTTCACGTTTGAAGATAGTTGGGTTATCTACGACTCCATATCCACTTGCACCGCCAGTTAACAGAGACTGCGCTAAGGCAGTTGCTGGGTTAGCTGGGATGTAGTCGACATCAAACCCGACGATGATGTTTCCGCTCATTGCGCCATCGTTCATCCCTGGAGCTGGTCCATTAAGCTGGATGTAACGTTCATCTTGAGAGAAGACTGCATCTTCAAGGGAGTAATCGATTTTTGCCAGGTGACGTACAAAGCGGCGACGTGAGGATGCTGCGCCAAACTTGACCGTGTTTCCGAAGAAGCGATAGTTTGTTGAAGCAGACCCAAGAGTGTTGCCTGAAGCGACTTCGTCCATCAGACCAGTAGCTGTGATGCCGGTACCTACGGCAGTGGCTCCTGCTACTATTGCTACTTCTGCGGGAGCATCAGCAATAACTAGTGCATTTACTATTCCAAGACCATTCTTAGCTTTTGAACCATCAAGTTCGACGGTAGCTAGCTTAGTGGTATTATCCCATACTGTGAAGAGGATTGCTCCTGCATCAGCTGAGTGGAAGAAATAGTCTGTGCCTGCGTAAGACACTGTGATTACGAGGTTCTCTGTGATTCCGAAGGCATCCAGGTTAGCAGCTGCAGGAAGTAATTCCGCCGCAACCATCTCGTCTGCTGTGTATCCCATTGCAATCTCTAAAGCATACGCGTACGTGTCAGTAGTGGCAGCTTTTAGGAATCCGTCTCCAATCACACCTAACCCAAAGGGAGAAGTGATTGTAGCTGTAATACTATCAGTAGCATTAGTAGCAGCAGTGATGGTAAACGCCTCCGCATCAATCATCTCGAAGGCAGAGCCCTTTACAGTCGGAGTACCGCCTGCGTTAGGAATCTTAGCCCACTCCGCTAAGTCTACATCAACTGACTTAACTTCTGAGACATTCAATAGAGTATCGTAACCGGTGTTAGCGGTCTTGTGTACGATCCCTGTTGGGATGTTATACTGTAGTGTATTCGCTGGAATTTCAACGAAGTCTGATGCTGTGATAGCATAGGCTTTATTGATAGCTTGTACACGTTTCAGGCTATCGTCTGCTGGCTGTAGGTAACTTGCGCCGACAAGACCTGAAGCTGTGACGACTGTTGCATTGTCATCAACGAGGCTACCTGTGATCTCTGTAAGACCGGAGTCTCCAAGATCAATCTTACCAGCTGCGCTGAATTCTGCTGCTGCAAGATCTAGTTCAAAGCGTGCGTTCTTGTAAGTTGGCACGGCTAGTACAACTTCGCTAGATACAGAGTCGAGGTTAATCGCATCCGTAAGTTCTAGTACGTCATTGTATAAGGCTTGGTTTGGTGTAGCAGAAAAATCAATGGCAAAGACAGCCCACTTCGATTGAATTGGGTTGTAAATCTTAAACTCATTGGGATCAATGCTAGTTAGAACTTCATTGAATTTGGTACTTTCAGTAGTTCCATACAAGGTCATTGCAATAGAACTGCCACCAGACTCGGTGTATTGTTTGCTAGCTTTAGCAGCCAGCTCTTTCCCGAGACGTACAGCAACGATGTTTGCTTGCTTAGGTGATGCACTCTGTGATCCGATTGCTTCATCAATTGCACGAACGAGTGTGCCTTTTGCGGAGCTCCCAAAGATAGAACGTGCAGCTTTACCGTCGAATACAGATACGGCTGTGTGCATTGGTCCTAATTCAGAAGTTCCGAACAGAATAACCCGGCGATTTGATTCTGGTGCGGCACTCGTACGAGGTAAACTACCGTCGTTGAGAGGGAAATTCATTCGGGGTGTAGTCATTTCAAACACTCCTAATTACTCGTGGATGGAGACTGCTCAATGCTTGCGGTGATGGATTGTATCCTATCAGTGCGAACGGCAGTTACTTCTTCGAACTGTGCGATATAAACGAGTGACCGCACGTGAAGCTTATTGTTTATCTTTGAGACTTCTTTGTCTGTTTTCCGTTCGTACATGCGTAGCATACTAGCTCCCGCTGACGGGCCGATGTATGCCATGAAAAACCTACGAAACCATTCGCATAGACGCTCAGCGTCTGCTGCTTGCGCCGTCCAGATGTCAAAGCGTATGTAAGCATGCATGCCCTGCGACATGATGTTATACAACACTCCTTCGTCATCCTCTACTTCTTCACGAAGTCTAGGGGCCGTCTCTCGATGGCCAGAGTTAGCATTCTCATTTGGTTTACCGCCAAAAGCGACGGGTAACATCTTCTCTACTGTCCAGGTGATTACTGGATTGTGCTTTGCTGGAACGTCGTTTACCAAGTATTCTGGGAAATTCGGTTCTAGAAGTAATGGTACTTCAGGATCCGATATGACGATCAAGGCTCTACGCAGAAATGCAATGAACTCTGGGAGTCCTGTGCACATTTTAGGCGCATCCGCTGGGCTGGTAATAGGACCAAGCTCTAGCGAGTACGGGTTCTCTGTGTAAATTGTTAGTTGCACTTTAGTAATTACCTAATTCTGGTTCTACAATACATACGAAGTGATCGAGGGTTCCTCCGTGGAACCGTTTGGTATCAACTTCGATGATTCTATAGCGCTCCCTTTCAGGGGCGTGCAGTACATCGTTCTTCGTGATAGCGTTGCTGGGTATGTTAGGTAGTATAACCGCAATTACAACGTCTCCACGTTTGGGATTTACTGATGCTGGAAAATAGAAGAGACTCTGATCTATAACAAGGCCTTTAGTACCAGTGATACCGGTAGCGTCTTGACGAGATATTGCTACTTCGTCAGTGAACTGCCAGCGATCACGCTGTCCTGTACCTTCGCCTGTCATAGTGTCTTGACTTGCTGGTTGAGAAAGATCGTAACGACGGTAAATAACATGCCCACCAAACTGGGTCATGATGTCGTTTACCATGTTTGTAGACTTTCCGCGTTGTACGCGTAGGCCTAGCATTAGGCTAACCTTGGGTCTGACGGCAGCGTTCTACCCATGCCTATCTCGTGCACTCCTGGTCTAGTAACCCCAATGTCTGCGGATTTAGATTTTAATCCAATGAGTGCGTAACCCGGTGTTCCATCGTTGAGAGGTATGGTCGCTGTACTGCCATTCCATATCTTCTCGTAAAGAGCTGCTACCATTCCGTTAACATCCGCTAGAGCGTCTTTATCCAAATCTCTTAGTTGAACACGCATGTCTCCAAGTGTCACGGATTTGTGTCCAGTAGATCTGCTGTTCCGTGTCTCATCAACCATAAGTTGCTGTACTGTTCGAAACTTGACGTACTCTTTCAAATAGTAGGGAGTCACGGCGGGCACGCTGCCTGCTCCATGATTCCAGGATAGTGCCGATTCAACACTGATACGATGAAGGTGAAGCACCAACTCGAAGTCTGACAGGTCTTGGCTTGCCTGTCCGTACTCTAGTCTTGCTTCATCAACAGTAGAATACATAGGTGCAAGCACCGTCATAAATTCTATTGTTGGTACTAAATCATTATCTGGGTAGATAATCTCTAGACTGTAGACACGGTTCTGTGATAGAAGTATTGCAGCGTCAGCTGGTTTAAAGGTAAGTAGTCTGCCACTTATGGTTGTCTCCGCTGCTGCGGCCCAAGGATCTGGCGCTGTTAAGGGCCATCCAAGGGGGTCTTTGGCAGTAACTAATACTATTGTAGCGTCAGGTACACCCTGATTAAATATAATAGTAACTTGATTACCCACTGAATTGAGGTCATTATCAGAAGGTGTGCTACGCATAATACGTAATTCATTCCCGACAAATACATCTTCAGGTGCTGCTGGTGTTTCTGGTGCTGCTACTACTGCTCCGCCTGTGGCAAAATCTAAGGCGAAACCGCGTTGTAGTGTGTCCCCGTCACTGGACTCTATACCTTTGTTAACATACAACCGATAAGCTGTGTTCTTATACAGCGGCTCGGCTGAGACTGTGGTCCCTGGTGTGATAACAATTTGGGTATAGTCGTACTCACCGTCTTCGACATGGTAGGAAACGACAGCCGTTATAGGCATCATCGTGTCTACTTTGATCAGGTTGAAGTGTTTTTGCGTAAGCTGTGTTGCTATGATCTCTTGATTAAAGATTACATGCAACGGCGTGTTTACGCTCAGGTCATTATTACCATCCTGAGGTGTAGTACTGGAAATGACTAGGGCCATTTACTTACTCCGCGAAGCTTACAACAGGTGAGACCGACAAGCCTCCTGCATTGAAGGGCTCTAGTAGTGTTCCAATTAAATGGGCTACTGACGTACGAGCTTCTCCAGTCGGGTTGTACCCTTGGCTTTCTATATACTCAAGTTCCCGAAGGAATGTGGCTTTATCATCAGCTTCACTGTACTGTCCAACTTCGCCTACTAAGGTTTTCATCAAAGTCTTGGCGCTTGCCTGGAGAATCTTAAAGGCTTTGCTCTTGCGATCGCTGTAAACAGCTGACCGTGTTGCAAGGCTAGGATTCTTAGGTGCGCGTTTCAGATCTTTGTCGATTACATCCTTCTGGTCTTTCCATTCTAAACGCCCAGTAAACTCAGTCGTAACTAAAGGGTCCTGCCCCTCTTTCGCTAGTCGTGTTTTTGCATGTGCGATTGTCATTGGTACGCTCTTACAAATAGTAAGAACGCCTTCCTCCACTGCTTTGTCAACTGCAGGTCGGTCGGCTTCTGATATACTATCTAAAGGAACGTGATTAGGTACACCCTTAGTCATTGCTGACAGAAAGATATCCCCTGATTTCCATATGGATCCGCCTACTAATAGGACTTGTTCTTTTGTGCTTGCCATACTCTCTTCTCCAATTCGGTGATTGATGTGTTTAAAAAAAGGGGAGGATATTTAGAGCCTCCCCTTTGATACTACTAGCAAGGGCTCTTATACTTCAGTTACCTTAGCGGTATTGTTCAGTACAGCTAGAGCCTTGGAGTTGACATTGTCAAAGACATAGTTCTTGTCAACTACAACATTACGTGCAACCGCAACACCCTTACCTTGTTCCATGAGGGCCATACCCCATTTTTCCTTCATCTTCATTGCAAGGATATCACGTTCTGGATCGTCCCATTTGTCAATGGAAACGCCATCCTTCGTTAGAAGAATACCGGAGCGAGTTGAATCTGCCATGATGATGTTGGTCACAGGTTTAGATGCAGGAGTATCGTCACTGTCTAGCATACGGTATGAGACGTATGGGGAGACAATAACCTTCAGAGGTGAAGGTAGATACTCAGGTTGGATGTTCCAGGTAGTGCCCATTGGGTTCAGAGCTGTGGTGAAAGGATTGGCACCGGTTAGGTACTTGCTTTCATTCAGTCCGTAGCCGGTGTTTCCCTGACGCAGGCCAAGGCCGTTGTGGGATGTACCGCGATTGGCACCACTACCGTTTGGAAGACGCTTGGTGGCAAGAGTTGCACCCTTGAGGATGATCTCACGTACTTCGGGATCACTCATGAAGACACGCCAGGCAAGCGGATTGATAACCATAGTATCAGGAACAAATCCGCGCATGTACATCCATGTGTACATGTCGAAGATGTCATCGACACTCATTGTTCCGTTCTGTGCGCCATCAATACCACGTCCAGTCAGAACTCCCTTTTGAGAGTCTGTGGGTGCGGCATTATCAAATACGGTATAACCGAATTCGTTGATAAGCTTAAGAGCGGAGATTTCTTTGTGACGCGCTAAGGCACGACCGGCCATACGCATCCATAGTCCAAAGACGTCGAACAAGTTATCTTCCAGAACCTCTTCAGTCACAGTCACTTTCAGACCGTGCTTGGAGATTCCAACAGCTACCATGTCGCCTTCAGCATAGTTGAAGTCTTGCTCTGGGTACTCTGTACCTTCGGCTACTTCACCAGCGTGAAACGCACCCATTCCGCCGATTTCGATAGAACGGCCGGGGCCGCTGTACTGAACTTCTTGGAACAAGTTAGGGATAACTAGTAAATCTGGTTCGATTGCTTCTTCTACGATTTTGGTGATCTGTGTACCGATCATCCGTGTAAGGTCAGTAGAGGTCATTAAATCCTTGGTATCAAGTTCAACATCTGAACTCTCGATAGCATTGCCCAACGTGAACAGATCTTTAAAACCGAACTGTACAACGTCTTTATCTTTACTATCTAAACCAACGACTCCGTTGTTTGTTAAGGCATCGTAAACGAGTTGACCAGCGTACTGTGCCTGTGGGCCTAATTCATGCAGAATTTCCATTCTGTATACTCCTTGTTATATGTTTTTCAGGAGGTCTCTCGGGGAGATTAAGGAGGATCGTGAGACCCTCCTTAGACACTGAAGATTTCTTATTTGATGCAGAGCTGGATGTGTGCCATTCCGAAGGCACCAGCTTTAACCATAGCGATAATCTTCTTCGCAGGATCTGTCCCGTCAGTCGGCCAGGTATAACCAGCACCTTGCAGTGCACGGTACGCAAACCAGAACAGGTGTTCAGATAGACCTTCAGATTCTGTTCCAGCGGCACGGCCTAGCACATTGCTATTCCATCGCTGTGATTCCACAGTTTCTAAGAGGTCCTTTGGAAAACGGTTATCAAGACCGAGGATACGTCCTACAGTCTGAACCGTCTTATAGTTGGAGCTAAGGGTCTTGTACTGAGGTACATAGTTCCCATAGATATCAGCTGTCAAGAATGCACCAGGTGCACTGTGAGCAGCATTTGTACTGTTCAGTGTAAGGTAACTGAAGTATGCTTCTACAGCTGCGTAACCGGCTCCAGTTGCAGCGGCGTCAGCCTTGGCCCATACGATGGTACCAGTAAGTGCAGTTACATCATCATTCGCAATTTCGAGTACGAAGTTGTCGGCATCAATAACAGACACTACAGTCTGTGCACCATTAAGCGTGATAGCAGTGTCGTCGCCGCCATCTATAGCACCAGAAATTGTAATAACATCATTAGCGATAAGACCGTGAGCTGTATCAGTAATGGTGATATGTGTCGCGCTGTTGTCACCTGCTAGTGCAGGATTGGCGCCTGTTAGATCATCAGCTGCTGCATCATGTGCAACAACACCAGTCAGGTCAGCATCAAAGCCCTTAGGCATGAACTTGGTCTGAGCTACGTCTGCCATATCTGCCGCAACGCGAACATCAATGAAAGGAATAGCTAAGTGTCCTTGTGTAAGGATACCGTAGTTCTTGAATGTCTCATAGTTCAGGTACTGTCCACGGATGTCTTGGAAAACATCTTTGTACATTACACCTACAGGAGCATTGGCGTCGATGGTCATCGTCCCATCTACAGTAACGTTGGCTTCTGAGCCTGAGGATTGTGAAGCATCCGGTACTTCTGCTAGTAAATCAGCAGCTGCGTAGGTTGCGATATAATCAGTTCCACCGTTTGCTGGTACTAAAAGACCCAGAGTATTACGACTTACACCGTAATAAGAAGAGTCTTGTGTGATGCGAATAGCATCACCATCAAAGTCTGAGGCGCCTGAATCAACAGATGCGGCATCATTCTTCATGGTAAGGATTGAGATAATACGGCCCTTAGGCAATACTACATACTGTCCAGTTGAACGATCTTCAAACTTAACCGGTAGTGACCGGTGGGGAATGAATACCTGGGAAGGACGAATACCTTCGCCTTGTTCAATGTTAGGACGGAGTACAGAGTCCAGATACTTTTCTGGAACTCGTTTGGTTAAGCGCTTGTGGGCTAAACCATTGTTGAAAGTTAGTGTTTGTGTCACGTTAATATCTCCTTAGAGAATTAAAGGGTCGCTCTTAGGCGGGTTTTTCTTCGGTCGTTTGAGACAGAATAACATTCGCTACATCTTGGATGCTACGAACGGTTGGCTTCGGTGCGCTGGTAGGCTCATCATCGTTGCCTTTTCCGTGAGTACCATCAGTTGAACTGGTGGGATCAGTCACGGTTGCTGCCGGTGCAATACCGAGTGTATCGATTTCAGCTTTGAAACCGTCGTATACCGCTTGCAGTTTCTCTGCGTCTTCCATTGCTAGAAGTGTGTCGCGGTAAGTCTTTTGGCTTGGTGCGAGATCTAGTGGGTTGATCTCTTTACGTAGTGAGGTAGCCATCGTTACGATAGCATCTACTAGTAATTCTTTCTGTGCTACAGCTGCTGCAGTTACTTTATCTTCTGCTGCTGTGACCTTTACTGTTTCGGCTGTGACTTTGTCAGTCTCAATCTTAACAGCATCGGCAATCTTAGAATCCATGAAGGTTACTACTTCAGGGAGTACTACCATATCTGCTAGTTCCATGTCCATTGTCTCCGGTGTATGAGTGACGAGTGCGGTGACAGCGTCTCGTACTTCATCGCTCACATCACTGTGTTTAATCAGAAGGCGAGCACGTTCGAGTTCAGCATCGGTCGCATCTGAGAACAGTGCGGCAAGTACTTTCTTAATATCTTTACTTATCATGTTTACCTCCAAAGTTTCGTACTGAGCATATCAACAACCTTCTTGATATCAGCTTCTTGCTTAATCGCATCTGCACTAGGCTCATCGTCATCCTTTTTAACAGGAGGCTCGTCTGTACTAGTTGCGGGTTCGTCAGTAGATGCAGGCTCGTCTGTTGAGGCTGGCTCTGCGTCTGCGTCTGCGGCTGGTTTGGCAGGGGTTGTGGTAGGTTCAGTGTCAGCACCGTCAGCTGTTGCTGCAGGTGTGAGTTCTTTAAAATCGTCCTCAGTTGCGAGATCGACTACTGCGGTGTACGTAGTGGTGTCGTCTTCATTCGGCGGTGCTAACTCTGCACCAACAGCGTCCGTTAGGCTCCACTTAGTAATTGTTGCTGCGGTGACGCCATCATTGTCTGCTGGCTCTCCGACTATACTGCATTCTTTATATTCAAGATCAGTAAAGATCAGGTGTGCAGTTTGATACCCTACTATTTCGTCTTCTTCATTGACGATGGGATACTTCTGTCCCCGGTCGTGCTCACATAGGCCTGTCTTTAACAAGTCTTTGGCGCAGATGGAACAGAGAACGGGGCCGGCTGGCCTGGAACCTACTGAAACAGTAAGGTACCGTCCGTCTTGAATCTTTTGAATAGCATCAGGATCTGTGATGAGTGCGGTTAAACGGATAAAACCTCGGTCATCTTTCTGATCGATGTACTCTGCTTTAATCACACGGCCTAAAGGCTCTGATGCATCTCCGCCGAAGAATCCTCCGGTGAGATTGTGATTCTTAATAATGGGCTTAGCGAAAGGTTTGGTCCAAGACTCGGCTGAGTCTTTCATGGCCTTACCTGCTGTGTAGAAATAGAAGTTACGGTTTACATACCCACCATGGGTTGCATCAATAGTAACCTTAAGACCCTTAACACCCTTAGCCGCTGCTGCGTCTGTGGGGTTCAATACAGCACGGTATGTTTCAATAAAACCTGGTGCTGATTCATATGGTTGAGGCATGATGTGGTCCTGTTTGGTAAACAACGCTCAAAGGCGGGTAGCTGCTTTCGCAACTTCAAGAGTAGTTATGTCAGCGTGCGGAGCCTGGTCTGGTAATTCTCGTAGGCGTAGCGCGTGTATTAACAAATTCTCTTATGAAATCCATATCAATGTGTGGACATACTTTGATTGAGGATGTGGCCAATTCATCGTGGCCATAAATCGGTAGATCACCAAACTGTTGACGAATGCGAAAGACTAAATGCTTCAGTGCGTATAGTTGTTTGGCAGTAAAGGTGGTATCCCCTACCATACAGATACCGATGCTTTTAGTATTATGTCCGTAACAATGTCGGCCTACTTCTGTGTAAGGCATAAGATCTTCTATCTGGCCATCGCAGATAAGTACTGGGATTCCATTAGAATATGACTCTGCTGTGGGGTATGCATTCCTAATAAGGTGGTGATAACCTGGGCCATCCCATCCGTTGCCTGCCGGCTTCGGTGCTGTATGCCAGTGTGTGATTATCTGTTTATTTCCGAAACTTGATTGTGAACGGTGGAGTACGATCTTCTTGATTACTGTGATGTCTCTGTTCATTTAATCTTTGTCCCAAACTCAATAGGTACTTCTATTTTGGTTTTACTGGGGATAATGTAGTCATGGTTATTCATCCAATAAGATAGTGAGCCTAACATAATTACTACTATAAAACTTAGTATGTATGTGGTGACCCGTTCTTTCCATTTGATAACTCCATCCATCTGTTCCGACATAGTTGATAAAGCAATTGTATGTTTCTCTTGTATCGCTGCAACCCTATCTAGTGTCTGGGCTGCCTTGTCCAAGTGTACTTGGGTACTGGCTTGTGAGGTGTATATCTCTTTTTTCAATGGTTCGAAGTCCTGAAATTCATCTGTAAGATGCTCAATCTTGACCTCATTGATGGCTACACGCTCTTCAATGGGTTTGGCAGGCATGTGGCGATTCCTTGTCTGTCTTAGGAGTCGTCACTTTGGATGGGAGGAGAGGAGCCGGCTGTGTGCAGGCGAAGTAGCTTAGAGCGTATCCCTAAATAGTAGGGCGCATCTTTCAGCTTAAATGATGTTTCATCCAGGACGTTAATTAACGCTGTGAGTTCGTCCAGTGTTACTGCCTCAGTGGGGAGTGATGTATCTAGTTTTGTGTCGCTTTCTGGCACGTCGTTTTCCTTACTTAAATCTACTCATGGTTATGTCAGTGGAGTAGTATGTGTGGGTATAATTCTCTTAAAGAATATATTGTACGTATGGGTATAGCGTGCTCTGCATGTAGTGGTATGTGTAGGTATCATTAATACTTAGTCTCGGCATAGATTTCTACGTAAGCCATGCCGCCATTAGATGGGTTTAACTTTGGTAGTTGGGCAGAATCTGACACAAATATACGAGTGATTAACGGTTCGTCTACTTGGATCTCTTGACCTTTCAGCACGATCTTAGATTCGGCAGCATTCATCCACCCAGTATCGATGATGGAATCAGAGAGGTCCATATAAGGCTTACCCGTCTGTGGCGGTTCATCCTGTGCAAACCACAGGACCATACGGATCCAAGCTCCCTCCAGTTCCCTGTAGATATTTGTATTCCCATTTATGCTACTGAAAATAACATTGAGCTCGTTTTTGGATTCTTCAAGGATGGTAAATACAGGGGTCGCTAAAGAAGACCAGGAGACGCACTGTTGTTTAGCACCTAACAGCGCAGGGGTGGCAGTTTCCGATGATGTAGGACCAGAGCTGTCAGCTAGTTTCATAAATGTGCGAGTACTTGGTGTGTTATTAACCGTATTCAGTACGACTACCTTTTGACGGCTATTGTGGTTTAGCCCGTATGCATTGGCAGCGGATGAACCGTATGGGTCTATCTCGGGGAATACCCTCCGGCTTTGTACATTACCGTCGTGGCTAATTTCAGGATTAAGACCTACAATATGGTTTGGTTCATACGTTGCATCTTCAATTGGGCCTATATCTTCCCACCCTGTATTGGCAAGGGATGCCCACGTAGTGCTGCGTACATTAGGATTATGACCTTGTCTAACTCTGGACTTACCGTCTGCTGGTCCCCAACTGTTAGGGGTATATCCAATTATGTATGCGCCACCTGTTTGGTCTGCAATAATTCTTGTTCTGTAAATACCGTGAGGATCCGCGCCTCCATTATTATCAATAGCGTATTCGGACACTACCGCGTCTACTGATTCGTCATCTGTGACATCAATCTCTACACGGCATATCATGGGGCGGTAGTTAATAGCAGAAGAGGATGAGTACCATTTATTTAACTCTACTAGAATTACATCAGAATTAGCAATCCCAGAAACATCGTACGCAGGAGGAACGAGAGTACTGGACATTGAAGTTACTTTGTATTTATTGGAAACCTCACTGTACGGTAGTTCCACTGTTTCGTGTTCCAATGTCCAGGCTGTGCCTGGGTCTGAAGATACTGCTTTCTTATAGATACCAAGTTTTAAGATGTTACTTCCGTACGTTGTTGCAGAGAATAACCATAGATACCCCTTTCTACGTAGCAGGGTGGTAGCATTGTAATATTGTAATGTACCTGTGGCTATGATATTGGTTGTCCATGTTCCCCATGGGTCTTCTGGATAATGCATGGCTACTATTGTAATGCCATACCCTGATGAGTTTCTTGTACCAATGGATATGTGAAGAATACCATACTCGTCTAAATATATACCACCGTGTCCTTGAGGGTATGACCAGGAGTTCGTTCCGTACGTCTCTATAGTGTACTGTGATGAAAGTGTGTCCGTGTCTATGTTATAGATCCTGCAGAATGTTCCATCATCCCTGATGTGGTATGTAATGAGAATTTCATGAGGAGATACCCATATAGCCTTAGGCTGATATGAGTATTTAGATGTAGTATAATTGATCAACTTGGACCCTGTGCCACTAAACGATTCTGACCACCAGGTAAGCCGTGCGTCCCAATATGTAGAGCTACTATTCCTTGTCATCAAAGCTACTGCAGCGTAGCCATGATATGCATTTACAGTTACCCCGTCACTTTCAAATATGAATGAGTTGATATCAGATCCGTGAGATGCGGATGTTGCGGTGTTAAAAGTGGAAACACCGAAGTTAGACCAGACTAGGCTCACTTTGTACCTCCATCTTTATCTAAGGTAATTAAGAATGTATTGATTGCTTTCAGCAATCCGTAAGCCCACATCTCTAGTATGACTTCATTCTCGCCTGCGAAGTATTCATTGACCAGTTTGATCAATATACTGAATAGAGATTCCTTATCTATTTCCACAACTTTTAATTGTACATCCGGGTCGGCCCTTACGTCGTACGTAGGCTTAGTTTGTGCTACGTTAATGATGCCGAGAATCTTCTCAAATACAATATCTTTATCCTTTTCCGGAAGAGGACCCATGAACTCATAAACGTATGTGTACACTATGTCTTTGATTGTAGTCTTATCCGCGAGGGATGTATCTATTTTTAACTTAGGCATTTTAGGTGTGTCCGAATTCTACTGACATAGTGCCTTCAACAAAGTTGGCTGCGGTAAATTTAAGCTTGAAGTACCCGCTAGACACTGATGTTGAATCATTCCAGGTTTCAGCTACACCTGCTGTGGTAATAGATATGGAGTCCACTCCTACCTTAGTGTACGTCCCTCCGATGGTAGTGGCTTTCCATACTTCCACTGTGGCGGTACCTGATCCTACGATGCCTGCTACCTTAGCTACCAGTAACGAAGCGCCATTCCCTTTGATGAACTTAGGCATTGTAAAGAATGAATTCTTATGAGAACCTGGGAAATCCCAGTGTGCCGTCTGTCTCCACTCTGGGGCAGAGTCTACAGCGTGGGAGTGACTACTTATGCTACCAGTAAGTACAGCTTCTACTTCAGCTTTACTTGGTGCAATATGTGCCTGCGCGGTAGAGGGTGCGTGAGTGGCCGCATGGTCATAGGCCCAATTGGATGTGATCGATTCAGCAGTCTGACCGTTAACGGGTGTATTGTCAATACCACGGTGTGTGTTGGATATGTAAGCAGGGGTTGCCCACGTGCCGTCATATTGTAAGAACTGCCCGGCTGACCCTGCGTCAGGAAGGTGTGTTTTTAATCCAAGACTGTTTTTATGGTCATAGGCCCAATTAGAACTAATGGATTGGTCTGTGATTCCATTAACCGGGACATCATCAATACTACGCCATGTATTTGCATCTGTATGACTGTGGCTTGTGATTGCACCAGTTAATACAGCTTCAATTTCAACTTTAGTGGGAGCTATGTGGGCCTGTGCGCCACTTGGAGCGTGAGCTGCTTGACTGTGAGAATAGGCTGTATTCGCCTGTCCAGAGTTTCCCCCCGACCAAGTGACTACTCCGGAAGTCCAGATTCCCCCTGCCATTCCAAGAGCAACGCCGGCAGTGCCATTATTGACGATAAGGATCTGATGACCACCTGCCATTGACCCGCCAGTAGTATTATTGGTATGCTTGTATGCGATCCCGTATAGATTCCCAAAATCTGTTCCGCTTGCGTGATTCACATACGCTGAGCCCATTGACCAAACGTGGTCTGTTTTATAACTGTCATAAGTCCCGAATACACCCTTGCCATGGGAACTGGAAATAAGCTTGCCAGAGAAAGTATCGTCTGCATCTGAACGGAGAAGTGAAGCCCCATTGATACCATCGACCTTCTCCGAGTCGGCTGCTTTAGCCGTAGTTGCGAGGTAAGGGTGACTGTGCATGTTTGCCCACTGGGCGGTACCTGCACCTGTATAAATTAGATATTGGCCACCGGCTCCGCCTGATGGGATGTGTTTATTACCATCAGTGGTTGGGTGCGTATATACTGTGTTATCATTGTTGTCTGCTGCCCAAACAGCTGTACCTGATGCTGAGTATTTTAGGAACTGACCTGCAGCTCCAGCAGTTGGTATGTGTTTATTCCCTGCCGTTGTCGGATGTGTGTAAACTGTATTGTTGTCTGCTGCCCAAACAGCTGTACCTGATGCTGAGTATTTTAGGAACTGACCTGCAGCTCCTGCTGCTGGTATGTGTTTATTCCCTGCCGTTGTCGGATGTGTGTAAACTGTATTGTTGTCTGCTGCCCAAACAGCTGTACCTGATGCTGAGTATTTTAGGAACTGACCTGCAGCTCCTGCTGCTGGTATGTGTTTATTCCCTGCCGTTGTTGGGTGCGTATATACTGTGTTAGGAGGCGTTGACCATGTTCCATCAGATCTAAGGTAGTCCGCTTGCTCT